GAGGGTCACCTATACAAAGCCGTTTTTGTCTATTGCCTGGTGAACAATAGACAAATTTTTATTCCCAGATAGCTCAGTCGGTAGAGCAAATGACTGTTAATCATTGGGTCGGCGGTTCGAGCCCGTCTCTGGGAGCCAATATTGGAGGGGTGGCAGAGTGGTTGATTGCACCGGTCTTGAAAACCGGCGTAGGCGAAAGTCTACCGTGGGTTCAAATCCCACCCTCTCCGCCAAATTGGCCCTTATAGCTCAGTTGGTAGAGCAACGAGGTTATTCATGTGAATGTTGTGGTATAAGCGAATGGCAGGGTAAACCAATCGTTTTAGAATGCGATCATATTGATGGCAATCACAAAAACAATACACCTGAAAACTTACGATTAATTTGCCCAAATTGTCACAGTCAGACGGAAACCTATAAAAACAAAAACATAGGTAAAGGTAGATCGTATAGATAAAATTTAAATTTTAGCGTATTAGGAACAACTTTTCGTTCTAAATGCTAAATAATTATATACGAAGATAATGCCCTTATAGCTCAGTTGGTAGAGCAGTTGATTTGAAAGCACACGCGATAACGATAGGTTCACAAGGTGTGTTTTCGTAATCATCAGGTCCGCGGTTCGAGTCCGTGTGAGGGCACCATTCTTCTTATGCGGATATGGCGAAATTGGTAGACGCACTAGATTTAGGTTCTAGCGGGGTAACTCGTGGGGGTTCAAGTCCCTCTATCCGCACCAAAAAATTTAATACCTCTGTGTCCAAATCATCATGAAATGGTTCACAGTAAATATAAAAATGAAGTTACGCCTTTAATAGAAAGGCAAATTTCAGAAAAGTGGGGAATTGGTGAAGCGGGATCACGCTAGATTTGCATTCTAGAATCACGAGTTCGATTCTCGTATTCTCCACCAAACATATACTGGAAATTGTATGAAGTATCGCTTGCCGTTCACAAAAGAAACTACATATACTAGACATGGCTGGTTTCAATATGCTATGGTACTAAGTTTACCATTTTCTTTTTATTTTTTAACATTAGAACAATGGGTATACAGTCTTTTAGTCGGCTATGTGTTAGCTATAATTGGTCAAATTGTAGGTCACCATAGATATTTCAGCCATAGAAGTTTTAAACTAAACATCTTTTGGCACTATGTTTTATGTTACTTAACAACAGTATTATCTATCGGTAGTGTATTAGAGTGGAGAAGAATGCATCTAGCGCATCACAAATACTCAGATACACAATATGATCCACATTCACCAACGTATAAAGGTATTTTAAAAGTATTTTTTATATCATGGTTTGATTACCCACAGGGTGTGGCTATCTCCGAAGAATCTGAAAAACTTAAATCAGAAAAAGGTATAGTATTCTTTCATACATACTATGTATATATTATACTTTTTCATATTGCAATAGTTTCATTGATTGATCCTAAGTTGCTTTATGCTTTATACTTTTTCCCTCCGTTTCTTGCGTTAAGTATGGGTTCACTAGTGAATTCTCTTTTACACAATGAAAATGGACCGAAAGACAACATATTACTTGCATTTATTGCAGGAGGCGATGGTTATCATGCAATTCATCACGAAAAACCGTATTTGGCAACCTATCCTTTCCCAGATTTAGCAGGAATGATCATATCATTGATTAAAAAGAAAGAATAGTATAAATAAACGTATAAGCGGGCGTAGCTCAGTGGTAGAGCGTCACCTTGCCAAGGTGAGGGTCGTGAGTTCGAATCTCATCGCCCGCTCCAAATTCCTAGCATATGATTTGACTATGCCATTCGGGTAACATACTTCCCGTTGAAACAATCACAAAAGTCACTGCTTTAGGGAGATTAGCTCAGTTGGTAGAGCGTCTCGTTTACACCGAGAATGTCAGGAGTTCGAGTCTCTTATCTCCCACCATTTCACTTTCTCAAATCAGATAAATACCGTATAAGTTCTTTATGGGAGAAAGTCATGATCAAGCGTACAGGTTTAGCAAAAAGAGTGTCGGCGAAAGCGGCTCCTACTAAAAACGTATCTACACGTAAAAAAACAATTACAAAAACTGTCGAAGCAGAGGCTGCGCCAATGTTTACATTTAACATCACTGCTGGTGTTGAAAATCTAGGTTCAGTTATTGAAGCAAACGAAGAAGCAGCACTTGCGAAAGCAAGAAAGAAATTCGGCGCGCCATTAAATTATGGTGTGTTCCAATATACAGCAAAGCGTGTATAATTAAAGTTTCCAAACGTCAGTTGACGGCGTGACTGTTAGGAGAGACTAACATTTAAACTACATTTATGTGACGTAACCTTACTTAGAGTATGAAGTGCGTATCACCGAAACTTCCCAAGACATTCTAAATTTTTAAACACCGGAGTTTAGCGCAGTCTGGTAGCGCATCTGGTTTGGGACCAGAGGGTCGCAGGTTCGAATCCTGCAACTCCGACCATTTTTAATTGCGGTTGTAGCTCAGTTGGTTAGAGCATTAAATAAAGGACTGTTGGTTTATCGGTTAGAATTCTCGCCTGTCACGCGAGGGAGACGGGTTCGATTCCCGTACAGTCCGCCATTAATAAGATATACTATGACAAATACCGGTACCGTTTGTGGAAAGTGATAACAGTTATAGTATATCTTTTATGGCCCGTTCGTCTATCGGTTAGGACGCTAGGTTTTCAACCTAGAAAGAGGGGTTCGATTCCCCTACGGGCTACCAATCATTATACTAAATATCATCATGAAAGATATATCATCATGAAAGATTTAAAACAGTTGCAAGAACACTACGGATGTTCTCTGCCTTTTATCAACCAATACGTAGTAAAAGACCCAAAAGGTTACTCTGTTAAGCCTTGTTGCATGTCAACTGTTACCCCACCAGAGTATGTTGATACCTATAAAGAATTAAAAAATCATAAAATTATAGAAGAAACCCAAAATGCTTTTCTAGAAAAGCGTTGGCCTTCCACCTGTACGATTTGTAAACTAGACGAAAGCGCCGGAGAACGCAGCTACAGGCAGAGCATGTGGTACAGACATATAAACCACTTTGAAACCAAAAAATTAGTATGGGATCTACGGTTTGATAACGTTTGTAATCTAAAATGTATAATGTGTAACCCTAGTAACAGCAGTAAATGGAACGAAGATTTAGACATTTACAACCAATTCAATGATACAAATATTGTAGAACATTTTACCCGAAAAACATCAGACATTGACGACATATTAAATGAATGCAGAAACACCGCAATTGAGATAAACCTATTGGGCGGTGAACCATTTTATAGCAAGAATACGTTTGATTTCATAGAACGACTTTCGGCTAATGTATGGAATACTGAAAATACTGAATTAATATTCGTCAGCAATGGGAACGGGTTGAACAACAAATGGATAGAATTGTTAAAGCGTTTCCGAAAAATATCAATAATGTTAAGTTTAGATGGTGTAGGTGAGTTAGCAAACTACATAAGATACCCAACCGATTGGGATCAATATTTAAAAAATGTTGACATTATAAAAGAGAACAATTGGAATCTAGCGTTTAATATAACTTGGAGTGCGTTAAATCTATATCAACATAATGAAATCATAGAGTTTTGTAAACAAAATCATATAAGACGCAGAAATAACATTTTACATAATCCAAATTATCTAGGCTTTAATGCACTAAAAAATTTGAAGCCTATAGGTGTTAAAAACATAGATTACTACATAGAAAACCACCACGAGTACGATGATACTCTAAATAAAAAATTAAAAAACTATCTAGAAACATTGGACGCCAAACGAAACTTGAATAGTAAAAATTTAATGCCATGGTGCTGGGAATGATATTTGGCAGTAGCTAAATATCAATATGAATTCAAAAATGTCAGATATTGTTATATTCTCGGAAAGTAGAGTTGATATGAATGGGCTGGGATCTCGCAGTTGGGGATCTTATAGTATAGCCTCACATTTTCGTTCTATAGGTTTTTCAACTCAAGTAATTGATTACATATACAATATGAGCCATGAAGAATTAGAGAGAGCAATCAAAAAATATGTTTCATCTGATACCAAAGTTGTTGGGATTGGCGCAGCATATTGGGAATTTTATCCAAACCATATCTTGCAACAGCTTTCTAAAATTTCAAAACTAATAATTGAATTTTCAAAAAATATAAACCCAAACATAAAAGTCATAGCTGGTGGTCCTAGTGTGAGAATTTTTCTGAGAGAAAACTTCCCCAAAGTTGATGCCATTTTCGAAGGCTTTTCAGAAAGTGATTCTAAAAAATATCTAGAACACGTGTTCAATAATACGCCGAAACCGTTAGAAAATAGTATTGTTAGAAATACTTCAATTTATAATAATGTAGTGGGTGAACAGAGTTTTTTCTCAAAAAGTAAAACTTCATATGTGGAACATGACTACATATTGAAAAATGAAGTTCCCATACTAGAAATAGGCAGAGGTTGCATATTCAATTGTAAATTTTGTAGTTTTGCGCTTAAAGGTAAGAAGAAGTTAGATTACATAAAAGATCAATCGCTGTTACGGGATGAGTTAATAGAAAATTACGAAAAGTATGGCATGGATAAGTACATCTTTGTGGATGATACTTTCAACGATAGCCAATACAAACTAGATGAATTGTACAAAACTTTTTCTTCATTGCCATTTAAAATGAACTTTTCTGCATTTTTGAGACTTGACTTGTTGAACGCACACCAAGATCAAATTCAACAGTTACAGGAAATGGGGTTAACGTCTACATTTTTTGGAGTAGAAACATTTCACTATCAAGCGGCAAAAGAAATTGGTAAGGGCATTCACCCAGATAAAGTAAAAGAGCTACTTCATAGGCTCACATCAGTAGATTGGAAGGACAAAGTTAAAGTAGCCATCACATTACTTATTGGTTTACCACATGAAACCTACGAATCACACGAAGAAACACTAAAATGGATTTTAGACGAAAACAATTTAGTAAATCAAGTTGTCCCACATCCACTGATAATACAAGATCCCAAAACACTAATAATACCGGAACAATATCCAAATGTGAGTAAATATCAATTAGAATCCGAAAAGTATGGATTTTATTGGAAAGATGACCCGCTTGAATGGCATAATCACATCGGTCCTGTGAAATCTAGACAGGAAACTCTGCAACTATATGCAAGATACATAGAAGCGGTGAAGCGCAGTAACCGAGCAATTCAGGGCGGATTTAACTTGCATAGATTATGGCCACTGGTTAAAGTTTATAAACCAAATTTAGAATACGATGACTTACTAAAAATGTCAAGGAAAGAATTCGATGACCTGTCTACATACCTATTAGAAAAAGACATGGTAGAATCAACTTTAGTCAACACTTATAAGAGAAAATTATTAGAAGATGACCGGACCCTATAAAACAAAATTCCCACAACAAGCATACAAGCCTAAGTTCAAACAAAAAGAACTTATTCAGATTGCGCGTAAAATTTGTAGCACACCTGAAGGTTATAAAAGTGACATTGATCCTGTAGAATTCGAATGGAAACCAAAGCGGGGTATCGTGTTGCTACACATGCAGTACGCCGAACCCATTGAAGCACAGCAGACTTGGACTTTAGCATTTCCTATCGAACCATTTGAAATTGGTTATGACAAATGGGTGGAGAGTTTAAAAAATGAAAATACATAATTATATAATTCGATCAATTTTGATCGCTACTGCGATAGCGTTGCTAATTTCCATATTTGCTATAGCACTAATTATTTTACCATTCTTGATTGTTTTGTCAGTTTTAGTAGCATCATTGCTCTATGTATGGGTTATAATAGAAAATAAAAAACCTTACATCTTTGGTGAAAAACTGACATTTTAAGAAGTTAAAAAAATGTCATGGTAGTTTGAAAGTACTTCATCCCACGTATATGGTATGTTCAATTGAAGGAAATACCTATCTTTTTTTACGTCCGGGACTCCATGACGGATTTTGGCATTTATAATAGTGGGACATCTATATGTGTGTCGTGCAATTTCATTCTTATTTTTATCTATGAATATTATATCCGCAGGATAATCTGTGAGTGGAAACATCAGAACTACATTTCTAAATATGTCTTTGTGGAATGGCATTTCGCCGCCAGCGAGAAGTTTATTGTATTTGAATTGTTTTATGTCTCGTATTTCTGGTGAGAGTTGGTCTAAGATATCAGTGAATATAGAAACTTCGTCCTTGTCTTCTAAGTATACATCAAAATAATTCATTTTACTTGTATCAACTCCGCTTCTAGAATAAAGAGGGTTTGGTTGCCAATTTAATTTATGTTGATATTCAAAAATTCGTTCTTTGTCATACTTCAATGATGGTATTTCTAATACATAATCGTCCATGATATACTCCGTTACATAACATATTTATAATAAACATAGTAGTTAAGTTACGCTCCTGTCTCTTTAAATATATATGAGATGGGAGAAATATTATGAAATTTCTATACGTAGATGTTCGTAACCGAAAGATCGTTGCAGTATTTCAAAATTCTAAAGGTGAAAACCTATACTGGACGAAAGAAGAAGTTCTTGAACAAAAGAAAAAACATCAAGTGCTATCAAGTTGGGCAATGATTCAACATTGCGACGATGCACTTGAAGCAATGGAGTTACACAAAGTTTCTAAGAAACCTTGGTGGAAATTCTGGTAATAAACTTAATGACATTATAAGTTAAACTAGACCCTGCTTCGGCAGGGTTTTTTTCTTGTAACTAATATCTGCATTTAATGATAAATACACATAACGCTATTTTAAAGGGAAATCAGCATGAGACTATACGATTTATTTGAAAATGAAAATTCAAACTTGGTTGTGATCTACCCAGGTCGCTTTCACCCATTCCATATTGGACATGGGAAAGTTTATCAATATCTAAAGAAACAGTTTCCGGGTGCAAAAGTGTATATTGCAAGTTCAAACAAAACAGATGCACACAAATCACCATTTGCGTTTGATGAAAAGAAAAAGATGATGATGCTTGCTGGTGTTGATCCGAATGCAATCGTACAAACCAAAGTCCCCTATGTAGCGAGTGAGATTACAGATAGATTTGATCCTGATAATACTATCGTTGTATATGCAGTATCAGAAAAAGATATGCTAGAAGACCCAAGATTTGATTTCCCACAAAACGGTCTAAAGATGAAAAAGAACGGTGAACCTGCACACGTTCAAAAGTGGCCTGGCGTTAAAAATGCAAAACCTCTACGTGATCATTCATACGTTGTTACTACTCCAACATTTACTTTCTCTATTCAAGGTGAAGCGATTAACTCTGCGACACAAATTCGCAATATGATTGCACACGCAGATGAAAAAGAACTAGTTAAAATTCTGCAAGATTTATACGGTCGCAACGATATTCCACGTGAAGTTATTTCTCTGTTCCAGAAGAAACTGGGTCCAAACACAGTGAGTGAAAACTGGGAAGAAGATTGTGCATTCGAACTACTACTAGAAGCAGAAATCATTTGGGATCTACGTATTCTACGTGAAGGAAAAGTCTCAAACAGAGGCGCGTCACGTAAGAAAGAACTAGAATTTCATAAAAAATTAGACAGACTTGTACACGACACATTTGGTACTCGCCCAGGCGAGTTAGATGAACGTGAACTTTCAAAGAAAGAGATTAAAAAACGTGATAAGTATGCAGATGATCTCCCAGATGCAGAATTCAAAAAGCGTTATGGCAAAGACTGGGAAGCAGTAAAATATGGCACTGCCACAAATATGGTAAAGCGTAAATCAGAGGGAACTGAAATGAAAATATCAGATATCGTAAATGAAGCGAAGGGTCCATGCTGGAAGGGCTATCAACAAATTGGCATGAAGAACAAGAACGGTAAAAAAGTGCCAAACTGTGTTCCGGTAAGCGAAAATGAAATCACTGTAGAAAACGCAGATGAAATCTATGGCACATTCGATGATGCTATATTCGAAGCAGAATATCAAGGTCGCGATGTGCCTCTAAACAAACCTATGCAAGGCGATGTTAAGAAATTCAAAGTATATGTAAAGAACGAAAAGGGTAATGTAGTCAAAGTTAACTTTGGTGATCCTGATATGAAAATCAAAAAATCGAATCCTGCACGTAGGAAGTCATTTAGAGCAAGACATAACTGCGATAACCCAGGACCAAAAACAAAAGCACGATATTGGTCGTGCCGCAAGTGGTAAGGAGTGAGCTATGAGTAACTATCAACATCCAAATAATGACCCAAACCTAATGGGTGTGCAGAATTCAATGGAGTATAATGCTGCCGGAGATCCTGCATTGCGTGTTATTGCCAATCTAAACGGTTGGGGTATTCAAGTAGCAGATGGTGACATTGACGGTGTAAGTTTTATTGAAAAGTTCGGCAGAACAAGTGACGTTCCAAACGGTGATATTTGCACAGTTTGGGATTATGCAGATACACAAGAGATGTATAACTATCTAACTGCGCCATCAACGGTAACTGTAGTAAGCGACGATGCATCCGATAACCCAACAGGTAACGGCGCAAGAACCATCAACATACAAGGCTTGGATGAAAACTATCTACAGGTAAACGAAACTATTCCAATGAACAGTACAACCACTACTACATTCATTCGTGTGTTTCGTGCGCTAGTAGCCAACGCAGGCGCAACTGGCAACAACGAAGGTAACGTACTAATTCGTGCAACAAGTGACAACCGTGTTCTTGCACGTATTAAAAAGATTGCAAACAATGCTCCAGGTGCTGGACAAACATTTATGAGTATGGTAACTGTTCCTGCGGGCAAGACTGCATATCTAACACAATGGGCTGTTAGTAGTGGCAAGCAAAATGCTGATACTATTGCTTATGTATTTGTGCGTGATCCTCTTGCTGCGGGCGATGGTGCTTGGAACTGTAAAGACGTTGTGGAAATTCAAGCAAATAGTTACATTAAAGATTATGTTGTTCCTCTACGTTTTACAGAACGAACAGATATTGAAATCCGTGCATTCAGTGATACAGGCTCAAGTTGCGCAAGCACATTTAACTTAATACTAATAGACAACCAGTGAGAAAATAAATGAGAATAGATGAATTTGAAGGCGTAACAAAGACGCAACTAGACGCACTAGAAAAAGTACTAGACCAAGTATTTGCAAAACTTGGCATTGATGTAGAATTTACACGCCACTTCCTAGATCGTGTAAATGATGAACGCAACATCAAGCAAATCACAATTAAAGAACTAGGAAACTTGTTCGCCAAAGAATTCAAAAAATGGGGCAAGCCAATTGCTCAGATGGGACCTGATGCGGAAGCAGTTATGAAGGACCTAAGTAGTGATATTAACTTGCCTTTCGCTCTAAACTGGAATAAGCAAAGTGGTATGCTAGAATTAGTTGCAAAAACTGTTATGCGTAAGAAAAACTTCCGCACACCAAACAAAGAGTTTCCGGTTGAAAGTGCAGAACTAGATGAAGACCTAGGTTCTATTCCGCCACTAACTGATCTAATCGTTATGGCAGTGGTTGCTCAAACAACAGTAGCAGCATTAAAAGCAGCATTCAAAGCTGGCAAGTATGCACTAAAGCTAAAGCGTATTGCAGACAAAGCGGGCGTCAAACTTGATCGTGCTATTATGGGCGAACAAGGAGTGGCTGAATCAAATCCATTTACAGATGCACGTATGAATGCTATTAAAGCAGGTAAGAAAGAGTTTACTGTTAACGGTAAAACATATCGTGTCACTGGCGATACAAGCGATGAACGTGAAGCAATTGCAAATGAAGCAGTCAATCGTGATGAATACACAGCAAAACTAGCAGCAAAGCAAAAAGACAAGTTTTTTAAAGCAGCATTGGCAGCACTAGATCGTCTCGTAAAGAGTGATCCACGTGGTCAAGATGTTGGTGGTTATGCATTTGATATTGCACGTGCATTCCAAGGCGTAAATGGCAGGGAACTAGCGAGAGCATACAATGAAATTCAATGAGGTAATTCGCAAAGTAGGCGACAAATATAGATTAGTAAGTAAAAAGGGTAAAAATCTTGGCACTTACGACACTAAGGCTGGTGCCGAAAAGCGCGAAAAGCAAGTAAACTATTTTAAGCATATGGAGAGTGTTGCACAAGAACCTGATCCACAAGGTTATCAAAAAGACTTGCTTACTATGCCACCATATACACTTGTAGTCGATACATCTGGTGACTTGGATTGGTATAAATTCGGTCAGCACTTTGCACGACTAAATCAGCAAGATCCACACGAATGGGGCCAGGGAGCAAGTGACATGGTTGTGACCCTTGCAAACCAAGATCAAGTTGATAGAGTAAAGGCGATCCTTGATCGTTTTGGCGCAGAGTATAAAGAAATCGGAGGTACAAATGTACACCCAGAAATTCACAGCGATAGTGCAGTCAAAGTGGACGAAGGCTGGCAATTACAGCTAGAACGTGGTAAAGATATGGATGTATTACATATCACAGACAGTAAGACTGGTAAACGTACAGAAGTTCGCGGTAAATCAAATTATGAAACTGCGTATGATCCTAATGATCCGCTGCATAAACTACTAGACAAGATTGGTAAAGCATCAAGCGTATCAGACTTAATGAACGGTGATCTTGTTGGCGTTAATCCAAGACACCCAGACGGACCAAAAGCAGATGCAGCAACAGCAAAAGCATTTAATGAAGAAACTGGCGAAGAAATGTTAAGTATCTTCCAAAAGATGCATCACGATGCTGGCAACAACGATGAAATGGATGCGTTCATCAAGTCACATGATTGGAAACTAGCTGACTTCACACCAGACATGTTCCCAAGCGAAGAAGAATTCTTTGACTATGATGACCCATTTGGTCGTGTCATTGATATTGACTATTATCATCGCGTAGACTTGTCAAGTCCAATTATCGTAGGTCCTCAGTACAGTGATGGCAAGTATTCAGTTATCGATGGTAACCACCGCGCAGCAACAGCACAACAACTAGGTAAGACTATTAAAGGTTATTTCCCAGTTAAGAAAGTAAATGAAACTGCTGGTGTTGGTCGTATCGTTAAAGGTGTAAATACAACTGTTGATGTAGGACCAAATGAGATTATCAATCAAGTTAAAAAGTACGGTAATAGTGTTGATCGTGACGGTAAACCCAAACTTAACTTAAAGTGATAAATACTACTATGAAGATTTCAGAGATCATAAGCGAGAATTTTGCTGGCGCCTTTGCTGGTGTTGCGATGCCGATGACACCGGGCACGAAGAAAGATGACGCCATTAAATCTGTTTATGGATCCAAGAAAAAGAAAAAACAGTATGAAATGGGTTATAGCTCAGATGTAGGTAATCTTGTGTATAACAAGCCCGTTAAAAATCCAATGATTAAAAGATAAGGTAGAAAAAAATGAAACTGTCACAACTAATCGAATCTTTTGTAATCTCTAATGACGAATTTGAAGATTACCTAGATAGAGCAACAGAACAACTAGCACAAGAAGTGCAATCAGGCAAAAATGCACGTGATGCAGTCCACGACCTAGCACTACAGTTTGCAAAGCAACACAATAGTTCATATGACGCATACACGCGCATGTCAGACTCACTTTTCGCACGACTACATACTCTAGAACTAGATGGTTCAGAGTCAACTGATCTAGTGCCAATGGACGAGCCTATGGCAGACATGGGTGCAATGAATGAGCCTGAACTAGGTGGCGACATGGGCGCAGACGATGCAATGGGCGGTATGGACATGAACCTACCAGCAGACGATGAAATGCCAAGTGACAGTGACATGGAAGATTATGCTGCGGTAATGGACAATGAACCAGAAGCAGAAGAAATGGAAGAATCATGTGGTTCATCACACAAGAAAAAGATGAAAGAAGAAGACACAACAATGGGTTCCATCGAAGTTAAAACAGATGAAGAACGTGCAGGTCGTGCAGCATTGTTTAACCTACGTAAAATCGTGGATGAAAAGCAAGCCCGTTCAATCAAGTTTGTAGACGGCTCAACAAAAGTTGATATGTTCACAGCATCAGCAATCGTTAAAGTATATGATGCAGTTAACGCAGCAAACAAAGCAAAGATCATTAATATGCTAGGTACTGGTAAGGCAGGCCTTCTAAAAGTTGCAAACGCGGCGATGAAATTAGCGACAACAAACGAAGGCGTTCTTGGTGGTTTAGCAAAGGGCGTGGCAAATATCGCAAGTAACCAAATCAATAAAGCACAACAAAAGTTTGGTAATGCGGGGTCTACTACAACAAAAGGTATCGGTGATATTAAAAAAGCTATCACACCTAATACTAAAAAAGTTGGAGAAGCAGTAACAGCAAAAGCAGACAAGATTATGGAAAGTGCAATTTCTAAGGCAGTTAAGTCAAAGAAGTAATTGACACTCGACTCGTAGTATGCTATATTAAAGGGAACTCGATTCAGAGTTCCCTTTTTTATTATCTAACGAGGAGATAACCATGTCACTAGACAACATTACATCAGAAGAAAAAGCAAAACTAACGCAACTTGTAAACGAAGGTTGCTCAGTACTACAAGAGATTGATGACCTTAAAGGTGGTCTTCGTGATACTGTAAAAGCAATCGCAGAAGAACTTGATATCAAACCATCAATTCTAAACAAAGCTATCTCAATTGCACATAAAGCAAATCTTCAAGGCGCAAAGCAAGATTTCGAAGATGTTGAAACTGTTCTTGAAACGGTGGGCCGTACTCTGTAATGGCAAAAGAACCAATTGTTCACAAAGATAAGTTCGGCAGAGATATCGGAAAAGATACAGTAGTTGTGGCTTCAATCGGTACACGTGAAATAGACGTTTGTACAGTAGTAAAGCAAACTCCAAAAATGGTAACTCTCAACCGTGTTGGTAGTACTTCACGTTGGACGTTTCAACGATATCCCAACGAACTTATCGTGATCAATGACATTCCCGAAACCGCAGTTTATCTATTCACACATTAAGGAGCAGTTTTGTCATACGTAGACGCATATTATAATAAAGACAAAGACATTGTTCAAGTGGTTGAACGTGTCAACGGAAAACGTGTTTATCAAGATTATCCAGCATGGAGAAAATTCTACATTCGCGATGATCGAGGTGACCATCTAAGTATTCATGGAGAAAAAGTACGCGAGATTAAAGTAAAGCGCCTTAAAGATATGCACAAAGAATTGCGTATCAACTCTGGTAAGAAAATCTACGAAAGTGATATCAAGCCAGAAATTCGCTGTCTCGCTGAAAACTATCTGAATGTTGACTCGCCAAAACTAAACGTTGCATTTTTCGACATCGAGGTGGACTTTGACGCAGAACGCGGCTTTGCTCCACCCGAAGATCCATTTATGCCAATCACTGCGATTACTACACATTTACAGTGGCTTGATCAACTTGTAACATTTGTTATCCCACCTAAACATATGCGTGAGGGTGAAGGGTTAGAAGAAGCACAGCGACTATGCGACAAGTTTGAGAATACATTTTTGTATCTCAGTGAAGCAGATATGTTGAATGACTTCCTAGCACTTATTGACGATGCAGACGTTTTATCTGGTTGGAACAGTGAAGGTTTTGATATTCCATACACTGTTCGGCGTATCACACGTGTGCTTTCTAAGTCACACACTCGTAAGCTATGTTTGTGGGATTTGATTCCTAAAGAAAAGATGATGGTGAAATACGGTAAAGATCAAATCAGTTATAATCTGTTTGGTCGTATTCACCTCGACTATCTTGAACTTTATCGCAAGTATACATATCACGAAATGCATTCTTATTCACTAGATGCGATTGGTGAATATGAACTTGGCGAACGTAAGATTGCATATGAAGGTACTCTAGACCAGTTGTATAACCAAGACTTCTATAAGTTTGTAGAATACAACAGGCAGGACGTTGCACTACTTGACAACCTAGACAAGAAGCTACGTTTCATTGATCTAGCAAACGAGATTGCGCACGATAACACAGTTAATATTCAAACGACTATGGGTGCTGTTGCTGTTACAGAGCAAGCAATCATCAACGAAGCACACCGTCGAGGTATGGTAGTTCCAGATCGCAAGCGCCGTGATTGGGCTACGGAAGATGATGATTACGAGCCCACACCAGAAGAAGAAGCAGAAGCAGAAGCACAAAAAGCAGCAGGCGCGTTTGTTGCTAACCCAAAAATTGGTATTCAAAAATGGGTATCTGGTATCGATATTAACTCACTGTATCCGGCAATCATTCGTGCGCTAAACATGTCACCCGAGACTATTACAGCACAGTTGCGACCAACATACACTGACCAACTGATCAGTGGTCGCATTGCGACAGGTCGCAGAGGCGGCACGAACAAAGGGTTTGGTGCTGCACAAGCATGGGAAGATACATTCACGACCGAAGAATTTCGTTTCATGAATGGGCAAGACAAGACAAATATGTTGCATCTTGACATGGAAGATGGCAGTACGCACGAAATCACTGGCGCAGAAATGTACGACCTAGTATACAACTCAGGTCTACCATGGACGATTAGTGCGAACGGTACAGTATTCAAGCAGGACGTACAAGGCATCATTCCGAGTTTGCTTGAGCGATGGTATGCAGAACGTAAGCAACTACAAGCGAAGAAGAAAGAAGCACAAGCTGGTGGGAATGCAGAAGAAATTGCATTCTGGGATAAGCGTCAGCTAGTGAAGAAAATTAACTTGAACTCACTATACGGTGCTATTCTTAACCAAGGTTGTCGTTTCTACGATAAACGTATTGGTCAGTCAACTACACTGTCTGGGCGTTGTATTACTCGCCACATGGGATCAAAGACCAATGAAATCATTGCAGGTGACTATGACTACAAAGGTCCAGCAGTAATTTACGGTGACACTGACTCTATCTATTATTCTATGTATCCTGTATACAAAGATCAAATCGATAGTGGTGAAATCGCATGGGACAAAGAAATTGTTCTCAAGCTGTATGATGAAATTGCGAACCAAGTGAACGCAAGTTTCCCAGACTTCATGAAAGTATTCTTTAACTGTCCTCGCAAGCAAGGTGAGATTATTGCAGCAGGACGAGAAAACGCAGCAACGATGGCTATCTTTATTAAGAAGAAACGTTATGCAATGTTGATCTATGATGATGATGGTGTTCGCCGTGATGTAGACGGGAAACCCGGCAAAGTAAAAGCAATGGGTCTTGACTTGAAGCGTTCGGATACGCCAGACTACATGCAAGATTTCTTGATGCAAGTTCTTATCAAAGTACTAACTGTTGGTAACGAAAGTGACGTTATCGGAATGGTGAAAGAATTCAAGAAAGAATTCCGCAGTAGGCCGGGTTGGGAAAAGGGAACGCCAAAGCGTGTTAACAACTTGACTAAGTTTAGAAACATGGTCGATAAGTTTAAAAGTAAGCAGTCAGCAGACTTTAAACTTGGTAAAGTAGAAGAAGAAAACAAGAAAGTAACTATGCCAGGTCACGTTACTGCGGCGTTGAATTGGAATACACTTCGACAGATGAACAGCGACCGTTATTCTCTTGAAATTGTTGATGGTATGAAAACTATCGTATGTAAACTTCGTGACAACCCAATGAAGATTACAAGTATTGCGTATCCTATTGACGAAACTCGCATTCCAAAATGGTTCCAAGAACTTCCGTTTGATCACGATCTAATGGAAACGACTATCATCGACAAGAAGATTGATAACCTTATTGGTGTTCTTAAATGGGATTTGAGTGACGCAAACACTAGCGAAACTTTTGATAACTTGTTTGATTTCTAATGGCTAAAAAAACATACACAGAACTAGTATCAAGTCTAGGACGAAACGCAGAGAGTGATGAATGTTACACTCCTGTAGATCAGGTCCTACCATTGCTACCATACCTAAATAAAGATAAGACATACTATGAAGCAACTAGCGGAATTTCTTCAAACATTTTGGATGGATTTACTAAGTGGGGCTATAGCATTGTTGGGAGTAATGGTAGGGATTTCTTTACTTGTGAACATAATGATGTTTATGATGGGATCATAACGAACCCACCATACAGTCTCAAAGATAAATTCTTTCGGCATTGCTACGACTTGGGTAAACCATTTGCGCTACTACTTCCAGTAGCAAGTTTTCAAGGTGGCGCAAGAGGAAAGATGTTTATGGAATATGGTATGTCGGCACTAGTGTACAACAACCGTGTTGACTTTACTGGTAAGGGCAATCCTACATTCGGCAATGCTTGGTTTATGTGGGGCTTTGATACCATGCCACCAAATACAATTCATTGGGTAGACAACCCAAAGATTGGTGAAAAGATTGATGTTGAAAAAGCATTTGACAACTTTTTCGACTTGTGATATAGTAATACTAATAATATATAGGAGAACGCAATGCGTGACATTTTGAAAGATATTGTAAAACACACTCACTCGCTTGGTATCATCCAAGCAGTAAAAGTAACTACAGATGCAGAAAGCACAACTCTAGACGCGATGGACGATGATCGTACTGTTGTTCTTCGTGCAAAACTACATGAACGCGTAGCAGCGTTTGAAGGTAAATTCGGTCTAGGTCGTCTTGGTGTTCTAAGCGGTTATCTAGGTTATGAAAGCCGCAACAATGAAGGCGAAGTTGTAACTACACAAGTAGAAATCGGTCGCCAAGAACGCAATGGCGAAGAAGTTCCTAGCGAATTTAACTTTACTATTCCTGGCATTCTAAGTTCAACTTATCGTGTTATCGTAAGTGAACTAGTTGATGCACAGATCAAGACCGCAAACTTCAAAGGCGCAAAATGGGATGTTGAAATCATGCCATCACAGCAAGCAGTTAAAGACTTGCAGCAAACAGCAGCAATTCTAAGTTCATATGATCCACTGTTCACTGTGAAAACAGTAGATGGTGATCTACAGTTCACAATCGGTGACGCGTCAACTGATAAAGCAGACTTGACTTTCGCACGTAATGTAAACGGTGAACTAAAGACTGGTTGGAGTTTTCCACTTTCAACAGTTCTTACAATTCTAAAGCTGGGTGATACTTCATCAATGAGCATTAAGATTTCAGATCAAGGTGCGATGATGATCCAAGTCGATAGTGGTCTTGGTCTATACGAATACATTCTACCAGCAAAATCAGGAAACTAAATGAAAGACTTTGGCAAGAACAATAAAGATAGCGGGTATGCAATCTTTCTTCCCGCAATCTCAAACTTTTATGTTCGCAAAATCTCACAGCATTATGCGGGCACAACTGACATGTTCCCGCCAGAGCGAATCCCACAAGGATTTGAACACGGTCTAGATGGTCTTAACATCTTTGACAAAGAGAAAGGCTATGTGTATTATTCACATGGCCTATACTCTGCGGGACATGCGAACCTAGACCTAGAAGGATCAAAAATTGATGATGGCATGGTTGTTAATCGTAATCGTGAACATACTATTCTTGTTGGCGATAGTGGCGGGTATCAAATCGGTTCAGGCGCTTGGAAACTTGATTGGACAAACTTTGAAGACGGTGCAGACTGGAAGAAAGTAAGACATGACATTCTAAAGTGGCTTGAAGAATATTGTGACTATTCAATGACACTTGATATTCCTCTTTGGGCATGGCTACCACAGTATCGTGGTCGCACAGGTCTTAAAGATCCAGAAGATTGTTTGAAAAAAACTATCTTCAATCATGAATATTTCATTAACAATCGCACACCCGGCAAGACTAAGTTCTTGAACACACTTCACGGCTCTAATTGGCAAACAAGTGAAATGTGGTATGAGGGTGTAAAACATTTCAATGATAAATCAGTGTATGGTGATCGTGCCTTCGAAGGCTATGCTATGGCAGGTGACCACGCTGGTGATGCAGAACTACTTTTACGCAGACTAATTCGTTTGCGTGATGATGGACTTCTTGGCCAAGCTGACCAAGATGATGTTTGGATTCACACTCTTGGTATTAGCGTTCTCCCATGGGGTGCTATGTTAACAGCGGTCCAGCGACAACTAAGAGAGCATGTAAATCCAAATATAACAATCTCTTTTGATGCAGCATCTCCTTATATTACAGCATCGAAAGGATTGGCGTATGACTATCCCGACTTGAACGGCAATGCTTGGAGTTATAAAACCAAGCAACTGAAATGGCGTCAGGACCTGAGCCGGGACCAACAGCCGTGGATGTATTCTGGTGAAATTGGTGATCGCCTAAACATGCGAGATATTAATTACATGCAACCGGGGATGCTAAATCGAAACGGTAAACCAGCAAAATCAAGTTGGGATAGTCTATCTTATATCCTTGTTCAAGCACACAACACTGAATATCATATCCGTGGAATGCAAGATGCAATACGCAGGTTCGATCACGAATATGAAATGGTAAGAGATAAAATTGACATTACCAATATGAACTTGGATCCAAAGAAACCTTCTATTCTAAGTGAATCTGTACCAGATACAGTTCTTTACTTTGCTAAATTTGTTGAGGTTCTATTTGATCCTAAAACTAAAGACCCTATGCAGCTATTGACGGATTATCGCGCTTTTTTGCGCAAGTGCGAAGGTTCACGCGTCCAAGACACTAGTACAGTTCCAGAAGGTATGGAATTCGAAGAACCAGCTATTCGTACAGAAGAATTCATCGAAGCTATCAAGGGTAAGAAGAAAGAATATGCTGAACCAGAAGGTGTAGCAGATTTATTTGGCTGAGGAGGAAACTATGACCAAAGACAAAAAACTACAAAGACTAGAACAACTAAAAAAAGAACACCGTGATCTTGACAATCAGGTACAAAAAGAGTATAGTATACGTCTAGATGTAAGTGATTTAAAAGTTCAAAAACTCCGACTAAAACAAGAGATTCTAGCAATGGAAAAAGAGCTAGGATTGAATGAGTAACTACTACGATTATATGCGCGATGAAGGACGCAAACAAGATATGACAATCGAAAAATCAATGAATGAAGCAAAGCGATGGATTTGGGTTACGTTCAAACGTGAAGGTATTCACTGCTATCCAGCAGCAAAAGATGATCCTAAACTAGCGACAGGTGATTGGGATGACGTATCATTTCTTGGCGTCCCTCACCGTCATATTTTTCATTTTCGTGTGGCTGTTACTGTCACACACAATGACCGCGATATTGAGTTTATTCAATTCAAACGCTGGCTTGAAAAGTTGTACAACGAAGACGTACTTGATCTAGATTATAAATCTTGCGAAATGATGTCCGATGATCTATACATGCAAATTGCAAACAGATATCCAAATCGTGACGTAAAGATTGAAATCTCAGAAGATGGTGAAAACGGAGCGTTAATCGAATATGCCAGTAATTGAACATCCAACTAAAGAAGAAATTCAAGCAATGGTGCGCGTAGTACCAGATCATCCTCGACAAGGAGTGATGTATCAAGATATGGCAAGTATCTTTAATCATCCGCAGGGACTACTAAAAGTAGTAACACTGTTTAAAAATTATATCAATGCAAATGGTATTGAGTTTGATCGTATTGTAGGACTTGATGCGCGTGGATTTCCCATGGCAGGTGCTCTTAGTGCAATCACCGGTAAGCCCTTCGCGATGGCGCGGAAACGTGGGAAACTTCCAGGTGAAACAGTATCAACTACATACGAACTAGAATACGGTAAAGATGAATTGCATCTACAAATTGACGCAATGAATCCACGTGATCGTGTACTTGTCATTGACGATGTAATTGCAACTGGTGGCACTCTTGAAGCAGTTACTAAGTTAATCATGCAATTTGATGCAAACGTAGTTGGCGTACTTGCTATCATGGATCTAGAGTTCCTTGGTGGTGCGCAGAAATTGCGGGATCGCGGATACAACGTGTATTCTATTTTGAAGGAAGAATAAATGATCACAAGTTTTGTGGTGACATTAATTGAATGCTTAGAAATCGCATTCATCACTTTGATGCTAACGCAGTATACAAAATCTGCAAACATCTATGCATCGGGTTTTGTGGGATTAATCGGTGGCGTACTCGCTGCATATTTCCTACACGATGTTCTTGAAGATTATGAATGGGCAATGTATGCTATTCTTAGCGTATTGTTCTTTTATCTGTTTGTAAAAAGCAAGGACATCACTGCACATATCAAGGAACACTTAGAAGAAATTCGTAGTGCAAGTAGCATTGTTATAGCGGTTGCTACTGTGTTCTTTGTGTATGCACGTGAGAGTTTTGAAATCTTTTCGGCACTCTTACTTAATCCAGCAAGCAATTGGTTGTTGGCTGGCGTAGCAGCAGTTCTTGCTGCATTAGTATTTGTATTTGCTAGAAATAGTGAATACAAGAGATATGTTTTCAAATTTGGTTATTTGGCATATCTCGCGTTTGGTATCTGGTTTGGATACGAAGCACTAGAACATCTACACATTCTCTGAAAGGTTTAATAGAATGTTATATCTTATAGACTTGGAAAGCGTTGAATCCCGCTATACCAAACAATGGAAGACGCATTTCCCCGCATTGTTGAAACAGAACGGAATTGACGTTACAGTTATCGAAGGTCCCACAGACATTCCCGCTGCAACTACTCCCGGAGCGTTTCTCAACTTTGGCGGTACAAATATCTATAAGAGCGCACAGTTAGAACAAATAGCAAAACTGTTCTGTGAAGGTAAGATCAAAGATGGTGACTACTTTCTCTATACCGATGCGTGGAATCCCACTGTTATCCAGTTGAAATATATGGCAGAATTGCTTGGGATAAAACTCCGAATTGGTGGACTCTGGCATGCTGGTAGCTATGATCCCCAAGATTTTCTAGGTCGCTTAATCGGTGATAAGCCATGGGTTCGTAACGCGGAAATGTCAATGTATGATTGTTATGACGACAACTTCTTTGCAACAAAGTTCCATATCGACTTGTTTACAAATACGTTCTGGAACGATGACCGTGATATCGACAGGCAGCTACTTCACTCTATTAGACAAGTAGGATGGCCTATGGAATATATTGAAACTGAACTTAGTGAGTATAAGAATATGGCGAAAGAGGACATTATTCTATTCCCTCACAGAATTGCTCCTGAGAAACAGCCCGAGATTTTTGACTACATTGCTGAACAAATGCCCGAATATAAGTTCATCAAATGTCAAGAACTTAATTTAACCAAACCAGAATACCATACGTTACTTGGTAAAGCAAAATTGGTATTCAGTGCAAACTTACAGGAAACTCTTGGTATCTCAGTATACGAAGGTCTTGTTGTGGGTGCAATACCAATGGTACCGGATCGTCTATCTTACAGTGAAATGTGGGATGAGACATTCAAATATCCAAGTGAATGGACTACAAACCTAGAAGCAGCAAAGAAGAACATTGCAAACATCAAAGCGTACATTCGTATGCAAATGAGCAAAAATTCTGATATGCAGTTTTTGATGAAACAGGAAGTAGAACGTGTGCAGAAATTCTATCACGCAACAAAACTTATTGACATTCTAAAAAACTATTGACTTCTAACATCCACTCATGCTATAATAAAACATGAGTGGGATTACCACATCTAACTAAGGAACATAGTACATGAGAAAGACTTCCGAAATTATTAAACACCGGATCGAAGAAGCTGGCGCACGATATTGGGCAGGCGATAATATTGCAAACTTCATTATGCCAGAAGAATATGACATGATAATTGATGAACTAACCGAGGGATTCGAAGGTATTCTAGATTCTCTCGTAATTGATCGTCATACCGATCCAAATAGCATGGATACAGGTCGTAGACTTGCAAAGATGTATGTCAACGAACTTATGTCAGGACGATACAATCCTGCTCCAAATGCAACTGCATTTCCAAATGAACCTGACAATATCACAAACGAAAAATATGAAGGCATGCTAGTTGTTCGCAGTGAACTCACAAGTGTTTGTTCACACCATCACCAACCAGTTAAAGGTGTTGCATACATTGGTATCATTGCAGCAGACAAATTGATTGGTCTAAGCAAGTATACACGTATCGCACAATGGTGTGCAAGACGAGGTACACTGCAAGAAGAACTTGCAATGGACATTGCACGTGAAATCATGAAAGCAACTGGATCAAATGATGTAGGTGTTTACATTCAAGCGACACATGGTTGTTGTGAAAATCGTGGCATTATGGCACACAGTTCACTAACACAGACAACAGTGCTAAAGGGTTCATTCTTCAATAACCCACATGTTAAACAAGAATTCTTTGACAACATTAAGCTACAGCAGGAGTTTGCACCGCGATGAACGACCATAAAGAAAACTACTGCACAGGCAAAGGACTTCCTCTAGCATTAACGATTATTATGCTAATGATGGTCGGCGGACCTGTTGCTATTTCAGCAATGATGGGATATTTTTAATATGAAACATACAATCATTTTTAAACAGCCGCTTACATTGAAAATCAAAAGCGTTGTAGACTTTGATCTAGAATCAGATGGTACACGCATTGTTGCAACAGTAGAAGCAACTACGCTAGAAGAAGCAAAACAAAAAGTGTTAAACACATTGGAAGGCATTGAATTAGAATGAAACTAAGATATTCAGAAGCATTCTATTCGCTGCAAGGTGAAGGACAGTACGTTGGGGTTCCCAGCGTATTTCTTCGCACCTTCGGATGTAACTTTCGATGTCAGAACTTTGGGTTGCCACGCGGACGAGAAAAAACACACTACAACCCAGAGGTTGAAGAACTACTAAATACTGGCATCTTGGATCGTGTTACTAAGTTTGAAGAACTACCAATCATTCATACTGGCTGTGACACGTATGCAAGCATCTACCCAGAATTTAGACACCTTGTTATGGATAAGACGATTGATGAAGTTGTCGAACAACTACTCAGTCTAACACCTGAAGGTAAGTGGATCCAAGATAACGGACAAGATGTTCATCTAATTCTAACTGGCGGTGAACCTCTACTTGCTTGGCAGAAACTTTACATCGAACTATTCGAACATCCGAAAATGAAGGACTTGAAAAATGTCACATTCGAAACAAACTCCACACAGTTTCTACATGAAAGTCTACGAACTTACATTGGAAACCAAAAGAGAATTAAATTCACATTTTCATGCTCGCCTAAACTCTCCGTTTCTGGAGAACGTTGGGAAGACGCTATTAGACCTGATGTCGTACACAATTATATCACTACTTTGGGTACTAATCTGTATCTCAAATTTGTTGTCTCTGATCGTACAGACGTGGAGGAAGTTGATCGCGCTGTTGCAGAATATCGCAGTCATGGCATCGATTGTCCGGTTTATCTTATGCCAATGGGCGGGCGCAGTGAAGGATATGATATCACAGTCCAAGAGGTCGCAAACATCTGTATGCAAAAAGGATACAGATTTACACCAAGACTCCACATATCTCTATTCGGGAACGCCTGGGGGACTTGATAAGAATAAACGATATCTCCGTGGTGTACACACAGAAGAACAATATAACAATATAAGGAAGCAGTTATAAATGAACAACTATATTTTTACTAGCGAAAGTGTTAGCGATGGACACCCTGATAAGGTTGCAGACCAAATCAGTGATGCCCTAGTTGATGCTGGGTTGAAGAATGGGGACGAGACTACTCGCGTTGCCATCGAAACACTTGTAACTACCAATCACGTAACGTTGGCGGGCGAAGTAAAAAACTTTAATGTATCGAAAGAAGAAGTTAAAGAAATCGTCCGAAATAAAGTTCGTGAGATTGGTTATGAACAAGAAGGATTTCATTGGGAAAATCTAAACATCTACAATGAAATTCACTCACAAAGCGCAGACATTGCACTTGGAACTGACGACTTCGGTGCAGGGGATCAGGGTATTATGTTTGGTTACGCCACCAATGAAACGCCAACACTAATGCCTGCGCCTATCTATTATTCACATGAAATTCTAAAAGAACTAAAAAATCATCGTGGTGCTATTTTAGGCCCGGATGCAAAGTCTCAAGTGTCGGTACAATACGAAGGCGGGCGTGTCAAGCGTATTGACCAGATTGTTGTGTCTACACAACACACTGAAGGTAATGTAGAAGCAGCGCGTGAACTTTCAAGACTTGCAGCGCAAAACGTACTCGGTGATTTGATTGATGATAAAACTATATGGCATCTTAATCCAACTGGTAATTTTGTCATTGGTGGTCCGGATGGTGACGCTGGTGTCACTGGACGTAAAATCATCGTTGATACATATGGTGGTATGGCACCTCACGGTGGCGGTGCGTTCTCTGGTAAAGACCCAACCAAGGTTGATCGCAGTGCAGCGTACATGGCACGTTGGCTTGCAAAGAATGTGGTAGCGGATAACATGGCTGATTGGTGCAAAATCCAATTGAGTTATGCTATCGGTGTTAAGGAACCAACATCAATCTATGTTGAATCGAATGGTCACGACCGTAGTATTATGGAATTCATTGAACGTGAAATCGACTTGACACCACTTGGTATTATTCGTCGCTTTGATATGTATAACTTCCACGAATACAGTAAGAATTGTGTTTACGGGCACTTCGGTGATAAGGACGTTCCATGGGAACGCATTGGTTGGTAACATGCTAGGCTATTTTCTAAATCCTAAGAATTGGTTTCTGTCCGATAAAGAGAAACAAATTGCTAAATTGAACTACGCGCTTTCAGGTGAAGAACTTGAACGCGCACTAGTTCGTCTTGAAGATCCCGAAAGCCGGGACTTCAAGATTGGCATGTTGAACATTGATATAAAATATAACTATATCAATCAAGGTGCATACGACAAAGCAGTAGCGACATTGGATAACGAACCATACGTTAAAGTATTGAGCATTGACTTGGACCCAAAAACACCGGGTGCTGGCTACTTTGAACTAGACTTCAACGAACAGTTTGTTGAGTATCTAGCAAACAGTGGGTATGAAGGTACTGAACCAGAACAGATCGTTGACAACTGGTTCAGCGACTTATGTAGAAACATCGTTCTTGCTGATCTACAAGACGAAAACGGTGAACCAAAAAGTTATATGGTAGACAGCAAAGAAGGTCAAATTATTCAACGCTTAAAAATGGACGACGACCGTGCAGAATATTCTTGACATAGTATCGTATACATGTTAAAGTATTTTCAACACAACTAAAGAGGAAACTATGGCTACATTTATTCTTGTTGATAGCTTCAACATGTATCATCGCGCCAAACACGTGGCAATGCGCGGCACTGATATCGACACAAAGATTGGACTTGCATTTCACATTATGATGTCTAGCGTCAAAATGTGTTATCAAAAGTTCAATGCCGATCACGCGGTATTTTGTCTTGAAGGTCGTAGTTGGCGCAAAGACTATTACAAGCCATATAAGGCACAGCGCAAAGCCGCACAAGAAGCCAAGAGTATTCGTGAACAAGAAGAAGACAAGATTATGTTTGAAGCATATGATGATCTTATACAATTCTTGGACAAGAAAACTAACGTCACCCTTCTACAGAATAAAAATGCAGAAGCGGACGACATGATTGCGCTATTCATTGCTTCACATCCAAACGATCAACATATTATTGTGTCAAGTGACAGTGACTATCAACAGCTACTTGCTCCGAATGTTCGTATCTACGATGGTGTACAGAACCGTATCATCACACTTGAAGGTTTCTTTAAGGATGATAAAGACATGACTCCAATCAAAGATAAGAAAACTAAAGAGAGACTTGCAGCACCCGATCCACAGTGGCTTCTATTTGAAAAATGTATTCGCGGTGATACTTCTGATAACATCTTTTCTGCGTACCCTGGTGCACGTAAGAAGGGAAGTAAAAACAAAGTCGGCATGACAGAAGCATTTGAAGATCGCAAGACAGGCGGCTTCAACTGGAACAACTTTATGCTACAACGTTGGACTGATCACAATGGTGAAGAACATGTAGTACGGGAAGATTATGAGCGCAATCGAACTCTCATTGACCTAACTGTACAACCAGAAGAACTCAAAGTGGCATTCATCGAAACTATTGCAGAAGCAAGCAAACCGAAACGCGTAAATGGCGTTGGTATCAACTTCTTAAAATGGTGCGGTGCATGGGATTTACAGAACCTAGCGAAAGCACCCGATGAAATGGCAGCTATTCTAAATAAGGCGTACCCACATGAATGACGAATATCAAAATCTAGCATCGCAAATTATTCAATTGCAAGTTGCAACCAATTCTATTTCAGAAACAGTTACAACTCTCGCAGAAGAAATCGTAGAATTAAGAAAAGAACTTGCTGCATTGAACCAAAGAATTGATTCAGTTCGCAGCACAGTGAGCATAGAAAATCAGGCAATACGGAATTCGCAGAGCCTCAATTTCAGATATAATGACCGTGCATAAATTTATCTTTGATGTTGATGGTACCTTGACTCCTAGTAGAGGTACTATCAACGACGAATTCAAAGAATGGCTATTAAACTTTTCTAAAGAGCATGATGTGTATCTTGCGACTGGCAGCGATGCACCAAAAACCATTGAACAAGTTGGCGAAGAACTTTTCAATTCTGTTGCAAGATCATATAATTGCAGCGGAAACAGTGTATGGGAAAAGGGTGTAAACATATATAATAATGACTGGGAATTACCAGAGCGCCCTTGGAAGTATCTCGAAAGTGTATTGATGCGTTCACAGTTTCGACCACGCACAGGTTGGCATTTCGATGTCAGACCGGGCTTAGTGAACTTTTCTATTGTTGGCAGGAAAGCAACACCAGAAGAACGTAAAAAATACGTTGAATGGGATACGGCAAACAAAGAACGCTGGTTCATATCAAACGAATTTAATCTCAATTTCTCTAAACAACACAATGTAGAATCACAAGTTGCAGGAGAAACTGGTATGGATATTATGCCCATAGGTAAAGGTAAGCAGCAAATCATCAAAGATTTTGATACAAACAATAACATATATTTCTTTGGTGACAAGACGCAACCGGGCGGAAATGATTATGACATTTCTCAAACAGTTCGCGCACTAGATAAGGGACATGTATATTCCGTCAAATCTTGGGAAGATACGTGGGAATATTTAAAAAACATATGTATACAATTGAAATCATAAAAGATAAATTTTGGATTGTAGAAGATGCAGGCGTAAAACTTGGTACTATTCGTAGAGCAAGTTCTTCTAACTTTGAGGTAATCACTAATGATGCACTGGTAGTCGAGCTACTATCTCTTAGTGCGTTAACTTCAAAGTTTGGAAGTAAAATTCTGGAATCAAAACAAATCAAAAAAATCGAAGCAGTAGAATATGGAAAAGATTTAGACGAGGTTGAAGGTTATCCTTGCAAACATCGTGCATTCAACAAACGTCTAGAGAACAATATTCCAGTATACACGAAAACAGAAAAGAGTAATGTTCTTTATGCAGCAGGTTACTACGGCTTGCACTTCCCTGGTGCGGGTTGGAAAAATGCGTACTGTGTGAAACAAGAAACATTAAGCACATACGAATATATAGGACCATTCAAGTCTAAAACTCAACTAGAAGCAGAAATCCTAAAGAGGTCTAAACAAGATGAAGTTTAAAAAGATCAAAGATTTTTTTGCAACCGTACGCAACTCTACCATCAAAAAAGAACAGCATGTGCGTATCCCAATTGCTGATGCACAAGAGTTGCAAACAGAAATAAGTATGCTTTTACTTGAATTGAAGGAAGCAGACAAATCATCTACAATCACTATATTTGACGGAGGTAAATTCAAATGATTGATTATGGCGCAGTTCTAATCGTAGGACATTTTATCATCAGCGCATTCAATGTACCACTTGGTAATCCACTGTATCAGTTCATTCCATATCCAAACATGGAAACATGCCAACAGTATGCACAATATGAGGCAGTGCCAGATGGATACCCAGTAAGCATTGAATACAAACTATACAAAACAACAGAGTGTATGACGAAAGAAGATTTCCAAGCAGCTATGGCAGCGGCTCAAGCGCAACAGCAACAAGAACCTGCTCAAAACTGGTGGGAACAAAATTAATATTCGTATAAAACTCTAAAAAGCATAAATATAGAATATGCTTAGGAGAAGACGTTATGTCACTAATTACAAAGGCAATACAGTACGTAAAAATAGCAATTCAATTCATTTATGAATCGATCAAAGGAAACTTCTTAGTTAGACTGATACAAAATATCATTTCTAGTCCAATGAAGATCGTACTAGTAGTACTTGTGATTGTGCTAGGTTGGAATCAAACTCGTATATATTACAATCAATATCTGGAAATGTATAAAGAGTTAAATTCCCCGAAAGAAGGTGAAGCCGCAGAGGTTGAAGGCGTAACTTTCACAAAGCTAGGTGACAATTTATATTCACTAACTGGTGGTATTCAAGATGGAGACTGCAATAAGATAGTCCCACAGATGCCAGAAGCATTTACACTAATACTTGAAAGTCCGGGCGGCAATCTAGCAGAAGGTTCATGCATCGCAGCACACGTAAAGCTACGCAATGTTGTAACTGTTGTAAGAAATACGCCAGTACTAAACGAGGATGGGGATGTAGTATACACACCGGGTGTCGCAACTGCCAAAGTAAACGAAAGTTTCGATGGTAAAGTAATGTGCGCATCTGCATGTGGTCTTATTTTCCTAGGAGGAGACACTCGTTATCTAATAGGTGATGTTTATTTCGGTATTCACGGACCTGGCACACCAGCGGATCAAATTGTACGTATGCATCCTACACAAGTAGAATCATCAACGCTACGTACCGCAGCAAATCTACTAACACTATTACAAGATTTGGGCGTAGAAGATCCAGAAGTTAGAAAACTATTCATTCAAATCCCCAACGCCGCAATGTATTGGTTACAACCAAATGACTTTAACATAAAACCAGGTCTAATCAGCATAGCAACACACTATAAGAATTTTTGGGGATATTCAGGCACAAACCTCGAAGGAGGTTTATAAAGCGAAGGAGGCCTAAACTATGCTCAAAAGTTTCTTTTTGACAAAAGATAAATTTCTGTATGCTTGGCTAATGTTGGCGTGGTTGCTATTCATAGGTTGGTATTCAGTTCAAATTCTAGTATACTACAACGCGTGGAACAGAGATTTCTATGACGCAATGCAAACTCTCCAAGAAGAAAAGTTTTGGGATTTGTTTTGGGGATTTAATTTTGCGAGACTAATAGATTTCGCATCATTGAACATGGATTCTGGAAATCTTGTTCCAAGTTTCTTAGAAATTCTAATCATCTACGTTCCAATTGCGACATACTCAACATGGCAAACACAGCGTTACACATTTGCATGGCGTGAAGCTAATACTCATTATTACTTGAAGCGTTGGGAAGCATCAACTGCTACAATCGAAGGTGGTTCACAGCGTATTCAAGAAGACTTGATGATTTTCGGCAAGACGCTACAGGGTCTATTCACTGGCTTTGTATCGAAGATTTTCGTACTCGCAGCATTCTTACCAATTCTATGGAATCTAAGTGAAGGCTTACCAGTGTGGGGCGACAAGATTATCCCAGGCTTCTTAGTATGGATTGCACTTACCCTAAGTATCGGTGGTACACTACTTTCATTCTTATTAGGTTTGAAACTCCCAGGATTGGAATATAACAACCAAGTAGTCGAAGCAAAGTTTCGTAAGAAACTAGTACACAGCGAAGACGATTTAAATGAGCGTATGACCTCAGACTTGTTCCCAATGTTTGCAGCCGTTAAACGTAACTACTATCGTCTATTCAACTGGTACATGGGCTTTAGCGTATGGCAAACAGCGTTCGGTATGCTTGCTGGTAACGTTGCGCTAGTAGTACTAGCAAATAGTTACTTTGCACAGTTAATCACATTTGGTGTTCTTATTCAAGTTCTAAATGCATTCGGACGAGTAGAAGGTTCACTAACATACTTTATTGATCGTTGGACAACAATCGTTGACTTCCAATCAGTTGTCAAACGTCTACGTGAATTTAATCGCGTTTTAGATGAAGCGGATAACGTGTAATAACTACGTATTAAAATACATATTTGATAAATACTGATAGCGATTGTTAGAAATGACAGTCGCTATTGATGTAATACGAGGATGACACAATGGCAAGACCCAAACCAATAGTTCTGCTTGAACATACAGATAACAAAAGCTACAGAAGTGAGCAAGTATTGAAGGCAGAAGCAATTTATGCGGTTTTCTTTGATGGAGAGCCAATCAACCTCCGTAGTTTAAACTCCCTCGTTAACTTCCCAGGACCTAAGTATAAGAAAGTATCCTTCAGTAACCCTGGCCATGCAATCAATCTTGCACAGCGACTTAACAAGTTATTTAAGTCAGATAAGTTCGAGGTATATGTTCTCACCCAAGGCGAGAAGATAGATTTAGACGAGTTTGATGAATAAACATGATATCATAAAATATCTAAATGATCACAACACTGGCAAATATGCCGGAAGAAAAGACATTCGAATTAACGATGTTTTTATCTCCGGCGTAAATGCTGAAAAACATTTCAGAGTTACAGTATTTGGGAAAGATTTACTTTCTAAGCATTTCGATGTTTATAAACTAAATCTTTCGTGTAAGCAAGGTAAAGTATCCAATAAACAAGTGCTACAACTTGATCGATACATGTACAGCCCATACTATTTGCACAGTAGTGGAACTCTTTATCTTTTCGAACAATCCATAGCAAGTGAATTTATTTTGTTAGATTCAGATTTTGACGCGTGGGTTGACTTAAAAAGTTTCAACGATTGATTTCATCTATAATATGTTTTGCAACGGTTTCGTTTACCAGAGGTCCCATATGACCACCGTATAGATTTATATCAGGCGGATCCATGTCATATATATCTCTGGCGTACACTTTATTGACTATTTCCATCGTAGGTACACCGGCATCAGTTAGCTCTTTTACTAATTGGTCTTTTGTGTGTAATAATGTAAATGCATCTAAGTTGAAAAATTCCGGATCTAAAATATCAAAAAAATGTATACTATCACCAAATATCGCACTCAATGCATTCTGGTTTATTGCTTTTAGTATACGGTTGTGTGAATTGTCAAGCATACGTTCCGGTGTATAGAATTTGTTATATATATGAGAATCATCATCTCCAATTAAAACAGCAGAAGTGAAATGGGTCACATCCTCATATATGTTTTCACCAACATTCATTTTGTGTAAATGCATGAAACGTTCATAGTATGTCCAAAGTACAATTATTTTCTTTGGTTTTTTATCTGCTAACCACAACGCATTATAGAATATGGCGTCATTACTAGCAGAATTAAATCCCATGTTCACAATATTCTCTCCAGTAAGCGAACCATAATAGCTGGGTATGGTTTCTTCATACTTGTTACCACATCCCTCAACATACGAACACCCCAAGAACACGGTCTTGGTACTCCAATCAAAATCATCATCAAAATCAACTGGATGTCTAAAATTGTAATTGTTATAATGATATTCAATAGGTTCAGATAACCATCTCCAATCTCCTATGTTCCTTGATACTAAAAAATCTACATTTTTTTTATATCGTTCAACATCATCAGGTGATGTATATGGTATCGGCCCAGGTTCCCACTGATTTAGTGTAACAGCACCATATCTCACAAGAGTATTACCAAATGGCCACGGTTTCTTTATTAGACGTTCGAATTGATATTTTTCTTTCATTAAATTTACTCCTACGCCACTATTTAGTTGCGATAAAACTTGACAATACAGCGAATCATGCTATATTAATAGAGTAGTCAAGAGAGAGAAGAAAACATGACAATTCAAGTTGAAGCCCAAGATTTCGGAATGTTCACTGCTGCTGGTAACGCTGCTGTTACTCGCATCGTTGATAACAACGTCCGTTTCATCAACACCGTGAATGTTGAACATGCATTCAAACAGATTGAACTTGAACTTGATCGACTTCAAGCTGTCAACGCTTTCAGTGAAGCATATGACACCGAAGTTCTTGAGCAAGTTTGGGCTTACTTGAACAAAAAAACTTCTTGACAGAATCAACGAATCACAGTATAACAGTTAAGTGATCACAGAGACAAACAGAAAGAAAGGTTCTCTACAATGGCAAAAGTTTCTACTCAGGATATGGATGTTCGCGTTGTTCGTCCGAGCGATGTTCGTGCTGAAATCAACTATGCGTTCAATCGCAAGCGTCCTGTCTTCATCTGGGGTCCTCCCGGTATCGGTAAATCTGAGATTGTCGAAAGCATCACGCAAGAACGTGCCGGTTATATGATCGACCTGCGTCTTGCTCTGATGGAACCGACTGATCTTCGCGGTATTCCGTTCTACAACGAAGTTACTGGTCGCATGGAGTGGGCTCCACCCTCTGATCTTCCTACTCAGGAACTTGCTGATCAATTCGATTGTGTTGTTCTGTTCTTGGACGAAATGAACCAAGCACCGCAGTCGGTTCAAGCTGCTGCGTATCAGCTAATTCTGAACCGTCGTCTAGGTAACTACCGTCTCCCTGAGAACGTCCTGATCGTTGCTGCTGGTAACCGTGAAAGCGACCGTGGTGTTGCGTATCGTATGCCGTCACCGCTTGCTAACCGCTTTGTTCACCTTGAAATGGGTGTTGACTTTGAAGATTGGCAGACTTGGGCACTTGAAAGCAAGATTGATGCTGAGGTTGTGGGTTATCTGACTTCGAACAAGATGGACTTGTTCAACTTTGATCCGCGCACTGCATCACGTTCATTCGCTACGCCGCGTTCTTGGACTTTCGTTTCGCAGATGCTTCCTCAGGAAGGTGAGGCTATCTCTGTTAGTCGTCTACACGACCTGATTGCAGGTACTGTTGGCGATGGTATCGCAACCAAGTTCATGGCACACCGTGCGGTTGCTGGTAAACTTCCTAACCCGACTGACATTCTGAACGGCAAAGTCAAAACTCTTCCTCGCGAAGCAAAAGAAATCTCTGCGATGTTCTCGCTCACCGCTTCTATGTGTTACGAACTCAAGGACTTCGTTGATCGTAACGGTAAGGAAAAGATGGACGAACTCTACAAGATGGCAGACAACTTCTTCCGTTTCATGATGGACAACTTTGAAACTGAAATGACTGTTCTTGGTGGTCGTACTGCACTGAAGGTCTACAAACTTCCGCTTGAACCGCGTAAAGTTCCGTGCATTGAAGAATTCTTCAAAAAGTACGGCAAACTGATCATCGAAGCACATAACGCATAATAAAAAATCCTTTCTGTTGATTATGAACTTGGGAGAGGTCGTTGACTTCTCCCTCTTTTTTTAGTATAATAGTATCAAAGGAGTAAAAATGTTAAAACAAGATTACATTTTACCAGAAAACTGTTATCATGAAATATATTGGGACAACACTCCTGAATTTGAAAGAGTGCGTTCTATATGCCTACAAGAAAAAAACAATTGGCTAGTTGACAACTATACCGAAAAAAATATGGACCTTGCGGACCAAAGAGGGTATTCGGTAGTTTATAGTAAGTTCGATGATAGCCCAATAATGATGTCCGGTGTGATGGCATCTGGTCTATGGCCGCAACACGTTGCCCGCACACTGAATAGGTTATGGGTGTTCCCAGAATATCGTCAACCAACCGTATCTGGTATCGTACACCTGAATAAAACTGCTCGGATTCACATGACTGAGCCACTTATGGAAGTAAACAACTATAAACTATACTTTGTCAGTATGCAATCGCGAACAGGCAAGAGTGAAAAGAATTGGTGGAAGTGGGCAAAACATGCATTTCATGCTGCTAATGATGGTTGGAAGGACAGTGACCTTATGATCAGGGTCATTGATAAACCAGTGAAGAAGGCATACCAAAACTTTTTTTATTATGAAGTGGAAGAGGGTTACTTTGATACTTGGGAAAACAAACCACTAATATCACGTGAAGATTGGTCAGAATTACCAGATGGAAAATAAATTCTTGACATATCCGCATCCTCTGCTATATTAATAGAGTAATGACTGAAAGGACGAATCATATGCAAGTCAAACCTGACACTATCAAAACAGAAGACGATTTCAACGCTGTTCTTGATGATATCTTGAAAGAAAATGGTATCGAGGTCGATTCCGACTCTGACGATATTGTAGAATTCGATTATACTGATCTTCAAGTTAAGGAGATGATTGTATCTGGTCGTGTTCGTATGCTGATCAAGCATCCGTTCTTCGGCACTCTTGCTACTCGTCTGAAACTGGTTGAAACTGGTGGTTGGTGTCCGACTGCTGCGGTAGACGGTAAACACTTCTACTACAACCCAGACTTCTTCCGTACTCTAACGCCCGAAGAAATTGACTTCGTGGTTGGTCACGAGGTTATGCACTGCGTGTATGAACACTGCGGCGAAGGTGGTCGTTTGATGGATTTTGACGATAGCAATCGTGATCCCAAACTCTGGAACATCGCGGCTGACTATAAAGTCAACCAAGCATGTGTCGAGGCACGTATTGGTAAGATGCCAAAGCAGGCGCTGTATGATCGTAAATACTACGACAAGTATACTGAAGAAATCTATGCAGACCTCAAGGAAGAGCAAAAGAAAAATCCCAATGCTCACGGCGGTAAGGAAACTCTAGACCAACACTTGTTTGGTGATGGTGACGGACAAGGTTCTGGCGAGAACGATCCTACTGGTCGCAAGGCACCTATCAAGATTTCGAAGGAAGAAGCAAAGGCGATTAAGGATCAAATGAAGCAGGCTGTACTACAGGCTGCACAAACCGCAGGCGCTGGAAACATGCCGGGTGATATCAAGCGTATCATTAAGGAGATGACCGAACCAAAGATGGACTGGCGTGAATATCTCAATCTGAGTATTCAAAGCGTTCTGAAAAGTGATTTCACTTGGATGCGGCAATCTCGCAAGTCCCGTACTATGGGTATCTATCTGCCGGGTCTTGACAACGATGTTGAGGTTGAGGCTGCGATTGGTATCGACGTTTCGGGTTCTATCTCTCACGAAATGATTAAAGATTTCATGGGTGAGATTTACGGCATCATGCAACAGTTCCAAAGTTTCAAACTGACTGTTTGGACTTTTGATACTCAGGTCTACTCTGAATCAGTTAAGGTGTTCACCCCATTCAATGCTGAGGAAATTCGCGAATACGAAATCATCGGCTGTGGTGGCACTGACTTTGAATGTAACTGGACTTTCATGGAAGAAAACGATATCAACCCTAGCAAGTTCGTTATGTTCACAGATGGTTATCCGTTCGGGTCTTGGGGCAATGAGGCGTATTGCGATACGCTGTTTGTTATTCACGGTTCCGACCATATCATCCCACCATTTGGTGAGTACACCTACTACAAAAATTAAAAGGGCAGAGCATCCAGTTGCTCTACCTTGAGCAACTGGAAAGATAAATATTCACATGAGCGATACACTATTATTAAATGCAGACGGTTCACCGCTGGCAGTGACTCCACTTTCTACACTAACGTGGCAGGAAGCAATGAAACTTGTTGTACTAGAGCGCGTCAACGTGCTTGAATGGTACAAAGGTTGGGAGATTCATACTTCCCGGCAAACGTTTAAAGTTCCCTCTGTGGTATCTGTTAAAGAATATATACCAATTTCACAATCAGGAGTAAACTTTAGCCGTCAGAATGTATACATTCGTGACGGTTTTGTATGCCAATATTGTGGTGATTTATTCCATGCAAAGGACTTGACACTTGATCACGTCCTACCAAAATCGCGTGGTGGTAAAACAAACTGGGAAAATATTACAACTGCATGTAAACCGTGTAACCATAGTAAGGGTAACAATGCGCGTATTGTACCAAAGAAAAAACCAACACGACCAAACTTCTACCAAGTATTGAACCGTAAGAACTTCCACATCACAGTTAAGGATGAAAAATGGTTGAACTACCTTCAATGGCCAGAAGAATACGTCCGAATGGCTGTATAATAATCGCTTGACATTAATCACAAAATCAATTATAATGTATGTATGAATTGTGCAAATTCATATTATATATAATATTAAATAAATCACGACAAAGGAGTAACATATGTCAGAAGAAGCACAAGTAGCAGAAGCACCACAGGCTCCTGCTGTTACCGTAAACGATCTTGCAAACGTTTATGCAATCATTGATCTAGCCTCAAAGCGCGGTGCATTCCAAGCATCAGAGCTAACCGCAGTAGGTTCAGTTGCAAACAAAATCAAAGCATTTGTTGACCACATTGCAGCACAAACAGCGGCGGCGGAAGAAGCAGCGGCGCCAGCAGAGGGCGGTGAGGCTTAATGGCTTTTCTTAAACACGTTGGTAGACACTCAGGTACAGGTCAACGCCTGAGTGTCGCATTCCTACAACTGCCAGACGACAAAGAAAACGCGTTAGTAGTATATAGTGACTCACTACCAGACCGCTACCATCAAGATTTTATGGCAGCAGTTGAATCGAATGAAGGTCAGGCTGCAAAAAGCCTGTATGAAGTTCTTGCACGTAAAGTATTTTGGCATGGTACTACTATGCTAGAAACACTACATAAAGAAAATCATTTGGTTAAGATTCCTACTTCACAAATCATCATGACACCAAATTCAAACACTAGTATTCCACTAAATGATATTTTGGCACAGATGGATGGATTTGAAGTTTCAGAAGATGCAATCGCAGATAACGATACCACTCAAACTGTAACTGAATCCCAAGTTGATATTAATGTAGACGAATCTAAGAAGGACGAGAACAAGCAAATTGCACAAAACTTGTTAGTGCAGGCGCAATTACTTGAAGAAGATGCAAAGCGCAAACGTGCAGAAGCATACAAGTATGATCCTTCTCTCGCCCCCAAGGAATCAAAGGTTACTATTACACCAGCATCAGAAGATGGTGAACCTACTAAAAAACGCGGTCGTGGCAGACCACCAAAAACTGTAGAGGCATAAAGTATGCATCGTAGTGATATCTTAAAACTTATTGAAACAGAACGCGAAAGACAATTAAATTTGCCCGGTAGCGAATTAGATGCAAACAATTCTCCAAACGATTGGATAGCTATTGCATCTTACTACCTGTCTCAGGAAGCACGGAGAGCAACTACGATGCAACCTCATGCAGATGAATTCATCAATGAACTTATCAAAGCGGCGGCAGTAATTGTTGCCGCTTTGGAACATGCTGATAACATGAAAAACAAAGGCGATCTTTCATAAATGGAATACGATAGAGAGGGAGAATTTGAGCGGATCATGGAAGAAATCTTCCCAATGAGTATTCCTGCTCAATTCGTAAAAAATCTTGTTGTTAAACTAAACAACGGACAAAGCGTAATTCTCAAAGGAGATGAATTACTACAACCACTACCAGTATCAAATGATCTTAGCTGGGACAAACTAGTGGAACAATTTGACAGGATCGAAGACATTGAAGTGTTCATCGATATGCCTGCAATTCAAAACAATGTTGCGTTTAACGTAAAGCAAATTCTAAGCGCACATTTCCAAGCACAATATAAGAAAAAGAATGATTAATATGATTATTGCTGCCGATGAAAACGGCGGCATAGGTTATAAGAATGGTCTACCATGGCCAAAGAACGATAAAGACATGAAATACTTTCAGAAAATAACTGAAGGTAATGTCGTCGTTATGGGATCGAACACGTGGAGAAGTTCGGGCACATACTATCATAACAGCGACAACGCAATAAAATATGTTGTATCCTCCCAAAATATGTTCAACTTTCCAGGTGTGTTTGACACCTACGACCCAACTCACGATAAAATAGAAGACATTCTGTTATCAATTGAGTTCCGTCACCCAGGACGAGAAGTGTTCATTACAGGTGGTAAAACGCTATACGATGCTGCATACAAAATTTGCGATAGAGTATATCTAACTGACATACATGGTAAGTACCGTTGTGATACATTTTGTGACATCAGCAAATACATAGAGAACAAGAGCATAGTTAGCTCAACCTCGGAAGCTGCAACACGTAGTGGTCCGGGAATACAATTTTCAATATGGGAGGCAAACTAATGACAACAAAATCAATCTGGGCAGAAGGTGATTACCTTGACCTTCTGTATACTGTACTAGATACAGGTGAAGTTCGTGATCAAGAACGAACAGGTGTAGGAACAAAGTCACGTTTTATGGCATGGCTCATATTTGATTTAAACCGTGGGTTTCCCCTACTTACAACAAAGAAAGTAAACTTCAATGCAGTAGCAAGTGAATTGCTTTGGTTCATTGAGGGTTCTGACGATGAACGTAGACTTGCTGAAATTCATTATGGAAAGCCAAGAGAAGAACTTGTAGGCAAAACTACTATTTGGACTGCGAATGCAGACGCACAGGGGGTTGCTCTAGGATATGAGAACACAGACACAGTTAAGAAGTTAGGACCTGTATATGGCGTTCAGTGGCGTAACTGGAATGGCATTGACCAACTTGCTAAACTAATCGAACAGATTAAAACAAATCCTCAGTCACGCCGTCATATTCTAAGTGCTTGGAACGTGTCTGATATCGATGCTATGGCGCTCCCGCCGTGTCATACATTCTCACAGTTTTATGTCAACAACGATGGCGAACTGTCTTGCAATCTATATCAACGTAGTGCAGATTTGTTTCTAGGTGTTCCGTTCAACATTGCATCATATGCTCTACTAACACATATGATTGCACAAGTTTGTGATCTGAAGGTTGGCGAGTTTGTTCACACAATCGGTGATGCTCATATCTATATGAACCATAAAAATGCCATTGAGGAACAGTTGTCACGGGCAGAGGATATACGTCTGTTTCCTGAACTAAAAATTAATCCAAATGTTAAAAATATTGATGATTTTACGATGGATGATTTTGAGATTGTTGGGTATGACCCACACCCGTTTATTAAAGCAGAAATGGCAGTGTAAAGAAAAACCCGCGTAAGCGGGTTTTTTATTGTCTTATATTCCGAACTTAAAACTTTGATCTCCGGGATAGATTGGCACTTGCGCGCCCGGTGCCCGTTTTGGTATCTTACTGTCTGCACTTGATACACAACTATCTGAGATACATGGTCTTGGCGAGTCGAAAAGTCTGAACCCACCCTCAACGAAACCAAGTGGTCGGTCAGAACAACTATATGAACGTTTGATTGTTCCATCTGGTTCACGAATAACAATACCCTTAAACCCACTTGTACACTCCCAACCTTTGAACTTGTTGAAGTTAAAGGCATTGAAGCGTTCTGCTTGATCCATATACCATTTCTTACCAGTCGAATCCTCAAACTCAACTTGCATAATCGGTGGAACATTTTTGTCGTCACCGTTTTCTGCATCCATCGTCCATAGGCTTTTGTGTGGTTTAGGTCTTACAACTTTCACCCCAGTTTCTTTTTGAATTTCATCAGTATATGCGCGTTGCGGCATACCATTGCGCATGATAGCAAGTTGTTCGTCTGTATAACCTTTAACCACGAATGATGCAGTGGGATCAGACTGTGGCTTTAGTGTAACGTTGATACCACGATTGTGGAAGTACATTGCGTTCTCCCAGTCACGATCAAACCATTCAGGAACAAGAACCATATTGATTGTCACTTGAACATCGTGTTCCATACAGAATAGAAGTTTATCTGCAAATTCATCTTTCTTCGCATATTCGCTATGATATGACGCAGTGATACTTGCACGGTGAAATGCTGCAACTGTATCACAATATTCCTGATGCCACTTTAAATTACGTGACATGTTTGTTGTCATATGTACAGAAGTATAGTTAGTATTGCCAACATCATCAGCAAGGTGTCTAAGAATGTCAAGGTATCCTGGGTGAAACGTAGGCTCACCCCCAGAAAGACTAAAGTGAAAACTATTGAAACCATTGTCACGGGCTTGCCTCTTTATTTCATCAATTGTCGCTAAACATAGTTCTGTTGGGCGATGGTCTTTACGATCAGAACGAGCATAAGGCCAACAATAAGAACACTTGTAGTTACAGAAACGACCTAGCAACCATGACACCGAAAACAAATCTCTATATAAAAGTGTACGCTGTCCTACTTTAACTAAGTCATGATATGGAATTTCAGTGAAATCATATTGTGACCAGTAGTTTGCATCTTTTTGAATTTCTTTTGTCATAGAATATCGCTATCCATTTCAAAGTTTACGCCGGGAATTAGTGGAGTAACTTTACTCACTTCGTTCTTACTGTTATCAAAGATTGACATATCTACAATATGACGATCTAGTGTTTCAAAATACTTTTCTTTAAATGCACTCTTTGGTGCGCAAAGACCACAACCGCATGTTTGCTTTGGGCAGATAACAGTTGGCATTTCTTTTGCTGCAAGTTGTTCTTTTAACTTATCTATAATCTTATCACCTTCACTAATCTTACCTAAACGACCTCTAGTTTGATCAAATTTAGCTTGACACGTTTGGTGATGGTATACACTATCAGTCTGTTGTTCAAGGTGTAGGAAAAACCAGTTAACAGAACAATGCCAACCCTTGAAGTTTCTGAAATTAACGAATGTACTCTTACGAGTATCACCTTGACTAGATAGACACATTTCGCGTGATCCGCAGCAAGGACGACCAATAGTCATAGCAAGTTTCTTTGGTTCTGACTTACCTTCAGTATTAACTTGTGTCACTGCATGTTGTGATTCAATCTGTACATCTTTTGGTGTAGGATCGTTCAATGCAGCGTTCTTGTCATTCCAGTAATCTTTCATCCATTGGATTTGTGCATCATTATAACGGTGTGCTTGATCGCTTGGACTTTCTGGTTCTTCGCCAATAACACGAGGAACATATTTGACGCTGTGCTTCTCTAGGAATCTGCAAAGGTCAACACATTCATCAAAGTATTGTGCGTGAAACATAACGTTTACCGACACTGAGAAGAAGCCTTCAGGATTGCTATGCATTGCTTCATGGAACTGTAGAATACGATCACGCACTTGCTTCTTTAGCTTGTCATCACTTTCTGCATGATAGCTAACAGTGATGTGATGGAAATGTTCGATAACAGCATTAGCCATCTTCTTACTCATTGCACCGTTGCTTGTTAAAGCAAATGAGGAATCCCAACGATCTGCATATTGTTCTGCATATGCTTTTTTAAGATATTCAATGAATGGAATAAAGTTAGGGTTTACAGTAGGTTCACCACCGGTGAAGCTAATACTTGCACCCTTTAGTGTTCTATGTTCTAGATAGGTGTCCATGTACTTGAACAAGAAGTCTGTACTGTTCTTCAACTCTTGCAATGTTGCATGTGGACTAAAATTGTCGTGTCTGTGTACTGGGCAATAACTACAGTCGTAGTTGCATCTGCGCCCAAGGTCCCATGATACCTGAAAGATATCGCCAGTTAATAGGTCAACTGTATCAAAACTCATTTATATATTCCTTAAACATAGGTTCGACTTCAATCAAACTTTCGTTTCTTATTTTATCTAATTTATTAGTATAGTCTACAAACTCATCCCAATGATCGGCGTGATATGAATCGCTATTCATATAACTACATATGCTATCACGTGCGTGTTTGGCAGCCTCAATTACATATTCTGGGAATCCCTGTTCTTCAACCCAGACAACAAAATCTTCATACTTCTGTGTAAGTTCAGATTTCATCTTGTCGGGTAGAACACGTATATTTAGATGCTTTGGGTGATGCGCTACATGGTGCGTCATTATAGGACGTTTCTTTGTTGAGCTTATACGCTTGAATTCACTCTCTTGTAATTTCCATTTCATAAAGTCAATAAGATGATTAACATTATATGCTGTAACAGTAACAGCCAACCAAGACATGATATTCATTGGCAAACCATCTACAGTCTTTAGATTTCGAAGCGTCTTATCCCATTTTGCTGGATTACGTTGATATTCTAGAACAGGTCCCATACCATCAACACTTGCACCTATCTGAACCATTTTAAAGTTCTTCCATAATTCCGTTACGCGTGTTGGTAGAGTACTCATATTTGTATTATACTCTATAACAATGTTTTTTGCAACACCTTGATCAACACAACGTTCAAGAAAATCATAGTGACGCTCAATTAACATTGGTTCACCGCCTGCAAAATATACGTGTTTGATATTCTTTGCATTCTTTTCCAAGAATTCCCAGAAAGGTTCATAGTTAGGCCAGTCGTAACCATCTGCTACTAGCTTATTACCTTTAGGATAAATCTTAACTGGTCCACTTGTTTCCCAAAATGAATCAGTTCCTGTTAGTTTCATGTAATCGTCGTACCAAGAGTCACTATCAGTTGGACCACACATGCGACACTTTAGATTACAGAAATTACCGAAGCGCAAATCGTAGAACATGATTTCTGTTTTGTCAACATCAATTGTACCATCTTCCGCAGTTTCATTTACTGCACGTTCAAACGAATACATCTTCTTGTCTATTTCGTATTTTCTGCGTGAGTCTAAACCGTTTTCTTCTTCACTTCTGCAACGTCCACATTCTTCACTCCAGATTCCGTTTAGCATGTTTACTCGCATTGCCTTCATCATTTCAGCATTGCGAGACTCAACTAAATCGTCTCTACCAGCATTATATGCTGTTCCATCCGGTTTTCTGATAACACCTTTATTCTTTGTTACATTGGCTTGACAGCACACTCTAACATCTCCGTTAGAACGTGCTGCCATAAACATCCAAGGAATAGGACAAAAAGTCTTAGACATCTATTACGAAATTCCTAACTGTTGCTTTGCCCAATTGCGTTCTTGACACCAGAAACAATCACCGCATTCGGGCACGTTGTCTGGGTTACCGTGCATTTGATACCACTTGGCATCCATACCCATTAGATTGGGATGATTGCAATCACCTTCACAACTTCTTGTTGCGTTAAACAACGCGATTTCGTTGTTGTTTAGGTACTGTTGTAATACCCAGTCTTTTTCAACTAGACGCAATGGTTCTAAAGCCCAGTTAACACCATTGTCGGATACATACGCAAGCTGATTAATTTCTATATCTTCTTCGTTGACATCGCGGGTTTTCATACGATCTTCGGTGGGGGTGTCAACTGTTGGGTTCTTTGTTGTTGCATTATATACTGCATCAAGTTTTAAATTGTGCGCCATAAATCTGTTGTATGTGTATACGATTACTTGATCACCTGATGAACCTTGCAGTGACGGATGTGTCAATGGACCGATTGCACCATGTTCAATCTGCGGCGGAATAAATGTTAGGTGTCGTTCACCAATAATATTTGGGAATCGAGCTTTCAACTCATTATATACACGCAATGCAATGTCAAACTGCCATGGGCGTGTCTCCCAACAACGCATAAATGTTATAATTTCAATTTTAATGTCATAATTGTTTTCTTCAATTATCTTACACAACACAAGAGCCATTGCAGCACTATCTGCTCCACCCGAAAGGTCAAGACCGACACGTCTCCATGATGGGTTAATAGGTATCGCGAGACCGTCTACAATGTGTGTTTTCAATCCAACACTGTAAAGATGCTCTTTGAACTTTTGTGTCATATGAAACTGTGTCATTGCTAAATTCTGTCGCATGTCGCCCTGCATAATTTCATCTTTTGAATTCATAAGCGTATCGTATTCATCTTGAATAATATTTTCAATGACAACACGTGAATGCGATGTGTCATCTCCCAATGTATATGGGAACTTTTCGTATAGTGCATTAATTTTGTCTAGGCTAATTTTACCCATGATTTACTCCTGTGTCTCTGGTCCGTTTGTTAAACGCTGTAACTGATTGCCTTCTGGCGTCTTTATTAATCTAAAGTCTTTAAATGCAGATTGGTTAAAATCTTTTTTGAATATTCCATCTACAGTACCTGCATAGTGTAAAAATGCTTCCCAATTTGCTTCATCTTGAATTACACCCGATAATACGTACTGTGACATTTCTTTAAGGGAACGATCTAAAGAATGGGATAATTCATCGTAACTTGGTTTGTCACCGCTGTAGAAAAAGCCTCTCAGTTTTTTACCTTGTTTTATTTCATTGTTCCTGCGGGACCTGTTTTCATAGATAAGTTTCTTTACCTTATCAAACTCTGCAACAATATAATCTCTATGGTGTAAAGTTATTAACGCTGGATTTAATTGTCTAGGTGATTGCACTGGCGCCCAGTCGATAATATCAACATCAAGGGTCATTAGAGATTGAAACACATCTACAATTCCTAACACTTGATAAATCGATGTTGTAATTATAGTCTTTATATTCGATGGTTTCTTGTGTACTGACATAAACTTGTTTAAATTTTCTACAAGTTTATCCCAAGACCCGTCTCTGAAATATGAATACATATTTCTACCAGCATCAACTGAAATGTTCAATGACAGATTTCTAAATTTAGATAGCTTTTCCGAAAGTGAAACTGGATCGAAGTCCGCGTTAAAGTTTGTATAGAAGAATATTTCCATATTCTTTGCATTAGGGTGTTCAGCAAGTAGATCAAGTGCAAGGAAAAATTGCTTTTGTTTTAGTACTTCGCCACCAGAGAAATCAATCTTCATAATATTTGGGAAGTTTTCATTTAGATCACGAATGATCATTTCGACTTCATCCATTTTTAAATCAATTCTTGGTAGTTTGTTACCTTGTCGGTCAGTGTGGCGTAGACCAGTTATCTGATGCAGACCGTGCTTATGATCTAGTTCAGTTGGTTCGTAAGATTTTAATTTCGTTTCCCAACCACTAGAGTATACTTGGTCGCAATGTAAACACGCCATGTTGCAACTATTATTAAAACGTATTTCAACATGTCGCAATCCAGCAAAATCCATTTCGCCTGTTTCATAGTTGTACATGTCTGTTGGAATACCTTCAAACACTGTATACTGTTTTGGATCACATTGACCCGCAGTGAAATCATGTCGCATGGAACGTAGATTGCAACGTTCATTTTCTTCACACAAATGGCAACCTTCAGACCATTGTCCTGCAACCATTTCTTTGCGATGCAATCTGAAACCTGGAGAATTGAATATATTAGATGGTAGGTTTTCTCTACCTTCAATGAGATAGAATTGGTCTGTTTGAGTCGGACATGTGGTTACATATCCGTTTTTATAGTTTAGACCATGAAAACTATAGAAACATGGTATTGATTCATTTGCCATTAATAATCTCTCTTTAGTCTCTATTATACGCGATTGTTCTTGAAATGTCAAGATTCATAATTTATTTCGTTTTGATATGCTTTATTAGATGCACAACTTCTTACGCAACGTTTCAAATGCATTTCATGTTCTGGATCCCAACTTAGTCTTATCAATTGTCTAAACCAAACGTGGGACAGTATTTCTTCAAGTGTATGATGCTTTAGACTATTCCAGTTATCACCAAACTGTGCAAGTTTATCGTTAATTGCATCTTGATTTTTTACTGCGCTATCATGTAAGAAACAGCAAGGCCATACTGTTTGATCTGCTGCAATGAATATCTCTGCTTCGTGTATCATCTTGCAGGTGATACTCTTAATCATTTCTAGTTTCTTTTCTTGATCTATCTCTTTACCTTTACTGTAGGCTTTAATGAATTGATCAATCTTTTCAACTTCTTTTTTCTTTGAGTGTTCCTTCGCACCAGTTGTTGTAATGGTCTTAACTTCCTCTACAATCTTCTTGGTTTCTTTATCTTTCTTTTTAGTGACAGAAACCCAGTTGTGATAGCTGTTGCGCATACCTGTACGAGTTGCAAACTTGAATCCAAGTCTTTCTGCGTGTTCTCTCGCTTTATCTAGTTCATGTTCGTTGTGATCAAAAACAATATAAATCCAAGTCGCAGATGCAATACCGTTACCACCGTCACTATATGCCTGAATGTTTCTATCTATTGTACTAAATTTTGTACCAACACGATAGATGTGGTTTGTTTCTTCGTGGCCATCAATACAAAATGAAACGTCAACACTATTTGTTCTAGCTGACAGTTCACCCAACTCTCTCCACCAAGCAGCAGGTTGAATTCCACCATTTGTACTCAACTGGCACCAACCTCCATTCTCCACTAGATATTTTACCATTGGAAGACATTCTACGTTTGCAGCAGGATCACCCAGAACACCACAGAATTTGAATATCTTCCCATCAATATATTCTCTTGTAGGTAATATACGCTTCAAATCTTCAAGAACAAAATCTTGCACTGTTATTTTATCCAAATGTTGCGTTCTAGCGCACCCGGGACACAGAGCATTACAATCGCTAGTTATCTCAAGTTCTATTTTATCAATTCTATTCATTATTGACATTATAATTCTATTAGCCTCTGATCTTGCATCGTAACAAACCATCGATGATATGGTCCAACGTCTCTAAATTCAGCAACTACCATACCATCTATGTAAAGTCGTTTTCTCTTGAATACAAACTCTATGTCCTTTTTAGCATGTGTTTTTGGATGATTATACATTTGATAATCATTTGAAACGTTTATTATTTCCTTGTAATTAACCGATATATTATTTTCAACTGGTGTCTTTGCCGCAGAAAAATACGCATCCCCTTTTGGATGGTTTGGATCGTCAGTGTAGTCTTCCACAAATATAAAACCTTTATCTTCAAAATCAAAAGACATTTGTTCTATCGGTATTAATTTGTCAGCGCAATCGTAATTTAGAGTGTCGTTGTAATTTGTTAATATGACTGGAACCCTCTGATCTACTTCTGCTGCCAGTAGCATTCTCGACGTTCCGGGATGTATTGGGTGCGAACCATTTGGGAATGCCGAGATACAAATCGGATCATGAATAGTACCCCCTCCAATCAAATCCATTTTCAACAAGTACAATGCATATAGTTTCCGCACATCATCTTCGTCTAAGTCAGGGTCTGATAACCTAATTCTAGTGATGTTTTTATCCTTAAATATTCTCTCAACTTTTTTATCGATTAAAAAATTGACAAACATATTATGAGTATCGCCGCACCATATATTATCTATATGATTTTTTACCATGAAATTGTCCCAGATTTCCATAAGGGTCAATTCTGCATAATACGTTTGTGTATTGTACTTAGAATCAAACGCAGAATTAATTTTTATAAAATCTTCGTTATTTTTTATTTCAGTTACTATTCGGTATGTTCTGTCACTCATGGTATGCCTTTAGAATTATATTCGTATTTATTTTACAAGAATTTTCCCATATTTTCTATTCCCCATTTTTTCTCTAGACAGAAAAAACAATGACCGCACTCCGGTGGATATACACCATCCACATACTTGTAGTCTTCGCCCAATCCTACTAGATTGACCTCGCAACTGCGAGTAAGTTTTAATAAGTCATATAAATCATACTTTTCGTACATTGCCATAGTAAAGTCTTTACGTAAATAACCAAGGGGATTAATATGAAATGGACCAATCACCCAATGATTGGTAGACATAATTACTTCTTCTTCTCTGAAAGGTATTATCTCCGCATCTTCATTTATTGGAGGCGGGTTCATTGTTGTACCAGAATATGTTCTTGATGCACCTAACTTTTTCACCATATATACACCGAATGAACCAGCATAAATTGCATCTAGGCCTGCTTCTTTGGGGAAATCTTCATATTGCTTTTCGTATTTGAAAGTGAAATCTGTTGTTTCAAAGATTTCGGGAATAAAACCTGTTTGTATATCTTGAATGATATCCGGAAACATATTCTTTATATAATTGTATACATCCAATGCCATTGGTTCTAACCAAGGCTTAGAGTATGTAAAACGCGCCATGTATACTGGTGTTATTTTTGTTTTTAACTTGTATTTTTGTATTAACTTTGCCAGCAAAACGGTCAACATACTACTGTCGGCACCACCACTGAATGACACATTTATCATTTCTGCGTTTGGATCAAAATGAACAGGGAACCCGTCAATCTCTAATATTTCAGGATACTTGGGGGATCCGGGAAAACCAGAAAATGCATCATCATATATTTTTATAAATTCATCACTCAAATACAGTTCTTTTAATTCCTGTAATGAAAATTCTACAGCCATTATTCTACATCCTTAAATATGTCTGCCATTTCTGGGAATGTCGCACTGAAACTTACATTACGTTGGCGATCACATAGAGCTAGGTACTCTTTCATTTCGGGAAGACGATTGCTCCAGTCCTCACTTTCCATAAACTGCAACATACCTTCAAGACGCTTTAGTCCATATCCTGCTTGTTCCCATTGTTCATAAGTCACTTTACCTTTGTGCCATTCTGGGACGCCTTTCTCCCAGTTTGCTTTCCACCAAGGATAAAATTCTTCATACTTCTTACGAGTTTCTGCCTTGAACCATTCTGGGAGTACTTTTACATTCAAATGCGGTGGGTGATATACAAAGTGATAGTTCACACCACCTGCGCCGAATGGCCACATGTTGATCTTCTTAAACCCTTGTTCAAGTTTCCACTTGATAAAGTCTGGTAGGTAGTAAATGTTCAATGCTTGTACTGCACACGCCACTGTGACCTCTACGTGATCCTCTGTGTTATCAAGTATTCTGAATACTTCTTCTGTGCGTTTCCACTCACTTGGGTAACGTATGTAGTCGTTCATTTCATGAATGCTATCTACTGAATAATGGAAACGTACAAGTTTAAAATGAGACCACAGTTCAAACAAGTCTTCACGCCATTCAACTGCGTTAGAGTTATAACGAAGTTCCAAGTTCTTTGCATGTCCTTGACGGATGCATTCTTCTAGAATTTCGTAGTGTTCTTCTATGATAAGTGCTTCTCCGCCAGCAAAGTATAGCTGTTGCATGTTAGGGATCTGTTCATAAAACTGTTCCCAAAATACTGGGTTCTGTTTATGCCAGTTGTAGGAACTACCGTTAGTAGAACCTTTATCTTTCCACTGCATTGTTTCTTTTAGCGATTCGTTCTTGACAAGTGGAAAAATCTTACTATGATCTTTAATCCAACCAGAACTATCATGCGGCGAACACATGACACATGCAAGCTGACATTTTGTACCGAAACGCAAATCAATATATGCAAGCTGTGGTGGTACACTTCCGTCTTCATCGGTATCTGCTACTAGTTGCTCAACATCTGTTCGTTGACTCCAATAGTGTGTTTCCCACATACGCTTAGAATTGTGACCTGCTGCTTCCTCTTTATAACATTTGATGCAGCTAGGAGGTTGCTCACCGTTTAGCATTTGCTTACGCACGTTTTTCATATAGGAACTATTCCAACTAGACTTAAAGTCACTAACGTTTAGGTTGTTAGGGCGACCTTCTTCGTCTTTAAGAATACCTACTTGTCCTCCATGTTCTTTATCATTTGTTGGACCCACACTACTTGCGTTAGCTGTACAACACACTCGCATTGATCCGTCAGGTCTTGTACTCAGATGCACCCATGGAAGAATACAGAATGTCGGAGATGGTAGATCCTCCATTCCGTTGATACCTTTATATTTTGTCATTAATATTCGCCTTTATTATATCTGCACTTATTTATTATTTAAATTGTGCTGCAAATGCATCAAACTCTTTACCACATTTTTGCGAACATACCATCGGCTTGCCTGCATGTGTATTTGGTTTGTTCCAAGATTCCTCTAGTCGATAAGAAAAATATTCATTGTTCATTACACCAGCAATGCCGTGTTTCTTTGCATCGAATACATCTTTGCCGCCACTTTGTTGAATTAGTTCCCACACTTGATTTTCACCCGGCTTCTGCCACCACTTATACATGTTACCTGCGACCCAACAGCACGGAAGAACCAACCCTTCTGCACTTAGATACATATTCTTCTCTGCTGCAACTTTACATGATATCTCAACATTGTCAAAGTATTTTTCCAAAGAACCATACTTTGATGTTAGTTCTTCAATCTTACCAATCTCTTTGTTTTGATACTTCACTTCTTTTGGTTTTGAAAGTAATTGCTTTTCTTCGCCCTTGCGATTAACTGCTTGGTGGGTGTCTTTACCTGCTACTCTCATAGTCGAAAAGAAACGACCTGTCTTCTTTGGAATAAACTTTTGAAACCCCATGGCTTCACTCATTGCTCTGGCTTTTTCTACTTGGTGTTCGTTATGTTCAAATATCAAATAATCCCAATGTGCTTTGCCGCCAGCATCTATAAACGCTTGTGCATTTTCAATCGCAATATCCCAGTTAACACCTTGACGATACATATGGTTAGTATCTCCCAAACCATCAAACGAAAACTTTACATAACTCCAGTTACCTAATACTTTTGCAAGTTCAGCCCACCATTCTGGTTTCTTTGCGCCGCCATTCGTATTCATACCAAGAGTCAATTCTTTCTTCTGTGAACGAAAGTAATCGAATACTTCAAGAGTATCGGTTGCTACAATAGGATCACCAAAGTTACCGCACATGTAAATACGATCAAGTTGTTGAACAAATTCTGGATGCATGATCTGCTTGATATCATCAAGTTTTAGTTCATGTAATCCCAAATTTGGATTGTCTGCGCCGCCGTTCTGATTTCTGTCACACATAGGACAAGTTGCCTGACATTTTTCTGTAATTTCTAAGTGTACTACGCGCACATCTTTGTATCCATTGTGTCCGTAAATCATTATTTTATTCCCATTACCATGAAGCGATTATATTTGGGGAGAGATAGTGTTCCACGATATAGTAACTTCGAAACGTTTAGTTTGTCTACCCACCGCTGTTCACTTTTGATTGTATTTACCACAGTGTGATCGTCATGTTCTACAAAGTTGTTGTTCTGCATAATCACACGCATACCTTTTGGAATATTATCCCACCATTCTTCAAAGTTCTCAACGTGTTCACAGGACGTATTGATTACACAAGTAACATCGTCTGCTTCAACCTCAGTCATATTGATTTCATAAGACTGTTCGGTGTGATACTTGTAATAAATTACATCGTGTATTTCATTCTTATACGTAAGTTCATGAATATCTTTTACGATTGCTTTGAACCTACTGCTAACTTCAACATACTCTTTATTCAACTGATCGGCTGGGTTCTCTGTGCTTGGATCAATATCAAAGCTGTATACTTTACCAAAGCGATTTGATATACGTTCAAACATCAACGCTGCTAGAACACCGTACCAACCTGCACAGACATATACCATCTTTCCCAAGTCCAAGTCTAGTTCTGCAACAGTATTAACAAGCCACAGTTTACTTTCAATCTGTCCTTGACTAAGAGCATCAGTAAGTGCAGGACCATCAAACTTACTGGTTAGTCGTCTGATACCAGATGGAATCAAGTATTGTCCCATAGTCACTTCGTCAATAGTTTCGTGTATCTTAGATTTCAATACAATGTTATGTCGCAACAATTCTATCTTTTCATTGTCTGGATCAATTGCTTCCATAAGTCTGAAAAGTAAATGTATGTTTGGACGTTCAATTGTTATGTTACGCAAATCGTTAATCAATTGTGCTTTTTCTTCTGAGGATGTAGCATCTGCTACTAGCTTAAACACACTTGACAGTTCGCTTGAGTTTATTGCACGTTCAAGTTCCCGTATAGTTGGGAACTTGTCACCGTATAACATTGCATAACGGTTGATTAGATCAGATGCATTCATATTTTATTTGTGACCTATTTTCATATAGTATTGCTTGTCACCGACAGTAAGAACACCAGTATAGATTTCAAACGACATTGGGAATTTTTTATTGAACGTTTGTGAATTCGGGAATGGGTTTGGTAAGCTAGGATCGGTTTCGCCTACTATAATAACTCTGCGCATGTCAGGCAACATGTTGTACCAATCCATCGGATGATGCAAATGGCTTACGTTTGTATTAATAATAGTACCGGGTATTTCACTAAATGGCGCGCTTAAAACACCGTTCTGTAATCTAGTAATAAAGATATGTTTAGCGTAATCGATATCATACATATCTTGTGTACTGGATTTAAACTTCCAGTCTGCTAATACTTCCCGTTGCATCATTTCATCTGCAATAAATTGACACGCACCGTTGATATCGAAGTTTCTGATAGTTTCGATGTTCATTTCAGCATCAAGCAACATTGCCGGCAGAATGCCGATACCACCACCTAGTACATAAACTGCACCAAGATATTTTCTTCCAAGTGTATGTCGCATTGTACTAACAACCCATGAGTATAGCTTTGCTTCGGATGTGTTTACAAAACTACTTACATCAAAGTTTGGATAGTTGTAAATCAAATCTTGCAAACGTTTAACAATAGTATCATTCTCTGCAAGCTGAATGTGTGCTAAAAATTCCATAGCATTTCTATAGCTGCCCAACTGTTGTTCAACGTTAATCTTAGAATAAGTGTTTGCCATTCTGACGTAATCATATGGTACAATGTTTTCACCGGCGTTATTCATTGCATTTTTTAGCATTAAAGTGTCATCGTTGACTACTTCTTCAACCGCTGGACCTGTAGTATATTCTATTTCATCTTGAAATGATGTGTCATCAAATGACGCATACAATTCTTCGTTAGATTTAATAGTCTTTTTATTTGCTCTTGCTGCGCGGCGTGCGCGAATATCACTTACCATTGTATTTTTCCTCAAATGTTGCTTTCAACCATTCAAAGTCGTTAATCTTTGATAGTTCATCTGGATTATCTGCATTTGCAATGCCAAACTTTCTACCATCACGTGCGCCGTTGATGGCGTCTTCACCGAATGGTCTGTCTGATCCGACGTTACACCAAATATCTAGACGCTCTTTGTTTTCATCAACTTTGCTTCGCTGAATAATACTTGACGCTAGTTTAGTACATTCACGGAATGCCGACTTCCATGTGTTAAAGGGATCTGTATTGAATGCAGTGTAGTTCGCTGCTGTTGGCATTGGTTTAAATTTTTCGCTGATAGACGTTGTAAAGTCGATATGCCAATCTGTTGCTTCACGTAAAAGTTTTGTTGGGAATAATTTTAGTCCACCATAACCATAGATCAAGTCGTTAATTGGGTTCTTAGACTTCCAAGTATGCACGATATCCTCGTCCCAAATCGTTGGCATGTATTCAATATTAAATTCATCTAACAGTATCGCGTCCGCATCAACAACATAGAACATACGTGTATCGGCTAACTCCGCTGCTTGTTTGTGTGCGTTAAAGATACCCTTTACACCGTGAACGCGTTTTGCATTTGGTACACGCTGTAATAGTTTCTCGTAATTAGCATCTGCAAAAGGTTCGTTGTAACTTAGGAACACAACATCATACGGAATATCCGCAGATGGTGGGGTCTTTGCTCTTACTGGACGCTTGTTTTTGAAATTCATCTTACGAATTTTGTCTGCGTCTGGTTTGAGTTCTTTGATTGCTTCTGCTGGTATAAGTTTCAATCCACCAAATTGATGTACGAATCCAGTGTATGGGTTTTCCTTTGGCCACATGTGGAAGTGTGATTTATGAAACTTGTCAATATAGAACGAGCGGTCAAAGTTCATGTCTTTAACTCTGACATCATTATCTATCGCCCAGAAATACCCCATAGGTGCTAGTTCTGCTGCTTTTAAGTATGCTGCTCCAACGTCAGTGGCGTCTATAATTTCAACAAAGTCATACTGCTTATAGTAATCAGTGTTCTCTTTGTATAGACCTTCATCAAAATAAAATACAGGATAGCCTACTGTTTTACTTGCAGGTTTATCAATGAATATCATATTTTTAAATCTATCAAAAGAGAAGTCGCGTTCTGATAACTCATAGATAGATAGATGTGGTCTGTGAACTAGATACACACCAGATGTACCTGTGGTCGTTTCGTTTGTAGATTCGTTTGCAAATGCAAATACGTTTTCGATATTGAATATATCAGGATAGTAGTCGAACTTGAAATCATCCAATAGTTCAACAATTGTGTCAACTACCCAATAGAATGTTTCACCTGCCGCTTGCACATATGCTTGATACGGATCACGAGTTTTAATAACTTTGATACGTGTCACTTCTGGTATCTTCATCATAATATCGTCTTTTAGTAAAAGATTATATTTGTTATATGCCTTGCTTGATAGAGCAAGACCGCCATAGCCAACACGCTCACCTTTGATATCTGCAAAAGACCAAATCTGAGTGGAGTCCATATCATATAGATCAGGAACTCCAATTTCATCGATTAGTTTATTGATATCTTGTACTGTATCTAGGTCTGGGTTGACCATCCAAAATCTGTGAGTTTTTGATTTAGATATACATTCCTCAACTGATCTGCCGTGTACGATATCAAATGGTTGCATTTCACCCATTACCATGTCCATGTCTTTCTGCAAATCCATATCATAGTTTTTAGGGATAAGACGCACACCGTTTCTTACAATCTTACCATTAGGTAGTTTTACATTAAAGTTATGAATCTTATCTCTGTCATAACTGAAAGGATAGAATTCATCAATTAAGTCTTGATAAGGTTCTACTTGTTCATCAATCATCCAAAACATTTCAGTGTCAACCGCATGTACAAGCATTGCATCCATTTCTGCAATTCTACCAACACGATGTTGCTCAAACGGTATGTCTTTCGACGCAGGATGTACATCATACACCCCATCCTTTTTGAAGTAAAACTTTTTGTACGCGGTTTCATCAAACATGTCACGTTGTGTCGGGAATAGACCAATGCCGTGATACTCTCTAGCATATCCGGTTACTGGATTTACTTTTTGCCATAGCGCAACTTTTTGATTTTCTTTATCTAATCCAAATTCGAAATTGTAACTGAAATCAAAATCTTCGTTCACATCTGTATCAGGATATACAAGATAGTAGAAATCAGTACGCGCTACCGCACGACACTTTTCATGAACCTGCATAATGTTTTCACCCATGACAATATTGATATTATCATGTCGTGCTTTTAGTTTCTTTAAGTTCTCGTTACCAAAGTTACGTTTCCAATAGAAAATATCATACGTCTCTTTTGTTGGAGAATATGTTAAAGTTTTTTCATGTAGTTTAAATTCGTCGCGCATATAGTATGCATCTTCTACATACTCTCTGCCTTTGTTTAGAACATCAAGACGGTTGAAAAGTTTTACACCTACTACTTGCTTGAACATATCACGTTCATCTGCATTCCAAAGCTGCGTATACATTTCATCGTATTCGGTCGCAGTGTAACTAAAATCAAAGTCGTCGCCTGGTACTACCTCTGGATCAATAACCCAAAAGTGTTTAGTATTCACAAGTGACGCAATCTTCATCACGGCGTCAACAATCTTTGGATTGCTCATGTCTTCAAGATTGATTTTTACTAGTTTGAAGTTTGGGTAATCCCCAGAAACGCGGTCGAAACGATCATTCGTCTCTCTATCGTTTTTGTATGTTAGGTAAAATCCGTCGTAGGCCATAGTTGTCCTTATAGTTTCATTTTCTTGTATTATAACAGATTATTCGTCGGATGTAAAGACTGAAATGCCATAGTGCTTCGCAAAATCTTCTGCGTCTTGTTCGTCATTGACTATCGGCATTCCTTTGATATTCAGTGATGTATTGACTAGGATAGGACATCCTGTCGCTTCGTAGAACTTCGTTAGCAGTTCATACAGACCCGGATGTTGCTCACGATTGACGGTCTGTACGCGTGATGTTCCATCTTTGTGTATGATTGCTGGGAACAGTTCTGGGAATCTACATGTTGCAACAAACTGCATATATGGTGATTCGTTTATGTGTCGTGGCATATCAAAGTATTCGTGAACATGTTCTTCTAGAATCATTGGAGCAAAAGGACGGAACTTTTGTCTACGTTTGATTTCATTCATACGATCTTTAATATCGTCCCCGCGTGGATCTGCCGTAAGAGTGCGGTTACCTAGCGCACGTGGACCAAACTCTGCACGACCATTTGCGATACCAATAATCTCTCCGCGTAGCAATGCTTCTAAACTTTTCTGTACAGGATATAGACCTTTAATCTCATGTCCTAGATAAGGAGTTTCCCACTTGATTCTATCATCAAAGTATTGTTGTGACGCACCGATACAACTACCAGCATCTCCCGGATTTGGCATGATCCACACATTATCATATTGATATGTGATCTTTGAGTTTGCGCTACAGTTTAGCGCACAGCCGCCCATCATCACAAGATTTCTGCTTGGAATGTTTCTAACACACCATGCAATGATGTTCTTTAATAGATATTCGTACACTGCTTGTGTACCAGCAGCAATGTCGAACAAGTCTTGCTCACTCGTTAACTCTGGCTTCCACCACAAACACCCACGATGAAGATTGTGTTTGAAGTATGTTTCCGGTGAGTATCCTATACCCTCAACAAGTATGAATTCGTCTACAATTTCTTTGAAGAACCTACGGCTATCCCCATACGCTGCCATACCCATAAGAATGTATTCATCTTCTTGTGGTTTCAATCCCAAACGCTGTGTCATTGCACTATACCAAAGACCAATTGAATGTGGATATTCTTGAGAGAAAATCTTAGTCATACGCTCACCCTCGGCATGCCATATAGTAAGAGTTTCAAACTCACCTATTGAATCTATCACAACAACACATGCATCATCGAAATCACTCGTATAGTAACCACTTGCGGCGTGAGTGTAGTGGTGATCTTGATAGTCTATCTTGATACCATTCAACTGCGGGAAGTTTTTATTTAAATACCATTTAGGCCACTCACTTCCTGCGAATGCAAGTTCGTATTGTCCAGCTAGAAACTGACGGTACTTCTTCTTTAATGGTCGCTCAAACCAAGCAATACGGTCTGGCTTACCATATGACAACGCTTCATTGATGATACCATCGTTTAACAATGCATCATTCTTGATCTTACTGTAGCGTTCACTGTGTGATGCAAATAGTATCTTACCATCTTCAATCACTGAAACGGCTGCGTCATGATTCAACGCGCCAGAAATACCTAATATTCTCATTCGTTTCTCTTATTTGTAGATAAATGGATCACGCTTTCGTAGTTCTTCAATACGCGCCTTTAGTGCTTTTTTTCGTTTATATTCTGTATATGGGTATGTGATAATTTCCCATATTTTATTCAATAGTTTCATTACTATTCTCCTTAATTATAGAGTAGTCCATACTTAGTTTTTTTCTAAATCTATTATTCCCTGAAACCAAGCATTGTGTATTACATCTTTTAATTCTAAAACGTCTACGTCTTTTGGATGATACGGTCTTACGATATCACACCATATACCTTGGTCATGTCCTGCCACTGCTGTTTTAATATTGTTCCTACTTAGCATTAGTGCAAAATAACCTTCTGCATCTGGACTATGTTTGTCATATTGAATACGCTCTAATAGTACATCACTGTAAGACTTATAAAATGTATCAAGTAAATGTAAATCTTTCCATTTTAACGCAAACCAAGTTTCTCCAGTTCGCTCAGGCATATAATTCATTGACACATTGTCCAAACTATTTAATCTATCAAGTGCCTCTTTGGCACACTCATCTTTTACATGCCATGGTACCATCATACCGTCAAAATTTTCTAATTGTGCTGACAGGAATTCACTCATATCCGTATTACCAACTAAATCCCATCTCCATTTGACTACTATATCATACTGTTTAGAACTTTTTTTAAGTTCTGATAACGCATACTTCAAACTTAAAAACTGGGACATAAGCGATATATAATACGGCGAACATCCTTCTGGTATGTGTTGCTGTATATTGCTATAGTCGTCTATCAATTCATTGTAACTAGTTAATGCCATACCTTTTACAAATTTATAATTTTCAACTAAATGTACATTGTTGTTAACTTTAATATGTTTTTTCCACAACTCCGGTGACGCATTCATAGGTTCTTTTGTATTTTTAGTTACGTGTTCTTCAATAATATCAGATAGTTTTATTGGAGAAACGTCATCGCTCCAAGTATGACCATAGAAATCTGCTCCCGGGAAGCATTCGCGTATACGGCCTGCCACATCAACTAATATTCTACCAGTGAGTAGGACCGCAATACGCATTACATGTTCCGTGTGTTTTCGATATCATCGAATATGATCTTTGCCCACTCACTGTGTGCTTGTTCATTTGGATGCATGTATCGTTCATCGCCTTCTTGGTCAAAGAACAGTTCGTTGTCGTGCATGTATGTAAAGAATGTCTGCTGTTCATATATATGTGTCATATCTAATTGTGCAAGTACCGGACCCATGTCCGCTTGCTCACAAAGTTCTGTAAACTTAGTAGGTTCAAGAAGATTTGGAGTCAAGTTCAAACTATTGAATATAACATACTCTAGATCATTCTGTTTGCAGAAGTTTTGTATCTGTACCACATGCATCAAGTATGTATGAAAGTCATAAACTGGTGACCAGAAATGTTTCATGTATAGAGTGTTAAACAAATCTAAATCTCTGTTTGTTTGTTCATCTAACATAATGTTACCATGATACTCATGTGCAGGAATATTGTGAATTAGAATATTCTTTTCCTTTATAAAATGTTCGCGTCTACTGGGTGCAGTTAGCCCAATAGCAACAAATGGCTTCTTACCATTCTGTATAAGTTCACTAACTGTCGTGATCGTATTGCGTACAATGTATTGATTTGACACGCCTCGTTGTGCTTCCGTGACTGTTTCTGTTCTATCGAAACCTAACAACTCTGCTAGTTCAAAAGGCCATGCTTTATCTTTTAGTGCAAGACCTGTACCGTATGTAAAACTGCATCCATTTGCGTATAACATAGTAACTCCTATTAACTTCTAACTTTATTTATCTACTTGACAATCGCACGAATGTTCATATATCAAGGACGGTCGTCGCTCTCATTATGTTGAACATATGGAAAAGCAACGTGTGTGGGACATTATGAGTGGAAAGTTGGAAGATAAAGTACCAGAAGATCCACCATTTTAATAGTTGACAGTTAAAACGAATCACTATATAACTGTCTTGTAATCAAGAGAGAGTTAAACATGTGGGAACTCCGCGCACAATACAATCGTCTAAATGCCGAGAACCCAAGTGGGGTTCTTGAGTGGAGTTCTGTATTTGTTGACACTCAGGACCAAGCTGACAGTTGGTGGCGTTGCCGGACTAGCAGCAAATGCAAAGGTCGTGTAAGCACTATGTTCGATCCAGATGGCAATGTTGTCAAGGTAGCATTCGATTAATTCTTGACAATACAACGAATCATGCTATATTAATAGAGTAGTCAGAGAGAGGACACACTATGCAGGACTTTAAAGAATACGCAAAAGACTTCAGCGACGCCAGTCGTCAAGTATACGGCTCACATGCATACGCTGCAGGCTACTTTGAAAGCACGATGGCGGACATGTTCCGTTCGCTCACTGTGGCAGATCAGCAACGCTTCACTCGTATGATGCAGGAAGCGGCAAACAAAATGGTTGACGAATGTGTTGCTGCTGGCGGTAAGCGCGATGAAATTAAACTCTGCACTCTTGGTTCTTCTTATGTAGAAAAGATTGCAAATGGTGAAAGTATTGGTTTTTAATTCTTGACAATCACACGAATCATGCTATATTAATACTGTAGTCAAGAGAAGGAGACTCACAATGGCTAAAGTTGCTCGTAAGACTGTTGAAGTTGGCAAAATTCTGCGTATGGCAAACTCGTTCCTCGCTGCTGAAAACACCACTGCTGATGAACGCGAAGGTGTTTGTGCGCTGATGGAAGCTATTCTGTTTGAAACTGGTAACTATCGTGGTTATCGCTATCTCGACACCGATCAAATTGAAGGCAACGGTTCTCGTCGCTTCTACTTCCCTTCGGGGAAGATTGTTGACGATCACGATGCTGATCTCCGTAACATTAACAAAATTCGGGTGTAATCATGAATCTTTCGAATGTTCGTGACCTTGTTATTATCGCTGCTGTTACGTTTGTAACTGTTACATCTGCTGTATTCGTAACTGATCCGGTTCGCGTAGGACAGTGGTTAGCAATTGTTCAAATAGAACGTGACACTATTCTTGGTTCATATTATGAAGATATCTACTATCTTGAATGTGAAGTAAATAAGACAATAGATTGCGAGTAAAACAATGAGTATGGATCATATCCCAGGAGAACGCGGCGTTAAGTATTTTGGACGCTTTGATACTTGTTTAGATAGTTACCACTATACTGAACTGCAAGATTTTAAAGAAAAAAAGCATCCGAAAGAAGTGGCTCTTGCCGCCGCTTTGTTGGCAATAGATTTCAATGATGGTGAATATATCAAAGCCACAAGTCCGGTAAATGAATATATCACACACATGAATATAGACGGGACTGAAAGTACTCGCTATCTTATGAAACGCGATTCTAATCGTAGTATCACAATTGCTGCACTGCTGTCATTCCCTGGTCAAATCAGTGAAAAACTAATCGAACAGGCGCGTGATATTATTGCACGGCTCGAACTTGAATTCATGTTCAAAGTTTTGAGTGATAATATGAATGAGTTTGAGCGCGGTGTTCATGGTTTCATCGCAAAAGACGAAGTAAGTTATTCAGATATCGGAATCGTCGCATACGTGCCATTCTATGATAAGCGCGAAGAAGAATCAAAATCGCTTCGGGATCGTAGCGCACTGAGCGCACACATCGGCGCCGCTGGTGGTGTAATCGACACTGAGATTGAAATTATCAACAAACGTAAATCAGAACAATACGGAGGCTATAATGTATCTGCTATCACTATTGACGGCAATCGTGTTTCTTTCTTTACTTCCAAAGAATCAATTGCAAACCACACTGGCGTATTCAAAATCAACGCGAAAGTAAAGAGTTTCGAAACAGTATGGCGCGAACCTGATATCAAAGAAACTCGTTTGAACTACGTAAAGTTTGCATAAATAAGTTCGTATATAATATAGGACTTATTATGGCAGACAGAAATTTCCAAATAAAACATAAACACGCATGTCCACTTCCATTCCATCATCTGGCTATTAGACCAGATGGTGGGATTTTTCCATGTTGTTATTTCAGACAAGAAGAAGTACCAGAAGATTTAAGAATTGATCACCCTGATCCATTCAATCACCCTTTCATGGTTGATCTTCGTGAAAAGATGCGCAACGATGAAGCGCACCCAGGTTGTGCAAGCTGTTATCGCGACGAAGAAATTTCTGGTAGCAGTATGCGTACTGACATTTCATCTCCTTTCATTAACTTTGGTATTCCTGATGCTGCTGAATTTGCAGAAAATTCAAACAGAGATTATCACTATCTAACAAACATCGACCTTGCACTGAGTAACGTATGCAATAACAGATGTCGTATGTGCGGACCTGAATTAAGTACAAACTGGTACGCAGATGCTAAAAAGCTAGGATGGGGCGGCGAACCAAGACGTGGTGTTGTCGCAAAGAATAGTATCATTGAAGACTACGATTTAAGTAATCTAAAGTTTATCAAAATGATCGGCGGCGAACCTCTGATGGAGCAAGAGAAATTCATTAGTGTTCTAAAGAAATGTAATCTACCTGAATTAAAGATACTTATTGCAACAAATACCACAACTACCCCAAACGAAGAATTGACCGGTCTACTAAATCAATGCAAAGAAGTCAACGTGCAATTGAGTGTAGACAGTTATGGTAAGTTGAACGATTTTCTACGCAAAGGTAGTTCTTGGCAGAGAGTAGAGGAAGTAGTTGATTGGTTCTTGGAGTGGGAAAAAACTCGCAAAGCAACTAAGAGCAAAACCACTATCAGTTTCCATAGTGTTGCATCTATCTACAACTGTAATTCGTTCCACGAGTTGATTGATTATTCACTACAAAAGGGAATGCGCTGGACACATTATGTTATGGCGGATGGTCCTGATTGGATGCTACCTAGAAATCTACCAGACGAAGTTAAAAAAGAAGTAGCAGAATATTTAAATTCTATATCAGACAACTACCCAGGTTATTCTATATTCAAGTGGATGCTGAACGAATTAAATGAGACAGGCGACTTTAAACATTTTGTCAACACCGATGCCGCAGTGAATAGAATACGAAATGAGCATTGGGGTGAATTCAACCCATGGCTATGGGAACGTACAAAACCATTTGTTGAGGTGAATAATGAGTAAAGTAGTTTTAGTGACTGGTGGGTTTGACCCACTGCATTCAGGACATATCGAATATTTCAAAGCTGCCAAAGAGTTGGGAGACCATCTAATTGTAGGTGTGAATAGTGACGCTTGGCTTACTCGAAAAAAGGGTAGACCATTTATGTCGTTTGAGGAACGTGCAAATATTATCAAACACTTAGAAATGGTTGATGAAGTTATAGGGTTCAACGACGATGATGGCACTGCATGTGCCGCTATTATGCAAGTTCTATCAACTAAAGGATCTAAGTGGAAAGTAGTCTTTGCAAATGGCGGAGACCGCGTTAACACAAACGTACCAGAGTTTAAAACATTTCACGATAATAAAGATGTTGAATTTGCTTGGAAAGTAGGCGGTTCACGAAAGATGAATAGTTCGTCTTGGATACTTGAAAACTGGAGTAAACCAAAGACCGAACGTGCATGGGGCATTTATACCGTTCTACATAAAGGTCCCGGTTGGCAAGTAAAAGAACTAGAATTTGAAGCAGGTAAATCTTTGAGTGATCAGCGCCATTTTAATCGTAGTGAACACTGGCATGTTATTGAAGGCGTCATTGAAATAACAGTAGAAGATGATGAAGGCAAACAAACATTTATTGTTCCACAAGGAAACAGTTTTGATATACCTGCATTATGCTGGCACAAAGCAGTAAATGTTGGAGAAACTCCTGCTAAAGTAATTGAAGTTTGGATGGGAGATAAACTAACAGAAGACGATATTGAACGCAGAGATTAACTATTTGGATATGCGGATTTTAATATAGATTCTAATTCTGCAATTGCTTTATCTGTGTGTTTGATATAACCTAACACTTCTCTTGGGTTTTCAAAAAAATAAATCATACGCTGGCGATTATGTTCTAGAATTGGAAGCATCTTTTTGTATGCTTCTTTTCTTTTTTCTTCGGTATTATATGTTTCTGCTATATAATCTAATGTATTCAAAAATTTTTTATTACGTTCTATATGATCAGTCTCAGCGTCAAATGATTCGTCCCAAAAATCTGAAAATGTTTTAAATCCCAAATAATGTAACAACTCATAAATTCCAGAGGTTGATGAAATAATAAAAGGTAAACCAAGTGTTATAGGTGTAACTGTTTTTTCTGTAACCCAAACATTATTATCCTCAAAAAATACAGTTTCACTAATAACATCAACAAATACGTCTTTCATTTTTTCTTGTAAATCGGTTATTACAAACTGTTGATAGGTTTTATTTAAATTGTCAATATTTTGATTTACTTTTACCATATCATGATTTGTGTGTTGATCAATGTCATAATCATCAAATATATCATTTAATGCTTTTTGTATTTCTGAACTATGACAATATGCAACACTATCATTTTTATAGTTTTTAATTATATGATAGTATATTTTTACCCTATCATATGCATTTCTGGTAATAAAACATCCGAATATTTTTTTAAAACTTTTTTCTGTTGGTATTATACTATAATCTTTATCAACAAAATATTTAGGGTATTTGCCTGCAAGATAAACAAAGGTGAATACAATATCGTGAAGTCTTATAACGTTATTAACTCTATATGTATCAAGTGAATGGTTAAAACTTGAATGAATTAATATAACTCTATTAAAAATATCCGGTATTTTATCTGTATATTCATTTAAAATATCTCTTATAAATTGAGTATTTTCTTCTAATGTAAAACCTTCACATGTTTGAAAAACTATAGGTCTTTCAAATATTTTACCTGTTCTTATCTCTCTATTTAATTCACTGGTAATCTTTAATTTGTATTTTTCCATAAAATCTTGAAAAAATTTATTATATGGCATGTGTACATATTCTAGGTCACCATTACCCCCGGCGTATATATAAATTGCTGTAGGTCTGGCGACATATTCATCAATATTAATTCTATCCCAAAAATAATTCCAATTATTATTTTTTAGGTTATCAATTAGTTTATCAATTTGAAAAATCATTAATTCTGTCTCGAATTTCCATAATGATAAACAGTAATGCCATCCACTTTTTCGAATTTACGCCATGGGTCAATGACAATTGAACCTTGTGGAATTTCACAATACAATTTATCTTCGTGCGTATTTCCAGTATATTCATATGTAGTTGACGCACTGTGAGCCATTAAAAATACAGCTGGTCCAGAAGGAATAACAGTATCACCTGTCAATGGATCAACATAATAATGATGAATGCCCCTTTCATCTAGATAGCTGCCGATTAACATAGAATAGCTGCCCTCGACATATGGGACATTTGGCTTGTATGCTTTGCCGTGAATAACAACTGGCAGTGAATGCTTTGTTGCATAATATGCAAGACGCTTTGCAATATTCTTTGCTTGAATTTCACGTGCGCCCATAATCGAATCAAATAAATCATAGCCTAGATTTAATTCACTTGCCATATATCGTAGTGCAATATTATCACGTGGGTGACAACCGCCGCCATCTCCCATACCGGCTTTCATATACTGTGGTCCCATAATACGCATTGTTGATTGTGCTAGTGCATCAGTAACTACGTCAACATTAATATTACCTTGCGCCTCTGCAACATCTTGAATCATATTAACAAGACCGATTTTAGCGGAAATAAATGTATTGTAAAATACTTTAATTGCTTCGCATTCGTCCCAAGTACCTACTACATAGCGAGGATCATTTTCCATAATTGTACGATAGAAATCAGTTAATTCACGCGCATCACCATTAGCATCGCCATCTTGCGTACCGATCATAACCATCTCTGGATTTACCATATCCCATGCAACCGAACCCATCGCAATTAAATATGGGTTATAAACAAATCGTGGGTTAGTAATATGTTTAATAAATTCACGGCGAGTTGTTCCCGGCAAAACTGTACTAATTAATACTAGTAATTGACTAGAATTCATATGTTTGTTTGCTTCAATGATACATTCTCGCACAATAGAATAATCAAAGTCTTTTGGCTCTAAATGTGCAGTTGGAGCATTGCCATCGTAAAGAGGATCATGTGGTGTAGGTACTGCAATAAACACAATATCACGATCATGTACAAGTTCTTCAATTGAATTCACCACTGTGATATGTTCACTGCTACGTGGTGCTACATCGTAACCTTTCGTATCATGTCCCTTACGTGCAACCGTTTCTGCACAGGGCATGCCTAGTTTACCAACGCCAATAAATCCAATTTTACTCATTCAATACTCTCCGTTATTTTAAGTTTTTTTCTTATTTCTATTTATTAGTTCTTCTTGTCGCGCATTACACCATTCTACAGTTTCCTCTGACATAGTTAACCCGCAATAATCATAAATTTTAATAGCATGATTTAAATGACATAATATATCTGGGTGCGCATCTGCACTAGTACCGCCAAATTTAGAATTATTTGAAACATCAAATAAATGTTTTTCTGGTAATGCAGAAACCAATGTAGAAAAACTTTTCAAAGCATCGGCGTAATCATCTATTTCATAATCAGTCATGTGAGACTGAAACACAATTGGAAATGCACGATTGCTACTAATTATCGCACCAGCATTCTTTGCAGTATCATTATATGTGTTCCAATAACGTTTAATAAATTCACCCGAATAATGTGGGTTATTAAAGATGTGACCACGTACCAACCAATCCCCTCGCGGATTAACACGATCTTCTCTCCACCAGCTAGTCCAATTTACTAATATTAAATCGTCAGAACTCAAACCATGTTCTATATCTGCTTCTAACATACGATGTGCAATTAAACTATTACCACAACCACTTAATCCATAATTATAGTACGGTATACCCAAATCTCGCCCTATAATATCAGCCCATGTTTCCCAATAATATTCTGTATAAGAACATCCAAATGTAAACAGTCTACGCCAACGCATTTAATTCTCCCAATAACATACGCATACTATTACTACATCCCGGTACCGATAATCGTGTATACTCAACCCCATCTATCAATACTGGCCGCGTAATAAATCTATCACTAAAACTAAATCCCAAATGCACAAAGTTAGTCTTACCCACTATATAGGGAATACCACGCAATCTACACGTATGCTCAATACTAGCTCTGTGTGTAATAACGGATAATATATAACTATCGAATTCACTTCTATAATCATTCACTATAGATAACCACACAACAGCCGGAGCACTAATAACATTCATACTACTCACACGGGATAATAAATCCCTATTCAATTCACTACTAATAGTATACCCAATACGTATACCGGCGCTCCCATATCCCTTACTAAGAGTACGTATAACAATACAACTATCACTCGCTATAGCACTCCACTCTAAACTGCTAGTAGCGGCAAACTCTATATAGGCTTCATCTATAACTAATAAACAATTAAATCCCTCACATACGGAAATTAAATGAATTAATTCGGAATAACTATATAACTCTCCGTAGGGAGTACCGGGATTAGACAGTATCACTATAGAGGTATTAGAATTAATAGAATTAATTAAAATATCGAAAGGCCTTTTAGGCCAGTCGGCCACCGTGTCTATACCCTTTTTTATACTTGTAGAAACCCCATCTAACCATTTAGGCCACACGGCCACCGTGTTTGGAATACTTTTAACCGTTAAACCATGCATAACAGCGTATACGGAATACATGGGAAAGCATGGGTCCATCATAATACATTCACTATTCGGTATACCGTATACTGTAAAGATATCCCGTATAGCACGATCGGATCCTTCATATAGAGTTAAATGTTTCTTATTATGTCCACAAAAACGTGATAGTTCACTATATCCACTATCTGTATTCGGATAATAACTCACCGTATGGGTATCTAAACGACTGTAGAACGCACTCATCAACTCATCTGAGAATGGGACATCCCGTTCACTTGCATGTAACCGTACGCGATCCACTGGACTATAGGGAGCCCTATGACGTTCTACGTTTAGAATATGTGGATTTATTTTAGGCACGATGGATACCCAGTTCTTTCAGTATAGGGACCAATTCTTTATATGAACAGTTAGCACAGTGTTCAGTTGGCTTATTAGTGGCACACCCATGTTTAACTCTCATGAATTCTAGATCACCATGAATATTCTCTATAGTATCCGAAAATATATTCCCAAATTCTTTCGCACCAGTATTCATACAACATGCTAGAACTCTACCCTCTACAGTAGTGTATAAACCGTTCTTTACCCAGAAGCATTGATCATAATCCCATTCACTTTTACCCTGTATAGCGGAATCCCAACCTTTTAGATATTCTAGTTGTTCTGGGGTATACCCGCCCGTCATGTTTTTATCTTGACTCCAGTCTTGTGCTATGTTAAGACGTAATTCAGCTAGATTATATTTTAATACGATGTCATGATATACTGGTTCAATATCATCTACATTGCCTGGATTTACTACATAATTAACCACTATACGACAATTGTGTCTATCTACTGTAGATAATTCATCTAAGAACTTTATTAGTTTATTCCACTTGCTTGGTGGACGGAATCGTTCATATGTTTCTTGATACCCATCTATAGATAGATATAACATATCAATATGCTTTAGGGAGTTGACGAACCATGGTGCTTGTGATAGGGTATATTGACAGTTAGTAGCGGAGATTAAGAATGATTCGGGAAAGTATTCCTTAAATGTACTAGTAATCTTATCGAATTGTGGATGCATGAATGGTTCCCCCATACCCATTAGTTTGGCTGTATGTATAGGATGATCCTTAAGCCTTTCCATTAATCTTGTAAACCGTTGTAATGGCATGTGTTGTAGTGGCCCTATAACCTCATGTCTATTGCAGAATGAGCATTGTAGGTTACAGTGATTGGTGGTTTCTATATAAGCATATTCGATCATAACCATATTTATAAATATTATTATGAAGAAACGTATAGCTGTAGTATTTGTTGGACTGTGTAATGCACGTAGTGAGAACTATGATGCACTGTATGGAGCGTTTGATGAATTGCGTAGACGTGGCGTGGCGGTTGATTATTACTTGCATTTGTGGAATGATCATAGTAAATTCCCTAGGGTTTGGGATGGTGGTACAGTATTCAAGTCTCTGTCGTTAACAGAGCATTTACCAGACGAATCACCAGAATTACAAGAGCGCACCGTAACTGCGCTAAGGCCTTATACTAAAGGTATAGTTCGCAGTTCGTTTAGTGATATGCATAGCGCAGAAGGATTTGACGAAGACCGCGATCATTTCATACCTTATGTAAACTTAACTGCACAGTTTTGGGGATTACAACGTGTACTACATGAATATGATCTTGCAAATTACGATATGATAGTCAGATGGCGTTATGATCTGTTGATTAACTATAAAGCATTCGCAGATTTAGTTGTAGAACATTTACAAGATACCCCAACATCATTTATCGCAAAGGCACAACAGTTCTTCTTTAAAAAGACTTCACCACCTGCAATACTCTGTGATATACCATATCAGATAGGTGGATTACTAATTGATGGTAATAATGATCGTTGGTTTGGATTTAATTCATCTGCAATACCGTTATTCAAGACTGTTCATACCGATGTATATGCTGCAACTCGTACAGGCGATAGTCGCGGTATATACTTAGAAGCAGCATTTCTACAGTACATCGCACAAAACAATTTGCATAGATTAGTCACAGAATGCGACAAAATTGCTGGTTTAATTTCAGATAACTTTGTAAGACCCAATGTCAGTGTGCGGGGTGATTTCTTTGAACTAAATGATGGCGAACTAGATGAATACTTGCGACTGTTTAGACAAGACATACCACCAGATCATAGTATATCTAATGAAGGCTATGGTGGTTAACGTTCTTGTACAGCTTTCCAGTAATCGTCATCATCACGTGGTGAGTTAATAGCTATAGCACTAGGCCATGGGTTAGATGCACTCACATCATTGATTAACATACGTGGGGCATGTGGTAGATCGTATAGTATTCTATAATCTTTAAACCCGGCCGCACCTAATGCAGCCTCAGTTATGCCAGCAGCGCCACTAGGTCTGGCGGTAGTGAACACTATATGCGCACCGTTCTCTTGCTTACCCAATAAGAATGACACTGCCTGTGGCTTTAGTTTAGGTTCTATAGAATAGTTGTTCTCAAAGTATCGTGATTGATTATAGAATACTACTCCATCAAGGTCACAGAATATAGTGGCATGACGTTTCTGATTCTCTATAAATGATTCGTATGTACCACAATCTAAGTAGTTTATAGCACGAACCCCACCGAATATGCAACCGTTTTCCATCATTGTTTTGATAACATGTGATATGAATAGTTCAGAATCTTTACCTTGACGTTCTACTAACAGTTCATAGTGATGTCTATACCCATATGAACTATGAAACCCATAACCTCCCACACATACGTTGTCACTAATCAATCGCTTCTCTACAATGTTTGAAAGCAGTTCTTCGTGTAGTGTAACAAAACTCTTAGCAGCAATGTTAGTTAGAGTAGGATAATCATTTAGGTCTACGTGCGCTACAAAGTTACGATTAACGGCAGGTAGTTTAATATTAAACAAACTATCACAGTCCTGCACATAGAACGGTGTGTCATCCCACGCTTTAACAGTCTCATATATAGTTTCAGCAGGACCATTAGTATAGTGTTCAACTATATGCACACTTACTAGTTTCCCCCATATTCTTTCTATAATATCTATTACACGATACTGTTCTTCGTGTTCACGATTTATTACAACAGTTACCGGATAATCTTCTATCCAATTGCGTACTACATGTTGTAGCATCAATTCTCCGTCTGGCATTGTTAACAAATATTTAGGTCTAGTATTAGGGAATCTACTACTGCGTCCAGCGCATGGCACAATTACTCGCATCGTTTTATTTCTCTCATTATGAACTCATGTTCTGCTCCACTCACATAGGGGAGTATACGACTTAACTGAAATCTGTAAAGATCATCACGGAACATTCCCGGAAATGCACAGTCTAGATGTCGCTTGATATAGTTTAAGTTCATCTTAACAGTTACATTGGGGGTATGATTACGTGCGAACCACAGCCCATCTAAGTCTTGTCGTAGTTTATTTACATCAAAGTATATGGAATCTAATTCAGTATAGTTATAGTCTATGAAATATATTTTACCTTCATAACATAAAAGGTTGTCAATTGTCAAATCACCGTGTATATTGTATTTGGGGAAGACTGGATTGGTGATTCGCGCCTGGTATCCGGTACTCGACTCTTTAGCAGCAATCTCAGCACTATAATCATAGGGAGTAGACTTTGCGAGACAATCACTTATATAGTCACGCAATATCCCAACAGTACGGTCTAGTTCACTCTTGTTCATAGTATAGATGTGCTTACGCATAGGGATACCAGGTATATACTCTAGTGTAATAGAACTATCAGTATATTCATATACCACTGGTGTTGGTAGCGGTGAGTTACGCATCAACTCTACCACCTTCTCAGCATTCCGTACATTAGTTTTGTGTATAGCAGTACCGTTCCCATATGCGATTAATGCAACTGTAGAACCACTGCGTCCAGTCTTAAATTCATGTATCATTATCCATATTTAGTACTAAATACATATATGAAAAAGATTGCTGTATTAATGACTGGTAGAACTCGCACGATTGCTGACACCGCACCTCGTATTGTAGAACAATTCAAGGGGTTGGGCAACAGTGGATATGATGTGGATTTCTTTTGTCATCAAACCGCTGATGATATCGTAATAGATGATAACGAAGAATGGGCATCAATCAGATCAAACTTAAAGACCGGCAATATACCATCAAATTGGTTACGGGAACGCATTAAACCTGTACCACTAACTGATGTAAGTGTACTACAACCTAGATACTCAACTGTAACTTCATATCATGAGTTAATAGATTTGTACGAAACTCATTATAATAATTGGGGTAAAAACCGTGACCTTATGGGTATCGGTTATCTCTCACAAGCATACTCCGTAAGTCACGCAAGTAAAGCTATGTTAGAGTATGCAACCAGTACTGGTACAAGTTATAGTCATGTCGTTAAATGGCGTTACGATCTAGTACCCGAGTTTCATACTAGAAAGAATGTAGACCCATTTGGCCATATCAACCGTAGGCAAATTTACTTCAATGGTGTATTTGAAAACACCGCTGTGAATGATACATGGTTTGTTGCGCGTTACGCTACTGCATCTTGGGCATTCCCTATGATAGGGGATCATTACTTAGATCAGATGTTAAAACGTTTCAGCACACCACGCATAGACGATTCATTGTTCGAAGAAACATTACATGATGTTGTAGTACATGGTTTAAAGTGTAAACCGTTACCACCACAACATGGGCAGTTTACACTACACTCCGCTATATATCGTGATGGATGTACCCCTGATATGACTGTAGAAGAAATACTAGACTACAATCAAAATGTATGGGTTAATCAAGGTTGGGAACGTCTTGTGTTAAACAATCGCGGTGTACAACTTTACTAAAGCGCATAGGGCATGAACTCTGGGAATACAGTATAGAAACTCTCACCGCGTATAGCATCTAACGCTACATTCTTATGACAGAACTTAAACCAACCCTTTTCACTACCATCTAACGCACGTACTAACCCAAGTAATCCACTACTAGTTCTACCATTATCATCACGTTCTAGTATACCCCACCGCTCGATATATTCCCCAATACGATCTTTAGCAATGTTACGCAAACCTTCTGGCAGCACTTGTAAACGATGATGTTCAGGGAATAGCAACATATTCACATCTATCTGTAGAGGATCAACCCATCCACGTGTAATCCAATCATCCCAAAATTCAGTTATAGTCATCACATTATAAGCACTTACTGTCGAACTAATCATAAACTTTACATGTGGGACTTCACGTATCATACGTTCACGGTTAGCACAGATGTCAGCCCATACTGTACCCTTACGCATATACTCAGCGCGATTACCTTTAGCATCTAGTGAGGCACCTACTGTAATATCACTAAACTGCCGCCATAACTCTATAACATCATGGCTCTTGTATGTCAAGCGAGAAAAGTTAGTATTGTATGCTATAGGTATATCTGTTTTACCTATCGAAATCAAATGCTCTAGGATCTTATAGTGTTCATCCATAATCAGCGGCTCACCACCAGCAAAGTATATACGTTCTACACTGCCTATCCATGGTTCTACATCCTCCCAGAATTCTGCTAGTGTAGGCTTTATCTTTAATATCTTAGGTTGATCTGCACGATATCTACCAGTCTTTACAGCATCATCTACCCATCCACTGGATAGTTCAGGGCCACATGTACGACAACGCATGTTACATATATTAGAGAAGCGTATATCTAGATAAGCCATATGTATATCATCTAAGCTACCATCTGGGTATGTTAAGTCTACTCTATCATAATGATGTGCATAGTCATTATTCATATTCTGTCTCATACTACGTATACCATTAGCTTCGTGTTCATAACAACGTGTACACCCACTCGTAGGCTTACCACTCATTATGTTCTTGCGTAGCATACGTTGCTTAGGACTATTCCATATCTCTAGCATAGAGTGTGTATTCGTATCCCCTATCACGTAGTCATTCGTAGCTAAACAGCAAGGATAGGTAGTACCGTTAGGCCATATATGCATATGAACCCATGGTAGTATACAAAAATTTTCAGAATCTTTCATAATATTTTTTCCACTTCTAGTAAAAAAAGAGTTGAACTTTTATTTTTCAGGTGCTATACTCCGCGAATCTGAGGCCATCCCGCAAGCATTTTTTTGGTTTTCCGTAACACTATGCCTCAACTTACCCCTATACCGTATTCGCCTCTATATACGCCGCTAGTATGGGATGTACATAGTCTGAATAGCATTGATCCCTGTTCTTATCGAACTCATGTGTTAAGTATATAAACTTATCCCTCATCTTGGTATCTACACCCTGTTCTATACATCGTGCTATATGATTGATGCCCTCTACTGTATTCAGATTAATCTGTTCCCTATAGTAACCCTCTAAGTCTACAACTCTATCGTATATAGGTTGTAGTATCTCTGGTGTTAGTCCACTTATGTCAAAGGGTGTTGTTTGAAACACATTGCTTATTGTAAAGTTTATGAATGTATCATAACGCTTACTCAACTTGTAAACCCAGTCTATCGTGTTTTCTATGTCATGAACATTATATACTGTGAGTGTATAGTTTATGTCTAGCGTTCCTTTTATCAATCCGTTATCAAAGAATTTATCTATACTGCGTTCTAACTTATCAAACGATTGTGGATATCTAATGTATTCATATATCTTGTCTATCCCATCTATAGAGAATATGAACTCTAACCCTTTGAACTTCTTTAATCTCTCTATGTTTGGTTTCGTCAACTGTGTAGCATTTGTAGTAATTTGAAGTATTATGTTCTGGGCATGATCTTCATCTATACATTTTTGTAGGAAGTCTATGAACTGATTTGATAGTAATGTTTCTCCACCACTAGCTTTTATATAAGTGTAGTTTTCAATGGTGTCAAATATACTGGTCCAATCTTCATTGTTTTTGTCAAACTTATTGATGGATTCACTCTTTAAGATTTCGTCAGTATATGGAAAACTTCTCCAATACTTTACATTACGTTCTACAAATTGGTCTCTATCTTTCATCAACTCACTAGATGAAAATGGAGTACACATTCTACATCTTAAATTGCAGGTATTTCCAGTACCAATATCTAACACTTGTAGTTGAGGATTGTGTATGTCAATGGTGTTACCTTTAAGTATATGTGCGCTATGCAATCTTGGAGAACTTCCATAATGTTTCTCTCTACGCCAACATACTCCACATATATCAGGCTTACGATTAGCTAACATATCTTGTCTAAGATCATTCATAGGTTTTGAATGAAATGCAGCATCTAGGGTAGCATTTTTGGGAAAATTTGATTCCCATTCTGCATTAAGTAAATGTCCAGAATTACAGCATGGAAAAGGTGAAAACTTACCCTGTACCCAACGTTTTACGGCAAGTGCGGTGAAAGGATAGTAACAGAATGAATTGTTTGCTTTAGGTTCCATAGATATATTTATAAGTGCGCACTTAATGCTCCAAAAAATTTTCCTAACCAAGCCATCTCCGATGGCTTGTTCCGGGATTATCTTGGTGCCGCTCGAACTTCGCCCCGCGCGGCGCTAATCCCTACACTCGCCGAACTCTGGATACATAGTATAGAAGTCAGTGCCGCGCTTAGTATCTAAGTCTAGATTGTATTCTACAAACTTGTTGAATTTGATCTTATCATAGTTCCAATTTGATGTCAACCAGTCTATTGCGCTCTGTAATTTCTGTGGGTTGTGCCCATGTGATATCAGATAATCTATACCTTTTTGTGTGTTAGCTATAGCAAATTCTAGCGCACTTTCTGGTATAATTGTTGCCATTTGATAATCTGGGTTAACCAGTATGTTGAATACAATCTGATCCATAGTTTGTATAACACCGTCTTCGAATAGTCGAATAACGAAATCACCGAGACGGGTTGCATTGTATATAGAATACACACTTGTTACTGCTGGTTGAATGTTGCGATGCCCGGCGTTCTGTAACTCTTTTATATTTTTTACTATCGTATTATAGTCACTGCCTGTGCGAACATATGCTGCATGTTCACCGTAATGATCTATACTAGCAATAGCACTTACAAGTTTAAACTTAGGCCAGTAATCTAACACATGACGGTTCTTTAGCGATAGTCTACTAAAGTTTGATGTGTATAACAATTCAATGTTTGGGTTAATCTCGACAAGTTGTTCTAAGAAATCGTAGTGTTCTGGGGTCATAAGTGGTTCACCGCCAGCAAAGTATACTTTCTCTAATTGATCTAGATACGGTAGTAACTTACGCCACGTGTTGTTGTATAGTAGTGGCTTCTCAATACCCATTTCGTTTGCCCAGCTTGTACTCCAATCAGGACCACATGTACGACACTTTAGATTACATAGATTGTTAAATCGAATGTCTAGATACTTTAGCTTTAGTGTATCTAGTGTACCGTCACTCAGTGTAGTAGGAACTAAATCAAATGTATTTGCAAACTCGCGATTGAAACGCTGTCTCTCTGTTTGGTTAATAGCACCTGCTTCACGATCATAACAAGGTGAGCAATACTGAGGCATCTTACGACCCTCTAGCATATTCTTACGCACCATACGATACTGTGAGTTATTCCAGATTTCTTCTGGGCTGCTTTCGTTTAGATTGCCGAGACTGCGCTGATGTTCGTGTTTCCAGTTTGATGCACAGCATAGTTGCACTTCACCATCTGGTTCCACATGCATATGCATCCATGGTGCAATACAAAACGCGTCATTTATATTCTTCATCATTCAACTCTTTATATAATATGTCTACCAGCAAATCAACTGCACCGTGTGTAGGGTGCTGTGCAGACGCTAACAAATCTAATCTATTTTGTTCTGTAAGATGGTGGAAAACAAAATCTTGATCACCATTAATAAGTGTGCGTTTAAATGGTTTGTTAATTTTCCATCTACGATTTTGGTTTCTAAAACTGCCCACGTAATCAAACATATACAATTTGCAATTGTTTTTATCCGCAGTATATTTTATATAATCATAATGCACATCAACCCAAAGACTTGGATACTGTGTAGTCTCTGTGGTGCTTTCTCTGGGATCAACACTGTGAGATATATTTTCAAACATATCTATTAATTCTATTTCTTTACCTGCAAATTTAGAATGATACTGATCGTAGTTCTGATGTGCGAAAAGAGAAAAAGTACGTTCGGTTGGTGGTCTTACTGATATAATAGTTTCAAATCGATTTGGGTCGTTTACGTATTCTAGTATTCTATCGTAAATATAATCGCTATCATTAAAAAACGTCATACGAGGCTCATAAGTGCGCTGTATGATTATATTTCTAAAATTGGATAATAACTTGTTTTCATCAAGCAACTTCACTGCTTCTGCATATTTCATCACCCCATCACCTGGAAATGAAATGCTTTTCCAACGTTGATTTAGTTTTGTCGCAAGAACGGATGGAATACTATGAGATTGGTCTATAAGTTCTCCAGTATCTTTACAATAACTACCAGAACTATGTGAACAACCTAGCCAAAGAGTATCATACATTTAACATTCCTTTCAATTCAGGAAACGCCTCATATATATCTATCGTCGGACGAGATGGTATAACTTTTTCAGTGAGATGCTGTAGATTGTTATCACTGTCTCCCATCATAAACTGTATGAGCCAATTGTTTTCTCCAACAACTGGGTTATGTTGGTATGAGGGGTCGCTACACTTACTCAACTTTTCTGCTACTCGCAATTTAAACTCTTTCGGTAAGTCTTTTGCACTTAGTGGATTCATTATAAGATTGTTGAATACAGATACTTCGTGCTGTCTGCACCACGCGTGAAACTCTGGTAATCTCCATACATTTAGTAATCCTATAGAATGTGATATGCCTAGATTTACTATCTTGCGACTATGTAACTCCTTGAACTTCAAGAATATATCATATGCTTCATTCCATTTTGCAGGGTATCGTATGTATTCGAATTGTTCACCCGTATTGTCGATACTAAGCATTATACGAACTTGTTTGAACTTATCAAAGTGCTTCACAATATTCTCTGGCCATATAGTACAGTTTGTAAACCAAGTTATATCTATATTCTTTGCTAAGTCTCGTTCTATTAAGAAGTTGATTAGTATTTCTTGCTTCTTAATCATAAACGGTTCGCCGCCAGCAAGTTCTATCTTTTGTATGTTTTGGGCGTGTTGGTTGAGTTGTTCCCAAAATTCATCACGTTCTGGCCAACGTTGTAGTCGTATACCAGTATCGTAACCAAGTTGTTTGTATATTGATGCCCATTTACTGCTGCTATCTGGTGCGCATATTGCACAAGCGAGATTACAGGTATTACCCATCTTCAAATCAAGAGATTGCAATGTATCAGATTTGAAATGATAGTTAGTTCGCCAATCTCTAAGTTCTCTGATGCGCTTACTTTCACCACCACTACGTTCTACTTCATAGCATTGTCTACAATCAGTTTCATAGTTTGCATCAAAATTTTTAATCCACTCGTTACGATCACTGTGTTGTATTATATCATCTATGGTATGGGTATCTGCATTTGCTATCTTATTGTCAATAGCAAATCGCTTCGAACTAATACAACACGGTTTGAATTCGCCGCTTGAGTTTATTTCTAGATGATTGGTAACTAGTGGGCATTTCATGTTCGTATTTATAGCAGAGTTTTTCTAAGACCCGCATCTAGCCCTGTGAATTTAAAATCTGGGAATAGTTCTAATAGTTTAGAAATATCTGCACATCTTCTATCTACACTACCTTCAGGTGCATCTTTGTATTCTGGTTTGGTATGTACTAAAAGAATATCACGTATCATCGCCGCCACCAGTTTTATAGTAATCTCTTTTGGGTTACCAATATGTATAGTATCATTTTCTAATACGTCTGCAACCATGGCTGTCAATTTCGCAGCATCATCTATGTACAAGAATGCACGTGTTTGATCCGCGCCGTATAATGTGCGGTCATCGTTTTGTATACGCTCTGCATACTCTGGTATAAAGTGTGCTTTCTGGCGTTTACCGTATACGTTGTGATAACGAATGATTGCATAATTTAGCCCATGCTCGACGTGCGCGGCGTGTACTAGTATTTCTCCCATGAGTTTACTACCTGCATAACTCCAACGTGGGTTGTCAATGCCATTAATTATCCCTACATTTACTTCTGGTGTTGGTATATCGGATATACCGAGTTGTATAGCACCTGCATATATCTCACTGCTACTTGCGTATATGAATTTTTTTATTGACTTATAACGTTGCAGTAAGTATATTGTAGGGGTAAGCGTAGAATCAATGACACTCATTGGTTTAGAATAGAAGTGTGCCGTATTATTATATGCACACATGTGATATACAACGTCAACATCCGGTAAGTTATTAACTGCATCTTGATTTGTTAAATCTGCGTATGTATAAGCATGACCATGTAATTCATCTGGCATGAGTATATCAGTTAAAATAACTTCATGGTCCGATCCTTTAAGTTCTTTTGCTATCGCATTGCCTATAAATCCCGCTGCGCCTGTAACAAGTATTTTCATTTTCTCATCCCATCAAATACTGTCGTTTCAAACAGTCTGTTCTCTTTATCTATTGCTTCAAATAGGTGGTGAGGTAATCCAAGTTGTTCACAAGCGCGTTGCATTGCGAGAACATCTTTTGGTAGACATGCTCCACCATAACCTCGCAGTTCTGGTTTTACATCAAGATATTCATCTGGCATGTCATTGTTTTTCAAGAACGCTTCCTTGATCTTGTCATATGACACCCCCATTTTTTCTGCAATCTCATACATAACATTGGCGAACACAATACGTGTTGCATTGAATGTATTGTGATAATACTTCATCAATTCTGCTTCTGTCGGAGACACGCGCATAATATCTTTTGGTAGGTTACCATGTGAACGCTGTACTAGGTAGTAGTAATTTACATTGTCTGTTCCGACAAGTAGAAGTCTATGGTCGAACACGAAGTCATATTCCGCACTTCGTTCTTTTAAAAACTCAGGAACAAATACAATACGGTCATCATACTGTTCTATCAATCGTTGCGTAGTACCCGGTTCTACTGTAGATTTAATAGCTACAACCCCTGTATAGTTTAAACTATACAATTCTGCAACAACGCTTTCTACAATACTGGTGTCGCACTTCCCTGTAGAATCGCTTGGTGTAGGCACACATATAAAAACAATCTCTGCTTCTAACACAGAAAGTAGTTTAGTCATTAAACTAATATCATGCTTGATAACATTGTATCCAAGCCGCGCAAAGCCTGCAGTACATGCGCGACCTACTACACCTTCACTTCCTACTATACCTATCTTCATTTAGTTTTTCCACTTTACACTACATCCAAAACTTGGGTTAGGGTCCCAATCGATAGTTTTATTTACTAGAGCCAAGTCAATTGCGTGACGAAGACTACTTCCAGTTGGCATTAATCTGTTAGATATATGCGATGGGTCTAATTCGCCGTGATATACTATAATACCTTCTCTATCTACAACGTAGAATTCTGGTGTACATACGGCACCATAGTCTTTTGCAATACTTTGATCTTCATCAAATATATAATCACATTGCAAATCCCATTCCTCTATGAACTCTGGCATAAACTCTGGGGCATCTTCTGGGTGTGAATCTTCTGTTGTTGGTGAAGCATCGTTACTGTTGACTGCAACTATACGAACCGAATCTTTGTAGTCTTTAACTAATTGTGATATCTGTGGCATTCTGAATAGAACATACGGACAATGATTACATATGATCATCACTAGGCATACTTCGCCCTCTTCCATATTACCAATGTATCTGGCAGTTTTACCAATCATACTATCACTTGTTTTTAATACCATTACGAAAGCCTCACAATAGCAGATGCAGCATAATCAATCTCTTGAATGTAAACAAATTTATCTTTAAAGAATTCATCTACTGCTTCATGAACTCCGCCAAACATATTGTAATCATCGATGTGCATTACCCCACCTATTGATACTAAATCCCACAAATGTTCAAGTGCATGTTTAGTTGGTACGGCAATGTCCATATCTAAACGTATGAACGATATTTTTTCTGGTAGTATATTAGGAATAGTATCTAACACTGAACCTTCAACAAAGTTTACTTTCTTGTCGATCATACGATTTGCATCGTATAAGTCTGGGATAAGTTTTGGAATGACATTGGCAACATTTTCTATTACCCCATCTTTGGGACAGTAGCACCATTGGTCTTCTTCGTTATACCAACGTTCCACACTCTCTCCTGCACCTGAGCTATGTATTTCAATCTCTCTATCAGTGTCGATCAATTCTTTTCTGGGTACACCTTCGAATGTATCATATGCCCAAAACTTTCTATCTAAATCCAAATTGTACATTTCTGCAAGTGCGAGGGCAATGTTACCGCCCATGAATACACCACATTCTACGATGTCTCCCGGTATGTCCTTTGCTTTTACATATCGAATTGCATCCATGACTGCTTGCATACGAGACGCACTCATCGTTGATATAGGTGATATAGTATACATGGTTTCTAGATCGTCGCGCAACCAATTGCGACGAAATAGATTGTTTAACTCGCTATGTGGTTCTTTACTTAACATTACCCGATTACCTCAAATGTTGGTGTACAAAATACTAGCTTGCCGCCCTCTGTAATCCAATCCTTTAAAATCTTATTTACAAATATGTCTTTAAAGTGGAATGGGAATACCAAGAAGTAATCTGCTTTTTCTTTTGCTTCATCTTCGTGGACAATTGGTATACTACTACCAACAAGATATTTTCCTATCTTATCTGGGTGTATTTCTGCCGCGCCAGAAATGATATCGCCATCAAGTCCGTAGTACTGCATGATAGTGTTACCTTTTGTACTTGCGCCCATGATATACACTTTTTTACCATTTGCAACTTCGCTTCGCAAGAAGTTCATAGTTTTCTCACGGTTGATTTCCATGTTACGCTGCCATTCAACATAACGTTCTTGTGAACAGTCTTCTTCGAATTCCATAGAACCTTGAGATAGATGACGAATATACAACTGATAACTACCACCATTAATATCGTTTTCTACTAGATCATAAATTTCTAGACCATTACGTTCAAGTAGATTCACAAGTGCTTTATAAGAATAGTATTCGATATGTTCATGGATTACGTTTCCGATATCGTTTGTATCAAGCATTGGTCTAGCAGTCATAAGCTGACAAATCCACAGACCGTCATCTGCAAGGATGCTCTTGATATCTTGAACAAATTTATTTGGATTGTCTAGGTCATAGAACATAGCGATAGTAGTTACAACTTTTACATTCTTGCTACCTACTGCGCTTCGATAAGTTTCTTTAGTAAAGAAATCACTTATAGTTATGTCGCAGTTTTTCTCAAGTTCGCTCTTGATATTTTGCGCAGGATCACATCCTACTTTGATCACGTTCTCTGAATAAAAACTCAACAGAGTACCATCATTGGCACCAATATCTAAAACGATATCACCATCTGAAAGTGACACATGTTTCTGTGCTGCAACTGTGATACTTTGTAGATTGTCTACAATCTTCTTATTAAGTCTGCTTAGGTACCAATAATTTTTATAAAGGTCTTCTTCACGTACTGTATGTGACAGTTGAACTAGGTCACAATGAAAACAATGTAACAAAGTTAGCGGTGCTGTACCAATATCTGTATTCGGTTCTGCCATAAACGCATTGATTTTCAAGTCGCCCATATCGAATACTGTTGTAAACTCGCTGCTTCCGCAACTGCGACATTCTGTTATTTCTTTTATGTGTGCCATTAATTTAGTCCATTTGTATAGCTAATATCTGGGTATGTATAACTACCAGCAATATCTTTGTTGAAGTCTGGGATAGTTTTCATCTTTTCGAGTCCCATTAATGCGGTCTCTGGTGTCATAAACATATGATATCCAAGCATCGTTATTGTATCTTGTTCGTATGGCAACGACATGTCTCTTCCATCATGTGTTGCACGTTGCGCCCATTTGTAAAATTCTTCGTCGTCAGTTAGTATCATACCGCCTTTAATTGTACTTAGAATTTTCTTATATTGAAAACTCACACAGTGGTATGTTCCGGGAACATACATACCTTTAGTAAAGCGTGGGGCAGCATCAACAATATTTGTAGGTTCTATAGTGTACGCACCTTCCCATTCAAAATCTTCGAATGTGATATTGTAACCTGCATGGCGCAATTGCATTGCTGCACTCACATATGTGTGAGTAGGAAGTGTGACTTTTTCCGGAGTACCATGTTTGAGTTTGTAATACATTGCACTTAGGAATATAGCATGACTGCAACAGTCGGTTGCTATACCATAAGGTGCTCCTGCGTATTCTGCTACCTGTCGTTCAAACTCATGTACGTATTCAAATGGATTCATATATTTTTATCTCTGTAGGTCTGTACATATTAGTAACAGTTTCATTAGTGAATTCAATTGGATTTATGATTTTTCCAAAAGGTAAATCTTTGAATGGTACAGTAAAATCATAGTTACCCTTTGCTAGCCAATCTAAAAATTTTGTATCACCATAAAGTCTTTTTATCTTATTGTTACCTAGTTTAAAAATAGGAACAATTGCATCTATATCAGCAACGTCCCAAGCCATAGGATCATCGCCCATATACCAAGCAGTTGCAAAGTTTCTACCAAGCCTGCAATCATCCCAGTAAAAAACATCAGCATGGTCGTATAAATCAGCTAGTTCTGTACGATCATATGTATTGGGTACGTTGTACGCAAACTCTCCCATTTGATCCCATATTTCATATCCCACAAGTATTGTTCTAGGCAGTTCGTCGCATTCCATGTAATTTTCACTATGTAACACACTTTCATAATCATGAACGCCGTGATTAATACCTTGTAATGTTTCATTCAAAACTGTTATTTCAGATGGAGGTCGGTTGTGTCTTAACTCTAAAAAGTTTGTAGTAAAGATACGATGTATTTCATTACAATCTTCTAATGTAAGTTCGCCCCTAACTAGTGCAGGATGTAACTCCATATTTAGATCATTAAATGATTTTATGATTCGTTCTATACTTTCTTTTTTTATTTCTTCTTTGTTCTCTATCAAAGATATTTGTCTATCCGAAAACCCAACATATGTTGTGTCTAGCTGATAATATAATGGTTTATCTAATTTTTTAAAATTTGATTTTTCTATGAACGTTCTATTAAGTTCGGTATCGTATGGACGTATGAATACCTCATATCCATTCTTAAATGTTATACCAACGATGAAATCCATATACTTGATCATAACGGTTCTCCGTTATTGTTAACTTTAACAATTGGCGGAACGCTGTCATCCCAACGCTTAGTTAGTAGACTAACAAATTTAAAATCAGTTAATGCAGTAAATGTATGTGCAGTGCCGGTCGGTATTTTAATGCTGTCACCTTCACGCATTATCATTTCTTTGTGATCACCATCTGATGAAAATTCTTTGAATAAGCATTCCCCATCAACAACTATCATGTACTCATCAAAATGTGGATGATAGTGATAACCGCGCTCATCGCCTTTTAATGTTATCATTAGGTTGTATTCGACCACAGGTGAATCATTCACATCAAGCGGAAAGCTAAGAATAACTCCGCGATGGTCCTCGAATACGTCAGGTGATAGTTTTTTACTTTTCATCTAGCCACGCCAAAACATCTTTAAAATAACTTGCACTAATTTGTTTGAATTCATTACTGTAATATCTGTTATGATTATACAACAATCTTGGTTCTAAATCAAGTGTTATTTTTTTAAGTTGTTCTGGTGTAAGTTGTGAAAACTTTTGTATTTGTTCTAGTACCATCTCTGTACGTTTAAACATATCGGGTTCTAAGTCATAGCTATTGTCAAATAAGTCATCAAATACATCAAACCCCCATTCTCGCAACACTTGTAAAGTTCTAGGTTGCGCAACTGTTAAAAATGGCTGCATGAAAACAAATGGTCTAAATATAGCCTCCGATATATAGCATCCGGGACCTACAGCATTGCTTTCAGTGATCACACTCATGAAGCTATTCTGATAGAATGGTAAACTAGTATTAAATGTATCGCTTTCAAAACATCCATTTTCTTGAAAGTTCGATACATCTAGTACATACGGCAATGATGTTTGTATATCAGATGCAATACTTTTCAACTTTTCTATATCTATTAGATTGTTTGGATCATATATGTTAAGGTATTCGTTCTTGTCATTGTATATCCAAGTCATATGTTGCTCAAATGTTTCACCATCGATAATATCAGCACAACTAACTAAGTTACGTTCTAAGAGTTTTAATTCATGTAGTCTGCACATAAAATACATTCTGTGCGGCTTGTGTATACGATTGAAACTTAAAAACAAATGGTCATATGAACGAGTTTGTAAATCGATGGGTTCTGCCTTTTCGTCCCAGAATAAATGATTCCACCCAGGAACAAAAAACGTTTTCATATCAGTATTGTTGAATTCGTTGACGAAAAAGTCACCTGATACAAAACACACGTTAGATGTATTTGCGCCATTAGATACCAAGACATTAGGTATATCTACGTTTTCATGATATTTGAATTTACCTAAGGCAGATATAGGTTCCTGCACCGTGCTAATTATGACTTTACTATTGTCAGGTAGTATATCTACTACGCTGCCGTCTTTTACAATGCTTATACCGTGATTGCCCAACTCTTGTGATATATTCGGTTCATAGATACACAGAGGAGAAACGTCAGAGAATTCCAAATTCAAATTGTACACCTTTGACATGTAATACCACCATGGTGAATCTCCGGTACCTCTAAAGAGTGAATTGTTTACAGTAGTCATCATTTAAAAACTTTATTATGTAATCTGCTACGCGGCGATGACCGCGCGGATTCCAGTGTCGATCATCCGATGATATGGTCTCTAACTGGTCGGTTATATCATCTACGTTTATGTATCTCATTGTGTTAAAATCAAATGTACTTATTAGAAACTCTCTGTCGTGTTTCGTGAACATTAAATTCAACCAGCCCCACCAATATATTTTTATGTTGTATACTATTGAAATATACTTTAATAGCAATAAATTTTTTTCAAACTCTCTGTAATCATTTATACGAGTGTTTAGTTCCAGAAACGCATTGTACTTATCACGAATAGGTAAACCGTTTCTAGTTGTCGGAACTGTCGTAGAAGGATTAAAGTTGTATGTATTCACATCAGATTTTTCCATTGTGTAGATGTCGTTATTATGGTCACGCGTATATTCGTTATCAAAAAAGTATGATCTTCTAGATAAGAATGACATTCCCACAATTATACATTCGATTTGGGACGAAAATTCATTAACCCAATTTTGTGTTATTTGTATTATTCGGTCATTCGATATACCCGGTACACCTACATTTATTACTACATAGTCTTCTTTATTGAAGAAATCAGTATGCAAAAGGTGGGCATATGTATCAATGTAATAAACGCCATCTCCAAATGTAAAACTATCTCCAACAACGATTATAATCTTTTTATTATATAATTCATCTAAATTCGTGATTTGCGATCTAGTCTGTAAGGTATTGTTATAGAAGTCATCTATTTTGTACCAATGTCTATTTGGATTCTCACTATGTTCTATGTCTCGCCTGCCGCCCGGACCAGATAGAAAACTAAATTCATTTTTCATATAATTTTCTCAAAAACGATAATTCTGGAAACACCACATCGAACTTTTCTCTGCGCATTCTGTCTAAAGAATCGGTGTAGTTTATTGCTCTGCGTAAAAGTTCTATATCCGTTTCGTTTTGTTCAAACTGCCTTAATGCATTTATTTTGTCATTAGGTAATATGTTTGACAGTCTTTTTATTACATCTTTACGATATTCTAACGGTAGTACATTAGGAGAGAATATTTTCGGATCGTTAACCATATTATGGTGTACATATATACCTAGGCCACTTGCCCATTCATAGAACTCACCAAGATATGGGAAGTTCATCCAACTAACAGTTTGTGTTATGCTGAATTGTATATCACATCTGTGTGGAAGTAACATATCAACAGTTGACATAACATCTTCCCATTTAGTTGGATTTCTAATATATTCGTTTCTGTCACTAAGATCATCGATGCTGAAACCTATATCTATGTCATCAAACTGTTTCCATATTTCTATGATTTCTTCATTCATGTTTGTCATATTAATGTTATAACGTAGACATACGTTAGTTCTACCGGCATCGATCATCCGTTGCAAGAACTTGAAGTGTTCTTTAATCAACGTAGGTTCACCGCCATTGATGTAAAATACCTTTGCATCTTTTGTATGCTCAAACAAATCTTCCCAAAATTTCTCTTGTTCTGGCCAATCAAACTGGTTGTGATCTTTATTGAATTCTCCCAGATCAGGATATTCTTCTCTTAACTTTTGATAGTCTGATATCCATTTTGAACTACTCCATGGGTTGCAAGTTCTACATTTAACATTACAAATGTTACCTAGTCTAAGTTCAACAAATTCTAAATTTATATTGGCAATCGTACCGTCTGGTGCAGTTAATGATTTTGCCTGTTCAATTGTAAAATGTGGATATTCTCTGTTTTCTTTCACACGCTTGCTTACAATACCAATAGATTCTTCTTTGTAGCAACGTAAACATGCGTATGGTTTTTTACCCTCTAGCATTTGCAGTCTAACTTCTTTAAAGGTATCACCGTTCATTATTTCTTGTATGCTCTGATTTTTTAAATCAAGGAATTGATCACCATCAGTGCTGCGAGGGTTGTTATTAGAGTTTGATGTTTTGTTCCTAGACCTAGAAACACCATATTCATGATTTGCATTGCAACATAATGTTATACCCCCATGCGGGTGCGATGCTAAATGCAACCATGGTAAAACGCAAAATGTATCACTCATTAAACAAACCTTCTATAAATTTAATTGCCAACATCTTATGAAAGTGTCTACCGTAGTGCATAGAATCTCTTGCTTTAGATTTCCATGGGCCTTCATTTTTATCTATGTCATATGTAGCAATCATATCATCCAAGTAATGTGCAGTTGTTATTATTTTATGGGTGGCATTATTTAATTTTGCATAGGTGCGAACTAAACTTTCTGCAACATATTGACCGTAATAAAAAGATTGCGGAGATATATCCACCATTGCTTCTCCGATAGAATTTACTCGTTTCCAATCCGAGTCATGATAATTTTTGTTATATTGATTAGATAGCAAATAATTAAATATCTTACCGCTATGGTCAGTATAAGTTTTTCTAAACACAGGTGGGGTAAAGCAGCATACAAAATTAGGATGAAAGCTGTCACCCAACATACTAATTACGCGCACTGTATCGTCCGAACCAGTACCTGGCATAGCAAGATTTATTAAATCGATCTTCTCGTTGTATTTTTTTTCAAGTAATCTTTTTACTTCATATGGCCAAATATGATGTTCAGGTAAGCCTATACCAAAAGTATTACTGCATCCGAACACAATCAGTTTTTTATTTTTACTATCACGTATGTCATCGAACTCGTCACACCGAAACCCATGTTTATTTAAATCATAATCTACACTATCGATTGTATATGCATTTCCAGATTCTATATAGTTGTCTTTGCTATCGGATGGATACCAGCGAACACGTATACTTCTATTTTCCGATCCCAAATTTGGGTTATCATAAGTGTCAACCGGACATGAATTTAAAAAATATTCATCATCCGCTCCTATATTTTTACGCCATTCTTCCATTTACAACCTCAGTTATGTTCGTTATATCGCATCCACCATTCATAAAGTTCGGTGTCATGTTCTTTATATATTTCTTCAAGTGTTGGTATGCCTGTAAGTTTATCTTGGCGTATTTCACTAAGATGTGCTTGAAAACTTCTACCGTTTCTACTTTCTTGAAGCCATGTATCTGGCCATTGCTCCATATGTGTTTGTCGCTTTTTCATTTCTTTAAGCGTATTTATAAGTGTCATCTGACGATTAGTTGCACGTGGTTCCATGTATGCGAGATTTTCATCTATAATACGATGTAGTATTTCTTTTGGCCAAGCAAACGGAGAAAATACAATATCTGGGTGAAAGGCAAACATCATCTTTGTTTCTATCCGAACTCCAAGTTCTTGTGATAGATCAAACAAATCTTTTAGTGCAAACATACCAGGACCAGTAATTGTCAGGTCTAGTATCATACGTTCTTTGCCATTAGGAAGTTCAACACCTTGCTTAAAGTTTTCTAACCATTCTTTCCATACAATTCCACTACGAATGAATTCTACAATCTTACCTGTACCGTCGATACTTGCGCACATCATCCAGTTTTTAAATTGTGGAAGATAGTCATATAAATTTTTATCTTTGTACGTTACGCGAGACAAGTTGGAATTGTATCGCAAATAGCAATTCTTTGCAGATCCATTCTGTACCATTTTTTCCAGAGTTTCCCAATGTATATCATACATTAACGGTTCGCCGCCGACCCAATAAATTTCTTCTACTATACCGGCATCAACTGCGGCTCTGAATTCAGGTTCAACAACATTAACTTGAAATGCATTCATTTTTCTTTTCACATCATGCTGCATGAATGGTTGATTCTCTGGACTCCACATATTGTGTTTTTTCTTTTCTGCTTCCCAGCTTGAACTAAGAAGTTCACCGCACATGCGACACTTAAAGTTGCATAAATTAGAAAAACGATAATCAAAAGATATTGTTGGCATGGTAGTGTACCCATCATCATCGGTACTATCAAATGCCTGTTGTATCTTGTCTTTGAACAGTACGCCAGTGAACCATTTGCGATACGAACTAAGGCTCAAAATATCATCATTGCATACATCACATTGTGGTATAGTTTCACCCGCCATCAGTTTCTTACGTATGTCTCTCATGTATGGAGAGTTCCAATGTTCCTCAAGAGTGAGAGGATTAAAATCATCGGCAGCAGTTTTACTTTCTGTGACTTCACCATACTTTTCATCATTCGAGGCGTCTATGTATTGCTTTTGGAATTGGTGTTGTTCCCTGCTCGCACAGCACATGCGCCGCTCACCCTGTGGAGATATATATGTATGAGTCCACGGTGCCATACAAAATGTCTTATTTGGACTATCAGAAGAACAACTACCGTCGTTTTTCCAAATTGGTATTTTTCTATTCAGTGTCATGCAATGAGTTCCTCATAACGTTTGGGGACATAAACGAATATTTACTTACTAATTCGTTTGTGTTGGTGTTAAGTTTGATGGCAAGTTCTTTATTATATATTACTTTATGATTAATGTCAATTAGCTGTTGTTGTAATTCTTCTATAGGTATAGATAATAATCTTTTAACTTCATCGATATACATACTAAGACGTTTATTAGTATCAAACTCTTGATCAAATGAATAATCAAAAACTTCATCATATAGTTGAAACCCCATTTTTTCTAAGTTTTCGTAATACCATGCATGTGCATAAAGAAGAAAAAATTTACCTAACAATATTGGCTTCCAAGTTTTCTCGGTGTAGATCAACTGATACGGCTCTGGATTAGTTTCGGCACCTATCTCTATTAAACTGTCATTGAAATATAAAAAATCATCAACGGTATCTTGATTTATACCAATCGATATGTCATCATGATCTAGGACTACTTTTGTCTTATAATCGAAATTTTTAACATAATAATCGTATAGTTGAAACAGATTTTCAGTTATACGTGTGCGTAACATCCAACTGTAATGTAAATTTTTCAACATACCGATTTCTGCTAATCCATCCAGTATCATTGCACGTGGTAGTATAGGATTACCATTGTAACATATTGCATGTTTAGAAGGTCGGATATTATGATAATCTGGAGATTTACATAATGTACTGGTAATGTTGTTGATTGTTCGATTTAGAAATGTATATGGATAACAGGTGAACTTATCAATTACGAGCGGGTCGGTTAACAGAAACTTCGATGAATAGCTTGCATGTTCTCCTACCATGAGATTGCAATTGATGAACTCCGAATATTTTACCTTTGAAGCTATATCATTTATACGTTTAAAATATAAACCGGAATCCATATTGAGAAAGGCCTCAGTGACATTAAACATCGTGAGATATAAATGGTCTGAACGATTGTTTTCTATAAAATCTTGTAAAACTAAGCAGGTATGTTCGCGATCATATGTATCGAATGAGACTATTAACTTGTCACCATCTAAAATTATTGTCGGGCGGGAACCAGCGTGTATTTTAGTTGAAGAAATGATATTCATAGTTTTTATCATCCCAGTAGTCTTTTACTTGATTATAATTTTTTACTAGATTTATTTTTTCTAGCATTGTATTTTGCTTAACCGTATTGAACACTGGAGGGTGTTTCAATATAGAAACTGGTATTTTACCCGTGCTTATTTCTTCGTATGAAACTTGTTCTATGGTATAAACATTTTTTAACGCAGCTATAATATTTTTAAATAATATAATACTGTGAAAAAACGAATCTATGCTGTTTGGCAAATCGCTAATCTCAAAAGAGCTATAGGATAATTTATCGGTAGAATTCCATTTGTCATTGCACAGACTTATTTGAAAACTGAGGTATTGCTCAATCAAGTCATTGCGATAATTTACTACAATCAAATCTGGATTTATAAAACTTATATCGTCTAGATGATTTCGTGAATCACCATATTCGACAAAATATTTACAAACCCAATCATTGGTAGATGCAAGATGTTTCAATTTTTCATCATAGTCACCTCGAAGGTATTCTCCTAGATTGCTAAGATTGTATTCGGTAGAAATTGCATCCTGTAACATCGTGGTACCGGATCTTCCCATTGAATTTAAAATTAAAATTTTCATCTTGCATCACTTGTGTTATTCTACTACTACGCCACCTAAAGAATCAGTTTCAGTATCCCATCCACCTACTGTTTTCTTTTGTTCATGCGCGTCATCACCACCTTCATACTCATCCATAGTTGCCGGATCGTGATCGGATATTGTACTATTAAGAACGATACGCTTGCTTAGAATATCTTCTGCGGAAGGGGAATCTGCTTCTATACTATCAAACCATTCAACAAAAATTGGACTAAATGAATCTCTAAAACTTTTCCCTCTACGAATATCGTACTGTGCAAAGAATGTCTTAAAGTCATTGTATAGTTTTGGGGTTTCTGCGGTATTACGGTGTGGTGTTTTTACAACATCAAGATAATCAATAAGACGTTGTATTTGTGCCTTTTCACCATCGTGAAGTTGCTGTTGCAATCCATCTTGATTAAACCAAACTTCAATTTTATTTTTGAAATGTGTTTTAATGTGTTCGGGTAGAATTGCAGCACTTTGGAATGATGGGAAACGCAGAATGTTTAGAGACATTACAGGTGCGCGTTCTCTGCCATATTCTTTTCTAAACTCTAACATATCATCCATAAAGTCAGTAATAGTATCAAGGCACAATGAGTTAATAGTCATCATCATGTTTGTTTTCTTTACATTTGACTCGCGCATAATACGGTGAAGATTAGATTTCCAGAATTCGTAATCCATGCCATCACGTATGTACTCTTGTCCTTTACCATGTGCTTCCGCAGATGTATAAATTTCAAAATGAGGTATATGCCAAGATTTTTCAATCATCTTATCAAGAACCTTGTTTGTCTCTGGATTCAAGTTAGAGTTGATTGCAAATCTCATATTTCTACCGCGTGTTGGATTTTTTTCAAACCAATCAAACAGTTTCCAAGTACCAGTATGCATAATGGGTTCGCCGCCAGTGATACGGATTTCTTCAAGGTTGTCAGATAGACTTGATTCCCACCATTTCCAAAACGCTTGAATATATGGATTGTTATCTTCTTTGTCTGCTATTGGTTTTGCCCATTCCGCGGTGTCAACAAAGTGTCCACGCCCATCGGACTGAATATTTTGATATGCACCATATGTATTGATATCTTTAACCCATGCACTGCTGAATGCCGGATTACAATATGAGCATTTAAAGTTACATGCTCGGTCAAACGCAATTTCTAATGTACGAAGTTCAACATCTGCATCCCAAGGCATATCGCCTGCTGCGATGATATCTTCGTCTGTAAAGATTTCAGTCTTATACACGCGGTCAGAAATGTTATTTCTGCCCATGTCTTCAACTTTCCAACAGTATTCGCATTCTGCTGGTCGATCACCTTCCTGCATCATCTTACGCATTTTCTTTTTATGCTTTGTGTTGTGGATAGCAGTAAAGTTTTCCTTTAATTCATCTAGCGGAATCCAGTGACCGGGTGGGTGGTGACAACTTGCAGTCTGCCCATGTCCCAACCAGATCGTAGCATTGTACCATTTCGCTGCGCAAAAACTCTCGCTAACGGAATCGATCATACGTTCTTTGAATAGTTGAAAGGTTTCACCTTCCCAGTATTTTCTTCCCATATCTTATCTCTCGTTCTTCTCTTGCTTCTAACCAGAAATCTGTCATTTCTGGGAATGTTTCTAAAAAGTTTTTATTTCTACGTCTATCGTATTCGTTGAAGTAATCGTAAAATCTTACTAGTTTATCACTTAGTTCTTGTTCAGTGAGCTTATCACCTGTTTTTGCCCAAGCTAAATCTCGTTCTAATTTCAACACTTCGTAGTTCTTAAAACCATGATATGACAAACCATAATCAGCATTAGATAACACATTTTGTTTCATGAAATCGATATACTCTTGCATCGTATCTAACATATCTTGGTCACAAAGTTGTATCGTAATCCAGTCAGGATATCTCAAATATGGTATGTCAAACCAAACTCGTTGTCCGGGTTTTCTATGTTTGTTGTCGAATTGATGTTGGTATCCAAACTTACGTCTTAACTCTAACATATATTCTAGAAAACCTTTCAACCCAGGAATACTTAGAATATTAAATGTATTGATAAATGTAACACTAACACGTTGTGTTTCGTTTAATAGTCTGTCAACATTTCGTTTTAATTTTTCGAAATCTAAACCATCACGGATGTATTCTGCTTGCTCTCCGACAGAATCTAGACTTATGAAAACACTGATGTGCTTGACGTATACGTTCTCATATTGATGTTCCCACACATTATATTCTTTATCCAGAACATAGTCGGCTGCATACACAAAACTATGGTCATCTTCGTCATCACATGGACCTAATGCAGTGAAAGTCTGTTCGATTTCCTTAAACTTTATTGTTTTCGTATTTGGGACCATAGATTCCACAAATACACCCTGTAGTGTTTCATAGATAACTTTCTGTTCCCATGTCTTCCAATCAGAACCATCTTTTGGGTCTTGTACGTAAAATACTAATTTACGTTTACCCTCTACTGGTGGCTTCAAATATATACTCTTATCAAACTCAACACGGGTGTTGCTCTTTTCAGGAATAATAGGTTCTTCAAGTTTTTTAATTTTGTCCATAAACTTATCAAACAGCGCATCGTCTGGTGGGCACATATTTGTAGTAAGAGATATCTCTAATTCTGGATTTGGGTTTTCTCGTATGTAATCCAACACCTTAAATGTGTTTTTATCCATAAGAGGTTCACCGCCAGTCATACGGAATATTTTCAAGTTGGGATATACAGTAGGCCACCATTCCCAAAATGCAGAAATATAAGGATTTTCTTTTTGTGAAAGTTTTAGCGGCATTAAGCCACTTCTCTCTAAACTTGTAATTTCATTGTGGCGGGTGTTATTTGAAAACTTGAAAGCCCCATGCTGTTTAATATCGTCTTCCCATGCTGTTGACAAATGGGGAGAACAGTATGCACATTTAAAGTTACACGCTTGGTTGAAATTTACTTCAACGTATCTAGGAGATATGTCATGGTTCCAAGGGTTATTAACAACTTCATCCCATGCTTCTTGTACCCACCATTCACTAGAACGATAATGTCTATCACTTAATCTGCCGCCTTCAGGTGGATTTGGTGCGTCTTCTACGTTCCAGCAATACTGACAACCCTCAGGTCTTTTGCCTTCTTTCATTTGTTTGCGTTCAAGCATTTTGAAAGAGGTATTATGTAGTGCGTTTGGATTTGCACGTAGTTCATCTAGTGGGATGGTATGTGTTGGAGGGTGATAACAACTATGTGTACGACCCTGTGGTAAGTGCAAACTCACTTGCAACCACTTCGCCATACACATAGATGGAGATATCTGATTTAACTTGACGCGTGTATTGACCGCATCGTCGTCATAATTAGCCATTAATTACCTATCCCAGCCAGTTTGTTTTTCAGTTGCCAGTGGGTTCATTACTCTTGGTGGATTCGTATAAACGCGTTTAAAGAACGCAGACAATTCTGTAGTTGGGTCACAAAGTTCCATACCTATCTTATCAGATAATGTGTCACCTAGATCAAGACATGCAGTATAAAGTTTATCGTAATCCCATTTCACTTTTGTTCTCATGCAAGTTTCTTCGCCGCCTTCAAACTCTGGTAGAATTTGTTTTTCAAAGTAGTCTTTGAACCAATCGTAACTAGAGATATTCTCTAGAACAAAGTTTGGATTCAAGTTTACATCATAACAACCAAGCCGCGCACCATAAATTGCCCAAATTCCATTCTCAATATCCGAACCAACGTTACACCAAGTTAATAGTCGTTCATAGTTCTTTGGCCATATGCGCTTCTTGAAGTCTTCCGCTGGTACAGTTTTACCTTCATCAAGGGACATTTTTACACCTTCACGATATCCTGCACGGAATGCTTGGAATGGCGAGCCCGCATTGAACACCATTGAGTACACATTGTTCATCTGAATATAGTTCAGGTCCCAACAGAAGTCAACCTTCTTTGTTTCGTCAACTGCATTTTCATGTGTTTGCATTTCTAGTACAAGGTCTACTGGCCAACATTTGATACCACCATTACCATATACTAAACCATTAACGATGTTTTTAGCACTCCAAGAGATAACAGAATTTTTCAAATCTGTATCTTCTGGGAATGATAATTCAATGTTAAAGAACTTTTCGTCTACGATGTTATCACCATCAATCGTGATAAAACGATCAGTGTCACTTTGTCTCGCGCATTCCTTATGTGCGTTATCGAAACCTTTTACACCATCTACGCGCTTTGCGTATGGGAACTTTTGCAAAAGATTCGCCCAATGTTCTTCTTTGTTTGGTTCATCATAGCTTAGATAAAATATGTCCAAGTCGCCTATAACTAGCTTTGTCATTTATTGCTCCATAGAGTATGTATTGAAGTACTTTTTTGTGTATATACTTATCTTAGTCGGGTCATAGTTAAAATCTAAAGATACAGTCTCGCCGCAAAATAGATCAGTATATGGTATAGTCACAGTCTTTAGAATGAAATCGGGCTTATCCTTAAATGTAATGTGAAATGGATGCACCGCATTGCCTGCGATTAGTACTTCATTTCCACTGACAACGTTTGCTTCATCTACAAGTTTTTTGTTTAAAGTAAATTCAAGACGTTTGCCATCAAACTTTATAGTTAGTTCTGGATCATCATTCTTTGTTACTTTTTGTATTTGTTTTTCAGATGACCGGGATTTAAAGTCAATACTTTTCTTTGTTATCTGATATATAAGCGGGTTCTTAGTTTTAGTAACAACATAGTCAGAGAATTTATATTCACCAGTTAAAAATGGTCTAATGGTGTCAAACTCGAACCATGCATAGTTTGTTTCTTCACCTGTCACAACTGTTGAAATTTTTGTTATAATACCATCTGTACCAAACACAACTACTCTGGCTTTAGTGTTATCATCTTTTTCTTTTAGACTGATCATATACCTAATAGCCTCTCATATACTTTTATTTTTTCCGCTGTCATCCAGTCTTTTTCGACATAGTGTACGGGCAAGTTTTGTTTATAGTTGCCAATAGTCACGGTGCCGTCATCTGCTAAATCACTAGTAATAGATTTTGTCCATACACTGTCGATCTTTGCACGATTAACGTTTTGAATGTAACTTTTCATATGCACGAATGTAGGCACATCCTTAATGTCATAATCGCATACTTCGTTTTCGATGTCAAGTAGTTTTATTGCAAGCGCATATGCAACGTCTGCGCTGATCCAATTCTGGCCTTTGCCTTTCAAGAACTGATCATAGAAAACAGTCCAATTTTCCATAATGAGTTCTACCATCTTGAAGAATTCGAATCCTTTTTCATTCTTCTTAAAATACGTAAAATTACTATAGACATTAGGAAGATCCAACTCTGTAAACTTGGTTCGGTAGTAATCACTTGTTGCATTTTCGCCTCTAAATGTTTTGACATTCGTACACGCCCAAACATCTTTACGTGCAAGATGCTTCCACCAATGATCTACGCTACCAGTAAATACTTGGTCACAATCAAGAATAATGGTTTCATCAAACGGAGTCATATGTGCATATTTCCATTTGTTTTGAATTTTCCATAATTGATATATGGCGGGATCACCGAAAGGGATGTCCACGATGTGATCAAATACTTCTCGGTGTTTATCAGTAATGAGTGCTTTTGTTTGTTCGTCAACACATACACATATTGCATTTTCTTTTTGTGTTGCTTTCAGACTTAACGCCATAGCATATGTCAGATTTAAGTAATCTGTTTCCGCGTTATTCTGTGCAATAGCAATATAACCTTTAGTCATGTAACACCTTTCTAAATTCATCCAAATGTCTACTTAATGCATACTTATTCATGATGTGGATGTCGGTGTTTACAAATCTTCCAAGTATATGTTCGCTTCGATTTTCTTTCTTTGAACAAAACATGATAATATCGTTTGTTGAATTCACTCTAAAAATGTCGTCAGTATCAAAACTGTTATTCAAATATTCAATAGGTAAACTTGGTATACTAGAATCCATATTTCCGTTCAATATATGCAACGCGATACTAAACGCGTAATCATTTCTAAACATACCACCAGAACAGTTATACAAATCTTTGTAATATGGATAATGTTCTTTTATATGAGTTACTAGCGTAAAAATGTCCTCAGCAATATCAGATTTTCTAAAATATATAACAGTTGCCCAATGCATAGGAATAGTAAATTCATCAATGTAATGAACATCTGTATCGTGAATTCCAGCAATATCACGATACTTTTTGTTGATCATGAAATTATTTTCACTGCCCCAAACATTATCTAATGCATTACTCAATACAAAGTAGTCTGCATCTATTATCAGAGTTTCATCATATGGAGAAAGTTGGTATGCCATACTACGATCAAGATTAAAAAATTGATCAATCTGTGTCGATGCTGTTGTGTCTTTGAACATACGTTTGTTATTTTCTAGAATCTTTTCTTGAATGATAACTCTGTCGAACCAAAAATCAATCTCTGTGGATGCAGAATTGTACGTCTCTTGATCAGTAACTAAACATATTTCATCAAACTTTTTTAGATTCGCTTTTGCAAATCCAGCGCACTGGCAGGCAATCTCTCCATACTTTATAGTGCTATTGTTTCTAGCAAATATGAGAATTCCTTTACTCATTAGATTTCTAGTACCTTTTCAATCTTACGTGAACTACGAAGTTTTTCATAGTCATTATAATATTCATTTACTGCTTCGAAATATAGACTTGAAATATCTTCCAAGAATTGTGAAAGATTTTCAATCTTAATTGGAATTTCATTCTTATCTAGAATCACAACAGTATCTTTACCGGATTCAATAACATAGTTAACGAATGAGATTAGACCTTGATCTACTTTGAAGATGCCACCGTTGTGTGAATACGATAGAAGATTTTGTGTTTTAACTTTTAAATTATTTTTTGCAAGGTTGAATGTCTGCATCGCGTTTGATGTTTCAAGCGCACGTTCTAGCTTCATTAGCTTTTCTGTTGGGATATCTGTAGCCATAGTTATACTCCTATATTACTTTGAGTATACTACCGATCTAAATGAAAGTCAACTATTAAAGTTCAGTGATATGTGAGTATGTTGGGAGAGTACTTGCAAGAGCAACACCATCTGTTGTTGTATCGTCTGCATATAGATCGCCGATACTAACAGTTAATGTACCTGCAACATAGTCTGTACCGGTCCAAGAACCACTGTCCGGTGGGTTCTCCCATGTACCGCTATCTGCGAGGTGTGCATCATCGAATGATATCTTGAAATCGATTTCGTTTGTACCTGAAAGTTTTGCATATACGTTGATTTGGTTTTGCGCATAATCAGCAGTACCACCTTTAGTATACACAAGTTCATACGATGTTGTAAGTGACGTAAAACCAGGACCAGGTGTACCTACTTCACCAGTACTTGATGTTGTGTTAATCGCAAATTTTATAACACCAACTGTTGAAATAAGTTCTTCCCAAGCCACAGACTGTGCATGAGAGATATCGACATTTGTAAGAGAGTTATCAATGCGCACTTCTCCGCCCGTATTAAAGAAGTGTCTGCGTGTATCTTCGTCTGCGAATGTCGCGTTGAATTCATAAAACACAGTACCAGTCCATGTGGGAGTACCGGATTGTGGATCATAGTATGTGTTTGATGATGCTAACTTATTACCCGCAAGAGTCATATATGCCAAGTTAGCATTTAATTTATTTGATATAATAGAATTCATATCGAATTCCAAGTCAGTAATAATTTCAATAACTTTGTTTATACCTGGGAAAGCTGGGTCGTTAACATCTGTTGGTACTGTTATAGATGTACCTTGGTGTCTCGCCGCATGGTGCATTACTACAAGTAGACGATCCCAATCTTCTGATTTTATCTTATAACCCGGAATAATGTGAGAAACATCTGTGTACAGTTGTGACTGTCCATATCCAGAATCACCAACACCGACGCCAACGATATTGTTAAGATCGTTGTACCAAGCACTTAGGTCTGATGCTCTTATTTTCCCGCCGATGTAGTAACTCTGTGGTGCCATAACAGTTCCTTCTTAAAATTATAGGTTAGATGTAACGTTGTATGTAGGTGCCGCAATAACTACTGAACCCGTAGCGTTACTTGTTGTTCTTGAAGAAACCGAAACAGTTGTTGTACCAGATACAATGTCACTACCAGTCTGTGTACCATAAGTACCACCAACGTGAGCATCGTCAATAATTACACGAACATAAACAACAGTAGCAGATTTATATGCTTGAACTTGTATTGTGTTCATTGAATAATATGTATCGTTTGCATACTCTTGTTTAATAGTCGCATATGATGTACCAAGTTCACTGTACTTTTTGACTGTTGCTAGGTCTACGTTTGTACTATTTGTTGGTTGTACACTTATCACAAATGTACCAAGTTCGGTGCAAAGTTGCTGCCATGATGCTGCCTGTGCGTCTGCCGAACTGTTATGTGATGCTGAAATTCTAATATCACCACCTGCTGTGAACCATGAGTTCATGTGTGCTGTACTACTAAATGTTAAGTTAAAGTCAAATGTATGTGCAGCATTCCAGTTTGATACACTTGAGGAAAGAACTGATGAAACTGACGTATCCCAGTCAACTGCGTATGTCCAAGGAGCCGCATGTTGAGTTGTTAGTGTACTATTAAATGATGCAGCGTTTGATCCATAATGCGACCATGATACAACTGTACCTGCATTCACCGCGGTGAATGGGTTTGTTATGTTGTAAAAGTTAGCAATCTTTGCCGCAGCACTGTAAAGCGAATCATAATATGCATCATCGATTAGATCGCCAGTTGCTGGGTTTGCCGCTACCGCGTGACCCTGGTTATAACCTGAACCAACGGCGCTGCCATTAAGTATTGTATTCATTGTATCGCGCAGCGTCGATAGATCATTGAAATAAATTGTAGATCCAACAGCCATGTTGTACTCCCATTTTGACTAGTCAAGTTTTAAAAGATAATATGAGTTTCCGGATCTCATATTACCCAAGTTGTATTGTTATCGTATATTCTATAATTATTGTTCTGTTCGCTGATAGCAACACTGGGTGAAATGTCACGTGTGTCACTAAAAGTGATCTAGATTCGTCCAATTCGTCATTTACTGTCACACCTGAAATTAAACCAATTTCATCAAAAGTAAATGCCGCAATTGCGGCATCGTCTGTTGAACTGTCAGATACAGGTGTAGTTTCGCCTGTCATTGCAGAAACTTGCGCATGATCCATTTCAACTCTGAATTTTATCTTTGATGTACTGTTTGGAATAGTCTCCGTCAGATCAACTTCTTGGCCAGGATAGTATACGGTTGTATCAAGTAACTCCTGCTGATATGTTTTGTTATATAGCGTAGCGTTACTTGATATAATTGGATACTGGTCATAAGTTGTAAAAACGTTAGGTGATTTATAAGAGATAGTCGTAGTAGATGTTGAGCCACCGTTGCCGAATGCCATCCAATTTATAGATGGGGTCGCGCCGCCTGGATTGATACTGGTAGGTGTTCCGCCTAGCGCACATGCTAAGATATACGCCATGTTACCTGGGTGTATTGCGTTGCGCTTTTTAACCAACACTTCACCGGTGTCTTTATCAAAAATTTTAATAGCACCAATGATTTTTGGTTCTGTTTTCTCGTTAAACATCTAAAAAATTACTCCGATTTCATTATATTATATTTATCATTTCTTGCATCTATCATTTAGTTACCAGCTGTTATGGTCTCAATATGATCTACTACAAATATTGCATCACCGCTTGAGAAATTACCATAAAGACCTGTGTAAAGGCCTCTGTCCGAAATATTTAATTCTGCACCAGATAAATTATCATACATCATGAATTCAAGACCGTTCTCATTTTCAAGCGCAATTAGCCTCTTTGTTTTTGACTTTGCAGACCTAAACAGAGTTTCGTCGTTAACTACGATTTTGTTACCGTATACGTTGCTTACGGTATCTGTCTGTCCTATGTGTACAATATAACCTCTACCAAACTGATCATATACATAAAACTTCAAATTGTCAAGTGTCAATCTAGTTTCATCTGTCCAATTTACTTCTTTGAATAAAACTGCGTCATTCGCATATGCTTGTACAAAACCAGTATCAAAACCATCAGGTTCACTAGTCAAGTCAACGTCATTACGCAGTAATTTACCAGCATCATACGTTGTTGTGATATTCTCACCTGTAGTCGCATCTGCTATATTATCGTTTCCTTCACCAGAAAGGACGTTAAGTTTATATCTGCTGTTGTTACCAAAGTCCATTGTTATTTCAATGTGGCGTTCTTCTGAAACATCACTTATAATATCATCTTCTAATGTATACTTTGATTTCACATTACGAACTTTAACGTGATACGGTTTTGTTTCGTTAATGTAATCTAGCATATCTTGGTATGAATCTCTTTGATATACTGCATGTTGTGCCAATGGACGATATGTAAAGTTCACATCAATATAACTTGTCTTGAATATTGACAATTCGTGATCATGTCGTTCTGTAAACATGTAATCTACCATACCGATAACAATCTGTTTCATAATTTCATCACCACCGTTATCTTCTATCATATTGATAAATTCTATAATCTGTACTGCTACTACGTTATCAAAATACGTATCATATGAGTTTATAGGATAAACCATATCTTCAAATGATAGATTGATTGCTGAATTTGATCGCTTCACTAGTCGAAGTTCACCATTAACTGGATAGTAATATGAATCATATACATCATTTTTATCTATGGTTATTTTAAATGAATTAACACCATTGTTATACATATCAATCATATCAATGTTATATGAATTTGATGTGTACTCATAGTCATCTGTATTTTGAAAATCATCATTTAATACCCAATCATGCAAATTAACAGCATAACTTACTGAGACATATTCTCTCCACTGTGGTGCAAAAGCATCGATGTTTTTATGTGACATTATATCATTTACAATACTTGCAAAGTTTGATCTTGCAGTATTTGTGTTCTTGATTAACATTGGTTGCAATGTTTCAAGTTTATACACGCACACGACATCACCGATCAAATATCCATCGTTAATGACGGTCATGATACCGTTGTCGAACACGATGTTGTTTGGCAACACGAATTCGCTGTTAACTGACACAACAGTGTTTTCAATTGTGCAATCTTCAAACATTTGATGTTCGTATGTAACATAAGTTGGATCCGATACTGACGCGTCATCTATTTCAAATACTACAGAAGATTGAACTTCGCGTAATGCTAAATCATTTATGATTTGAGTTTTAGCGTATCCTGCATGGTTTGAATTGATATCATCGTTGAACAATTCCCACTCAGTATGCAATTCAGTTGTATCCGATGTAATATTATAACGCAATTCAAAGTCTACAGTCTTACCAACAAACGTATTCGCTTTATTGGTAACGATAATAGAATTATCTGTTACTGGAATAAAATAGTTTGTTCCTATTGGAGAGGAGATCATCGCACTGATATCACTAATAGTGATTTCATTTCCTGTACGTTGCTCTGTTTCAGCCCAGTAGTAATACTTTGTAACTAGCGCATTTGAAACAATGTCGTAGTATGTATATGTATTATAATCTGTTACAGTTGAAGGTAGCACTTGTGATGTGGTCCACTTCTTAACAACAATCTCTGAACCGGGTACAAGTTTACCCCAGAATTTTCTTACGTATGATACATCGATATTTCCTAGCTTATCACCGTAATCGTGATATCTGTAATATCTTACATTAGCTGTATCCCACCAAACTTCTCCTACATGATCATCCAACCACACATCTGATGATGTCACACTATCATATTTTGCAGGGTTTTCCCATGTTATGTAGTTTATATTTTTCAGTAGTTCACCAGGTAGACGGCCATATAGTGGATCATACACATAATAAGTTTTAAATGTATCTGATTCATCTTTTGCAATAAGTCTGTTCATTTTAGTTGAATCAACACGTGAACTTTGTGTCGCTACAACTGAAAGGAACCCAACATCACTACGATTTAGTACTGCCCATTTTCCGTTCGTATATTCATCGACCCATAGTGTCGTTTGACTATTCAATCCAAGATCACGATACCAGTCATCAAAATCAACGTTGTTGAATTCTGGTGAGTAACGAACCGAATTCCAACGCATAATTTTGAAATTGCTGTTACTTGTGATACTTGTGTATTCGGTTCTCAGCCCTACCTTTGTCAGCATAGAAGAAGACGTTCCTTGGAATGTCAATGTAGGCGCATCACTTGTGAATACCATTCTTCCATCTGACGTAACTGTTACTCTAACGTCTGTGGATACTGAGTTGATTATTGATGCAAATGTATATACCGGTTGTATATTACCGCCAGTATTAGAATACGTACCCGACACTAGACCCAGATCAGCCAATGTGTTACCAGACACATCACTAAGAACAATAGAAAACTGCGGTGATAGTATTTTGATTCTACGATCAACTGTCGCTAATGCAGTACCTATGTTAGTATCATTCTCAAAAATTACACTGTTTAACTGTTCCACAATCAAATCAAGGGCGTCAACTTCAACTGATGATGTGGTGAAACCTAAACGTGTCATCGCACCAGGTGTTGAAGAATCCTCAGTCACAGTTAGAACTGATCCATTTTTTGTAATTCTAACACCGACCGAAGTAGCAGACGCAGATACGTTAGGTATTCCAGAACTGTTAATTTGGTTCACGATACTTGTCTTGTTCGGATCAGTTGTTGACTCATAAGTACCAGCTTCGAATCCCAATGATGTTAACGCTGTGCCGGAAAGTGTCATTTGTGATAGAGATGAACCAATTACCAGATGACCTGTTGCATCAACGTATGATGTTATACCTGTGATTACATTTAGTTCTGATGCCACGTTTTGTAATTTAGAAATTCGTAGTGTATTTTCTGTACCCAATCCAATGTCTTGAATTGCAGTACCTGACATTTCTAAAATCATACCAGAGAACACCACGTCGATCTTGTCATCAACATTCAGTGTAGCACTCAAACCAGTTGAGGAAGCATTAATCGTGTCAACGATTTCTTGTGCAGTTAGCGGTGTTAACGGGTCTGCAACAGTGAACGTAATATTTGTACCGTTTATGTTTAGTGCCTTTGTGGATGTGATTGTCGGCGATACAATAGTACCCAATATTTCTATATTTGCAAACGCAACTGTATTGCCGTCAACTATCACAGTCTTACCATTAGAAATCACAGTGGTCTCAGTTGCAGTAGAAACTTCTGTTATACTCTGAGTAGAACTATAATCTATGCTTATTGGTGTCCCATCTATTACTATAATATCTCCATATACTGATGTTACAGGATATGTCGTATCAGCCACGGTACCAGTAAATGTGATGTTTGTGTTTGCGTTTTCTATAGTTGTCACACTACTGTACACCGCAACACGCATTGTGTCTCCAGGTTGAACAAACGGATCTGTAGCAGTATCAGCACCTACAATTGAGATATATCCAGTAGCTGCTGCATCCGCATATATGTACGAAGTACCATTAATTAGTAATGTATCACCTGATAAAAATTGAGGGAAACTAATTGTACCAATTGCTTCAACACCAATATTATTTGATGTAGGCACATATATAGAGTCGCTAGTAGTTGTATCGATTTCAATTGAAACCGGTTCATAGTTTGTTTCAAATACAAGATATTCGTACACTGTCAGACCAGAAATGTCTCTTGTTCCTTCTTCGATCAGGTAATAATATCCATTAATAACTGGGTCTATATTTGAATCATTAATTCGTAAGAACACGGTATCTGTAGTATCAATACTATTTGTAAGTGCTACACATAATTGACCATCACTAGTTTCACGTACATAATCTATTTCAGCGATTTCCCCAAGACGCTTAACGTCCCAATCTCTTTCTGGGTCGAATTGTATCCATGCTAGATCGCCCTCAAAGATTAAGGTGTTATCTAATGTTTCTAGCGCACTTTCACCAGACACAGTGTAATTCACTAAACTGCTGTCAACATAACCTGTTGTTTTGAAGTTTGCAGTATAAGGTTCAGATGTTTTGACAAAACGTTTTTCAACATCACCAAAATCAATAAGATGTGGGTTAGATTTCATATCTTTCACATTTACAGTTGCATTCGCATGTATTGTGTTATTTGTTTTACCAAATTCTGCATACTTGTGTGCCCAAACACCAAACTGTTCGACTTTATTAATATTTGAATTTTTGTTAATTAAACGATCAATACTATCTTTTTTACCCTTTGCTGCTAAGAATCCTTTATAGAATTCAAGCTGACTCTCTGGTTCAACTTTATGATTGTCTAAGTATGTTCTAGTTGCGCTACCATACTGATTAGACTTTAGTAAGTTAACAACTTCTAAATTCTGATCAACTAGCGTATCTCTATAGTTTCGTGTATCTTCAATAATTGTTTCAAAGTTAGGAACCATCGTGTTTCCGTACAACAGATAACCCTCTGTGGTCATAGTTCCGTCCCAATCTGTAGTTCTATTACAGTCAATTATTAGACGCAGGTTTCTATTGTGCATTAGCGGATCGTAAATTGTGTCACCATATGAATCTTCACGATCAACAATGATAGCATGTTCAAAGTCGCTAATATCAATCTTCATACCATACACTGGTACACTAGATTCCCAACGAAGTACTTCGCCATCTGTATAGAACTTAATTGCAGTATCAGGTATTAGTCTACCCATGTTATCAACTACACGATAGTAGTTTTGATGAGTTTCTTTTGTTACACTTGCAACACCATATGGCGCAGAGAATTCACCAGTGATAATCATTGGTGATAGAGTTATAAATTCGCCAGGTTGGTGTGTTTCTGCTGACCAGTCTAAGAACTTTAGAAGTAAAGTTTCGTAATCAATGATTGAACTGTCTTCGCTGTCAACATCTGTAAAGTTCCAACCAACAAGTTTTAGATATTCTTGATAGCCAACCATTAGATGTGCAACATCATCTAGTGATGTTAGGATATCACCATAATTAAAGACTTTGACTTGATCGTTTTGTACTTTACTATAACCATTCGCAAATACTTGATTTGTTCTAGGTCTACTTGATAATTGTTTCCAATATTTGAAATCATTGTCGAATATTGTACTTGATGTATGCTGTTCTAAGCATACATAAACCTGACCATTATAAATTGAGTATTCTGAATTTTTATACCCTACACCAGAAATCCAATCGTTGATAGGTAGCGGATCGCCATCAGTAGCATATAATTTTGCCTCTGATGTCTTGTCCCAATCTAATGCGTAGAACACTGGGTTAAAGTCATCATACCCATGAATTCTGTAACCAAATGAACGCGTCTTAGGTTGTGATATCAGCGTCCAAGCATTGTAGTCAAAGTTAATCGTTTGATCAATTTCTTTTTGTGTTGGGGTTTCTACTTTACGTCTGTAATACTTTTTGTCGTTTGAATTTAATACAATATCACCTTTATTGTATGACAGTATATCATTTATGTCATAAATCGGATGTGGTGTATCAATTGAAACTTTTTCGATAACGATAGCACTAAAGAATTCACTTCTATTTGGCTCGCCTTTATGTACAAGTAAATCAAAGTTGTCTCTTGGAATTTCAGTGAAATTACTGTTACCGATACTTGTGTTTTCAGCATACAACTTTAAGTTGTTCACAAACCCGCCAAGTTTAGAACCAAGTCTAAATTCATAGTTTTCTAAATCAGCAAGTATAGTGTCTGTGTCGAGACCTTTGAACTTGTTATATAGTGCTATTACATTTTTAACTTGTGAATTATAACGATCAAGCACTTCAAAAGGATGTTCAATCATCATCTGCAAGAATGCAATGAATGGGAATTCACTACTTCTTAGCCATGCAAATTCTACTGGAGACCCGTCACCGAATTCCCAATCTAAATTCATATTTGAAATGTCATCGGTTGACAGATTTCCACCAAAGAACAAATCTTCTGGTGTTCTTAGATTACCAGAAGCGTCTACTGGAATTGGCGCAGTCTTTCCTGCATCATTTAGAATATCTGTCCAAAATTGCTCAGTTGTATAATCTGTACCATAGAACAAATCGAAATTTGCAGGCTTTGATGCTACACCCAATACCAACCAAGGTTCATTCAATAAGTTGTCAGTACCATATACATATCTATACATACCTCTCCAGTTACCGGGAGTGATATCATTGACGAATTTATAATTCCATGTCTTCCAGTTATTGGGGTCGTATGATACGTTTTCTAGACTGTCTACATTGTTTTTTAACATCCATTTTTTGAAGAACGGATACATAATGTAATTCTTTTCATTCAATGTATAGCTATCGTCTGCCCATTCGAATGGACCGTAGTGTTGATAGTCTATGTAGTTGAATGACTTATCTTGGACGTTGTTATAGCAACGAATTTCAAATTCTAATAGAATCGAATCTGTTCTATCACCCCATACAGGTGTTTTTGAACCATCGTGTCCTACAATAAAATCTACTGAATTTTCATATTCATTGTCTGTCACTATGATAGGTACATATGCAGGGTTTAAACCTAGTTTAGTTGAGCTAGGCGGTATGTATACGTCTTCGCTATTGATATAATATCTTACAGTAATTTCGTCTCCTACCTGACCAACGTAACCGTTAGTAAAATTGACAGTTGTATTACCGATTGACATTACATAGTCTGTTCGTAAAACTTGCAGTTTGCCATTAACATATACATAAATGTCGTATTCATCAACAACTGGTTTAGAGAACTCAGGAGTAAATTGCTCACTGGAACCTATAACAACGTCAACTGGTTGTTCTTCATAATGTGCATATTCTTTACCGAAATTTATCATGTTAATGTCTTTAAACATCAACGGGCGACCTTGAAGTGCAATAATATTAGTGATAGCTTGTTCTAGTATTTCTGAATCTGTTTTTGAATCACTTCCTGCTTCTGACAGAATTTCGCGAACACGTGTAACAAACTTATTCTTATATGAACTATACGCAGATGATAGTGTTTCAATCGCATCGAACGGGTTGTAGTCATCTTTTGTGACACAGAAGTATCCGAACTTTGTGTCTGTATTTGTTCTAACCATTACACTACCGTAATTGTTGAAGCGTAATTTGTCACTGTTGTCACCTAGATTTCTAAATGGACTGTGACCAACAGGATTTACGTCCATACCCGGAACAGTTTCCATGATACGAATAAAATGCTCAAACAGTACAGAATATGTTAGTTCTACATTAGTGTGATATGAGTTATCTGGGTTAAATTCTATTGCAGGGTCAATACGCTGATAATTACCTGCACCCTCAATAGTAACTTCATTCTTTGTACAATAATCAACATAAACAAATTTGTCTTCAACTGTATTGTCGAAAACAACGATATCATTTACAATCGAGTAATTACCATACTGTTTTATACCGTCGAAATACACATCAACACTATTTGTATCGATAGGTTCATGTAGTAATTCAATAGATGAAATTGCGTTTTCACTCACTTCTTGACGGTAGTTTCTGTAGTTAAATTCTGTTGGAATATAAATGTTTGTCAACCCAACAGTATCTACATTGTAGAAAACATCTACATCAATATCTATTGTATAGTTATACTCACTTGCATAATCACCAACACTCAATTTTGCATATAGACCCAATTCAGAATCATATGCATAATCACCTGTTACGTATGAAAATATCTTTGCAGATGTTATATAATTGTTTTCACTGTCGAATATCAAAAACTTAGGTTCAGTTATTTCAACAGAATCGAACGCTTTGTTCAAAGATTCATCATCAAGTGAAAGCCTATTGTCGAACTCAATAATAGGTCTTTGTGCTTGATGAAGTTCATTTCTATTTGTTTCATCAATTAAATGTTTAATGTCATCGTAATGATACCAAGAGTTATTGAACGACCACCAGTTGTTTGGGGTCTCCATACGATCAATAGTAACATAACTTCTGATGTCCGAACCGTTTATATTCTCATTTGGAGCAAATAGCGGACTTACCCAGTAATAGCTACTCCAGTTCACAAACTTATCGATATCGATAGGTAAGTTTACTGTGTTTCTATCACATTGAAATAGCCGTCTATGGTCGTTTGTTAGCGAACCATGATTGTATAGAGAATTTATTAAATCGTCGTAAAAAATATTCTCGTTAATGCTCACATTAGAAAACACTGGCTCAAGCGAATAATTCGTTCTAGAGTACGAGAATGTAGGGTATGAAAGATATGCATCGTCTTTCTTATACACCCCTTTTTCTTTTCTACCAACGTATGCGCGTGTTTTTTCTATATTACCTTTAGAAAATACACGTTCAAGTGTTGCTTCAAATATTGTCTCTAGCTCTTTATTTTGCAAATGGGCTGGAAGAAAGTCGTAAATCTTATTTGCCATTATTATTCACCTGTTAAGTCTGTTTCTGTTATTGACTGAATGATTTGAACATCTTTTGAAGATGTTACTGATAGGAATATTTCGTTCGGTTCACTGCTAATACTTAGCATCTTAGAATATGTTGATGTGCTGTATTTTGGAGTAATAACAACACTTGCAATTCTATCACCTAGTTCTTTGTGTAGGTATGCTGCTAGTTCTGAGTAGTAGAATGTATCACCGAAGTCCCAGTTTTCTAGTTTAAAGTATTCATTTACTTTTGCCGATACGCTTGCTTTAACTTCACTATCTGTAAAGTTTGTACCAACACGTTTCACTACTTTAAACACTGCCTGATTTTCTGGAAGTGCAGAACTACCAAACAAGAATTTAAACTTTGCTGGGATGTAACTTACGTGATCACCGATAGCAGACTTTTCTGTTATCTTTGACATTAGTTTTGTCAACTCATAGTTGTTTGGCGGAACTGGCATATTACCTAAGAAGTTCTTAGAAATCCATGTGTTGATATTCTTGACATAATCTGTTGTTAGAATGTAAACATCAATAATATTACTTGTACTTGGATCAATACGTTTTTCTTTATCTGCATAGTGGTCCCACTTGAATGTCATTAGGTCGTCAACATAATATGATCTACCGTGAACTGCACGATAAATTACATAGTTAACAACTAAGTCACCATCTGAATTAATGTCATGCACAAAATCAGTTGTCCAGATACCAGCAGCAGATATGTATCTATACCATTCACCAGTTGTAGTGTTGTACCAAAGAACAGCAGTATCAGTTGTATACTCTGGTTTAATAAATCCAGGAACGCTATCTACATGTTCTGCACATGCGATTGCTCTAGGTGATATTTTTTCATAAACTATGTTGCTATCTGTATATGTTTCGAGAACAATAAATGAACTTAATAGTTCGTTTTCAAGTGCATTAAACGTGCCCATAGGATCGCCATCTGTATTAACAGATGTCAGTAATATCTTGTGATTATCAATATAACCATCATTTGTTACAAATTTGCCATACACATACGCAGAAGTTGACAAGTATGAATTTGTTCTTATTTCAGTCGGTGTAATTATATTTGTATCAGCAGTTACGTTTACCATAACCCCAGTAAGATCGGTAATACCCAAATCACCTCTAAAAATAGAAATAGTATCACCAACTGATACTAGTGCAGTCCAATATATAATCTTATATGTATTTTCTAACCCGGTCTCAGTTGGGGTCAAAAATTCAAGATGTGCATTTGATATCACATTATCAAGATCATCTTTGACTACTAAGTTATCGTATGAAAGGTCTCCGCCTGCATAGAAAAATAGTGTTTCACCAAGTGCAAACTGTTTGTAATATATATCATTTTCATATGGAGCAACTACTGAGTTTGCACCAAATGTGAATGTGTATGTGCCAATGCCAGGTTCATAAGAAATAATGTAACTTTTTTCTACACCAATGTCAGTTGACACAACTGTGTCTAGTGTGACTGATGGATCTAGTGAACTGTTATCAACAAAAAAGAATTTACCAGTGTCGCGTGCTTCGACAAAATAACTAGTCGAAGGAGATCCTTTAAAACCAGCAGTGGCAAATGAATCAGATGATAATGTCGCGTATGCGTCTGTTACGTTACCAACATCACCGATGTCAGCAGGGTCACCTTGAATAAAAATGTTACCAATGCTATATGTGTATGTATTTGGATCTGTAGTAAGCGTTGCATCGATATTTTCATTTTCTGCAACAGCCGTTGTTCCAGAAATAACAGAAGATGCATTAGTAAGTACACCATCTATAGTCCAATCCGGGTCGTAACCAATAGGCGCGTTTTGATCATGAGAAAATTCAATAACATCCCCAATTGGTGAAATTAATTTATGATGATACTGTGTCGCAGTTATAAACACATTATCATTAATAAAATTGTAAGATTCTGGAGCATCAAAATAACTAAAATCTACATGGAATTCTATAGTGTTTGAAACGGGGTCATACGATGGTGCCAATTCACCATCCATAGCGATGATACCAGTACCAATGTTCATAACGTCAGTAGTTGTTTCCGATGTTGCACCAGACCCAGATGTAGACGATCCAAAGTAAGAAATGGAAACTTTGTCTCGGTTAATTAAGTTTGTTTTATTATCAATTACTATATCACCGTTACTGTAATAGAATTTAACATTATTAGCACTGTCAAGAATAATATCAGTACCAGTAAATGTGATGATAAATTCAGAATTGATGTTTCTGTATCCAGGTTTATATGTTACATCTAATATCAATTCAGGTGACGGGAATTCTATTGCATATGCTGCATCATATAGTTCCCATATACCTTGATCAGATGTAATGTCATAGTTGTAGAAAATTTGGAATGATGTGATTGTAGTTTCATCTAGAACGGTATTTTTAATGATTTCCACATGCTCATCTAGGAATACATATGTGGGTCCTACTATTCTTTTTTCTAGTAGAACACCTGCAGGAGGTATAGAATCCAATGTGAATGTTCCATCCGAATGAACGGTTACAACTTTGTACCATTTGCCGCCGATCTGTAGGAAATCTCGATCTGTTATGTTTGCTGCACCATCCCATGTTTCACCTTCAGCGCCCTGTTCTTCTGGGTAGCCGCGTAGTGGGTTGGAAGTCACTCTCAACCAATCAATATTAGTAAATGTTGTTGTTATAGTATCTTTGTATGTATAATAATACTTGTTAACCATCGATGGATGTTTAAGAACTTTTGAAAATTCATTTCTGATTATGTCATCGATATTTCCATTGTTTGATTGATAAGGGATTACAACGCGTGTTAATCTGTCGTCAACGTACACTGAACCATCGTCACCAATGACGCTGACGTTACTGTGATGACCTGTAACATCGTCCATTTCAAAGTGGCGTGATTTCCCAGCAAATGTAGTATTGAATGCTTTTACTTTTGATACAATACCAGACCCCATCGTTAAAGGAAGAATGTTGTAGTCCTGACCGTTAACCATACGATCTTGTGTATAGTAGTTACGAGGAGCAACGCGCTTCACGCTTAGGTAGTTCTCGCCTTCGTAGTTTTCTGTGAAGTCACGAGTGCTGCTTAGTGTAAATGTTGCACGATATGATTTACCATCTGCACCTAGGTAAGGTATAGTAATAGATTTATTGATAATGTCGCCGCGGTTGACACTAAAACTTGCATTATCAGCAATACGATACCATAGACGATATCTACCATATGCTGCATTTCCAAATACACCATCGGGGAATGTCAAATCTATTGTGTTGTTTGCCGCAGTAGTTACGTTTACAATATCACCGTTTCCGTTTCGTAAACTGTTGAAAATAGCAGTTTCACGGCTATTGTTGTCAACTAGCGTAACAGTGTTAATGAATTTACCATCAGTGTCAATGCGCTGTAGCCAAACATCATTGTTAGAAATATCATTTTCCAACACCTGTTGAATGCGATTTGGTATTTTCACATCGTAATTTAAATCTGTATATTTTAGATTGCCTGCTTTAGCTAGGAAGAAAAATCCAGTTCTATCTGATGATGGGCCTAAGTTGTCATTTCTGTTTACAACAGTGAATGCGTCTTTTGATCCAGGTTCACGTTCTATGATAGTATCACCATCAGTGATTGAGCCTACCACATCAAAATTTCTAGAAGCTCCACCAACATTTGCAGAAAATGAATATCGTACCGCTTTAGATACTGGATCTTCATTGATGTAATGTAAATGTGTTTCGATGCCATCACGGGTGATTGATGCAACTGGGTTGTTAACTTTTGTTTCAGGAGAGAGTACTGAATTTAAAACTGTAACAAAGTTGCTATACCAATCTAGATTATTTGTATCGTTCCAACGTAATGTTCTATTTGCTAGAGAGTTACCCTCGCCATCATAGATAGGTTGGTTAGTTGTGATACTTGTGATTTTTAGAAAACCTTGTGCGTTTACAGGACGAGATTTGTTGTATCCCAGTGTCTTTGCCATACGTAGAACGCTTTCACGGCGCTCTGCGGTATCAAGAAAGTTTTCACGTGTGTTCATATCCAAGCGGAATGCAAGTGAATGACCTAAGTAAGCAACTAAGTCAAGAATTGCAATAAATTCAGAACTTGATACAAAGTCATTGAACTTTTCTGGATATGTTTCTTTGATATAGATTAGCAATGCTTCTCTAATAGTATCGAAGTCGTAAGCCTTTAAACTTACGTTTGAGTACGCAGTATACACTGCTGTCCAACTTTCACTGGCGAATAGGGTATCAACTCTTTCTTGTGCCATTATATTATTCTCTCTCTAAATCTATTGTTAGTTCTGTGACTTCTTTTGATGGAAGTATGCTGATTACAATTCTTACATTTACGCTGTGATCGTTATCTGTTACTTGTAGCAAAATTAGTTCGCATCTTGGTTCTGCATTTATAATGTCAGTCAGATCGTCTTCAATAAGTTGCACAGTAATACGTGTTAGCGGTTCAAATATCATATCATGAATAATACTACCAAAAGTTGGCATCATTACTCTCTCGCCTTTGCGAGTCATAATTTCATTCATCAAGTCTTCGATCACTAGTTCTTTACCAGTGAGAACATGATTGATTGCATATTTGCTCTTTGTACTAAATCCACTAAAACGTTTCATTTATAGGTCTCGCTTTTTTACGTTAAGAGTATTTATCATCGTATAAACTACGAAGTTTTAGTTGACACATAAATAGGCGTATGCTATAGTAAACTATCATATAGGAGATTACCATTATGACCAAAGAAGAATATTATGGTGTCACTGAATTCGAAGATCAATTAGACATGTTTGATGAATTAGATTATTCCTTATACGATGTTGATGTATCTTATGAATTTGCAATGGACCTTGAATACCCAGAAATAACCCTAGAAGAATTTGAAAAAAATGTTGCACCGCAACATTTATCCTTTACTACACAAGTGGACCCAGGAATATACACACGTGATTGGGTTCTTTGGGAAGAAACCAAACCTTTAAGTGAATTTAGTGAAGTGGATGCACTTAAAAAACAGGTTGCAGATTTAACCGAATCATTGTATAAAGCATATGGTAGAATCAAAGAACTATCAGATGAGTTGTCTGATATGAAATCTCAACTATCACAGATTAATATACATAAAAACACAAGGACCTACTAAATGCCAAACCTAGTACCAATGGTAGTCGATCAAACTGCTAACGGAGAACGCAGTTATGATATCTTCTCACGCCTTCTTAAAGAACGTGTGATCTTCCTAACTGGTGAAGTAAATGACTATCAAGCCGATCTACTATGTGCGCAACTTCTGTTTCTGGAAGCAGAAAACCCAGATAAAGATATTCATTTTTATATCAACTCTCCGGGCGGCTCTGTAACATCAGGACTTGCAATTTACGATACGATGCAGTTTATTAAACCAGACGTATCAACCACAGTAATTGGTCAAGCAGCCTCAATGGGTTCACTTCTTGCACAAGCAGGTGCAGCAGGTAAGCGTTATGTTCTTCCAAACTCACGCACGATGATTCACCGTGTATCATCTGGAACTGGTGGAACTCGTGGTTCTGTTCATGTACAAGAAATGGAAATGGAAGACAATCTTCGCCATCTACAGGAAGCGAAAGATTTGAATAAGCGTCTTACAGAAATTTATGTAAGTCACAATACTGCTGGTAAGTCGTTTGATGAATTGTATGAAACAATGAAATACGATACATTCTTACGTGCGGAAGATGCAGTTGAATGGGGTCTAGCAGATAAAGTTATGGATAAGCGCCCAGTTTAACTAAAACCAGGCACATAACTCCACATATTAGCAATATCCATTTTACGAGCGGCAAGTTGTTCATCAACTCTGCCGTTCGCTCTTTTTATACCAGTCTGAATTTCATCTGTGATGTAGAACCACGCATCCCCTTGATTGATCATCTTAATCAATCCACTATCTTTAATTCTATTAACGCCTTCATAATAAAAATATATTAGAAGTGCATCATACTGTGGCTGACCCAATGGCTGAGTTATGAAATTCTCAAGAACAGTACCAATGTGACGTAATTGTTTTTCTAAAATAAAATTCGCTTCTGCTTTTGTTATCTTACCAGTATCTAATGAAATACGTTTAGATGCAACTGTGATATATCCATACTTTTGTTCTGTAGGGGTTACTTCATAATCGTAGCCAATTTTCATATCAGATGTGAGTTCCAATATCGGTTTCTCTTTTTTCATTATGTATTCTTTACTAAAGTCTGAAAAAACTAAATCTTTTAATTCAAATGTAGTAACTCTTACATGCGAAAGAATATACTCTGGTTCGTTATTTTTATCATACCCAACACCTAGGTATGTACCATATGGTGTAACCACATTCAAAGGTAACTGAATTAAATTTAATAATGAACCTTGTCTTTTGTCAAAAATCATTTATAACCCCTTAACCTCTAAATTCCCAATGCCATGGTTCCCAAGACATTCTCTGATAAAAATTAAATCTACCCGCATTACTATTAAGCCACCTGTAATGTGGGTTTGACGGTGCTCTGTTGTTGTAGATTACACCTTCATCAACCGCGATACCCCAACCGTGATTTGAGTTACCCGGAGGAGCAACCCACTTTCGAGCCGCAGCGGGTGTGCCGTATTTTCTAAGAGCGCCTTGCCACAATCTAAGCTGGTGTTCGTATGATCTATATCCAGACGATGGCGATAAATTAATACCGTCAGCTTTTGCAGCCGCTGCCATTCTGTTCCATGCATCCGCTGCATCTTTACGTATTTGAATGCCATTACCTATAGACGCTAGATTGCTAGGATCTAATTTTCCATTCTCGCCTGTATAATTCGCGGCAGGTACATCGTTGATTGTCTTTTCTGTGTAACTATTTGGATCAGGTACAATGGGCCCACCACCTGTGTTATTTGGTGCAGGTCTCATCATAGGTTCATGTGAAGGTACAGTTGGTAGCGAACTACCCCCACCTTGCCAAGAACTTTCAACTCTTGTGCTTTCTAAATTTTGTATATCCGGCATTGCAGACGTACCGATACCCATAGACATTGCAGCCTGAGGACCATTCAAGTGCATCTTTCCGCCAGTACTGGCATACATATTTGCTCCCACTTTTAGGTGCATAGCCCCACCAGTATCTAAAAATTGTGTTCCTGAACTTTTTAAATGTAATTGACCAGAACCATCAAACATGATGTTACCACCTGTTTTAACATTGAATTTTGCGCCGGCTTCTAAATTTATGTTTTGATCTGCACGTAGGTTGAAATCCCCTTCGGCTCTCATGCTAATACTACCACTACCATACATAACGATGTTACCGTCTTTTCCTATTTCTACCCAACCGGATCCGCTTGAGTTTACCATATAGATCATGTCGTTTGTGCCATCTAATATTAAACTTGCGCCACTACCTGTTGTAAGTCGCACATGTGATGGGTGAACAGTTCCATCATCTCCCACACTACCGTCATCAAAAGTGATCGCGGACTGGCCAGGCGTCGCCATACCATAGACTCTACTAGGTCCCGGCGTTTGATAACTGGCGTCCCGTATTGGGGTAGAACTTGATTGCCCGCGTATTGGGTCGGTATAAGTACCTTGAGCAGCCAAGTTTGCGTTTCTACCACTATTTGGTATAGGCGAGCCTTCAGTTGTATTACTAGTTGTACTTGTATTACTAGTTGTACTTCCACCACGAAGTCCATCACCCGCTGCGCCTGAGGCAGTTGCACCAGCACCTAAATAACCTCGACTTTGTGCATATGCTTTTTCTGCTGGTGTTAAACTAAATCTACCTCCACCACCGAATGATTCATCCGCGGTTTTTAATTGCTCAACTCTTGCCACATCTGCGTCGGTCCAACGTTGTTCTGAACCCGGACCACGTAACCTATCACCTTGGCTACCGCTTGCAGTTGCGCCGGATTGTGATTGATCACTGCCCCTAGGGTAAACTGGATTACCGTTTTCATCATAAAATATTGCAGTATCTGGATTTTGACCTTGAGTTATAGTAGTGACTGCCCCCTTAGAAGACTCAGCATCTACGAACGCCCCTTGACCTTGGCCAGTACCATCTACTTGTGGCGCACCGGCTGCACCACCACTTACAACGTTTGGTATTTGTTGTAGAACAGCGAACCAATATCCAGCAGTCATATCTGAGTCATCTGCAAAGAATACCATAATTGTTACGCCCGGATCTGGCGGAACTGCAAAAAATCCATAGTTACTAGAACCGTTAGAGCCGCCGAATGGACTTGCATATTGGAAGAATATCGGATTTTCGGATGATCCACCAAGTGCAGGTATATACGCAGCTAGTCTACCTCTACCTTCTGGATCGGCAGCGTCTACTGTTATGGCTCTATAAATGCCGCTACTAACTCTATCTAACAGTGGGTTGTTAGAATTCCGCTGTCCAGATTTTATTATGTCTTTTAAGCCAGTTTTTCCTCTAGGTCTCATTTATTTTTCCTATACTTTTATCTTGCAAGGTTTCTGGTTGTTGAATTATCATTTTCAACTGGAACCATGCTTCTGCCCAAAACTTCCGATCCTTGTGTAGTCTTGTAACCATCAGCGATATGCAATCTAACCATATCCAATGTTTGAGTGAATTTACCACCATCAAATCTACTAGTTATACCCTTCACATTATAAATGTAAGTTAACAATCTTGCAATTTTTGGATTATCATTTTCATCTTCACCATCTACTGCATTTGATACAATCATAACATAATTAAATCCGTTATGTTCTGATCTATCGTTTGGATAGTTGCTGTTTGTATTTTTTGTAAATTCACTTTGATACTTTGCAGGTGAGATATGATTGTCAATCCAGAAAGGATCGCCGCGTATTTCCATAGTTGCTTCCATCATGCTAATATCACCGGAATGTGCTTCATAATATTTCTCTTTAGCAAGTTCCACATACTCTGGGTCGTTAGTTGCAATACTTTTTAATTGTCTATTGTGTGCCAAAATACCTTTCGTTAGTTCAACAAAAATGGTAGGATTAGTAGAAACTGCATTGAGTACAGATAAAAGTTCACCCGGTGCAATAGAATTTATACTATCACTTGTCATGTTTTCTGCCAATACATATGTTCCCAAATTTGCACCAGCATTAGATGTTGATGTTTGTATACCTGCTGTGGACAAATTCTGTACCAAACCTGCTCCACCCAATGCATTTATCGCTTGTCCGAAAATAGTCTGTATGCCTCTAGTTAATTCATCATCTGCACTCTTAATGGAATCGCGTAAGTTGTTAACGGTATTACGAATATCTCCTAATTGTGACGTTCTCGTTTCAAACTCGGATCTTAGTCGTTGTATTGGAGTATTTGAAAGTACGCGAGCAAGATAATCTGTTGTTCCGCCTCGCAAGCCGTCACCATTTGCTCCACCACTAGTTGCACCAATAGTTGAATTATGCGCTAGTAGTTGATCAAGGGACATGCTTTGCGCCCGTGCTACTTCTTCTGCTGGTGCACCGGATGCAGTCAACGATTCAATAATTCTATCTTTTTGACTGGTCATCCATGTAGTATTATCAGATGTCATTGATTGTAAACTTGCTCTAGCTTCTTCCAATGAACTACGTGTCGTATTAGCGGCTGAACTCATTTCTTGTAGTTTAGCAACCGCACGATCATTTCCTAACACACTTTTTAAAACTATACCATAATCATCTAACAGTTTTGTCCACATTTGTTCACCAGATGCAGATACGTAGGTTTTTATTAATTGTTGTTTCAAACTTATTTCAAAGTTAAGAACTTGATCATTTCTACCTGTATACAGATAACGATATATCTTTTTTAATTTACCTTCGTTTACTATTTCATCAACGATTGTTTTATTGTTTTTGGCATGAACCATTGTTGATGCTGCGCTCTGTTCAACAAGTTCTCTCTTTTTGCCAATGTAATATGTTATATCTGCACCTTCAGTATTTGTCATTACATTGTACCCATCTACCTTAGGTACATAATCTACATATATAGATAACACATCAGTAAATGATACTTGATCCTCTGTTAGATTTCGTTTAACAACTTCTGAATTCATGAACACATCTAATATACTTTCCATTAGACTTGTCCCAGGATTTAGAGTACCAATTGGCATTGCAGTTGCCATTTGTCCGGGCGCCGCACTTCTGTACGTATTATGATTAGCTGAACCAAAGTTTGGGAAGCCATCAAGCATCACTTTGTTATTAACAAAAAATTCATTTTTTATGTCATCGTTTATTGCTTTTACTGAATAAGTGTTGATGAATTTTGTATCACCGCCGAAGTTAGTTTGTACTAGGTATTCATTATACTTTGTTAAAAGATTGTTTATAGTATCTTCTACGTTATCACCTATTTCGTACTCAAATGATGTTGAAATTGTATCTGCACCATAATCCATGGCACCATAACGAACTACTGAACCTTCAATTGAAGTTGTAGTACCGGCAATAGTACTACTTGTTTGAACTTCGGCTGTATTTGATATTATGAATGGTATTACTTTAGTCGATCTTGGTATTCTAAACGAATTGCCATTTTCATCATATCCCATAAAATTAATTTTTAAGAAAAACTTCGCAGAACCAATATTAGAATAACCAGCTAGTAGTGTTGCAGATTTCAATATTTCTGCTAACTTACTTCTTCCAACTTGAACTATAGAGAAACTTAATTTCAATGCTGCACCTACAATACCGAAGTTTTGATGTGTCGCACCGAGTGATTGTATTTCCAAATCTTGTATATTGAATTCAGTTGTTATACCAGTTTTTGCAATTATTATTTTTTGTGTTCCGCTTCCAGGCCATGCATCGTCTACAATGCTATCAAGAGACGTACCTGTTGGAGATAGGAAATCTGCTGCCGAACGTTGATCAACTAAAAACAATTCTAAATTGTAAGTATAATTTTCATAATCATCTAGTGCGTTCGGTAACCACGAAACAGAACTTTCTAGTGAGGCTAAATCTTCTGGTCTAGCAATTGCAGTTATGTCTGCGGCAGAATTGTAGTTTCTCGCACCTGTTGATCCTTCAGTACCAGCCACCGCAGGATCTACTTGTGCGGGTGATGTGGATGTTGGATATGTTACTGTTGAACTGTTTGCATCAACAACACCTTGAGCAATATGAGGACTAAAATAGTTCGCTGCTTCCGCGCCGCCTTCTTCTCGTATCATTACAGAAACCATACGCTCTGTTAACTGTGGGTTATCTCTTAAATTGATAGTTTGGTTTGGATCAACGCCCATGGACGCAGCAACTCTGTTTACGTATGCGGTTGTGTTGTTTTCATTGGGTGGCGCCCAACGAGATATCATTTCATTGACAGTACCCAATCCATATCGACTTTGATATGAGTAAAGGTTCTTGGTCATCGCACGAACGCCTGCTTCCGGTGTCGCGAATGTCACGAATGAACTGTCGCTACCCGGCACTGCGCCAACCCACTCAGTACTACTAAGTCTAATGTTACCTGGGTTATTGTTTCTAACGTTACGAACTGTCATGTTTATTTCATCTCATCTATATTCTTTTTTGATGGTATGCGTATTACAGTACCTGCAACAAAATCGTTAATAGGATCAATAATTTCGTTTGGATTGCGTAAAGCAAAAATCCACCACCATTTTGCTGTTCCATATTTTTCATAACTCAGAAGATCAGGACGATATTCATACTTTGCAGGTATAGTGTATTCTTCGTCAAGATCATCTTTATGAATATATCTTTTTGTTTGTATATCCAGAATTTTGTTTTTAAGGATTGGGGTCTGTGACCAAGGAGAACTACTTTTATACATAACCTCTTCCCTTCAATCTTCCATTTGCGTATGCTTCTATTGAAAAGTTTTGTCTTACATTCTTGGGACCGTATGTTGTCGCCAATCCAAGAACAAACGTACTTACTTTCGGTATTCGTATTGAACCAGACTCAACGTAGTCAACATCATTGTCGAAGTTCCATGTAAAGTTAGTTACGACCACTGGAACATTTGTATAAATGCCGTATGCATAAAAACGTAAAATTGGCGGTGGGAGACCTGCTTGTGGATCACTTTCTCCAAAACCCATTTTCATTGCTGCTCTAAAGAAGTTACTACCTTGCATAACTGACATTGCTTCTTCTTCATTTCTTACAATCATTGGTGCGGTAACACTAATCTCAGCATTTGCACCACTGTCAAAAACTCGCTGTTGGAAGTTAGCATGTGTTAGTTCGTATGCAGTATAGTTTGCAGTATTCATTACAGATATGTTAGGTGTGAACGGAAAGAAAAACACGTTTAATCCACCACCGGAAAGTCTTCCGCTAGGGTCTGTAATGTATACGTTTTGTTCTGTGTCCTTATATGGGTTCATGGACAATCTCCTACATCTTATTGATGTATTTATCATGCTATAATGTTCGAAGTTAAAGTAACAGTTGACATGTAAGTTTAGAGGAAGTATAATGAAAGTAATATATTTAGGAGAACCATATTATGGCCCGTGGACAAAATTATTTGAACAACAAAGACATGTTGAAGCAAATACACACATCCAAATCAAATTTCTCTTGGTTTGAAGATCGCACCTTGCACTCACAACATGACATAATTCTACATTCAGTTGATGACATTATACCATCAATTGAAGAAGCAAGAAAAAATAGAGCAACCCGACTTCAAAAAGAAGCATGGGATGAAAACACAGATAAGAAAAAGAAACAAGCAGATTTTGCGGTAGATCCGGATTCATTTGAAGAAAATGAACTTGTATTTCGTGTAATGACTTATGAGCATATACCAGATGAACCAGGTAGAAAAGCAAATCCAAAGTCAGTTGCAGATCATAAAGTTAAACTAAACTTCCCTCCATTTCAACATTACATCGTTGAAAACGGTCAAGTGAAGTGTGTTGGAATATCACACTATAACAAAAATAAAGAATTCGACTTGACAAGTGGCAAGATCACCGCTACATTGGCAAACATGTATATCAAGCTAGTAGAACGTTATTCACAACGCTCAAATTGGCGTGGTTACACATATATTGACGAAATGCGAGGACAATCACTGCTACAATTGGCGCAAGTTGGATTACAGTTTAACGAAGATAAAAGTGATAACCCGTTTGCGTATTTTACCGCAGTTGTTAACAACTCGTTTACAAGAGTATTGAACTTAGAAAAGAAAAATCAAGGACTTCGTGACGACTTACTTGAACAAGCAGGACAAGCACCAAGTTGGACTCGCCAACTCGAAAACGAAATGAAATCTAAAGAACGTTGGGATAAAGTTAAAAATACTAAGATTACCGACGATGCAATTCCAACTGAAACAATAAAAGAGATTTACGCAGACAATGACCAATCTGTTTAAGAAAGCGGCAGTTTTCACCGACATTCATTATGGAATGCGAAACAATGCAAGACAACACAATGAAGATTGTGATGCATTTGTTGACTGGTTTATTGAACAAGCACAAGAGAAAGGATGCGAAACTTGCATCTTTGGTGGTGATTGGCACCACAACCGTGCTAGTTTGAATATTTCAACTATGAAATACAGTATTCAAGGATTACGTAAACTATCAAAAGCATTTGAAAAAGTTTATGTCATTCTTGGTAACCACGATTTATACTATCGTGAAAGCCGAGAAGTAAACTCAATTGAGTTTATCGATGAACTGGAAAATGTGTATCTTATCAGAGACACATTAGTTGAAGGGGATGTTGCTTTAGTAAGTTGGGTTGTAGGCGATGAATGGAAGAAAGTACCAAAGATCAAATCAAAATACATGTTTGGTCACTTTGAACTTCCAACGTTCAAACTCAATGCAATGGTAGAAATGCCAGATCACGGCGGACTTAAACTTGATATGTTCGAACACCAAGACTATGTGTTCACTGGACACTTTCACCAACGTCAAGTTAAAGGAAATGTAATCTATATCGGTAATGCATTCCCGCACAACTTTTCAGATGCATGGGATGATGAACGAGGATGGATGTTCCTAGAATGGGACAAAGAACCAGAATTTTTTGTGTGGCCAGATGCTCCTAAGTATAAGACAATAACATTGTCGCGTCTTCTGGATAACCCAGCAAAATATCTTCTCCCAAAAACAAGTGCTAGAATTTCACTTGATATTGATATCTCTTACGAAGAAGCAAACTTTATTAAAGATACATTTATATCAACATACGATTTGCGCGATGTGACTCTACAACCTATCAAAAATTCTGAACACACAGAAGATAATGGTGCAGAAATACATTTCGAAACTATTGATCAAATTGTAGTTTCCCAACTAAGCGCACTAGACGGTTCATTCAATAAGAATGTTCTAATTGAAATATACAACAATTTGTGAGTTACTATGAAAAAAGTATTAATTACAGGGAATAGAAACTATGGGCTTTGCGAAGCTATTTGTAATCTTTTTGATACTGTGGACGATATTAGTTATCGCACTATTAGCCGCGGGAATGGATATAATCTAGACAGTGACGAAGATCAGAAACGTCTAGCTGAGTTGTTTGTTGAAGAAAAGTTTGATGTCTTTATCAATAATGCCGCCTTGTGGAAGTTTCAACAAGTTATGCTTGCAGAAACAATTCACAATGCAGCAAATGCAGCAAAACATAAATGTCATTTGATACACATGGGATCAACTGCTGATACAGGCGTTAAAGGTAGGACATGGCGTTATCCAACTGAAAAGAAGGCACTGAGTGTATACAACAGAGACTTAACATATCTCGCACAAGGTGGCTCTAATATTAAGTCAACGCTAATTTCTCCGGGTAGTTTGACAACATCTAGTGTTATGAAAAAGCACCCAGACAGAAAACTTATAGATGTGGAATACATCGCAGAAATTATTTTATGGTTGATTAACCAGCCTGATTATGTTAATATCAATGAAATAAGTTTAGATCCAATTCAATTTGGAGACTTTGCAAGAGAGAGGTAAAAACTTGCTTAAAGTTAAAAGTCTAACAATCCGAAACTTTATGAGTGTCGGTAACGTTACACAAGCGGTAGATTTACAACGTGATAACTTGACTCTAGTTCTAGGTAACAACCTAGACTTGGGAGGTGATGGTTCACGTAATGGTACTGGTAAGACAACTCTTATCAATGCCCTTTCATACGGTTTGTATGGTAACGCTCTTACAAATATCAAAAAAGACAACCTAATCAACAAAACTAACGGTAAACAAATGCTTGTTACTGTTGATTTTGAATACAATGGAAATGAATATCGCATTGAACGTGGTCGCAGACCTAACGTATTCCGCTTACGTCAAAACGGCGTAGATATGAATTCGGACGCAGATGTAGACACTGCACAGGGAGAAATGCGTCAAACACAAATCGAAGTAGATTCGATTATTGGTATTTCGCATTCTATGTTCAAACACATCGTTGCCCTTAACACGTATACAGAACCATTTTTGTCTATGCGGGCAAATGACCAGCGTGAAATCATCGAAGAACTTCTTGGTATTACCGAACTTTCAAAAAAAGCTGAAAAGTTAAAAGAAAGTATTAAGGTTACTAAAGAACAGATCAAAGAAGAGGAATATTCGCTAAAAGCTAAAGAAGAGGCAAATAAGCGCATTCTGAAAAACATCGAAGATGTAGAGAGACGTTCACGTGTTTGGAATAAAACAAGAACTGACGACCTTGCTGATCTTGAAGCAGGACTAGATGCTCTTTCACATATTGATATCGATAAAGAAATTAAAACCCATGCTGCGTTAGTAGAATACAACGAAAAGTCAAATAGACTTTCACATGCAACACAATGGGTTAATAGCATAGAAGCAGATAACACTAAACAAGAACGCATTATAACAAAACTTGAAAGTGAAATTGAGCTTCTAGAAAATCATCAATGCCATAGTTGTGGTCAAGAAATACACGATAGTAAACAAGAAGAAATTCTTGCAAGTAAGACAGATCAAAAGCAAGAAGCGGCATCACAAATTCTTGCGAATGATTCGCAACTGCAAGAGTATCGTGAAATTATTGCATCAATTGGTGAATTGGGTAAAAAACCCAAAACGTTCTATCCGACATTACAAGATGCGTATGAACATCAGAATAGTGTAAAGTCACTTCAAGAACAAATAGAAACTAAACGTAATGCTGTTGATCCATACGAAGAACAGATTAAAGAAATGCGCGAAGGTTCACTTGAAGAAATAGACTACAACAATATGAATACATTGGTATCTTATAAAGAACACCAAGAATTTCTTCTAAAGTTGCTTACAAACAAAGATAGTTTCATTCGCAAAAAGATTATCGATCAGAACTTGAGTTATCTAAACACTCGCCTAGAATACTACCTTGATAAACTAGGATTACCACACGAAGTTAAATTCCAGTCCGACTTGTCAGTAGAAATTACCGAACTTGGTCGTGACTTAGACTTTGACAACTTGTCTAGAGGTGAACGTAACAGACTTATTCTTGGTCTGTCTTGGGCATTCCGTGATATCTTCGAATCTCTTTATATTACAATAAATGTTCTATTTGTTGACGAACTTATTGATAGTGGTATGGATACAAACGGCGTTGAATCGTCACTTGCGCTATTAAAGAAAATGGTACGTGAACGCGGTAGAACAGTGTTCTTAGTCTCACACCGAGAAGAACTTCAAGGTCGTGTTTCAAACGTTCTAAATGTTATCAAAGAAAATGGTTTCACTACATTTGCACAAGACGAAGAAACCGTTGAACCAGGTATAGAATTAGAAACAACTATTTGATAGAAATATAAAAATAGTGGTTGACAATGCTTACTAGTTTTGATATATTGAATATATTAAAGAAGTCGAGTGTCTCCTCTCAACCTCTCATCTCAACGAGACTTCTTTGATGTAATAACATAATATCTCATTAGAGAGCATACTACAGTCCCGGCAGAAATGTCGGGACTTTTTTATTGACTCTTGCTGTTTAACTTGATATAATGTCATTTGAACAACAAAAAGGATACATAGTGTATGGACTATACACTGAAAAAAACTTACGAAACATTATATAAAATCGACCTGAATGAAAATACTAGAATTTGGTATATGGAACTCGGAGTCGCAGACGATGGCACTGCCGCATTTAGAACAGTCGCAGGTGTAGAAAATGGATCACTTGTTACATCAGAGTGGCGTGCGTGTAAACCTAAAAATGTAGGGAAGAAAAACGCAACCACTTCCGTGTCCCAAGCGCATAAAGAAATCAAGTCAAATTACACTGCAAAACTAGAAGATGGTTATGTAAAAGATTTAAATGACTTGGGTTCATATAGTAAATTTGAACCAATGCTTGCAAATGATTTTTCGAAACTGAAAGACCCAATAGATTTTGAAGCAGAAAAAATATACGTACAGCCAAAATTAGATGGCATACGTTGTATAGCAAAAAACGATGGACTTTGGAGTAGAACCGGGAAAGAGATTGTTTCCATTCCACACGTTTGGGAATCTATCAAACATATCTTTGATGAACATACAAACATTGTAATTGACGGTGAATTGTACAATCACGAACTTAAAGACGACTTTAACAAGATTACATCTTTGGTGAGGAAAACAAAACTAACAAAATCTAATCTTAGCGATTCAAAATCCCTGGTTCAATATCACGTATATGATATGTTTGATGTAAACGATACAGATGCAGAATTCGGTGATAGAATAAAATACGCTAGATCGCTTATTTCACAATGTGAGTATGTTATGTCAGTTGAAACAATATACGTAATGGACGATAAGCACTGTGACGATTTGTATGAAAACTTCCTAGAACGTGGTTACGAAGGCCAAATGATACGTTTTAACAAACCGTATGAAACAAAACGTTCTAAAAATCTTTTGAAACGTAAAGAGTTTATAACAGATGAATTTACAGTTGTTTCAGTCGAAGAAGGTCAAGGTAATTGGAGTGGACACGTTAAACGCTTTATTTTAGAAACACCAGATGGTAAGATGTTTGGTGCAGGTGTTAGAGGTAAACAACCGGAATTGAGGAAACTATTTGAGAGTAGAAAAGTCCCAGATTGGGCAACTCTTAGATACTTCACGCCTACACCAGACGGCATACCTCGTTTCCCAGTCGTAATCGATTATGGCTTTGGGACGCGAGACGACTAATAACTACTAAGATAAATATCAATATAGCGAAAAGGAAACACTATGAGTATTACAAATAATCTATCAGACCGTGGAATCGAAAGTAAAAAGGAAATCGAATCAGAAATTGAAAATTTTCTAAAGAACGGAGGAAAGATTACAAAACTCAAAACTGGCGACTCAACAGAAGCCAAAGATATGAAGTACAAATTCCGTCGTCCTGTAAACAAAAAGAAAGATTAATCTAAATACTCATATGAGTATTAGTAAATTTCTTGAATGGGCGCAAATGATCACGGGCTGCACTGCCGCAGCAATCGTTTCGTTCAATATTGGAGACACATGGGTATTTTATGCCATGTGTCTTTTCTTTATTAAAGATACCATGATGGGTATTTTTGCAACAATAAACCGCTACCCAGGTATCATCATGAGTAGCGGTATCTATGTGATTATTGATGCTATTGGTATCTATAGATGGCTTTAAATTGCATCAGTACCGTTAATACAATCTCGTTCAAATACAGTCTTATTAAATTCCCAGAATTGCTGCGAACTAGTAAAAATCCATTCGCCCTGATTTTTACTTTCATATGTAACGTATTTTTTTACATCCCAATCTGAATTAGTAATAAGTTTCTTTTGAAACGCCACAAAAGTTCCTTTGCGATTGAACTTCATAAAGATGATATTGATATCCCTATCATCTGCGATTTCCATTGTTTGATCTATCCATTTTTCAAGTATCGGAAGATGTCCATCAGATAGAAGTTGATGGAATGTGAAATCGCCGTAAAATTTACATTCACAATTAAAATACTTCCAATCATCTGGTGGAATAATATCCCCTTTAAATCCACGCACCTGTCCTTCACTTAGATGCTGCGCTCTGTGGAAATTACTACCACCTATAAAAGCACCAGAGTTAGGTACACGTACAAAACTACCGCCATACGTATCCATTAATAGTTTTGCTTGTTCTCTTTCATATCCAGATCCCTTAGTTTTACTTTTACTAGGCATTTGTTCATTTCTCTTTCATCGTTCTAAGGTCTTTCAGACCTAATCCCTTCATAAATCTCATGTCGTTTCACTCATTCGATTTATTCGGTCTTTGTTTAATTTATATATTCATAATCTAATTATCAATGGGATATATTATATTCTATTTAATTACTTGCCTGCGGCTGAGCCACAATTGCCCTGTTGCCAGGACAACTGCGGAAAAAATTATGGACTTGCCATAGCTTCATCGCCTCTGTTTTAGAGCTAGTAGCCAGATACTACGGGGTCGGTTGGCGATCCCCCCATCACTCAGTATTGCTCCTTTCGGACCAACGGCGCCTTACAAAATCCCAAACAGACGAAATAATGTAAAACTGATAGCGTTATAGTAACCTATCATCGGTATGTGCATATGCACGGAAACTGGTCAACCGCGACCTTTAGAGCCACGGCTGTTTTATATTAAGAACACTCTTATGTGTGGTTAACGAGAAGCATAAGGGAGTTCATCCCCTCTAATCTGACGGCAACAGCATGTTTCAGCTGGCAGACTCAATCCCGGATTGGCAACCCAATCAACGATTCCACTATGTACGGATAGATATTAGCCATGTTTTGTGCCTTTCTATGTGCCTATATTAGATGTAATATTAGTTTTCTGATTGGGATAGATATTAGATGTTATATTAGTATTATATTAGCCTAGAAAACAACTTGTTTTACTTTTTTACTAAATTCAATGTTGTCTTGTATTAGTTCGTTTATGTAGTTTATATGATTAAGAGGCATGTCGTATATCTCTGTAAGTGATACACCGCCTCTCATATACCATGTTAATTTTATCAGATTCTTATGAGTCGTGTCAAGTTCTTTTTTAAAATTTTCTTGTCTTTGTTCAAGATCCTGGTAGCTGGCGTTAGTTAGCCAGCCGAGGAAAAATTTACTGGGTTCACCTCGAGAACCGTCTTTTCAACATTGCCGCAATTTGGGCATGTTATTTCCATATGAGTTGCATCTTCTGGTTTCTTGGTCAGCTTTTTAATTTCTGCATTAACTTGTGCAGTTAGCTTACCTTCCATATTGTTGGCGAATTCCTGTAGATGTTCACTATTTGTAATTTTTTGTCCATCGGGTAGTTCAACATACAGTATGCAGTCAGACATCATATCGATGTTATGTTGTGCTATTTTCATATAGCTATTGTAGAAACGTTTTGCGGATTCTTCTTCTTTGTTTTCTGTGTCACTTTCTATAATAGTCTTTATATCTTTTAGAATACGGTTTTGCTCCATTTCAATCAACGACAATTTGGTAACACTGTCGATTGTTGGTGGTCGAACATGAATTTTTATATCGTCATATTCGATTACAGGTGCTTCGTGTATATCCGGAAACTTGTTTAAGATAAAGTTGATATCAACACTGAAATTGTTTGTTTCTTCGCATTTGCTACATTTATGTTCAATCTCAATATCTTTACCGCTTGTTGCATAACGTATAGCAAGATAAAGAGCATCGATATCAATGTTGGCAAGTTTCTTTGGGTCTGGTATTGACGGAACGCAACTACGTATCAGACTAATCATTGCGTCACCGTTTAGTAGTGCATCTGGGTTACGAAGACTTATTTCATCTAGTGCGGTCATTGGTAGAATGCCAATGTCATTGATCATAGATTGATCAATTTCTGGATTGAAAATACCATTCGTAGGTAATGAAATATAAATTACAGGTCTTCTGAAATATTTCCCTAATGGGTTAGAAGTCATTTGTTTCTCCGTAGATAAATACAAAAAGTCATTATTTAATAGTTAGATATACTTGTATTTAACTTATTATAAACTGCTAACTTAATATTGTCAAGAGAAAAATATGTCAGATGAAGTAATTATAGGTGGTTATGTACCGGGTACTATTCCAGATTGGGCGTTAGAAGCAACGCAGCGTTCATTGCTGGACAATGCAAAGATACAATCTTCAAACAGTTCTAAATTAGTAAACCTCTTGGCTAAGTCAATTGCGACTGGTGGGGTCACCAACGATGAATTAAGAAACGTTATTGAAGAAATAAAGAAATCTAGTCGTGACAATGATAAATCTTTGGGTTCGGTCGAAGAAGCAGTAGACAAAGTAGGTAAAGAAGTTTCAGATGTTGCTAAAAATCAAGATAGATATTTTCCTGGGTTAATTGCAGCTATAGGTGATCTTTCTATAAAGTTAACAGACATTCAACGTGACATTTTAAAAGGTACAGATATTACCGCAGATAAATTGACTCAAATGATCAATGATCATGATGACACCATGGCAGCACTTGAGCTTAGTCTTGAATCATTTGAAGATATAAAGACAATTCTAAAAGAGAACGGTAGTAACGCTATTTCTGGTGCAGATTTTGCAGAATTGACAAAATCTATTAGAAATCTTCCAACTAGAATGAACGGGGATAATCCGATGGGAGATTTTGCCGCAACTGTTACTCCTGCACTAGAAAATGTCGCAGATGCATTAGGAATAGCAGCAGGTGCACAAGCTGGCGGCGCAGTTGGCGGTCCTTTAGGCGCAGTGATTGGGGCAGGTGCGGGTAAACTAATGGCAGAGTTAACTACTGCTGGTATGGCGTTGATTAATGCAGTCAATGATTACTCAATGACATTAATAACTGAGCGATACGAATTCGCAACTGAATTAAGACAACGTGGTGCTCTATCTGGACTTAACACATCATTTGCTGACTTGGCAATACAAGTGAAAGAAACCGGTTTTACGATGGCAGAAGCATCTGATATGGTTCAAAAGTTTTCTGGAGCCGTGGGTATTTACGGTGTTAAGAATTCTATGGATTTTGTTAACGAACTTGCATATGGACAGGACTACATAGGTAGATACAATATGCAATTCGGGCAAGTTATCAACCTTGCGGGCGACTTCTTAGAAACACAAAAAAATCTAGGACAACTAAGTCAGATGACAGAAGCAAGACGCGACCGAGGTATGAACGCTTTTATGGATGCAGTGGTTTCGACATCAAATACAATGAAAATTTCTCTTGAAGAGGCAGCAGACCTTCTTACTGGTGTTTTTGAGAGAGATGACTTAACTGCACTTATTGCTACTATGGGCAGAGATGTTAGCCCAGAACTACAAGCATCAGTGTCACAAATGACTGCTACATTTGGTTCTCTGGGTGAGTTCATTTCATTAGGTGCATTAGATAGAGAACGCTTTCAGATAACTCCGCAATACATGGAAATGATGTCCCAACCGGTACTAATGCCATTGTTGGGTTTTATTGACGAAATGTCAACTGCTATGAGAAACGGCGCATCTGCCGCAGAATTGCAAGCACTATACGGTGGTCAATTGAGAGATATGATGACCAGTGATGATCTAACCAGACAGCTTGCGGCAATGGATGCAGATTCACAACGTCTAATTTCAGAAGTTGTAAAATTTGCAGACCCATCAAGATTTGCAGACGCGGGATTCACAACGACAGCAGATGACGCGGCCGCATCACAATTCCAAGATGCACAGCGTTTACTAGTACAAAGACTTGAAGGTGTTGGAACAAGTATTACAGGTGCGTTTGATAGTCTTGAAACTACTTTGGGTACGCAAACGACTGCATTGAATAATTTCAGTGGTACTATTGCAAGAGCGGGTGAAGAATCGGCACCGATAGTAGCAGATGCAATGGATATTGCATTATCTGCTGGCGCCATAGCATTAGATACTGCGGCTGGGGCAATGAATGCGGCAGCATTATCTATGGGGTACTTGACAGATTCGTTGCGTGAAATTAACGGGCTAGGGGCAAGTTCGTCTGATATTTCTGGTGAATTATTGCAGGGTACTGAAAGTTTCTTACCTAATTTTATATCTGGTGCCGAGGCAGCAGTTTCTTCCGACACGATAAGTCAGGATTTACTTGTTCCATTAGCAGATGCAGTATCAGAGTCATTGTCACGTGGTAGCGATGCGTATTCTGGTTTCTGGAACAACGCATTCTATAGAAGACAGAATGCATTTGTAGCGCAAGGTCACCAAATTATGAGAGACATGCTTGATAGTAGTTTGGGATTAAGTACACAAAATGCTAATGGGACAATAGGTCTTTCTGCCAGTAATTTAGTAGGATTAGTACAAAGACAAACAAGTACCGGCGGCGGGTTAAGTGAATTGGGTTTTGATGATAAAGAGTTAGAAGGTTTAGTTTCTGTACTTGAGGGTGCTAGAAACAATGGTAATATATCTGCATCCGACCTAAATGCTATTATTACTGAATTGACAGGTAATACTGACACTGCTAAAGCGATGCGAGAAGAAATGAGTAATTCTCAGTTTGAGCGTATGATTGCCGAATTGAGAAGAATTCGCGGTGCAGTTGTACCATAAACACACTTTACATATAAACAAAATAATGCTATAATAGCAAAAATGGGATAACATAAATGAGTTGGAAAAAATACTTTAAAACGTATGATGGGATTGCAAGAAATACAACAGCGATGCCAGCATCAAATACAGCAAGTGCAGGTGATGCATCGAATAAACGTTATAGTAGTTGGCTACCTGAAGTTTATCAGGGACAACCTAACCGTACCCAACGTTACGGTCAATATGACAACATGGATATGGATAGTGAAGTTAACGCTGCACTTGACGTTATTGCTGAATTTTCGACAATTGCAGACAATGAAACAAAACTTCCATTCAAGATTGATTATAACGAAGACCCAAGCGAAAGTGAAAGCGAAGTTCTGCGCAATGCATTGCGCCAATGGTGTAATCTAAATGAAATGCACAAGCGCATTTTCCGTATTTTCCGTAACACTATTAAGTATGGTGATCAGATTTTTGTGCGTGATCCAGAAACATACAAATTGTATTGGGTAGATCCTGCAAAACTAGATAAGATTATTGTAAACGAAGGTAAAGGTAAAAAGCCAGAAGCGTATTACATTCGTGACATTGATATTAACTTAGAAAGCATGAATATCACTGCGGACCAAAACAAGTTATCCCAAACAGGTTCGGGTGCTATGGGCAGACCAGTTAATATAAATGTTAACACAACTCAAGGTTATGCGGGTACTGTTGCAGGCGGAGCAAGAGCAACTACTGAACAAACGTCAACACCGATTGATGCATCACATATCGTTCATATATCCCTAAACGAGGGTGCAGACGGTTACTGGCCATTCGGCACTAGTATACTAGAACCTGTGTTTAAAGTTTACAAACAAAAAGAATTACTAGAAGACGCAATTCTAATTTATCGTGTTCAACGTGCGCCGGAACGCAGAGTATTCTATATTGACGTTGGTTCAATGCCAACACACAAAGCAAGAGCGCACCTAGAACGCATTAAGAATGAAATTCACCAAAGACGTATTCCGTCAAAAACTGGTGGTGGTCAAAACATCACAGATAGTGCATACAACCCACTATCAATTATGGAAGACTACTTCTTTGCTCAAACATCAGAAGGACGTGGTTCAAAAGTTGAAACTCTACCTGGCGGTGAAAATCTAGGTCAGATTGACGACTTGCGATTCTTCAACAACAAACTACTTCGTGGTCTTCGTGTTCCACCTAGCTATCTTGGTGCAAGTGACGGTGATCCCGGCGCAGCGTTTAGTGACGGGCGTGTCGGTACTGCGATGATACAAGAATTTCGTTTTGTGAAATTTTGTGAACGTATCCAATCTCTTGTGGTCGAAGAACTAGATCGTGAATTTAAAATGTTCTGTAAGCACCGAGGTATTCAAGTGGAAAGTTCACTATTTGATATTAGCTTCAACGAACCACAAAACTTCGGTAAGTACCGCCAAGCAGAAGTCGATAGCGTGATGATGCAAGTATTTACAAGTATTGCGGATGCTGAATACATCAGTAAGCGTTTTGCTATGAAGCGTTTCTTAGGTATGACAGAAGATGAAATTCTAGAAAACGAAAAGATGTGGCGCGAAGAACACGGTGAAGATGACGCACTCTCCGGTGCAGCAGACGGTCTAAAAGGCGTGGGCGCTGCCCCTCCAGTCGGCGACATGGGTGGCGCAGAAGATTTTGATATCGGTGATGATATGGGAGATACAACTGACGAAGGTTCGGTTATTTCTGGTGAAGAAAACGCAGAACCAGAGGAAGAAGTATAAATACTATCATGAGATATACAGAACTTAAAGAGAATTATTCTCCAGAACTAGATAACCACAATTCTATTGAGTTAGACGATACAAGAAAGCATCGTCTAACACTTGAACACCTATCCAAACTTCGTAAAATTCGTGAATATCGTAAGTATGAAGATGGTATCAAGTCAAACCAAATTTCAAGAATGTATGGTGGTTCTGCCGGTGGTGAAGATGCAGGTGGCGAATTAGAGATGTAATTTACATCAAAAACTGCTATCTTATCTTTTAAAAGCACTTTACTAAATATCTCTACACCAAACTATACGCAAAAACCCGCCGTTTTTGCGTATTTCCATATTAAATAGTTATATAGATAGTAAATACTATTGTAATAAAACAATAGTGTTTTTACAACTTTGCCACACTCTTTGTGGCATAATGATAAGAAGGAGACTTATAATGTCAAGAAGTAAGTTAGAACAAGTACTAGAGCTTCTTATCAACGAGGAGCATGAAGCAGCGGAAGAGCTACTTCACGAGTTTATCGTAGAAAACGCTCGTCAAATCCACGAAGAACTTCTAAACGAAAGCGATGAAGTTGTAGAAGAAGACCTAGAGGATCTAGACGAGTCAGAAGACGATGAAGAAATCGTTGATGAAGCAAATGAATTTGATGCAGAAGATTCAATCGAAGATATCGAATCAGATTCAGAAGAAATCGACAATGAAGAATTCTATGACGAAGACGAAATGGACGACGAAGAAGCAGTTGACGACCTAGAAATGGGCGACGACGAAGCAGAAGGCGACGTTGAAACACGCGTTGATGACCTAGAAGCAGCACTAGCTGATCTAGAAGCAGAATTCGAAAAGATCATGGCAGGCGAAGAAGAAGAAGGCCACGACTTCGGTGACGAAGAAGAAGGTGAAGAAATTGAATTCGACGCAGATGAAGACGAAGTTGAAGAATCATTTGAACTAGAACTAGAAGAATCAGAAGACGATTCAGAAGAACTAGAAGAATCAGATGATGAAGAAAAACTTGATGAATATGTAACACAAGTTTCAGCAAAAAAAGGTGACAACGGCGTACAGAACAAATCAACAGTAAACGCAAATCCAAAGCGTCCTGGCGATGACTCAAACGCAGCACCAATCCGCACAAAAGATGGTAACACATCAGGCGGCAAAGGCGCAGCACCTAAAGCAATGTCAACAGGCAACGTGAACGTATCAGGCAATTCAAAAGCACCAGCAATGAAGGGTCAGAACGCGAAGCCAGGTGACAATGGTGTAAACACAAAGTCACTACACTAATTTAATCTTATTTGGAGAAACCAATGACCGTTCTTATTGAAAGATTATCACACAATCAAGCGAATGTGAAGTCACGTATCGTTGAAAGTGAGAATGGTGAAAAGAGTATGTTTATGGAAGGCATTTTCGTCCAAGGCGGCGTTAAGAATGCTAACCAGCGAGTATACCCGGTTTCAGAAATCACAAGAGCGGTGGAAAGCGTACAGAAGAAAATTGCTGACGGTTTCCCAGTTCTTGGTGAATGTGACCACCCACCAGAACTAACAGTCAACGTAGACCGTGTGTCTCACATTATTGAAAATATGTGGATGGATGGTCCTAACGGCTTTGGTAAACTTAAAATCGTTCCTACACCAATGGGCAACATCATTAGAACATTAATCGAATCAGGCGCTACCTTAGGTGTCTCATCACGTGGTTCAGGTGAGGTTGATAATCAGGGTAATGTGAACAACTTTGAGATTGTCACAGTGGATATCGTAGCACAGCCAAGTGCGCCAAATGCGTACCCAAAAGCTATCTACGAAGGACTAATGAACATGCGTGGCGGCTACCAAACATGGCAGTTGGCACAAGATGTTAAACATGACAAGGCTGCACAGAAGTACTTGTCAGAGCAAATAGTGAAGTTCATTCGTGAACTTAAACTGTAAACAGGAGAAGCAACAATGGCAAATGAAATCCTTGCTAATCTTCTAGAGTCGGGCGCACTAAGCGAAGAAGCTGGTGCGGCTATCAAAGAGGCTATGGAAGCAAAACTAAACGAAGCAAGAGAGGAGATTACAGCCGAGTTGCGTGAGGAGTTCGCACAGAAGTTTGAACACGACAAATCAGTGATTGTTGAAGCTATGGATAACATGCTAAACGAAACAATCCGTGCTGAAATGGAAGAGTTCAAGACAGACCGCGAGGCTCTAATCGCAGAACGTGTTGCGTACAAGAAAGCAATTTCAGAACACGCAAAAATCCTCGAATCATTCATTACTTCTCAGCTTGCAACAGAAGTTAAAGAACTACGTGTAGATCGTGCAAAGATGAACGAAAACTTAGAAACAACTAAGCAGTTCGTTGTAAAACAACTTTCACGTGAACTAGCAGAGTTCCACAAAGATAAGGCAGAACTAGTAGAAACTAAAGTACGCCTAGTAGCAGAAGGCAAGACACTTCTTAATAAAACAAAAGAATCTTTTGTCAAGCGTTCAGCAGAGCTAGTTGAGACAACAATCTCAAATGCTCTACGTTCAGAAATCAAAATGCTAAAAGAGGACATTCACGCGGCTAAAGAAAATGAATTTGGTCGTAAGTTGTTCGAAGCATTTGCAGGTGAATTCATGGCTTCACAGCTAAACGAAGGCACAGAAGTTGCAAAGATGAACAAAAAGCTAGACGAATCTGCTCAAAAAGTTGTAGAGCTAGAATCAATGATCGCTGAAAAAGACGCAGCTATCACAGACGCAAAGCGTAAAGCACGTGTAATGGAAGACCGCATGAACCGCAAAGCAGTTCTAGAAAGTCTACTAGCACCACTTGCAAAAGACAAGCGTTCTGTAATGACTGATCTTCTTGAATCAGTAAAAACAGAGAACTTAAAAACTGCTTTTAAGAAATATCTACCAGCAGTTCTTAATGAAACAGTTTCAGCAAAAACTGAAACAAAACAAACCCTAACAGAAGGCAAAGTGACTGAACATACTGGTGATCGCGCTGCGACAACCGAAGTAAAATCATCAGATGGCGATGCCGATATCATCCAGCTAAAGAAGTTAGCAGGCTTGAAGTAATTTAACCAGATACAGGAGTTAAAAGATGGAAAATCTTTTTGAAGGCAACAACTGGGAAAACACACGTGCGGCACTACTAGAAGGTCTAGCAGGCACAAAGCGTGATGTTATGTCATCAGTTCTAGAAAACACAAAGAAAGCACTAAACGAAAACGCAACAGCGGGTGGAACACAGGCAGGTAACATTGCAACACTAAACAAAGTTATTCTTCCAGTAATCCGTCGCGTTATGCCAACAGTTATTGCAAACGAAATCATCGGCGTTCAGCCAATGACTGGCCCAGTTGGTCAGATCCACACACTACGTGTTCGTTATGCAGACAACGCAGGCGCAACAACAGCAGGTTCAGAAGCACTATCACCATTTGATATTGCAAAGTCATACTCAGGTAACGGCACAACTGCACCTCTATCAACAGCAGCACTAGAAGGCGCGGCGGGTAACCGTATGTCAATCCAAGTTCTAAAGCAAACTGTTGAAGCAAAAACACGTAAGCTATCAGCACGTTGGACATTCGAAGCAGCACAAGATGCTAACGCAATGCACGGTCTAGATATCGAAGCAGAAATCATGGCAGCACTTGCTATGGAAATCACAGCAGAAATCGACCAAGAGATCCTAGGTTCACTAGAAAACCTAGCAACTCAGGGTGCAGCATTCGACATGAACGGCACATTCACAGGTACACCAACATTCGTTGGCGACCGTCACGCTGTTCTAGCAACACTAATCAACCAGCAAGCAAACCTAGTTGCACAGCGTACACGCCGTGGCGCAGCAAACTGGGCAGTTGTTTCACCAGCAGCACTAACAGTGCTACAGTCAGCAACAACATCAGCTTTCGCACGTACAACAGAAGGTACATTTGAAGCACCAACAAACACAAAGTTCGTTGGTACTCTAAACGGTACAATGCGCGTTTATGTAAACACATACGCAAATGACACAGCACCAGTTCTACTAGGTTACAAAGGTCAAGGCGAAATCGACGCAGCAGCATTCTACTGCCCATACGTACCGCTAATGTCATCAGGCGTTGTAGTTGACCCAGCAACATTCGAACCAGTAGTATCATTCATGACACGCTACGGTTACGTTGAGCTAACAAACACAGCATCATCACTAGGTAACGCAGCAGACTACGTATCAAAGATCGCAGTTTCAAACCTAGCATTCGTATAATAGTTACGAAAATTAAATTAAGAAACCCGGGAGGAAACTTCCGGGTTTTTTATTATGTTCTGTCTTAATCAGATAAATAGACTTAGTATATTTTTCTAGGAAGAAAACATGGCAGAACAAATTAAATTCGGTGATAGATTATTTCTGAGAGGCGAAAAAGTTCTTTTCGATAATGGCGCAAATGATGCTGTTATTGAATCAAGAAATGGTACGCTTATAATCAAAGGTAATCTTACAGTTCAGGGAACTACGACAACAGCAAATGCGGAAACAGTTACCTTTTCGGATAGCTACATTTTATTGAATGGTGATCATACCGGACCCGCTACAGATGATGTTGGTATTGAAATAAACAGAGGTGATGATCCTAACGTATTGTTGACATGGGACGAAACTGCGGATAGATGGAGTTTCGAGGACAAAGATGTATTCACATCGGGTTCGATTACTGCGGCTTCGTTATCCGGTGACGGTTCAAATCTTACTGACATACTTTTAAACTACACAACCGATGACCTAGCAGAGGGTGTAGTAAATCTTTATTATACGGACACGCGTGTTGGTGACTATCTAACAGCAAATGAATACGTCACAAAAGATTATGTAGATAATTCACACCCGGTACAAACATATACTAATGCAACCCCAATGCCAGTTGCGGTTGGTGGTTACGATGCCGGTACAACATTCGATACAGTTTCGTTACAAGATATGTTCACTGGTCTTCTTTATCCGTATCAAGATCCTACATTTACTGCATTTTCAATAAGCGGACAACCTACTACACTAGAAGTAGGAGAAAGTATTCCTGCAGGTACATATACATTTACTTGGAGTACAAGTAACAGTTCCAATATTGTAGCAGATAGTATTGTTATCGAAGATATTACAAACAGTATTACACTTGGTTCAAGTCTAACTAACGATGGCACAGAACTTTTAACACTTGCTGCCGAAGTTGTTAAAACAAGTGCAACAAACAACACGTGGCAAATTTCTGCTACTGATACACAGACTGCAACATTTACAAGAAACTTTACTGTAAGTTGGAGATGGCGTACATTCTATGGTACAAGTCCAGATGCAGTGCTAAATGAAGCGGGTGTAGAATCTCTATTAAATACAACGCTGAGTAGTAATTTCACAGGAAATAAAACATTTGCTGGCGGCGATTATAAATGGATGGCGTATCCTACATCATTTGGTTTGAAGACATCATTTATAGATCAAGCAACTGGATTTGGTGTGGCAATGGAACCTGCATACACATTGTCGCTTACAAATGCATACGGTGCTACAACAGATTATTACGTACATAGAACAACATATACGATTGTAGGCGCAATCACGATTGGAGTAAGCTAACATGACACAGATTACGGGAGCAGTTAACTTAACAGGTATGATCGCACCGACAGATACAGATGATGTGTATCCAACACATGCTAGTATCTACGCTAAAGGTGGCTACAGAGAAGTAGCAGATCAGACGGAACGAGATAATATACCAGCGCCAAGACGTACACATGGTATGTTGGTTTATCAACAGAGTGATCAAACTGTTTATCAGCTAGGTGCCGGACTTACTAACTTAGATTGGACTGAATTTAATGTAAAATCAGACGCAATAAACATTGGTACGGGTGCTTTTGTACTAGATAATAGTGACCCAGATCAGGATAAGTTCAGATCATTTGTTCAAGGTTCAAACAACGACATTACAATTACGGTTGTCGGTGATGAGATTGTTATTGATACTGCACAAAAGATAAATTCTTTAGAATACAATTCATTTACTGGTACAGGTTCAAATTCAGTTTACATTCTACCATATACTGTGACACAAGATTGGCACGTTATTGCACACATTGATGGCGCTGCACAGACGCCGACGACAGCATACACAATATCGGGTAACACGCTGACACTTGCATCGCCATTGCCGCTAAACTCGGTTATGACTGTACATAAGTTGGCATCGTTGACTACATCAACATCTATCACTGATGCAGACACACTAGACGCCCAACACGGTGCATATTATCTAGATTATAATAACTTTACAAATACTCCTACAAATCATATGGTTAACGATGCTACAAATACAGTATCAGGTAGCATTAACCCAAGCGTTGATGCGACATATGATTTGGGAACGCCAACAGAACAATGGAATGTAATTTACGGGCACACAGTCGAAGCTACATACGCTGACTTGGCAGAACGATATTCAGCCGATGCACCATACGAACCGGGCACAGTGTTAGTATTTGGTGGTGAAGCAGAAGTAACTACAACAACAAAAATCGCAGATCGTGCGGTAGCAGGCGTTATATCAACAGAACCTGCATATTTAATGAATTCAAAGGCGGGGAATTCGCAAACACATCCAGCAATTGCACTAAAAGGTAGAGTGCCTTGTAAAGTAGTAGGTGTTGTTAAAAAGGGTGATCTTTTGGTTACATCAAATGTACCAGGCCACGCTAAAGCAGCACTAGACAGCGAAATACTAGTCGGTACAGTAATCGGTAAAGCAATTGAAGATAAGTCGGGAGTAGCACCTGGCATCGTGGAAGTATTTGTGAGTATGATGTAATATGGTAACAAAAGTAAGCGGATTAGTTCTAGGAAATGCAGAGGTTCATTATAATCATCTGAATTCAGATGTATTTGGACCAACAGCAGGTCTGGTAGTCGAAGGTAATAAACAAATTGTTGTAACTACTACTGGAGACTTGTCGGGCGGTGGCACAATAGTATTAGGGCAGGGAGGAACAATAAATCTGTCATACAATGAACCTACAAATGTGTCGTATTTCACGAATGACTCTCAATATGTTTCTGTAGGCGACGATTTATCACTGTTTACGAATAATCCCGGTTATGTAGTAACAGGTTCAAACGTATCAATATTCAATAACGATGTCGCATATGTATCTTCTGGTGCAAATGTAAGCGTTTTTGTAAATGATTCAAACTATGTTGTATCTGGTAGCAATATATCTGTTTTTGCAAACGATGCTGGATATTTGACGACAGAAACAGACCCAACTGTCCCTGCGCATGTAAAATCAATCGCGACAACTGACATTTCAAATTGGAACACAGCTTACGGTTGGGGAAATCATTCAACTGTTGGATATTTTATAGGCACAAACACTGATGACTTACCAGAAGGATCGACAAATCTATATTTTACAGATGAGAGGGTCGATGACAGGGTTGCAGCATTACTTGTTGCAGGTACAAATATTGACATTACATATGATGATGGATTGGGCACACTTACTGTAAGTGCAAATGGTTTAACAGGTAATACAACAGACGATTTGACTGAAGGTTCGACCAATCTGTACTATACAGACGAAAGAGTCGATGATAGAGTTTCGAACCTCTTGGTAGCAGGTACAGCAATTACATTAACATATGATGATGTTGCTGGTACGCTGACAATTGACGGCATTGAAGACAATTTATCAAATAATACAACCACAGATTTAGCAGAAGGTTCTAACCTATATTACACAGACACTAGAGCAAGAGCCGCGTTATCTGGTGGGACTGGAGTAACATATAATAACACAACTGGTGAAATTTCAATAGGTCAGAATGTTGCTACAACTGCAAACGTAACATTCGATGCTATAACTGCAAATAGTGTAGAAAGTTTGGATCATATTCATTTTGATGTTACAACAGGTTCTCCTACATTTGCAGAGGGTACGCTGTTTTACGACAATGTGAACAAAACTCTTGCAGTATATAACCAAGAACCAGACATTACGTTACAGATCGGTCAAGAACAATGGATACGTGTATATAATGGTACTGCATCTACTATTGGAAATGGTAAGCCAGTTTATATTTCTGGTACTAATAGCGGCTGGCCTACAATTGCACTTGCGAATGCCAACTCTGTTAACACCTACAATGCAGTAGGTTTGGCGACACACGATATTGAAGCAGGTACTTATGGTTATGTCACAACAAAAGGTGTAGTTCGCGGATTAAACACTAGTAATCTTATTACGGGCGGATACGTACACGTAGGGCCATCTGATGGTGTATTACAACTTACAGCCGCAACATATCCAAACTTCCCACATGAAATTGGCATTTGTGTTGTTAGTGATGCAACTGATGGTTCTATCTACGTATCGACACAACAACACTCATTCGAAGAAATAAGAACCTCTGGAAATGCACGAGTTGACGGTAACTTGACTATCGGTGGTGATTTTACAGTTCTTGGATCACAAAATATTTCATCAGTTAACAATCTTAAAATTTCAAACAACTTTATGTATCTTAATAGTGGTGATACTATAGGTGATACCAACACGATATACACTGGTACAGGTTTAGACGATGCTATTTTGGTGGGACACTACAACGGTCTTACAACTAAAACATTCTACGTAAGAATTGATTCAACTGGTACACCAGACACGTTTGAGTGGAGTTTAGACAATTTTTCAACAACAGAGGCAACTGGTGTTGCGATAACTGGTGCACAGCAATTACTATCGGACAATATTTACATAGAATTCAACGCAACAACCGGACATGCGGTGAATGACACATGGAGTGGCACGGCAGCACCTGTAAACGTTGACGTTGGATTTGCCGGCAACAGAAACACTGGAACAAGCGGTGTCGGGTATACGCACAATGGTTTATTCTTTGATGTAACAGATGAGAAGTGGAAATTCTTTGATGAGTACGATCCTGAGGTTCAAGGAGATATTAACACCGGTGACGCTTCTTTCTCATTGGGTATAGTTCAAGCAGCGTCATTTGAAGGTACAGTAGATTGGTCTTATTTGCAGAATGTGCCAGACCCAATCGTAACTGTAAACCTAAGTGGCGATGTTTCTGGTTCAGGCAATGCGACTCTGACAAATCTAGGCAATGGAACAATCAACATTGCTGCAACAGTAGCAAACGATAGTCATACCCACGATGGTAGATATTTCACAGAGACAGAATCAGATGCAAGATATGCACCTATTAGTCATACACACGCATATGATAATTATGGTGGTTGGAACTTGTCTGTTGCTGGAACAGATAGAGGGCAAATTTCTTCAAACGAGAGAGTTTCATTTGTTGCAGGAACTAACGTGTCACTTGGTTATTCTGCTACCGATAACACCATTACAGTTAACTCAACCTACACTGATACTACTGATTGGAGAGTTGCGAACTCTGCTGGCACACAACAGTTTGCAGTTAACGCAACTAATCAAGTTAGGTTTGCAGGTACAGGCGCGACTACAGTTGCATTTGACAGTGGTACAAAAACAATAACATTCTCGTCCACTGATACTGATACGTGGAGACCAATTCATGATACTTCGGTTTCAGGCGCTACGACAACATCTATATCATCTAATTGGGCATATGTCCATGAAACTGCAACGTCTGTACATGGTTCAACATCATCTAATACTGCAAATAGAATTGTATTACGAGACGCAAGTGGTAATTTTTCAGCAGGCATAATAACCGCAGCATTGAGCGGTAACGCTACTACTGCAACAACATGGGCAACGAGTAGGACATTATCTTTAACCGGTGATGTTACTGGTTCCGTAACAGGAGTAGATGGTTCTGGTAATATTAGTATAGCTACAACTATTGCAGCAAACAGTGTTGCACTTGGAACAGATACTACTGGTAACTATGCAGGCGCGGTAGCAGTATCGGGTAACGGTCTGGGTCTAACCGGAACGGCGGGTGAAGGTACAACGTTTACGGTGACATCTAACGCGACATCTGTAAATACTCCTAGCACAATAGTATTCAGAGATGCAAGTGGCAATTTTAGTGCAAACTTGATAACAGCAACTACTACTCAGGCACGTTATGCCGACCTTGCGGAAAAATATACAGTAGAATACGATCACCCAGTTGGTACGGTTATGCAGGTTGCATATGATGAAGCATACGAAATAACAAAGTGTGGGACAGCCAGTATACCAGTTGGCGTAATCTCGGAAAAACCTGCATTCTTGATGAACGAAACAATAGATGGACAAGCAATAGCTCTAAAAGGACGAGTTCCAGTTAGAGTTGTAGGACAGGTTCGAAAAGGCGAAGCAGTTTATGCACACTACAATGGTTGTGCAAGTGTAGAATTTAATGGTGCTCAACTTGTGGGAATCGCATTGGAAACAAATAACGATTCAGCAGAGAAACTTGTTGAATGTGTATTGAAATTATAATAGGGGACTAAAGTGGCTACAACTAGAATTACAAATTTTGTTATCGATGATAACGCAGTTGACGTTTATAAGTTAAATGTTGTCCCTGGATACGCTGGCCAAGTTCTGTCGATTGATGGAAGTAACAATCTAGTATTTGTAGACAGAATGGTAACAGAGGAAGTCGAAGACATTGTTGCAGATTTAATTGCAGCAGGCACACATACAAACATTACTATCACATACGATGATGTTGCAAACTCTCTAAGTTTCAATGCATCCGGTGCGGTAACTAGTGTTAACAGTCAGACTGGTGCTGTGTCACTAACAACAACGAACATACCCGAAGGTACAAATTTATATTATACCACTGCGAGATTTGATAGTGCATTAGCGACAAAGACGACAAATGATTTAACTGAGGGTTTAAACTTATATTTCACACAAGCAAGAGCAAGAAGTTCTATTAGTGTGAATGATCTAGGTGGTGACGGTTCTCTGGTTTATAACTCTGCTACGGGCGCGATAAACTATACAGGACCGTCTGCTACAGAAGTTAGAGCGCATTTTAGTGCGGGAACTGGCGTTTCAATTTCTAACGGTCAGATATCAATTGCACAGTCAGTGGCAACAACTGCAAATCCCACATTTAATGATATCACTGCAACTGGTAACGTTGTTATAAGTGGAAACCTAACAGTAGATGGTACCACTACAACTATTAATGCTACGGAACTTGCAATTGAAGATAATATGATTTATCTAAACGTCGGATCTACTGTGACAAATCCAGATTTGGGTTGGGTTGGTAACTATAATGATGGTACATATGCTCATACTGGTGTTTTCCGTGATGCAACCGATGGCGTATTTAAGTTCTTCGATGGTTACACCCCAGAACCAGGCCAAAGTATAAATGTCGGAGATGCATCCTTTAATTTTGCTTCTGTTGCTGTTGACAATGTAACGGCAGCTGGATATGTTGACGCGACATATTTCACAGGTGATGGTGCAAACCTAACGAGTGTCCTTACAAATTACTCAACTACAGATTTAGCAGAAGGGTCCAATTTATACTTTACAGATGAAAGAGCGCAGGATGCAGTTGCAAGTGCGCTTGTTGCAGGAACAAACACATCAATCGTATATGACGATGTTGCCAATACTATTACAATTTCTGTCTCAGCAACTGGTGGTATCGATCTATCAAATAATACAACAGATGATTTAAGCGAAGGTACAACAAACCTATACTTTACAAATGAAAGGGTTGATGACAGAGTTGCATCCCTATTGGTTGCTGGTACAAATATATCATTGGTGTATGATGACACTTTTAATACACTTACAATTGCAGCGAACGGTCTGACTGGTAATACTACGGATGATCTAGTAGAAGGTACAACTAACCTTTATTTCACTGACGAAAGAGCGCAAGATGCAGTTGCTTCTGCACTAGTAGGCGGCTCAAATATAACAATCACATATGATGATGTTGCTAATACTATTACAATTGATGGAATCGAAGATGATCTATCAAATAATACAACAGATGATTTAAACGAAGGCACAACAAACCTATATTGGACATCAGCCCGCGGTGATGCAAATTTTGCAACAAACTTAGCGTTATCAACTACAAGTGATCTAACAGAAGGTACTAATCTCTATTATACCGATGCGAGAGCAAGAGCCTCAATATCGGTGGTAGATACTTCACCGTATGGTGTAGTTTCTTACGATAATGTCACTGGTGTGGTAACAGTGTCCGGACCAACGTTAACACAAGTTAGAGCGAGTATTTCTGGTGGAACTGGTGTGATATATGATCAAGTTTCAGGTGTCATTTCTATCGGTCAGGATGTATCAACAACTGAAAATGTAACATTCCATGATATTCAGGCGAATGGTAGCGTAACTATTCAAGGTGATCTTACGGTATCTGGTACAACTACTACGGTCAATACGCAAGAAATTCTGTTAGCGGATAACATTATTACGCTAAACAGTGATCTGGATGCATTAACTGCTCCTACAGAAAATGCCGGCTTTGAAATAAATCGAGGCAGTTCTCCTAAAGTAGATATTAGATGGAATGAAACATCAGACAAATGGGAATTCACAAATGATGGATCATTCTATGTAGAACTAGGAACAGCGGGGGTGTTCACTGGTGACACAGATGGTGTAAATGAAGGCACGACAAATCTTTATTTCACTGACGAAAGAGCGCAAGATGCAGTGGCGAGTGCGCTTGTTGCCGGATCTAATATAACAATCACATATGATGATGTTGCTAATACTATTACAATTGATGGAATCGAAGATGATCTATCAAATAACACAACAGATGATTTAAACGAAGGCACAACAAATCTTTATTATACGGATGAACGTGTGGATGATAGAGTTGCAGCACTAATACAAGGCGGCACTGCAATTACTGTAACATATGACGATGTTAACGGTACATTAACTATCGATGGTATAGAAGATGATCTATCAAATAACACAACAGATAATCTAAGTGAAGGGACCACAAATCTTTATTACACTGATACTAGAGCGGATGCGCGAGTTGATGTTCTTAGAACGGAATTATCAGGTGATGGTACTGGTGCAGTACACTTCAACAATTTGACAAATGTTCCAACAGTTACATTTGATAAAATTGTCGGTACTGGTGCATCACAATATACGTTAAGTTCGGCTCCCGGAAGTTCGGCTGCGATTATTGTTACCATTGACGGTGTTACACAACTTCCAACAGATGATTATACCGTCAGCGGTACAACATTGTATTTTACTACCTCGTTACCTGCGGGACATACTGCATTAGTTCGTCATGTTGGTTATCAAATTTCTGGTGGTACTATTACTACTGCCACAAATGCAGAATTACTGGACGGAATAGATAGTACTCAATTCTTGCGTAGTGACACAGATGACACTATGGTTGGCAACTTGACGATGACAGGTAATATCATCCCAAGTGCAAACGTTACATATAACTTGGGTTCAAGCACAAATCGTTGGAATGAGCTATGGTTATCAACAACAACTGTAAATATTGGTGATAATGCATTAAGTGCTGATGTTAATAATAACATGTTATGGAATAGTACGCAAGTTATATTAGCAGACGTTAACACTGATATTGTCCCCGTTTCAGATAATACGTATAGTATCGGGTCAGCTACAAATCAATTTGCAACAATTTATGGTCATACCGTAGAAGCAACATATGCCGACCTTGCAGAAAGATATGCAAGTGATGCACCATATGAACCGGGTACGGTAGTGGTGTTCGGTGGGGAAGCAGAAATCACAACTACGACAACTGATTTAGATGTAGCAGTTGCGGGTGTAATTTCGACAAATCCTGCTTTAAAACTAAACTCACAAGCTGGTAATTCGCAAACACACCCATATGTTGCACTTCGTGGTAGAGTTCCATGTAAAGTAGTAGGACCTGTGCGCAAAGGCGACTTACTAGTAACTTCAACGGTTGCCGGTTACGCTAAATCTGTAGGAAAAATAGATATGGGAAGATCAGTATTCGCAAAGTCAATCACAGAAGATTTAACAGATGGTATGAAGATAATCGAAGTTGTCATAATTTAATAGTTATATAACTCTTGATGTAATAGTCGATAAATACAATAGAGGCACAGCGTTCCCTGATTCTGCGCCTCTATTAAAATCGATTTTAAAACATTTACACGGGAGAAAAATATGGCAGCATATGCAATTCAGTTCCGTCGTGGTACAACAACACAACACAACTCGTTCACAGGCCTTATGGGCGAAGTTACAGTTGATACAGACAAGAAAACGCTTGTCGTACACGATGGTAGTACAGTTGGTGGTTTCCCTCTAGCACGTGAAGGTGCAGCTTCGTCAGCATCTTCAGGTACGTTTACTTCAAACGTTGCTATTGGTGGTACACTATCAGTTAACTCAACATCATCATTTAATGGTGACGTGACAATTATCGGTGACCTAGGAATGACAGGTCACATTATTCCATCAGCGAACATCACTTATGACTTGGGTTCACCAACAATGATGTGGCGCGATGCATATATCGGTCCTGGCTCACTTTACATTAACGGTTCAAAAGTTCTTGAAGACTCTGCGGGTACAATTCGCATGTCAGCGGATACAAACCAGAACATTAAAGTTGAAACATTAGGTACAGGTGCTCTACAACTAGTAGGCTCAAACGGTATTCAAATTCAAGGTTCACTAAATTCAATTTCAGGTGATATTCAGATCGGTGATCACATCGATATGAACGGCTCACTAATTAAGCAAGTTGCTACACCAGTTTCATCAGGTGATGCTGCAAACAAGTCATACGTTGATGCACAAATCGTTTCAGAAATCACTGGCGGAACACGTGCAATTTCAGGTACAACTGGTACATTCTCATCAAATGTTACTATCGGTGGCAACCTAACAATCAACGGTACTACAACAACAATAAACACACAAACACTGTCAGTTGCGGACAACATTATTGACCTTAACTCAGATTTCACATCAGGTACACCATCAGAAAATGCTGGTATTCGTGTACTACGTGGTGATGATGTTGCAGTTCAGGTTCGTTGGAACGAAACTCTAAATCAGTGGCAGTTTACAAACAACGGCTCAAACTACTATGCAATGCCAACATCAACAGGTGATCTAGCAGAAGGTACAAATCTTTACTGGACATCAGCACGTGGTGACGCAAACTTTGCTACAAACATTGCAGCGGCAGACACAGGTGATCTAGCAGAAGGTACAAATCTTTACTGGACATCAGCACGTGGTGACGCAAACTTTGCTACAAATCTTGCAGCATCAACAACAGATGGTCTAGGTGAAGGTTCAACAAACCTTTACTTCACAAATGCACGTGTTGCATCATATCTAACAGCAAACTCATATGCTACACAGTCATATGTAGATTCAGCAGTTGCAGGTAAAGATCAGCTATCAGAACTATCAGGTTCAACAGATGACGTTGCAGAAGGTTCAACAAACCTATACTTCACAAATGCAAGAGCAAGAAATGCAATCTCAGTATCAGGTGATCTATCATATGACGCAGCTACTGGTGTTATTTCTACACAAGGTCTGGCATCATCAGATACAAGTGATCTAGCAGAAGGTTCAAACCTATACTTCACAGATGTACGTGCAAGAGCGGCAATCTCAGTATCGGGTGATCTAGGTTACAACGCAACAACTGGTGTTCTATCATTTACAGAACGTACAGACGCAGAAGTACGTGGTCTAATCTCAGTAAGTGGTGATCTATCATATAACAATGGTACAGGCGTACTATCAGTTACAACATATAAATCATCAAACTTTGACACAGATTTCGGTAACAAGTCAACTGACAACCTAGGTGAAGGTTCAACCAACCTATACTTCACAACTGCGAGAGCGCAAGCGGCAGTTTCAGGTAACATCACATCAGCAGTTTCAGCAGCAACTACATCACTACAGTCATATGCTGATCAAGCGGAAGCAGATGCAATTTCAACAGCAGCGGCAGATGCAACTTCAAAAGCAGACGCAGCACTAGTTGATGCAAAAGCGTACACAGATGGCCGTGAAACAGCTATCACAACTGCATACACAGGTTCAATTGCTACTTCAAAAGCAGCATCAGATGCATATGCGGATGCAGCGGAAGCAGATGCAAAGACATATGCAGATGGTATCGTTGCAACGGAAGCAACAGCACGTGCGGATGCGGATGCAGCACTAGATGTTCGTGTTACAGCAACCGAAGATGATATTGCAACACTTCAAACAAGTGTGGCAAATGTAATCTCAAACACAGATGCCGCAGCATTAGATTCACTAACAGAAATCGTTGCAGCATTCCAAAGTGCAGATGGTAACTTGAATAGTGCAATCACAACACTTGCGTCAGATGCAACATCTGCACGTTCAACACTTGAAACATCACTACAAGCATATGCTGACCAAGCAGAGCTTGATGCGATTGCAAGTGCGAAAACATACACAGATGGTCGTGAAACAGCTATCACAACTGCATACACAAGTGCAATTGCTACTTCAAAAACAGCATCAGATGCATACGCAGACCAAGCGGAAGCAGATGCAAAGGCATATGCAGATGGTATTGTTTCAGCAGAAACAACAGCACGTTCACAGGCAGTTACAAGTGCAATTTCAACAGCAGCGGCAGATGCAACTTCAAAAGCTAATACAGCTAAGACAGAAGCTATTGCAGCGGCAGCACTGGATGCAACTTCAAAAGCAGACGCGGTAGAAACAGCAGCAAACGCATATGCAGATGGTATTGTTGCAACAGAAGCAACAGCACGTGCGAATGCGGTAACAAGTGCAATCTCAACGGCAAGTACAGATGCAACTTCAAAAGCAAATGCAGCACTAGTTGATGCAAAGGCATACACAGATGACCGTGAAACAGCTATCACAACTGCATATACAAGTGCAATTGCTACAGCAGTTGCAGGTAAGGATAACACAGACGAAATTACTGAAGGTTCGTCAAATCTTTACTTCACAGATGCACGTGCAAGAGCGGCAATCTCGGTATCAGGCGATCTTTCATACAATGCAACAACCGGTGTTATTTCTACACAAGGCCTTGCTTCATCAACAACAGATGATCTAAGTGAAGGTACAACAAACCTATACTGGACATCAGCACGTGGTGACGCAAACTTTGCTACAAATCTTGCAGCGGTGGACTCAGATGACCTTTCAGAAGGTACAACAAATCTATACTTCACAAATGCAAGAGCGCAGTCAGCGGTTGCAGGCGATATCTCATCAGCTATTGCGACAGCAACTACATCACTGCAATCATATGCAGATACAGCGGAAGCAGATGCAATCACATCAGCAAATGCATACACTGATGGTCGTGAAACAGCAATCACAAGTGCAATCGCAAACCTATCATCAACACTAAGTACTACAAGTAACGTTCAATTTAACGATCTAGTACTAACTGGTGACCTTACTGTATCTGGTACAGTTACAACGATCAATACAGAAACAATTGAACTAGCAGACAACATCATTCTGCTAAATTCAAATGCAATCGGCGTACCAACGCAGAGTGCAGGTTTTGAAATTCATCGCGGTTCGGAAACTAATGTACAGTTCGTATGGGACGAAGCAAATGATCGTTGGACATTTGGCGCGTTAGACGTACACACATCTGGTGCGTTTGTTGGTAATGTAACTGGTCAAGTATCAGACATTTCAAACCACGACACTGATGATCTAGTAGAAGGTACAAACCTATACTTTACAACTGCACGTGCGCGTGGCGCGGTGGTAGCAGGTGGTTCACTATCATATAATGAATCAACTGGTGTGTTCTCATACACAGAACGTACTGACTCAGAAATTCGCGGACTTCTAGCAGCAGGTGGTGACATTTCATACAATGCAACAACTGGTGAATTCTCATTCACACAGGATATGTCATTCAATTCACTAACTGAAAAACCGACAACTGTTGCAGGTTATGGCATCACTAATGCTTATACTATGACAGAAGTTGACAACGCAATTTCAGCAGCGGTTGCAGGCAAGGATCAGCTATCAGAACTAACAGGTACAACCGATGACGTTACAGAAGGTTCAACAAATGTATACTTCACAGATGCACGTGCAAGAGCGGCAATCTCAGTATCAGGTGACCTTTCATACAACGAAACAACTGGCGTAATTTCATTCACAAACGATGCGGGTGATATTTCATCAGTTACAGCGGGTAATGGTCTATCTGGTGGTGGCGTAACAGGTGATGTTACACTAGCAGTTAATGTTGATCGCGGTCTAAGTATTGTAGCAGACAACGTTGGCATCGCAGATACAGCGGTAACAGCCGGCTCATACGGTGCAGCGGATTCAGTATCATCATTTACTGTTAACACACGTGGTCAGCTAACAGCAGCAGGTCAAACTGCAATCTCAATCGTTGCGTCACAAGTCTCTGACTTCAACACAGCGGTTAAAGATGCTATCTCAATGACACACTCATCAGTGTATACAGTTTCAACGGCTGCGGCAACAGCAAACTCAGGTGCTAACCCAGAATTCTCATGGGCTACACTAGGTTTCAACTTGTCAGACAAAGATATGTATTCAGTTTATCTAAACCGTCTACTACTTCGTCCAACTGAATATTTAGTATCATCAACTGGTATTACATTCGATCAGTTCATTCTATCAGAAGACGACGAAATCGAAGCAGTAATGCTTGGCTAATATTTCTTAATCAAAACCTAGGGGGTTAGACATCCTCCTAGGTGTTCACACTGAACATGGGATACAAAGTATACCCTCGCATTAAGAAAAACTTTTATATAAGGAGAAAAAAATGTCAGACTCACGTAAATTTAAAATTGGTGGTGTTGAAAAGTCTCTTAAAGACCTTTGGATAGAGAAAAAAAACGCAGTTGCATCACTAGTAACAAAAGATGGTAAGTGGAACGATCTAGCGGTAATACTACCAACAGCAGCAGACGATGATTATAAGAACTATAAGTTCAAAATTAACAAAAAAGGTGAAATGGAACCTATTCTGAATGAAACGACTGACGTTTCAGCAGACGATATTGTGTTCTCATCATCAAAGTCAAGCCTTCGCCGTATCGCTGATCTAGAGCGCAACATTTCAATTATTGCAAACCGTATTGCAACAGTTGACGGTAACGTAATCGATACGTCTTCTCTTGATGCAGAAGATGATCGTGATTGGGGTAACTACATCACAGAAGATACATTCTTCACAAAAGACGTTAACCTAGGTAACTCTTCATATGACAAAATCAAGGTATATGGTCACTTATATCTGAACAATGGTATTACATTTGGTACGAATGCAAAAGCTGAAATCAAAAATACTGTTGCTGAAATGATTTCTGGTAATACAGAATCTGGTATTGCAGTTACGCACGATGCAATAACAAATACATTGGACTTCTCAGTTGCATCAGCGCCAAAATGGGCAACAGCACGTAATATTACACTAGGCGGTGATCTTTCAGGTTCAGTAAGTATCGATGGTTCAGCAAACGTGACTCTAACTGCAACCGTCGCGAATGACTCGCACACACACGCATTCGGAAACCTAACTGGTGTACCAACAACACTAGCAGGTTATGGTATCACAGATGCAGTATCATCAACCGGTAACGCAGCAACAGCAAGTAAACTTGCAACAGCACGTACTATCTCTCTAACAGGTGATGCAAGTGGTTCAGTGTCATTTGACGGTTCGGCAAACGCAGCAATCACAGTTGTAGTTGCGAATGACTCGCATACACATGCATTCGCGAATATCACAGGTAAGCCAACAACATTAGCAGGTTATGGTATTACTGATTCACTTTACACAACTTCACAAGTTGACAGTGCAATCTCGACTGCAATTTCAACCCTAGTGAATGGTGCAAGTGCAGCATACGATACACTAGCTGAAATCCAAAACGCAATGGCAACAGACGCAGAACTAAGTGCAGCAATCGCAGCAATTACAACTGTTGCAAACGCAAACAAATGGACAGCAGCACGTACTATCTCACTAGCAGGTGACGCAACTGGTTCAGTGTCAATCGATGGTTCAGCAAACGTAACTCTAACAGTTGCAGTTGCAGACGATTCACACAATCACATCATCGGTAATGTTGATGGTCTACAGGCAGCACTAGATGGAAAATCAGATACAACTCACAACCACACACTAGACTCACTAAGCAACACAACTATCACAAGTAACACAGCAGGTGAGATCCTAAAGTGGAACGGCACTGCATGGGTAAACAATACTCTAGCAGAAGCAGGTATTCAGGCAGCTGGTTCATATGCGTCCGCAACACATAATCACGCATTCGCTGATATCACAGGTAAGCCAACAACACTAGCAGGTTATGGTATTACAGATGCGGCACCAGATACAGCATTTGTGGGCGTTACAGTATCAAACGATACACTAACATTCACACGCGATAACGGTACAACAATCGCAGTTACAACAAGTGATGCTAATACAAACACATACCTAACAGGTCTGGCATTTAGCACAGCAAATGGTGTTCTAACAGCAACAACAGGTTCAGGTACAGTGACAGTTGACCTAGATGGTCGTTATACAGACAACGCATTTGCGGATACAATGAACCAGCATGTTCGTACAACTGATTCACCAACATTTGCAGCAGTTACAGCAACAAACTTCAACGGTACAGCAACATACGCAAAGTATGCTGACCTTGCAGAACGTTATGCAGCGGATGCACCATACGAAGAAGGTACACTTCTAGCGTTTGGTGGTGAAGCGGAAGTAACAGCAGCACAAGGTTATGCGTCAACAAAGATCGCAGGCGTTGTTTCAGTAAAACCAGCGGTTGCGATGAACGCAGAAGCAGGTAACTCACAGACACACCCATTCGTAGCACTACAAGGTCGTGTTCCAGTGAAAGTTGTTGGTACAGTTCGTAAAGGTGACATTCTAGTTGCATCAGACATTTCAGGTGTTGCAACAGTATGGAAGTCAGAAGATACAGATCCACGCATGACAGCATATGTTGGCATCGCAATCGAAAACAAAATCGAAGGCGGCGTTGGCTTTGTTGAAGTAAAAGTAGGTAAGTGATCTTATTGAAATACAAAAAGAGAAGGGAGCGGAAACGCTCCCTTTTTTATGTGAAAAACTTTCGTAGAGTATCGACTAATCCACCACCCGGATCATCATTCTTGTTCTCTGATACCCAATCTGGAAATGCAAGAAACAATTTCTTCCATTGTAGCATTTCATTATGTAAATCTAATACTCGTTTACTATATTCACTGTTGCCAGCCATTTTATACAAGTCTTTAATTTTTTTAATGCGAATTTTACATTCTTTTAAATCTTCTAAATCACGCTCAATTGCAAATATCATTTCTCCAAAATCTTCTGCTTTAGAGAATTTTTCAATTAGAAACTTATGGTGTTTGTTTTTAGGTTTACCATCATACAAAAACATAATTTCTTGCAGATCGTAATAAATTGCTTTCACTGGATTTATACTTTGGCGATATCGTAGAATAACTTCATCAATTCTAAATCTATCACTTTCTGTTTCTAGATTATCAAGTACACTTTGGCATAATAGATTTATTTTTTGTCTATGGTTTGTAGAATCTTTTCTTGATTTTTCTCGTACTTTATCTACTACAATATCAATAAGTTTTTTGCTTTCTGCGTCCAACTCTTTTTTTATAAAATCTATATGTCCGGGTGACGAATTGTTAACAGCCGCACGTAATTCGTCTGTAATATTTCCTGTTTTAAGAAAATCTTTACAGTCTCTAATAAATCGTTGTTTTTTAAGATCAACAATTCCTTTAACCATTACGTTGCTCCTCTATAGTATTTACACATTTCACTGTGATACTATAGTTTAGATATAATGTTTTTTACAATTTTTATTTTATCTTTTTTGAAAAGTGTTCGTCTTGCGCCCGGATGTAATGGTTTTGGTAAATATTGGCGGTCTAACCACGCGTATCCACCTGTTTCGGAGTTTGTTATTGGTATAAATTCTATATCGACTACAACAACAAACGTGTAATAACTAAATTCGCCGTCTCTTGAATGATACTGATCAAGTGGGTATACTTTTAAGATGTGGTCTCCTATATCACCAACTTCTTCGGACAATTCTCGTAGCATTGCTTGTGATACATTTTCTTTAGGTTCGACTTTTCCACCCCAGAATCCCCAGTTTCTAGGATATGATCCTGCATCTGAACGTTGTTGTAATAATATTCTTTTTGTATCTTTTGCTATAATACATGCACCGGATGCTTTGATCATTTATTCTTCTTTTAGTTATTAGGTGATGGTATTTCTGCGTCTGGTAAGGTTCCTAGTAATTCTAGTCTCCAATAACCACCTTCGTAAATACCTTGATAGGTGTCGCTCCACTCGCCGTTTTCAAATTTGAATTGTTGTAGGGTATATGTATTTGTTACATATGCGCGTAATTCAAATTCGCTTGCATCAAACGAAACAACCCACGCACTACCATTATATTCGATAATATCATTAATTGCAATATCTATTCCCCAAACGCTAGAAGAATCTGCGTCTCCTAAACATAGATAACGTTGTCCCAATGAAGGTTGTGGAATACCATTGAACCCAGGCCTCGAAACTGATGGGTCTATAATTCTGTCTACTGATGCGATTGTGTTCGTAGGTAAGGTATCTCGGTCGATTTCAAATTGAAGTATAGTAGGGTCGTCTGTTTCAGTTAGCGTACCTATAACATCTGCGTTCAAGTCTTCCAATTCTCCGTGATATTTTAGTCTTAACCGAGAAATACCATCATGGAGTGTTCCATAATTTGAAAGTACTGTATCCCATGTTGTTGCATTGTCCCAATTACCATTTTCAAGAATTTTACAGAACACACCTTCATCAGTTTCAAACACATCTAGTGCATAATTTCCCGGAGTAACAACTACGCTTGTTTCTCGTTGTAGATCGCTGAAGAATTCAAATGCGTCTGGGTCATAATCTAGTGAATCTAAATCTGTATATGTATAGATGTTGTGAATGATATTTCTAATTACATTCTGTCTTGTTACACGTGCGGGTGGGTTGATCCAGATCGGAATTTGGAAGTATAGAGTGGCAATGTCAATTTGATCTTCGATGCCAGCTGGAATACCTCGACTTGTCCATTGCATATCAGTTAGTTCTACAGTTGTTATTGTAGTCCAGTCAATTGGGTTGTCGTTGTGTTGTATTTCTAATGCCGGATTGAATAGAACTAGAATCTGTTCCATCAATTGTAGTTTTTGATCGGTGTTTGATGTCCAAATATCAACTTGCATGTTTAGTAGATATGGAACTGGCATAAGTCTACCGACACTAAATTTATTACCTTGATCATTTGTATATGTACCAGACACTGAATCAAATTTACGCTCATTTACTGACACGCTATCAGTAAAGAACGGTTCTTGTACACGTTGTCTATCTGGTTGTACACTTTGAATATAACATGCAATGAATGGTGCAGAATTGACGATGTTTTCACTATTGTTCTTCATAATCGTTGAAGCCATACGTGATACGTCACCGTATCTTGCAGGGACGCGAATGTAGTAGTCACTGCCGTCATTCATTTTCTTTCCAGTCTTCACACTGAAACCCGAGAACATTCTAATGAATTGTAGAATGTAGCGTCTAATTTGTTCGTCATAAAAATGTGTTTGCATATTAGTCTACCTTTGGTCTCACTGCTTTTGACAAGTTAACTTTAGTATCAATTGTTGAACCATCGTCAAGAATACTTGTACCATTGTTGTTAATGAATTGATGATGTAGTCTGTGTCCAACTTCCCAACCACCATCACTGTCCTCTACTTTAAGCCACTTATTGTCTCTGTATTGGAATAGTCTTGCAGGAGTGTAATCTACTCGTAAGAAGTATGAATTTTCAGCAGGTGCATCAGGGAAACCAGTGCCACTATCTACAGTTGCGTAGTCGATATCGTCTGGATGCTCACCATCTGGAAGATATAGCAAATTGTTTGTTCTGTAATCGTAGTAGCGACCTGGAACGTTTTGTCTTGCTTCTTCGACTATTGAATCTGTTACTTGTAATTCTTTGTTATATGATGATAGAAGATTTTTAAGATCATCTGCTTCTTCGCCAGTGCCAAAAATATCTGCATATTCCTGTGTGTCTTGTAGCTGCTTACAGCGCACACGCCAAATATGAGGCCACCATCCTGCATCAAACCCTTCTGCTCCTTTAGTTCCTTCTTGTACAACCCAATACTGATTTACAGCAGGTGCATCTTCGTCAAGTAAAAGATCATCGCGCATATGTGGAAGTTCAATGACATCACCTGTCATTAGTTTACGTCCCATCTTTTCGACCATATCATTGATGTGTACTGTGAAAATTTGTTGATCTGTACCTAAGAAAAATCCAAATTGTGAAAGTTCAAAATCTTGATCCGTTACTTGATAGACACCGCGTAGATCATACACAACGGTGTCATACTTACGATCACGATTTTCCATGAAAAGTAAATCTTGAATTGGTGGGTTTGCAGGATCATAGTTTGGATCATTTTCATCAACTGAACCAATATATTTGTGTACAAGAAGTGAAGTGCCACCATGATCATAGTGTGCTTTTACTGTCTTGTCTACAAACTTATAGTCGTTACCTTTTCTTGGATTCCATAAACTTAAACGTGGCATTGATTTTTCCTTGACTTATTACTGTATTTATCATATTATAGATGTATAATGATAAGGAGGACCATACGTATGGTTTCAGTAAAGACTGATGGGTATCTTGTACTACGTGATGTACTTTCCCCGCAACTTCTGCAACAATTCAAACTTTGGGCGATGGATAATACGAATGCACATCGTGGAAATGCTGTTGACGGAACTTATTATGCTACTCATGATGGAAAACGTGCATACAACGTTTGGTGGACAACACAGCCTCCAAAAGAAATGTGGATGCCAATTGTTTGGAGTCTAGAACAACCTATCAACATGTTTTTTGATGGTGTTGAGTGGGATATTCATGTAGTTGACTGTATTACAACAAGACCTCACTCTCAAAAAATTTATGCACATATTGATACACCATATCGCTTTGAAGAATTTTCAAAAGTGGATAGAACGTTGGGAGTACAGATCATCATTCCTCTAGACGAATTTACTCTAGAAAATGGTGCAACTGCATATCTCCCCGGATCGTGTAACATGAAAATTGATTATCGCGATTTAGAAGAATTTAGAGACGTATACAACGACATGCTTGTAGATTCTGGTACGCAATTTCTATCCAAGCCCGGAGATGTTTTGATGTACGATAGTCGTACATTACATAGCACTATGCCAAACAACAGCAACGAATTTCGCAGTGCGCTACTCATAAACATACTTGAAAAGGACATTATTCCTCGAGTTAGAGAACTAGATAATAATACAGACTTCGTAAAAACTTGACAAACACCTCGTTTAGTGTTATACATGATTCGTAACACAGGAGAAACACATGGCAATCCCGAAGCGTTCTAAAAAATCTAAAGCAGTCCGTACACCCAAGTTTGTTGACGAAAAGTATACAGGTCCCGAACCTGAGTGGGACAATGCAGAAAAATGGAGTGCAGAGAAGTATTATCGTGAACGTTCACGTGTTGGCTTCTACTACAATTACTTCTACACATATAAAGATGGTAAACCGTGGATTCTAGATTGGATGAAACGGAATGAATACAAGAAAGAAGAAATTGCAGCAGCCAAAGCGGCACCCGATAGTTCTGTGGGCATTGCATACGCGGGACTTGCAAAATCACTACTTCGAGGAATGCCAGCGTATCATAGTGGCATAAAAGAATATTTGGCAACCAAGCCCGGTCTCAGTGAAAACTCTGTGCGCGATGCAGTGCAAATTGTGAAAGAACAAGTTGCGAAACTTATCGCAGAAGGTTCAGTAATTCGTAAAGAAAAGAAAGAAGTAGAAGAAGTCAAGAAGGATGTATATAGTCCTTCTATTCAAGAACTTCTACTTGAAAAGGCTGTAGAAATGACGGAAGAAATCGAAGATTTCATTAATCAATTCGATTATTCGAAAGCAGCACTTAAATCGTTCGATCCAGTTACAATGCTTCGCAAAGTAGAAGCAAAAGGAATGCACGCCAACAAAATTAAAGGGTTCTACATTCGTGAATATGAAGAAATCAACGAACTTCTTAATCCTCCCAAGCGTATGAACGATGCAAAGAAAGAAGATTATGAACAACTGAAAGAAGGTTATCGCCATTTTAAAAAGCCAGAAGTACAAGCACTTCTAGAAATGTATCGTAGCATTATTGATGCATGTGACATGATTGCACAAGAAAGTAAAGTAGCACGTGCGCCACGTAAAAAGAAACCAGTAAGCAAAGAAAAGCTAGTAGCAAAGTTTAAATATTGCGAGAGCCACGACGATACTAAATCGGTCAGTGTAAAGCCAATTGATCTTTTGGGTGCAGTAGCAGCAATTGTATATAACACAAAAACACGTAAACTCGGCGTGTATGTCGCAATTGATGAATCTGGCTTCAATATCAAAGGGACATCGCTTACCGGATTTGACGAACATAAGAGTGTACAGAAAACACTTCGCAAACCAGCAGAACAGTTAACTGCCTTCAAGCGAATTGCACGTAAATCTTTGCAAAAAGAGTTCGATGCTATTAAGTCGGTTGAAACAAAAATGAACGGGCGGTTCAATGATCAAACACTTATCCTCAAAGTTTTCTGATAAATAGATAGAGAACAATGTACATAAAATCGTGTACAAAAGGAGATAAATATGTTTAACAAATCATATGGTATTTACCGCATTGTATGCGATGCGGATAAATTTGCAAATTATAATGAAAATGCACACGTTCAATTACTAGAATGGATGGATGAGCATATTGCAGAAACTAACGACATTGGTACAAAAGTGGCAAAGGGTTATGTGTTCAACGAAGTAAGGACATTTATTAACCGAGATACTGCTGAATATGGTATCTTTATTGATTATAACAATACAAGAGATATCAATAATTTTGAAGGTGCAATACAGAAATTTGTTGCATGGGCTGTAGAAAATGGACATATTGTATCGTTTGAGCCTGTTTTTTCTACTGTCGTCAGCTTTGATGTGTTTTTTAAGTTTGGTTTAGATTACTTGGAAGATTTGAAAACATTTTACATCAACAAAGAAATTAATGGTATGCAGCGAGTATCTTAACTGAGGCTGTTAATCAAAAACATATTGGAGAAAAATAATGAATACAATGTATTATTACTCGTTAACACTTAGTTTTGGATCAGAGGAAACCTGTCCGAAAATAGGAGATGCGACAACAAATCATATTGAAAAAATGAGCGGGGCAACAGTTCCTAACTTTTCAGAAATTGCAGGAATTAACGGTTTAGTAGAAGCGTTCAAACATGCGGAACAACCTTCTGCTGATTTACCAGAAGATCAGTTACAGTTCCTTTCACCAGGCCTATGGGCGGTGTATGTAGAATTCAATGACGCAGAATCTCGCGATTCATTCGTAAATGCATACGAGCCGGTCGTATCATATCTTTCAGAAAATTCATTCCTAGTTGAAACTGCTACAGGCAGCCATTCATACAATGATGAAATTTTACTTGAAGGTACTCTTGCATACGCAGCGCAGTCAAAAGGTATTTCGGCTCTTATGTTAAATACGGCGCCAGAAGAAATGGATATTCCGATTCACGGCAATTTAGTTGAGCGCGGAATTATTACCGAAGAGTTTGAAATCGGTTATTTGGATTCTTTCGTTAAAATACCAGAAGATAATCCTGCACAATAAGTCATATTGAACCCACGCCGAAGCGTGGGTTTTCCATATCTGGAACCATATCTGGAAATACTGATAAATACCGTATAACGGAGATAAACAATGCCACAAAATCGTAATAAAATTAAGAATGACGTAATCAAACAAATCAGACTGTTGCTTGGCGATGGTATGATTGATATTGAACTTGATCCAGAACATTATGATCTGGCTCTTGATATTGCGCTTGGTAAAATTCGTCAACGCTCGGAGAATTCAGTAGAAGAAGATTTCTATGCAATTGAACTTAAAGAAGATGTAGATGAATACAGTCTGCCACAAGAAATAATTGAAGTGCGTCAAATTTGGAATAGGTCATTTGGTAACGGTATCACTTCTGGTATCGACATGGATCCATTTGAACTTGCGTATGCAAACTCTTATTTCTTCATGAATAACAACATTGGTGGCATCGCAACATATGATTTCTTCTCACAATATCGCGAAAGTTTAAATCGTGTTGCTGCGACAGAAATTGGCTTTCTTTGGAATCCTGTTACAAAAAAATTAAAACTTATGCGTAGAATGCGTGGCGATCAGATTGTTCTTCTACATGTATTCTTGGAACGCCCAGACGATCAACTATTGATGGATCCATATACAAAGTCATGGGTGCGCGATTATGCATATGCATACTGTAAAAAAATGCTTGGCGAAGCAAGATCAAAATTCTCAACACTTCCCGGCGCACAGGGTGGTGTTACACTGAATGGTGTCGAGTTGAAAAACGAAGCAGCATTAGAAATCGAAAAGTTAGAACTTGATCTAACTAACTACCTAGATGGTTCAGCGCCACTAGGATTTACTATCGGATAAAAACTTCTTGACAAACTAGTTCCTCTGTGTTATGTTATCTAATAATAAAAACGCAGAGGAACACCATATGAAAAAGAAACTACTTGTAATCGGCCATGGTAGACATGGCAAAGACACTGTTTGTGAAATTCTAAGAGATAGATACGATTACAGTTTTGAAAGTAGTTCTCGTTTTTGTTCCAAACTTTTCATCTTTAATGATCTAAAAGACAAATACGGATACTCTAACGAAGAAGAATGTTATGAGGATCGACACAACCACCGCGCAGAGTGGTATAACGCAATTTGCGATTATAACGTTCCTGATCCTGCACGACTAGGCAGAGAGATTTTTCAAGCACATGACATTTATTGTGGTCTGAGAAACAAAAAAGAATTTCATGCAATGAAAAATACTGGCGTGTTCGACTATGCTATTTGGGTTGATCGCAGTGACTTCTTACCACCAGAGTCAAAAGACAGTATGAGTCTAGAACAATGGATGGCAGATTTCGCAATCGATAACAACGGAACTCTTGAAGATTTGCAATTCAACATCGATGCATTGATGGGGTACATTAGCTAAATTCCTATAGTCAAGTTTCTCCTGAATTGTCTACGTACTTAATTCAAAAAGTGTTAAAAATATCAATTTTTTCATAAATACTAATAGCAATTCAATAATTCATAAGGAGAAACAGAATGGCGACATTAGTATCCCCAGGTGTATCAGTTCAAGTTGTAGACGAGTCACAATACGTTGCAGCTACAAACGGTACACTTCCACTATTGGTTGTTGCGACACGCAGCAACAAAACAGACGCTTCTGGGTCAAGTATTGCTTCTGGTACAATCCCAGCTAACGCTGGTGTTGCATACCTTGTTTCATCACAGAGAGAACTAGTAGAAACTTTTGGTCAGCCATATTTCTATGAAGTTGGTGGTTCTGTGGTACAGGGTGCAGAAACAAGCGAATACGGCCTACTAGCAGCATATCAATATCTTGGCGTTTCAAACAACGCATATGTAATTCGTGCAGACATCGACCTAGCACAGCTAGAAGCAACTACAGTTGAACCAGCTGGCGCAATCGCAGATGGTACTTATTGGTTTGATGTAGATGCATCATCATATGGTATTTTTGAATGGGATGGCACTGTATGGAATGCAGTTACACCACATGTTCTAACAGACGCACCGGGCACAGGTAACGTTGAATCAGAGAGTGTTGACGGTTTTGCTGCTCCAGTTAATACATTCGGTACATCAGGCGATGTTGCGGTAGTAGCATCAACTACAAAAATTTCATATTGGCATAAGATGGGCACAAGTTGGGTTATCATGGGCGACCCTGCGATGGCCCACGACTTCCAATTTTCAAAATTCGCACCAACAACTCGTCGTGATTCAATTGATCCAAATCAAGTTGGTGACTTTTATATCCGAACAACAGTACAGGGCGGTGGCCTAGATTATGCTCTAGCAAAATACAACTCAGGTACTGATCTATGGACATCGGTTCAAGCCCCAGTATATGCAGACGATGACGTTGCAAGTGCAGACCTTATCGATGCTGGCGATGTATATCTTGCGACAGATGGTGATAACAATTACGTTGGATACCTTCGCTTCCGTGTAAGAAGTGCAGCGCAAGCGGCAGTTACAACATCGGCTAATGTTCCAGACGTTAACAATATCAATTCAGTTGTAACAGTTGCAGGTGTTGACTTCACATTCTCAGGTGCTACATTAGATACAGTAGTAAGTACAATGCAAGCAGATGCATCCCTAAATGCAGCAAATGTTCGTGTTGAAAAAGTTGGGACATCAAAAATACGCTTTACAAAAACAGACGGACTGCTTCTGATTATCGCGTTCACATCAGGTTACACAGACTTAGGTTTTTCACAGTCAGAATATTGGGCATCAGTTTGGAACGATCTTGAATATGTTGCTTCAACTACTGCACCTACTGGTGACATCGCGGAAGGTACACTATGGTACAATGCTGATCTACGAATTGAAATCATGCGCAATGAGTTCAATGGTGTGGAAATGGAATGGACAAAGTACGCATGGTCAGAAGATGTATATGGTCTAGGTCAAGCAGACCTACAACTACGTACTGCGACTCCTACAACACGCAAAGATGGTGTGTCACCTTTACAAGTTGGTGACCTTTGGGTGAGCGGCAATGCTGCTACATTCCCGAATGTTAAAATCTGGAATGGCTCACAGTGGGTACAACTAGATGGCGCTGATCAATCTTCAACAAACGGTCTGATTTTCTCAAACTATGCAGCGGATGCGCCATGGGATGAAGACGGTTTTGTTATTAACCGTGTTGCACACGAAAACACTGCAAACCCAGAACTTCTACCAGAAAACATCCTAATGATTAACATGGATTACACAACTCTAAACGTAAAGCGTTACACAAACGGCGTTTGGGAGTGGGTATCAGGTGTTAATGCAGATGGTTCAGGTAAGTTTGGTTCAGAAGCAGTTCGCAATATGGTGGTTGAATCAATGCAAGCAGCAGTTGCAAGTAATGATGGTATTCGCGCAGAAGCTACATACTTCAATCTAATTGCAGCACCTGGTTATCCTGAACTAATGGATGAAATGATTTCTCTAAACAAAGACAAAAAAGAAATCGCATTCGTAGTAGGTGATGCTCCACTAACACTAAAATCAGACACTACATCAATCAAAAACTGGGCAGACAACAATCTACCAGCAGATGCATATGCAGGTGTTTACTATCCACACGGTCTATCAACAGACCTATCAGGTAATGATGTTGTGATGCCAGCGTCAGCAATCGCGCTACGTACAATCGCATTCTCAGATCAAGTGTCATTCCCATGGTTTGCTCCAGCAGGTCTAACACGTGGTGTTGTTTCAAACGCAAGTGCTGTTGGTTATGTAAATGCAGAAAACGAGTTTGTTCGTGTTCGTCTAAGTGAAGGTCAGCGTGACGTAATGTATACAGCACGTATGAACCCAATCGCTGATCTACCGGGCACAGGTCTAGTAGTTTATGGTCAAAAGACACTACAGGGTTATGCATCTGCACTAGATCGCATTAACGTTGTGCGTCTAGTAAACTATATGCGTCACAACCTAGATCAAGTTTCGCGCGGCTTCTTGTTCGAACAGAACGATAAGATCACACGTGACAACATCCGTGATGCAGTAGAACGTTTCTGTGGTAACCTAGTTACAGAACGTGGTCTATACGACTTCCTAGTTGTTTGTGATGAATCAAACAACACACCGGCGCGTATTGATCGTAATGAACTATGGGTAGATGTTGCAATTCAGCCAGTTAAGTCTGTTGAATTCATCTACATCCCACTACGTATTCGCAACACAGGTGAATCTCTAGCATAATATTCTAGAATAACACAAGAAACCCCGCTTCGGCGGGGTTTTTTATTGCCAAAAATAAATGCAGATTTAATTATGTCGTTAAATGATAAATACTTGTATAATAACATAGTTTGCAAACTATAACAGGAGACATAATTATGGCAAGAACACTAAACAATTTCGGCGTACCTACAGAAGGCGCAGGCGGCGAAGCAATCGGTATCCTACAGCCAAAACTAAACTATAGATTTAGAGTGCAGGTTGCTGGCTTCGGCGGTGACGCAACAGGTAAAGAATTTACACGCCAAGTAATGAATGTTACACGTCCAAAAGTTTCTCACGAGTCAATCCCAGTAGATTCATACAACTCACGTATGTACATGATGGGTAAACACACATGGGAACCAATCACAATTACACTACGTGACGACATTGCAAACAACCTAACAAAGCTAGTAGGTCGCCAGCTACAAACACAGTTAAACCACAGAAATCAAAATGGTCCAGCTGCTGGTACAAACTACAAGTTTACAACACTAGTTGAAATCCTAAACGGTAACGATGGTACACCAATCGAACAAATTCAACTTGAGGGTTGCTTCCTACAGAACGTTGACTACTCACAGTCAGATTATTCAGTATCAGATCCAGTACAAATCATTCTAACACTACAGTATGATAACGCAATCTTTACTGATAACGAAATTATGCCAGGTGACAACCTATTCTCAAATAACTCAAGTATTCTAGGTTAATAGGCGTTCGCAATGGCACGAATACTAGCAGATAATTTTGGAGCTAGATCGCGATTTGGTTTTATGGGGGAACATGGTTCTCCCATTACCTCTGCGCCAAAATTATCTGATATGTGGTTTGTTGAAATGATGGGGACTAACGGACGGGTGGAATATTCTCACCACGTTAAGTCTGTATCACCAATATCAATAAACACAGAGTATCAGTCAGTTGATCAGTATGGTAAGCGTATACACGTACCAACGCGTGTAAACTTTCCCGAAGTACAGATAGATTTATATGATATTGTGGATGGTAGTACGTTCACTCTTGTGAAACAAATTTATGAAACATACTTCAAAAACAATTCATTGCCTACAGACGAAGGTGCATTGAACGGTACGATTGCAGACAATAATTCTGGATTAAAGTTCAATAAAAACTCAGGCGCGCAACAGTTTAATCATTTCTTTAAACGTTTTACAATTTATCATGTTTTTGCAGGCGGAAACAATTCCAGTTCTGCGAAGATTCAAAAGATTGATCTTGTTAATCCACTGGTAACTAATATGACATTTAGTCAGAGCGATTATTCAGATGCGGCACCAAGAACGATTACATTAACTCTATTGCCAGAAAACATAATCATACGAGATACAGTTTCGGATGTTAATGTCCCATATTGGATGCAGCAAGGCGCAGAAGGTATGGCAGAGGCGTTGTTATCGGAAAGTAGTGTAGTTCGTTCTGCATTCAATGATCAAATTTCTCAGTTAGAAGCTGCTGGTTTTGTAAAATCACAGGGTATTACTGGTACTGAAATCTCAACCGCTTCTGACAATCTTAACCTAGATACTAGATCAATCGGTTATATGTTAGGTGAAGACGGTCAGTGGGTTCAAAATCTACAGCAAGTTCACAACTTGACTAGATTATACAATGCTATAGGCGCATCCTCTACGACAGAAGAACGTGTTCAAGCGCAGGCTGCATTTTTAGAAGCACGTAACAATGCGCAACCAATCCCAGCGTCAGCAATAAATTATTGGGATTTTAATACGGGTAGCAATGGTATTACTGGTACAAGCACCAGCAGAGATGTGAAAAACATTCAATCATCTACAAAAGTACCAAATGACATTCCATATTTTGCTGACACCAGAACACAAGCAATCAACGGTGGCGGCGGATTTAGTAATGTAGACTTGGGTAACATTCTTACAAGTGAATTGTTAAATTCATTTTTCAATGGCACTAAGTTTAGTTTTAATAATGTTGGTGATCGTGTCGCGCAACAGTTGATCGGAAACACGGGCATTGGTCGTGTCGGTACTCTAAATTCTACTGCACAAAGTAGATTTGGTGTTGCAGGTGACATGCTTAAAGATTCAATTTCTCAGTATATTGCACCTACACAACAGCCATCATCGCGTCCTACAACAATATCTGCATCTGCAAAAGATACAACACAAGGTCAGATTGGTACTATTAGAAATGCGACTAGGAATAAATTAAGATGAATATAGATATCGTAGTTGCAAAATTAGTAAGAAAAGGCTTTACTGAAAGTAGAGCAAAATCTTATGCCAATGAATTATTAAAATATTCAAAAATCTATGGTATAGAAATATTTTCTATGATAGATCAAATTTCGCCCGACTTTAAATTGAATGATTTGGGTGAATTCATAATGAATAATACAGTGCGACAGGGCTATCAAACAGGTAGAATTTCGGGAAGAACCCCGAACAAATATGTCGCAAGGTCAATCATTGAATGAGTAAATTTCACCAAGGCAAATATCAAATCATAAATGAATCCAAATACTCAGGTTCGGGTACTCCAACCTTCAGGAGTAGTTGGGAGTTGACATTTATGCAATTTTGTGATACAAATAGTAATATAGTGGCATGGGCAAGTGAACCTGTACGTATACCTTATCAACATCCATTAACTGGCAAAATGTCAAGTTATGTCCCTGATTTTATCATTGTCTATATGGATGCAAAAGGTCAAAAACGTGCAGAATTGATAGAAATAAAACCCACATCACAGAGTAAGCCAGAATTCGCTAGAAAGCGAAATGATCAAGCACAAGTAGCAGTTAACTATGCAAAATGGGAAGCAGCGAGTGCATGGGCGAAAAAGAGAGGTATGGCGTTTCGTGTAATTAACGAAGGTGATATATACAGTAACACCAAGAAGCCAAAACCAAAAAGAGTTAAAAAATGACAAAAAGATTAGAAGAAGTTTTCGGAATGTCACCGTCTGAACCTGAAACGGAAGAAGACATTGTGGAAGAAGAAGCACAATCAATCGAACAATCCAAAGAACTTATACATTTGATAAACAGTGAACTAGCAACAACTGAAAAGATTGATGCCGCACTTCCTATGGTTGGTGATCTAAATGAACATGACACTGATATGGATGAAATTCACAAACATGCAATGGAAACATTTGAGAAACTTGTTGACATTGGTATGAATGTAGAAGCACATGCGGGTTCTAAGTTCTTTGAAGGCGCAACTCAGATGTTAAAGACCGCGATGGAAGCAAAAGATAGTAAAGTTGATCGTAAACTAAAGATGATTACTCTACAGTTGCAAAAGGCAAAACTCGATTTAGCAACAGAAAAAGAATCTAAAAACGGTAAAGATGCTGATATTGAAACTGAAGGTGCCCTTATACTTGATAGAAATGAACTTCTAAAGAGAATCGCAGAAGCAAGAAAAATTAGCGATTCTGATAAATAAGAATAGTATTGGAGAAACCAATGAAGAATTTTAAACAGTATCTATCAGAATCAACAAAAGAACACAAAGTAACTATCCGTTTTGCATCGGACTTGGACGAGGGAACAGTTGATCGTATTGAGCGTTTCTTGGGTAAGTATGACCTAAGAACGATTTCACGCGTGTCTACTACACCTATTACAAAGAATTCAATTTTCTTTGCAGAGGATGTAACAAACACTCGCGTTTCAAAAATTGACATCGTGACTGGATATCCAATGTCAGCGGACATTCTGCGTCAACAACTATCGGATCTTCTAGAAATGAACATTAAGTTTATTGCAGTTCATCCAGAAGGTTGGGAGCCACTAGATGAGCCAGATGAAGCTGGTGAAAAGAAAGCACTACTTGACTCGGATTATGAAGATGAAGCAGATAACGGCAAGCATTATGGTCGTACATTTGTAGACAACTTCTTAAAGTCATTGTCAAAACGCGATGAAGTTACCGTTGAAAACGAACTAAGTGTGAAGCCAAAGCGGGATGCATCGGGTGAACAAATGTCTATTGAAGAAGGTTCAAGCGATTCTGTCATTTCAGGAGACGAAGAATGAAGAAACATTTCAACCTAACAACTACAGAAGATAATGGTAAATCTCTTACAACTACAAACGTAAGCACAGAATACCCAGAAGAAATTGTAAGACTTCTTGCTCTTGCAGGTATGGCAGCACCAGAAGATGCTCCTGTTGAAATCGTAGAACCAGAATGTGGTTGCGGTGGAGTAGAAGAAGATGCAGAATATGTTCCCACACCGGCAAATGACAAACTTGATCTTGATGATTTCTCAAAAAAGACAGCAGATTCGATTTCACGCCAGAAGAAAAAAATTCAACCAAGTGCAGGGGATAATCCGCTAGAATATTCAGTAAACGAAGATGAAATTTACGAAGCACTTATGCGTGATTGGGATAACGAATAAAAATACGTCCTAGCGTATAGACGATTGGCCAAGGAAAGCAGTCTTTAAAGACTGCTTTTTCTTTATGCTATAATCATGATAAATACTGTTATAGAAATAGTTTAGGAGACCTATATGAAATACAGAGGTTTAAAAAATATCGGTACGGCAATGAAAAAGGTAATTCTTCGCCGTTCTATTGATTTGAGAGAACTTGGCGATCTGGGTTTAATCACAGACGATTCTGGTGACCTACCAACTTCTGGTGCGGCGCACCGAGGGTCTCTGGGTGCAACATCAGCCACTAGAACACGTACAGATTTAAGTACAATCACAGACCGCGTTGTAGTTGATACGCAGGATATGGGATTGGTAACAGAAGGCAACGGTACAATTACTCATGACTTTGCATACGCAGATGTAGCTGGTCCATACTATGGAGAAGCAGATGCACTTGGTTCATCCACCTCAACTCCATCTGCACCTGCTTGGCCTATCGCAGTTACATCATATACACCTATCGTCAGACCATCACTAGGCGCATATGATAGTTTTTCATATCACGGCTTTTCAATCAGTATGAACGATACACACTTAGCAGTTGGTGCATACGGCGCGGCCGAAGCATATGCAACACGTAACTCTGGTGCGGTAGCAATTTACCAACTATCAGATGGTATGAATACGGAAGTTCGTAAAGGTTCTTCTCTAAGCCAATTAATTGGTCAAAACGTTGAGGTTTCTGGTTCTACACTGTATGTATGGCAACTAAACTCAGAACGAGTGCAGTATTCACTAAGTGCAGAAGGTACTACTGCATATCAGGCGAATATTTCATCAACTCCTCCATTCCCTAATGGTACACAAACATTGACTGCTGAGTCCACAAGTTATACTGCGGTGTCAGATGGTCAGACAGTAACTATCACAGATAAAGCAACATCGGAAGTTAAATATACAATTGATGTGTCTGATATGAATACTATTGGCACTGTGTATATTATTATGAATGATAATTATCTTGTTGCAAAATACTCATATGCAGGTTCTCCTACAGGATACGACTACGCACTTCGCATATATCCATTGACATAATATATTGAAATTTTTAATTTAAAATGGCGGCTTCGGTCGCCATTTTTATTTGATAAATACTTATAAATTAAGTGAGTATTTAATGGCAGATTTAACAAAACGTGCGTATGCAAAGACTGAATATACTAATGAACAGTTATCAGAATTCAGTAAATGTGCAAGTGATCCATATCATTTCTTAAACAATTACTTTATAATTCAGCACCCAACTAAGGGTAGCATTAATTATAACGCATACCCATACCAAGATGAACTTGTAAATTCATATCACAACTATAGATATTCTATTTCGATGCTAGGTCGTCAGATGGGTAAATCTACAACTGCGGCAGGTTATTTGCTGTGGTATGCTATGTTCAATTCAGACCAAACTATTCTTATTGCTGCACACAAATATTCAGGTGCGCAAGAAATTATGCACCGTATACGTTATGCATATGAAATGTGTCCCGACTTTATCAGAGCAGGCGTCACTTCATACAACAAAGGGTCTATTGAGTTCGACAATGGTAGCCGTATCATAGCACAAGCAACGACTGAAAACACAGGTCGCGGTCTTTCTATTTCATTGCTATATGCAGACGAATTTGCATTCGTTAGACCTACGATTGCTAAGGAATTCTGGACTTCTATCTCGCCCACACTTGCTACTGGTGGTAAAGCAATTATCACAAGTACACCTAACTTGGACGACGACCAGTTTGCTCTAATTTGGCAAGGTGCAAACAAGATGATAGACTCTTATGGTAACGAAACCAAAGTCGGTATAAACGGATTTAGACCATACAAAGCGACATGGGATCAGCACCCAGATCGCGATGATAAGTGGGCTATCGAAGAACGCGGCAGAGTAGGCGACGAACGCTTCCTACGTGAACATGAATGTGAATTCATTGCATTTGACGAAACACTAGTTGACAGTATCAAGTTATCACAACTTGTTGGTTACGAACCTCAGCGTAGAACCGGACAAGTTCGTTGGTATGAGCCTATTAAGAAAGACACTACATACGTTGTTGGTCTTGATCCAGCAATGGGCACAGGCGGCGACAATGCAGCAATCCAAGTTTGGTGTTTACCTGACCTCAATCAGGTAGCAGAATGGCAGCACAACAAGACAGATGTGAGAGGACAGATACGAATATTACACGACATACTCAGTATTATACACGAAGATTTACGAGACATGGGAATGAGTTCGGCTGACAATTTATATTGGAGTGTTGAAAACAACAGTCTGGGTGAAGCAGCACTGGTCGTTATTGACGAAATGGATGAAGACAATTTCCCTGGTGAATTCTTGCATGAACCAAAGAAACGCGGTATACAACGTGCAGTTCGTAAAGGATTTACTACATCTTATAAAACAAAAATCACTTCATGTATGAAAATGAAAGCGTGGATTGAAAGCGATAAGATGATACCAAAGAGTAGAAACCTTATTAGAGAATTAAAAACATTCATTGCTAAAGGTAAGAGTTTTGAAGCAAAGACAGGCGAAACTGACGACTTAGTAAGTTCGACATTGTTGTGTGTTAGACAAATGCAAGTTATTACTAACTTTGATGAAGAATATGAAAACCTACTAGGGGAAAGTCTTGGCGATGGCGACAACGATTGGGATGCCCCACTTCCAATAGTATTTTGATAAATACTAAAAAGGAAATCTAAATCATGGCAGTAAATTTTGACACCCTAGCAGAAAAGATTATGCGCTTCATTCAAGGTAATGGTTTGAAGTTAACAATGTTTGATAACGAAAATGGTAAAAGTGTTGCGGATCCGTACAAAGCACGTTACTTCTACGTGGAAGAACCAAATCTTATGGTATTCTTAAATGATGATACAAACGAATTGAAATTCCATGTTGGTGAGGATGTAGACATTGATCGTCCAATGATTGAAAAAATGATCAAGAGCCTACGTCAAATGTCAAAAGAAAACATGATTGATTTCGATATCAGAACATTCGGTAAGCATATCGAACCAAAAAATTATGCATACAAAGTAGAACAAAACAAGGAGCAGACTATGAGTGATATTATGTCAGAGGGACTATCTTCACTAGAAGGATCATCACGCACAAGTCGCCAAACACTAGAAAACGCAAGACTAATCGTCAAGCACCGCAAGCCTGTAAACGAAGAACAGCGTGGCGCACGTTCACGTAACATTTCTGCAATCTTTATTGAAAATGCAGAAGGTGAACGTTTCAAGTATCCATTCGTTCATTTGAATGGTGCAAGAGCTATGGCGAGACACGTTGCGCATGGTGGTGTCCCAAGTGACATGGTTGGCGAAGCAATCGTAGAATTATCATCAAATCTATCAAAGCTAAAAGAGTTTATGAACATCGTTAACAAGCAAAATCTTGTTAACGAAAGTAATCGCGCAATCGTTTCAAACGTAAAGCTAAAGATGGAATCAATCAAAGAGTCAATTAAACGTATTCAAGGAAACAAAGGTTATGCTGCGTTCGTTGAATCAATGGCTCTAAATGAAAATACAGAAGAAGTTGAAATTTCAGAAGAAACAGTAAACGATTATGTGTCAAAATTCACAAAGACAACATTCGAAGAAACTCTAAAAGACATTCTTCCACTAGTACATCGTGTGAACGAAGAAGAATACGAAAATCGCCGCGCAGGTCTTGCAGATCGTGTTAAGAAAATTATCACAATGAAAGACAAAGATGGTAATCTAGTAAACACAATCACATTCCCAAAAACTGCAACAGCATTTGACATGGATAAGATTAAAAACCAATATCGTGATCCAAAGAATGATGCAGAAGCACGACAGCAAAAGTTTGATAAGTTTGCAGCAGAAATTGCAGACCTTTCAGATCGTGTTATCGTTGATTCATCTGATGACAAAAAGCGTAAGAACAAAGGCCATGATCGCGCAGCGGAAATCGCAATGTTCCTAGGTGATGTTGCTGAAAAGATTCGCACAAATCCAAAAGCGGTTGCAAAAGAAGATACACAGATTGTTGCGTATCTAGTACAGATTGCAAAGAAACCAGTACAAGAAGATGTTGCGGAACGAGTTTCAGCAGAAAAACGAATTGACATGATGATTTCAGAAGCATTCTCAACATTTAACAAGTTCGACTAAACTATATCTTGACATTATAGCAATTAAGGGGCTACATTCAGTAGTCCCTTTTTTGATGCATAAACCCAACTTTTCGCTTGACTTTGCTAAATAAAACATGTAATATCAATACATGCTCTAGAGAGGGTGATGTTGATATTCATTCAGGCACAAACAACTAGGCTAATATCTATCTAACATAGGCTAATAAAGGAAAAACATTATGGCAACACTAGCAGAAATCCGTGCAAAGCTACTGGCACAAGAAAACAAAGCAGCAGACAATTCCAATTCAACTCGTAGCACAAGCGCAATTTATCCATTCTGGAATATGGAAAACGACTCAACCTCAGTCATTCGCTTTCTACCGGACGCAGACCCATCGAATACATTCTTCTGGCGTGAGCGTCAAATCATCAAAATCCCATTTTCAGGTGTAAAAGGCATTGCAGAGAACAAGCCGGTGACACTTCAAGTTCCTTGCGTTGAAATGTGGGGCGACCCTTGCCCAGTTCACGCAGAAATTCGTCCATGGTACAAAGACCCATCGATGGAGAAACTTGCAAGCACATACTGGAAGAAGCGTTCTTATCTATTCCAAGGTTTTGTAGTACAGAACCCAATGTCAGAGGAACCAATTGAAAACCCAATCCGTCGTTTCGTGATTGGTCCACAAATCTTCAAGCTACTAAAAGCAGCATTGATGGATCCTGATATGGAAAATCTACCAACTGATTATGATGCTGGTACTGATTTCCGTCTTGTAAAAACACAAAAAGGACAATATGCAGATTACGCTACATCAAACTGGGCGCGCAAAGAGCGTTCACTTGATCAAGCAGAACGTGATGCGATTGAACAATTTGGTCTATTTGATCTTAATGATTTTATGCCAAAGCGCCCAAGCACAGACGAACTTCAAGCTATTGTTGAAATGTTCGAAGCATCGGTTGATGGTGAACTTTATGATCCCGCACGTTGGGCGCAATTCTATCGTCCATATGGTGTAGACCTCGGCGAACAATATAACAACACTACTGGTGCAGCACCTGCTCCAAAGCCAGCAGCACCAAAAGTTTCGGTAAAACCTGCACCACGTGACGAAGACGAAGACAAATATGACGATGAAATCCCATTCAAGTCAAATGAGGAAGTTGCACGTGAGCAAGTAAAAGAGTCAGTTTCGGCACCAGCAAAACCTGCTCAGGATGCGTCCGACATTCTTGCGATGATCCGTAATCGTAAAACTGATAGCTAATTAGAACGACGACAAGGGGGGGGCGCATGCCTGCGCCCTCCTTTTTTCAACATTTGGAGTAGAATATGGCAAGAGCATTTGATGCGAGTAAATTTCGCAAAAGTATTACAAAATCTGTTCCAGGTATGAGTGTTGGTTTTCGCGACCCAAATACTTGGATTTCAACAGGTAACTACTGTCTAAACAAGTTAATTTCAGGTGACTTCAAAAAGGGTATTCCTCTTGGTAAGGTTACAGTTTTCGCAGGTGAATCCGGCGCGGGTAAGTCGTATATTGCATCGGGCAATGTTGTGCGCAACGCACAAGAGCAAGGTATTTTCGTTGTTCTTATTGACTCAGAGAACGCACTAGATGAAGCGTGGCTACATGCGTTAGGTGTAAGCACAGACGACGATAAACTTCTCAAACTTAACGTAGCAATGATTGATGAAGTAGCTAAGATTATTTCCGAATTCATGACAGATTACCGCAAAGAATACGGTGATATGGATGAAGATCAACGCCCGAAAGTACTTTTCGTTCTGGATTCACTCGGTATGATGCTGACTCCCACTGACGTGGATCAGTTCAACCGCGGTGACATGAAAGGCGACATGGGTCGTAAGCCAAAAGCACTAGCTGCATTGGTACGTAACTGTGTTAATATGTTCGGTGACTTTAACGTTGGTCTGGTTGCAACTAACCACACATATGCGTCACAGGACATGTTTGATCCAGATGATAAAATCTCAGGTGGTCAAGGCTTCATTTATGCATCATCAATCGTTGTAGCAATGCGTAAACTAAAACTAAAAGTTGACGCAGACGGAAATAAAACTTCACAAGTACACGGTATTCGTGCAGCATGTAAGATTATGAAGACACGTTACGCGAAGCCATTCGAAAGCGTACAAGTTGAAATTCCTTATGAAACTGGTATGTCGCCGTATTCTGGTTTGATTGAATTCTTTGAAGCAAAAGGACTCTTGACAAAATCAGGAAATCGTTTAAAATATGTTACTAAGTCCGGAGAAGAAATGCTAGAGTTTCGCAAAAACTGGACTGATGAAAAGCTAGATATCGTCATGCAAGAATGGAACAATGAAGACCTAGATAGCGAAAAGCATGGGTTGACTGCACTTGAAGTTGATGTTAATGGAGACATCATCGAAGCTGACATTGAACAAACGGAGGAATAATATATGGGCAAGAAGTACGTATCAACAAAATCATATAGACAGATAGCACCATGTGCATATCGTCAATGGCGCGCGAATTCGCATTGTAATTTAATTCATGGATATGCATTTAGTTTTGGTTTTGAATTCGAAACTGATGATCTAGATGCACGTAATTGGGTTATGGACTATGGCGGTTTACGTCCACTAAAGGACAAACTTGAGGAATGGTTTGATCATACGTTGCTTCTTGCCCAAGATGATCCACAGTATGATGAAATCAAGCGTCTAGGTGATCTTGGTCTTGCGAAGATTACTGAGGTAGAAAAAACAGGATGCGAAGGTATTGCAGATTTTCTTTATGAATACATAAATACGATCTTCTTACCGAGTTATGGTGAAGGTGAACGAGTTTGGTGTAGCCGGGTTGAAGTTCGTGAAACAGATTCAAACATGGCATACCGACAAGGGCATCGGGAAGACGGCGAATTTGAAATATAAGGAAATATAAATGGCATCGTTTAGTTTGGATCTAGTTGTTGAAATGTGGGAAACTGCAAAATCTGTTATTCCAGCAAAAGAACGTTTGGGCGCAGCGGAAGCGTTCATTAAAATTTTCGATGAATATGGTTTTTCTAAAGAAGATTATGAAGAACTTTGTGACGGTGATAAGATCATGCAAACTGCATATGATCGTTACTTTGACGACGAAGACGAAGAAGACGAGGATGATTGGGATTAATGAATTGGTATAGTGCAATCGTCAAAGATTGGAGCAAAATCCCAGATTGTGTCGAACACTTCGAAAAAGAACTTGCAGAGGCGAGAACAGAAGTAAAGATACAAGGTAATGTCGAAAAGAGTGCAACAAATCTTCCTGCATATGTAGAACTTCGGTTTGCACAATTGCAGGAGATTGAAGCTATACTAGAACATCTTAACATTCAACTGCGTAAGAAGCGCAGTGAGTATTTTCGTAAGTACCTAGAAAATTACAATAAAGCATTAAGCAGCCGTGATGCTGAAAAGTATTCTGACGGCGAAGCAGAGGTAGTAGCAATAAGTGAACTAATCAATCAAGTTGCTTATGTTAGAAACCAATTCCTCGGCATCACCAAAGGGTTTGAAATAAAACACTTCCAACTTTCAAACATAATTAAGTTGAGAGTTGCGGGCATGGAAGATGCTGAAATAAACAACAGATATTAATTAGACGCTCACTTGTGTAAATACAATGCGTTTTCGGAGCAATAATAATGAATCAAATTCAAGTAACTAAAAGAGACGGTACAAAAGAACCACTTGATCTTGAAAAAATGCACAAGGTCGTGTTCTTTGCGTGTGATGGCGTAAATGGCGTTTCTCCAAGCGAAGTGGAGATAAAATCATCAATTCAATTCTTTAATGGTATTACTACCACAGAAATTCAAGAAACACTTATCAAAGCATCGGCTGATCTAATTAGCGAGGACACTCCTAACTATCAGTGGGCTGCTGGTAACCTAATCAATTATCATATACGCAAAGAAGTATATGGTCAGTTTGAACCTTGGCATATCCTAGATATCGTCAAGAAGAATACTGAACAGGGATTTTATGATCCCGAACTTATTAATTCATATTCAGAAGAAGAATGGGAAAAAATTAATGGGTTCATCAAACATGAACGTGATTTCCATATTTCATATGTGGGTATGGAACAATTCCGCGGTAAGTATCTGGTTCAAAACCGCGTGACGAAGCAGTTGTACGAAACACCTCAGGTGGCATATGTTCTTATCGCAGCGACACTATTCAGTCAGTATCCTCGCGATGAACGTATGAAGTGGGTCAAAGATTACTACGATGCAGCAAGTAACTTTGATATTTCCCTACCAACACCTGTAATGGCTGGTGTTCGTACACCGCAACGTCAGTTCAGTTCGTGTGTTGTTATTGAAACAGCGGATTCTCTCGATTCTATTAATGCAACTGCGAGTGCAATTGTAAAATACGTGTCACAGAAGGCTGGTATTGGTATTGGTGCTGGTAGCATTCGTGCAATCAACTCTCCAATTCGCAATGGTGATGCATCACACACTGGTGTTATTCCATTCTATAAGCATTTCCAGTCAGCGGTTAAGTCATGTTCACAGGGTGGTGTACGTGGCGGCGCAGCGACATTGCACTATCCAATTTGGCACTTAGAAGTAGAAGACCTACTTGTTCTAAAGAACAACAAAGGCACAGAAGACAACCGTGTTCGCCACCTAGACTACAGTGTGCAGTTTAACAAGTTAATGTACGAGCGCCTAATGACCAGTGGTGACATTACACTGTTCTCACCTAACGATGTACCTGGGTTGTATGATGCATTCTTTGCTGATCAGGATAAATTTAGAGAATTGTATGAAAAAGCAGAGCGCAACACTAAAATTCGTAAGAAGTCTGTTCATGCGATTGATCTTTTCTCAGCATTCATGAATGAACGCAAGAATACTGGTCGTATCTATTTGCAAAACGTTGACCATGCGAACACACATGGTTCGTTCTTGCCAGAAGTTGCACCAATTCGCCAGTCGAATCTATGTCAAGAAATCAATCTACCAACAAAACCACTCAATGACTTTAATGATCCAGAGGGCGAGATTTCTCTATGTACACTTGCTGCTATCAACTGGGGTAATATGAAAACAGTATCCGACTTTGAACGTGCGGCACGCCTCGCAGTTCGTGGTATTGATGCGTTACTTGATTATCAACGTTATCCAGTTCTTGCAGCGGAGTTGTCAACAATGAAGCGCAGACCTATTGGTGTTGGAATCATCAACTTTGCATATTGGATGGCAAAGAATGATATGACTTACACTAATCCAAATCTTGATCTAATTGATGAATGGGCAGAAGCATGGAGTTTCTATCTAATCAAAGCATCAGTTGAACTTGCAAAAGAAATCGGAGCATGTTCTGGTTCAAACGAAACCAAATATGGTCAGGGTATTGTACCAATCGATACAAGAAAACTTGACATTGATGAATTAGTAGAGTATAAAGAGCGTCAAGATTGGGCTGGGCTACGTGAGGATCTAAAAACATATGGTATTCGAAATTCCACACTAATGGCCCTGATGCCAGCAGAGACAAGTGCGCAGATTTCAAACTCAACCAACGGTATTGAACCGCCACGTAGCTATGTTTCAGTAAAACAGTCAAAGCATGGCGTTCTAAAGCAAGTTGTTCCTGGAATCCACAAGCTAAAGAACAAATATGAATTACTATGGGATCAGAAATCACCAGAAGGCTATCTAAAGATTGTCGCAGTTCTACAAAAGTACATTGACCAAGGTATTTCTGTAAACACTAGTTACAATCCAATCTTCTTTGAAGACGAAAAGATTCCAATGTCAGTGATGTTGCAACACTTGATCATGTTCTACAAATATGGCGGCAAGCAACTTTACTATTTTAACACGTTTGATGGTCAAGGCGAACTAGATGTAAGTAAAATGGTTACAGAAGAACTCCCACTATCAGACCTAGATGATGATGCAGCATGTGATAGCTGTGTAATTTAAGAAAGAACGTATAATATGTCAGTTTTTAACGCAGAGAACAAGTCCGATCATACTAAAGCACTAGCATTTCTAGATCCTAACGGTGGAGTTACCATCCAACGTTATGATATGCTAAAATACAAACAGTTTGACAAGCTAACAGATAAACAACTTGGCTTCTTCTGGCGCCCAGAAGAAGTTGACGTTACAAAAGATGCAAACGACTTCAAAAATCTAACAGACCATGAACGTCACATCTTTACATCTAACCTAAAGCGTCAAATTCTTCTTGATTCTGTTCAGGGACGCGCACCAACTGAGGCTTTTGCACCTCTAGTGTCTATTCCTGAACTAGAAGCGTGGATTCAGACTTGGACCTTCTCTGAAACTATCCATTCTCGCTCCTATACGCACATTATTCGCAACGTTTACGCGGATCCGTCAAAATTATTCGATGAAATGATGGACATTGACGAAATTATGGATTGTGCGGACGATATTTCACGTAACTACGATGAATTGATTGAACAAGCAGCATATTTCAACCTTCTTGGTGCGGGCAAGCACACAATTAATGGTAAGGAGGTTGTTGTAGACCCATATGAAATCAAAAAGTCACTTTATAAGACGCTAATGAGCGTAAACATCCTTGAAGGTGTACGTTTCTATGTTTCTTTTGCATGTTCATGGGCTTTTGCAGAACTAAAGAAGATGGAGGGCAACGCAAAGATTATCAAATTGATTGCACGTGACGAAAATCTCCATCTTGCATCGACACAAACGTTACTAAAGCTACTTCCTAAGGATGATCCTGATTACATCAAGATTGCACAAGAGACGGAAGAAGAATGTATCAAGATGTTTGTTGATGCAGTGGAACAAGAGAAGAAATGGGCTGAATTCCTATTCAAAGATGGTTCTATGATTGGTCTAAACGCAGAACTACTACGTCAATACATCGAATGGATTTGCTGTAAGCGTATGCAAGCTGTAAATCTACCATGCCCCTACAAAGTTCCACAGGCAAACCCACTTCCTTGGACTCAAAAGTGGATTGCAGGTGCAGAAGTACAAGTCGCTCCGCAGGAAACCGAGATTTCTTCATATGTAATCGGTGGTGTGAAACAAGACGTAAGTAAGGATACGTTTGGCGGGCTATCATTGTAAATAGCATAAATACAATATAAGTATATAGTATTAAGGAGATACACAATGATCCCGAACTTACACGAAGAAATGAAAAAAGCGGTAGTTAGAAGCCAACACACTCAGAGAAACTGGGACCTATCAAAAGAAATGCCACAGGATGACATTGATATGTTGGTGCATGCCGTAACTACATGTCCTAGTAAACAAAACTTTGCATTTTACAACGTACACGTAATCACAAATAGAGAAACTATTGAACAGGTGCACGAACTTACTACTGGTTTGGGCGTGACTGATCCAAAAACAGGCGTTCGTACTGACATTACTAATTCTCAAACATTAGCAAATCTGCTAATTGTGTTTGAAGAAGCAGACGTATCAGAGGCTTATAAGTATAAACTAAAATCTAGGGATTCAGATTCAGAGTTTACATACAATAAAGATAAAGACATGGCAGTTGGTATAGCAGCTGGTTATGTTAACGTAATTGCTTCTATGTTAGGATATCAAACTGGATGCTGTGCATGTGGTCAATTTGACAAAATACAAGAGGTATTGGGCTTAAAAAATGCACCAATTCTATTAATGGGTGTTGGATACAAAGATCCGAACAGAGAAAGACGCGAACACCATACTCTAGGTGTAAAAGTAACTAGACGAGTTAAAGAGCCAATTTCAGTATCTTATATTAAATAATCAAGGATAACAATGACAGATAACATTCTTAGACGATTTCATTCTGCAATGACAAATGAAATTTCATATCAACCAGAGACTCCTGTAGACCGAAAGGTCATTGATGTATATCTACCGAATTTTGCCGCGGCGGTAACCGAAGAGGATAAACCTAAAGTAAATGTTATCGATCTTGGTTGCGGCAGTGGTTATGCTTTAGAAAAATTCAAGGAATTGGGGTTTGAGCATGTTCAAGGTATTACTTTGCATCGCGAGGACCACACCACATGCAAGTTGAAAGAACTTAATGTAACACTTATGGACTTCACTAATAATGGTATTATGAGTGGTTACTTCAACGTGGTTTGGGCTAGACAGTTTCTACAATACTCTCCATTTCCTTTCTTGACTATTCTAGAAATGAACAGAATTATGCGTCTAAATGGACTTGCATATATTGAAGTTCCAGAACCTGGTGATCATGCAGTGTATACGACACTAGGTGCGCAGAATTACAGAACATTTTTGCAACGTGCGGGTTTCGAAATTCTACAACAGTCTGATTTTGAACTAAGTTCGGGTGATATTAGTGAAAAACATAACTTCTTTATCGTTGCAAAACGATTGAATGTTAAACTTCCAGAATTAGAAGACGAAGAAGAATAATTCAAAACACAATAATAAAACAAAAAGGTCTGTTCGCAGGCCTTTTTTATTGGCGAATCTTGACTTTTATATTGTAACGTGTTATAGTTATAAAAATGAGGTAAATGATGCAAGACAGACAAGAACAACGACTGCGACAGAGATTTGACGCAAAGATAGAACGGACACATGAGCGAAAATATCACATGCGTCAAATTCCACTAGATTATTCTACTGCATCTAAATTTGATAAGATACTTCCAGAATATCAAACAGAACACATTTGGGTGATTAAGATGGGAGAAAGAGATTTAGAGAAGTTTTTTGACTATCTAGATTGGCTTGAACAAGATTCTCGCCATGAACCCATTCAATATGACGAAAATCGTTTCATTCAATACATGCGCAAACACATGGATACAGAACACAATGAAGCACAACTGAGAAAACAATACCCAATGCTACAAAGTGCATGGGAACAATACAGAGCCGCATTGGCATTGGTAAAATAACATGTGCAATTCTTTATATATAATCTCATATCACGGGTCTGACCCAGAAGTCAGACAAAAACGCCTAGATAATCATAATAAACAAATAGACTGGTGGCTAAACTACGATGAACTTATCAACATATATATTCTTGCTCAAGATTATCAACCGAGTGAATATTGGAATCATCCTCGCATTCACTATATCGATAGACTTGATGCTCCTGTGCCACCTGCATCTGCCAGAAACATATTACTCAATCATTTCTATGACACAGATAACCGCTGGGCAATATTTGCAGATTCAGATGCTATTCTCAATTTACACCCCAATTTTGAACACACTCACATTAATATATGTGACATTCTTCGGAGTTATCCCGAAAATTTTGACAACATAGATTTGTTCTGGCCGCATTGGGATGGCAGACCTGGTGATGGTGCATTCTATGACAAGTATAACAATGTGGATCCAGATTACAAAGACGTTGATTGGAATTCAGAACTTAGATTTGATCGTAAGTTTGGAAGCATGAAAGGTACACTTTTCTTTCTAAAGAATAACAATGATCGGGTAATGATGGATGCGAATTTCAATGGTACTGGAAAAATCATCCCAGGCGAAGACGATGAATTTGCAATTGCTATGGCAATGAATGGATACAACACATACATTCTTAGAAACATCATGTTAAAAGAATTTACAGCAGGTTCAACCCATGCCGGAGAACAATCTACTCGCAAAGAAGAAATGCGTAAAGGTGACGATATTATTAGAGAAAAATATAACTTACCGGACGACAGAGGAAAGTGGTATAAGAGCGTGAAGCAAAATCGTTCTGGTATGGCTAAGATACAAAAAATACCTTACACAGCAGCCATACAAAAAAATGCGCTTTTTTCGTTCTAAGTCCACGTTAACAGGTAGTATAAAATGAAATATAAACATTGGCTTACGGCTCCATTTATTTACAGTGTACTTATACCGCTTGTTATTTTGGATGTATTGATAACATTGGCACAAAAAGTATCATTTCCTATTTATGGAATTCCAACGGTAAGAAGGTGCGATTATTTTCAGTTTAATCGTCACAAATTAAAAAACTTGCCGTTCGTGCATAAGGTAAATTGTATATATTGTGAGTACGTAAATTGTTTACTAGAATATTCAGTTGAAATATCCGCACGTCTGGAGTATTATTTTTGCCCATTGAAACATAAGACCAGACCAAAAAATCCCCATAGATTGTATGATGATTTTATTGAGCATAATGACAAGTGCGACCTGGAAGAAAAAATTCAGACACGGAGAAAAAAAATTCGCGCATGTGACACGTGTAATAAATGTTGACAATATAGCGAATCATGCTATATTAAGTATGTAATCAAGAGAGGGAAATAAATGACTTACTTCACTTTTAAAGCATACGGTTCTATTTTCACGGCAAAAGCAGAAAAAGGCCTTGATGTGATGGAACAAGCAAACAAAGAACTTCTTTGGACTAATCCAGAATTTAAAGACGGTACTTGGATGGAAGCTGGTCCAACCACTTATGTTTGGATTGAAGGAAACTTTTTTGATTAAAAAAGGTTGACAGTTGCTACGAATCACTATATAACAGTTATGTAATCAGAGAGAGGAACACACAATGGCTTACATGTCTCAGGAACGTAAAAAAGTTATCGCTGTAAACATCAAGAAAGTCGCTGCCAAGTACGGGTTCAAAGGTCGTGACATTACTGTTGGTGTTCAACATCATTCTTCCCTCGTTGTCAACATCAATGCTGGTCCGATTGACTTCATCGGTGATGCAAACGCTTTCAATCGTGAATACGCAGAGCGCCGTGGTCAGCAGTTCTACGAAGTCAAAGGCAACTACTCTGTCAACCCTTACTACTGTGAGGAACATGCCGTAGATAAGAAAATCAAAAAGTTTTTCAAAGAGTTGCTGGCAGCAATCAAATCGACTGGTTACTACAACAACAGCGACATTATGACCGATTACTTTGACCATGACTTCTACATTGACATCAATGTTGGTCGTTGGGATCGTGAATATGTTCTGAAGGATGCAGCATAATGTACATCGTAAAAGTAAAAGATACTAACGAAACTGTTGCTATTTGTTCTCGAAAGGAAGATGCGGAAGCATTTGTGAGTGCAGGTAGCTTAGATAAAAAACAATACAAAATCGAAATCGCGTAAGGAAAATAAAAATGAATATGGAACGTGCTGTAGAAATTCTTGGAATCAATCGTACACAGGACGGCGATTTGCGTCCTATGGTCGTGGCACTTAAAGTGTTTAGCGCACTTAATACTCCGGAAGAAAATGAACGGCTTGAGGCAGCACAATACGTTCTTCGACGCTGGACTGCGTATCAAGACGCGTGTAACGAAAAACGTACTAAAGTACTTTGCGCTTAATTAAGAATACTGGGTGGAAAACATAATGAACGTAGCTAAAACTGTCTCTATGGAAGCGGCGATTAATAAAGGCCATGATGTGTATGTTGTTTATGCAGAGGACACTAAAGAAATTGTAAATTGGTTTGTATTTGGTCAAAAAATGGCACAAGTTGATACAGAAAATCGTTGTAACCGTTATGGTCCGGACACACACAACTATGCTGAATGGAGTCGATACGTTTTCATCCGGGATCGACATGACCGCCACCTGAAACAACTCGAGGAGATTGAACGGAGACTCTGATGAAGCTAGGTGTTTTTGGTGATAGCTTTGCAGTATCTTGGTGTGACACCGACCCATATTGGGTAAACGTGTTGCGGTACGATTATGGTTACGATGTGACCAACTACGCACATGGTGGTACGGGATTGGATTACTCGTATTACCATTTCCTTAAAAATTATGAAAAGTTTGATAAAATAATTTTTGTCGTCGGTCACCCACACAGAAAAACATACTTCGATTATAAGTGCAAAGACGCTATATTTCCTAGACTTGATCATCTGTCAAAGATATCACACCTTGAACCAAATTCGGTTGTTGGTGCATTTGATGGCTATTTAGATGTGTCCCATCATATATCAGCAGTGCATCCAGATCGTACAACTAAACGCGTACTTTCCAACAAATTGGAAGAATGGGCGACATTTCCAGAATCTGATTATCTAACATATTATGCGATGCAACGGGACATAATTCATACGCACCCGGAAACCACTCTTATACCTGCATTTGCACATTATACCCCTTATGGCATGTACAATATTTCAGATATAGATTACAAAAAATTCCGCACACATTCAGAAATACATCACCGTAGGTTTAACCATATGTCGTCGGTTCAAACCGCAGAATTTGCAAAATATATTGCACTATCAATTACTGATGGTTTTGATGTAAATTCAACACTAGGGGACGATGTGGAAAAGTATTATTCATCATCAGAAAATACAGAGGAAGCCGGATTAAATTCTTGACAATGCGACGAATCATGCTATATTAATAGAGTAGTCAGAAAAGAGAGGAAATAATCATGGGTTGGATTCGTGCAGTATTAGTATTCGTTGGTTTGATGATGCTCGTTGTAGGTGTCAGTGCAACAGATGATACTTCGTTGTGGGTAGTTGCAGCATTTGCATTCCCAGGTCTTATGCTAATGTTCGTGTTTGGCGTTCTACTTGAAACCGAACGCGATTATTAATTCTTGACAATTGTAGCGAATCGCGCTATAAACAATCTGTAAGTTAATGACATAACAGCAAAGGAGTGAGATTCATGGCTGTAGTACAAATCGAAAATGGCTTCTATCGCAATCAAGAAGTCAGCGGGGTGTTTCCCGTTGTTTCACCGATGAAAGAGGCAAAAGACGGTACGTTCTTCATCACTGTAGATGGTACAGGTACCGAATTTGAGCGTGATAAGATGCGCGTCAAAGTAAATCCTGAATGTGTCACCGAAGTAGGTGCAACTAAAGAATCTGACGAAGAAGCAATGAACCGCATTGCAGAACGCTTTGCAATTCTTGATCAAATGACCGAAGCAACGATTGATGGCGTTGTGCGCGGCATGGTCGTCTCTGGCCCTCCGGGTGTTGGTAAGACGTATGGCGTTGAACAAATTCTTGAAAAAGATTCGCTGTTTGATGTGATGGGTGATCGTCCACTTCGTCATACTTTCGTTAAAGGCACAATGTCTCCGATTGGTCTGTATGCTACTCTTTACAAGTATAGCGACCCTAAGAACATTGTTGTTCTGGATGACTGTGACTCTATTCTGTTCAACGAGGATGCGCTGAACATTCTTAAGGCTGCACTTGATAGCGGTAAGAAGCGCAAGATTTCGTGGAACTCGGACTCGCACTTCCTGCGCCGTGAAGGTGTTCCGGATCAATTCGAATTCAAAGGTTCTGTGATTTTCATCACTAACTTGAAATTTGATAACGTCAAGTCTTCGAAGATTAAGGATCACTTGGAAGCAATTATGTCGCGTTGTCACTATCTTGACTTGACTATGGATTCTACTCGCGACAAGATCCTGCGTATTAAGCAGATTGCACGTGACGGTGGGTTGTTTGATACCAAAGGTCTTGATAAGCATCAGGAAGTGGAAATCATTGATTTCATGGTCAAGAACCAAAAGCGTCTGCGGGAAATCTCACTGCGTATGGCACAAAAGATTGCAGACTTGCGTAAAATGTCTCCCAACGGTGATCGTTGGATGCGTCTTGCTGAAACTACTTGTATGAAAAACCGAGTAGCATAAGCATCGCAAAGCGACCGGGTTTTCTCACTCCTCCCGGTCGCTTTTTTATATCTTGCATTTGGGGTGAAAATTTGTTATACTATAAAAATGAAAAAATGTACAATCGTTATTAAAGACGAAGTAAACGTCAAACTTGAAGGACTCGACCCTGCAACACGTAGAAAGTGTTCAGACAAGTTGAAGTTCTTTTTACCACATGCGTATCATATGCCAGCGTACAAACTAGGACGTTGGGATGGTACTGTGCGTTTCTGTGATATCGGAGGCAGAACATACCTCAATCTGCTTGATGACATTCTTCCTATCATTATGGAAACAGGTTATGATATTGACATTGATGATCGCCGTGAAACTACAGAACTACAGTTTGATGAAATTGGTGAGGACTATTGGGGCGACACGGTGTGGCCCAAAGGACACCCTTTCGAAGGTGAACCAATTCGTCTACGTGACTATCAAGTTGAAGTGATCAATAAATTTATTGAAACTCCGCAAGCATTGCAAGAGATTGCAACTGGTGCGGGTAAGACCATTATGACTGCGACTCTATCAAGCATAGTAGAAAAGTATGGTCGGTCAATTGTCATTGTACCAAACAAGGACTTGGTAACACAGACAGAACGAGATTACATTAACTGTGGTTTGGATGTTGGCGTATACTTTGGTGATCGTAAAGATATTGGTAAAACACACACTATCTGTACATGGCAATCTCTCAATTCCCTGCTAAAGAAGACTAAAGCAGGATCAGACAACATCATGGATTTCATCGAAGGTGTTGTGTGTATCATGGTTGACGAAGTTCACCAAGCAAAAGCAGACGTTCTAAAAGACTTGCTTACAAGTGTGTTTGCAAACTGTCCAATTCGTTGGGGTCTTACTGGGACTATTCCAAAGAGTGACTGGGAATTTGCGTCATTACGTAGTTCACTTGGAGAAGTGATTAATCGTCTTGCAGCAAAAGAACTACAGGATCAAGGAGTTCTCGCACAATGCCACGTGAATGTAATTCAAACACAAGAGACTGCGGAGTATACAAGTTATCAGAGTGAATTGAAATTCCTACTTGAAGACAAGACGCGTATGAAATACCTCGCAGGACTTATACAAGAACTATCAAAATCTGGTAACACTCTTGTGTTGACCGGACGTATCAACAACGGTAAAATTCTACAAGAGTTGATACCCGATGCAAAGTTTGTTCAGGGTGAAATGAAAACCGCTGACAGAAAGGATGCATACGATGAAATCAATGAAGCAAATAATACAATTACTATCGCAACCTACGGAGTGGCTGCCGTGGGTATTAACATTCCTCGTATCTTTAACTTGGTTCTACTTGAGCCTGGAAAATCATTTGTGCGCGTTATTCAGTCAATAGGACGAGGTGTTCGTGTAGCAAAGGATAAAGACTTTGTTCAAATCTGGGATGTGACTAGTCGTTGTAAATTTTCTAAACGACATCTAGCAGAACGTAAAAAATATTATAAAGATGCACAATACCCATACAGTGTAGAAAAGGTAAACTACTAATGAAAATTCTAACTCCCGAAAATAAATGTTTCGAAATGAATTCGTTACCAGAAGAAATCGAAGATATTCGATATTGTGTAATGGATGTTACAGATAAAGCAGAACCTGACTTTTTCTTTATTCCACTGGTGTTTATCGAAACGTTCAATGCACCAAGTATCAGTATGAATATTGGTCCGCATAAGATTGAAATGCCACTTGATTGGAACATTTTGATCGGTGATCGTGAGTTAGGACAACTCGAATTTGTTCCACTCACTAGTATCAATGAACGAGATTTTGATACAATTGTAACCAATCCACTTGCGGGCTTTACAATGGGTTGGGAACCTGTTACAGTGAATAATGTATTCGCAGACGTAAAATGGTTCTTTCCAAAACTAAAGTATGGGCACATTCTTGCTATTCCACTAGAGCATGGTGAAAAGCCTCGATGTGCATATTTCGTAAAAGACTTGAATAGAATCCCAGACACCTTGAACAGCTATGACTTCTTCTAAAGATAACAAACTTCCATTAAACGATGTGCTTGCTGCGATTGATCGCAAAGACTTCGATTGGTATGCGTCATTGTCAGTAGATGATAAAAAGAAATGGTCCAGTTGGTTGTTTTTGCGATATGCAAGTAGTGTAAAAGGTTCTGGAGCGGATGATGCGCTACTAAACACAAACGAGTTCGTCAATAAGTACTATACTGATTTGTATAAGCATGACGAACTAATGTGGAAGTTAATGTGTCTCACTGGTAGTGGTAAGAAACAGTTTCATGAATGGATTAAACCTCCAACGTCCAGAACTAAAACTGATAGTGTTTCACAGTTTGTTTCACAATTATATCCTCATATGAAGGGTGATGAAATTTCACTGTTTCGCCAACTGAATTCAGATGATGATTTGAGACGCGTTGCAGAAGACATGGGTATGCTTGAAAAAGAAATTGAAGAAATTTTTGGTAAGGCTAAAAAGAAGAAAAAATGAAATTTGAATGTAAGTTTTGCGGAAAATCATTTGCTAGGGAGAAAACTCTTACTGTCCATCTATGCGAACAAAAACGTAGATGGATTAATAAAGATGCAAAATATGCGCGTCTTGCACTTCTCGCTTATAACCGATTCTATAAACTTACTCAAAATGCTTCAAAGGAAAAAACTTACGAAGAATTTATGAAAAGTCAGTACTATCTTGGATTTACCAAATTTGGTAAACACATAATCAATATTAATGCGATTGATCCAGAAAGATTTATTGACTTTGTTATCAACAATAGTGTACCATTAGATAAGTGGTGTAGTGATTCGGTGTATGAAACCTACATACGTGAATTGAATAAAAAAGAAACCGCAGAACGTGCATTAGAACGTGGTATTCTTTTGATGGAACAATGGAGCAGAGAGTATGATAGACCGTATAATGTATTCTTTAGGGAAATTAGTAGGCCGCGCCTTATACATTGGATCAAATCCGGACGCGTTAGCCCTTGGATTATTTTTAATTGCGATAGCGGCGATGCAGCAATTGCATCAATGACTGACCATGAATTGAATATGATCAATGAATATCTCGAACCTACATTTTGGACTACGAAGTTTAGAAAACAACCAGAAGATGTAGACTTCGTAAAAACAGTATTAGCACAGGCGGGACTTTGATATGGAAGAAGATAAAGACTACACTGCGATGATTGAACAAATCTACAAGTTGATGGAAGATAATAACGGCAAGATTGAATCAATTGCGAAAACTGAAAAGTATTCGGGAGACACTAGTGGTCACTTAACTTATTTCCCAAATAAACTAAGTGGTGGTTCTTGGGATTATTATAAAGATTACAGGGACTACAAAGACTATATTTGGAACGATACGCATATTACATCAACAACTTCGATTGGTCCAAATACAGTCCGACACCAAGAACTTGTAACACGATTGGAAAAACTAGAAAAACTTGTTGAAGATCGTTTGCTTGTTCTACGTCCAAACAAAGAAATGCTAGAAAAGTATGAACTACTTCAAAGCATTTATGAACAATACAAAGCGGCAGAGGCGTTACTTTATGGCAATGAAGACGACGACAGTTAAGGAAGATCCAGTAACTGGTGAATTGTTTATTGAATTTGATGATGAAACAATTGCACAACTTGGTTGGGAAATTGGCGATACTGTTGAATGGATTGAAAATTCAGATGGCACTTGGACCATACAGAAAGTAGACAATGACAAAGATTTATGAATCGCCAGATGGCGGCAAGACAGTATATGAACGTGAAAGTGGTTCTACATCTAGAACACGAGTAGAAACTTCATGCGGCGATTATGGGTGGCTGTTGGATGATTTTGATGATACAGTTTCTACAGAAACAGTAGACGATGATATAACGCAGAAAACATACGATTGGTTGGCGGATGATACAATTGATGTTTCATCATTGAGTGTATCTAGTTCTAGTATTTCAAGTGGTAGTATTATTCTTAAAACTAACAATCCAACCCCAACTGATATTAGAATTCACGACGAAAACGGAAAAGAATACAGCTTCCGTAACATGTTTGATCGTTTGGATACAATAGAAAAACGCTTGACAATTTTGCGACCAGATGATAAAATGTTAGAAAAATACGAACTTCTACAAAGTTTGTATGATCAGTACAAAGCGGCAGAAGCATTGCTTTATGGAGAAGAAGATGACTCAGAGAATTAAGACTTACACTTGGCAAGACGTAGAAAACGCAGTACGCAATATTGCAATGCAAATGTATAAAGACAATTGGCGGCCAGACTACATTGTTGGTATCACTCGCGGTGGGCTTGTTCCAGCAGTTCTACTTTCGCATATGACTGGAATTCCTATGCATACGTTGTGCGTTCAACTTGCGAATGAAGACTTGGAAGAAAACACGGAAAGTAACTGCTGGATGGCAGAAGATGCGTTTGGTTACGTAAGTGAAGAAGAACGTTCCATACCTCAAATTTATAGCGATGCAGATCGCAAAAAGAATATCTTGATCATTGATGATATCAATCGCGGTGGCGATGCAATGAAATGGATCAAACAAGATTGGCAAGGCGGGTGTCTACCAGATAATCCAAACTGGGATACTGTTTGGCATGGCAATGTAAAGTTTGCTGCACTACTCGACAACGTGAATTCTAAAGTTTCGATGGATTATTGCGATGAAGAATTTGCAGAAGGCACAGATGATCTTTGGATTGAGTTTCCTTGGGAAGCATAAACATGTCTCTTTTGCGACATAGTAATGTCAAGGAGCGACTTGAACGATTACGCAAGTTACAAGGCAAAGTAGAACACCTGCGAAAATTTGCAAAAGAATTCGACAATGATGAATTCATGCAATGGAACAAGGTTGAAGTTTCGACATTAAAATTCGAAAACGAAATGATACCCGGCGCAGGTGTACTAACACAATTGATTGATTGGTGCAATGAAAATTGTACAGAAAGTTACGTTGCATTTCGCGGAGACTTTTATTTCAAAAGTGAGCAAGATGCGGCATTGTTAATTATGGTATGGAAATGAAAGTTAACACTGATATTGATATTGACGTTGTTAATCGGGACGAAGTTTTAAAATTCTTCCCGCATATTCCAGCCAGTATCATTAGTGACAAGGGTCATAAAAAGCACAACAGCGGTGTATATCTTAATGATATTCCAGTAGATCCTATTACTGGATTTGCAAGTATAGATTACAAAGAAGCAGAAGAACTTGGATACTTTAAACTTGACTTTCTGAACAACAGTTTGTATGATGGAGTTAAAGATACAGAACATCTAGATTTTCTAGCATCACAAGAACCTATTTGGGAACTTCTAGAACACGAAGAAGTCGTGTCTCAGCTTGCACACCTTCATAATCATTATTCTGTAGTGAAAGCGATGAAGCCCAAATCGATAGAACAACTAGCAGCGGTTCTGGCAATAATACGCCCAGCCAAGAGACACTTGCTGGGTTCAGATTGGACTACGGTTATGAATGAGGTGTGGATCAGGCCAGAAGACGATCAATATTACTTCAAGAAAGCCCACGCCGTTGCTTACGCAATTAGTATTGTTGTGCAACTTAATCTATTTTGCGAACAAGTTGGATCGAACGGCGCTTAATACGTTTTGCAACGATATTATTTAAACTTGTTTCTGGTCCCCAAACTATTTCAACATCTTTGGAATTCATATTTACGATCCAAGGTTTGAAGTGTTTGATTTGCTGTCCTAAGAACAAATTAATTGGAATAAGTCTATTTGATTCCCACCACCATTGTTCTCCAAGTTCTATGAACGCTTTTCTCAACTCTGGTGTCGGTATTGCTTCGAAGTTATATATTGAGGTAATTACTTGATCGGTGTTTATAACAATACCGAAATAGTCGTCATACTCTTTTTTTCCATAACGTACATACGAGAAGAACGGATAGTTCTCTTGTATCCACTTTTGTTTTTCATCATCAATCATCGTACAGTTATTTAGCATGGGAAAAAATGGCTCTCCTGGGAGATAAATACATCTATGATAAACTATAACGTGTTTCAGTATAATAGAGAAATTGAAGTCGTCTGTGTTGATGGTGACAACACTGAGACTATGACAACCTACCTAGGAAATATGCCAATGTATGACGGACATCACAAGCTACATAAGGGTATTGATAATACTCTAAGATTTAAAATCAAAGATACGGATCGTAAACCAATTGACCTGACAAACAAAACAGTCATTTGGAAGATGTATGATCGTGAATCTAGAGAAAATGTACTATTCCGATATCCAGTCGTAACCAACGCAACAAAGGGTATGGCATCGCTGACAATCACCACAGCAGAAACAATTATGCTTCCTGAAGGTTTCTATCAATTTGCTATGTACACTGTTGAAGATGGTGTAGAACAGATCATTTATACTGATACATATGACAACGCACATGGCGTTGTAGAAGTAGTTGACGATGTATATCCAGAATTCGAAGATTCACAAGAAACATCTGTTTTCTATTTTGATGGTACGAATTATACATCAAGTGTTCTTGATGGTTCTGGTAACACAGTAAAATCAAAATCAGTGCATACATTCGCTCTTTACTTTGACAACTTCACTGGTGTAGTTCATATTCAGGGCGATTTGAGTGTGCAACCAAGTTCAGCAGAAGACGATTGGTTTGACTTGACACCAAGACTGATGTATGATAGTGACATTACAATCAATAACGAAACTGGTGTTCAGGGCTACGTTATTCAAGCAAACGTAAACTGGATTAGAATTCAATACACTGCAACAGCAGGTTCAATTACAAAAGTTCTTCTTAGAAACTAATTTATATAAAATATTAAAAAATGTGATCCCGGCTAGAAATAGTCGGGATTTTTTCTTGACATATTAAACGAATCTCTATATACATAATATGTAATCGAATGAGAACCTTATAATGCAAAGTACATATGTAGAAAACTTTTACGATCCTCCTCGTAGACGCTACGCACACAACGATGAAATTGTGTGCGCTGTTCCGAGTTGTAACTGTAAACCAGATCCGCTGCCAAAATCGTATAAGGATAAAGTTGGAGTTCAGGCGGGTAAGCAGTTATATAAGGCATTTTGCCCTGCGCATACTATAGTATATGACTATACTGTGAAGGGTAAACACAAATGGAGTTCAAACAAGAAGCGAGACGGATTATGGTGCCGTATGCCGATTTTTTATGAGGCTATGGGGCTTGACCCGTCTGAGCTAAATTGCAACCATACCAAAGATTATATGGATGTGCAACTTGAAAAGTTACAAGAACTTATTCATTACGGGTCGCCGGCAGAAGCATTAAAGAAAGCAAAAAAACTAAACATACGTTTCACAAATGAACATATATTTGGATCCAAACAATACGGTGAACAATATACGGTTTGTGTATGCAACAATTGTGCTAGTATCAAAACTGAGGAATTTGAAGACAACCAAGCACATAGCGAAAAAGTTAAGTTGACTACATTCACTAACATAAAAAATAACTTGACAGATTCGATTTTGTCAGATAAGATGCTAGTTGAAAGTTGGACAATGAGTGAAGCACTGAACGCAATCAGAGGAGACAAAAATTGATGCGCAACGAAAATTTTGAAGACCTTACATCACGACTGAGCGTTGCTCTCAAGTCACTAAAAGAAGTTCGCAAAAGCACAGGTATGTATATGCCTCCAAATTTGCGATTTGAACTAGGAGAACGCGGTTGTAAGTTTTCTACTATTGCAAAATATTATGCATCAAATGCAATGAACCTCTTTTCCAAGACAAATATGGAACTCATTACAGATGTAAAAATGCAAGAACTAAGCGATAGTGTCGAGACGCTATATTTGAAGCGAGGCCTACAGGCGCGACAACGTGGTGAATATGAAGAAATTGCACCAGGTGTGTGGTATCACGATTTGTCTCGTAGCGGGTTCGCACTGGCTAGTGTGATTGAAATTCCAGTAGAACAGCGGACCCCAGTGGTAGCGGCAAACCTCTCATGCCTGGCTTCGCCGACCGCATGGGCGTCAGATCAAGAATTTGTACGCGTCTGGGATGAAGACCTAACCAAACCAATTGAAGTTGTTTTTTCTGACTGCTGGGATGATGCGAAATCTCTAGTAGTAAGTGCAACGGACGGATTGCAAAGTATGTCAATTCGTTTCTTGGCGTCTCTTGGTGGAATTTCATCTAGGTCGATCACGGTCGATGAACAATTGAATCAGATGTTTGTTGCATTCAGCGTAAAAATTGATGCACGTGGGAAGTCACCGGATGTGGTCGTGTCTAGTTTTGCCAAAGCATTCGGCGCGCAAGAGTTTGCATCTGAAATTGAAAATGCAATCAAGCATCGTGGATATCGTTCAGGTCTGCCGCAAACTACAATGCGTGAAATTGCAGATATCGTAGACGATACACTGCGTATGGCAGATATCCAGATTGTTGAGAAAAATGATACCGACAATTTGCATGGCAACACAGTTGCAAGTACATCTGACATTTTTGAAAAAGTAGTCAATCGTTTTGGTAGGGATGAGCTTGCATTCGGTTCCAAGATCATTGCAAAACTGTATCAAAAAATGGCAAGTTCGACGTTTTATGGCGATATGAACATCAACGATATGAACATTGCGCATATGATGACCCGATTTATTCAAACTCAATACCAAATCAAATTGTCTACCTTGAGTGAAAAACAGCGCGATATACTTTCAACGAACTGTGCCGTTACACTAGCACGTATCTTTGATACCAGTTTCAGTAAATCAAAAGACGCAGCAGGAAAAATGCGTTCGATTTTGAATATGCAAGGTAGTGACGAGGATAGCTCATTTCTTTCAAGCATTGGAACCAATCATGACATGATTTCGGTTCAGTTTGCTATGGCTCTAATGCACATGTCTATAGGCGATCAGTTGAACAAATTGGGCAATACACAACTAAGCGATTATCAAATTCTGTCGTTGTTCCCAAATGGGACAAATTGGGAGGCAAGTGAACACCGATTTGAATTCAAGGCAAAGTATTGGGGATTCGTGGCAAAAGAACTTGCAAAAGAAATGGACTATGTTGCATTGATTGACGCAGAAGACGACATTCAAATGGTAATTGCGAAAACAAAGTCAGGTACCCGCGAAATGACATTGTCCGAAGCGGAAGATTATGGGCTTGAATACGAACTTGTTTAATGATATAATGTTGTTATGAACTTAGAGCAAGTAGTATATTCGCACGTACCCGGTAAGTCACGACAAAGTTCGGGCGGTTGGTTGAGTTTCAACTGCCCGTGTTGTGTTTACGAAGGTGAATCTAGGTCAGATACTAGGATGCGCGGTGGAATACGCAGCGATGGTGATACAATATCGTATCATTGTTTCAACTGCGGTTTCACTGCGTCTCACCGCCATGGGCGAACTATCAATAAAAAATTCGTCAAATTGATGCGATATCTTGGTGTTACTGAAAGTGACATTAAGCGTATGCAGATTGATGCAATTCGAGAAAAAGAACTTGCTCTAGGACCTCAACTATTCATATCTCGCGCACAGACAACCCGTATTCCGAGTTTTAAAGATATTGAATTACCAGAAAACGCACTTCCGTTAGAAGAATTAATCCGACAAAAGGAGCCACCAGAAGGTGCAATCTTAGCAGCACACTATCTTATAGAGCGCGGGGTATATGATTACACTGATGCGTATTGGAGTCCGCAGATTGGATTCAGGAATCGAGTTATTTTTCCATTCTGGCAAGGTGATCGTATAGTTGGATACAGCGCACGTGATTACACTAACAAAGCCGAATCCAAATATATGATGAAAGTCAATGCTGGGTTTATATACAATATTGATAGAATAAAAGAAAACACTGCATATCTAATTGTAGTTGAAGGTGTTATTGAAGCGGCAGCATTGGATGCAGTTGGGGTACTAACTAACGAAGCGTCACAGGACCAAATTGATTATATCAATCAATTCAAGGGAGAAGTGATCGTTTGCCCAGATAGAGATAAGCCGGGCGAGAAACTAGTAAAGCAAGCACAGGAAAATGGCTGGAGTGTATCATTCCCAAATTGGGAAAGCGACTTGAAAGACGCGGCAGATGCAGTACAGCGTTATGGAAAGTTGTATACTTTGAAAAGTATTATTGACGGAAGAATAAGTAATAATACAAAAATCAGCGTAAAGATGCGCTTAAAATAAGGACATGAAAATGGCTAAAGAGACTAAGAAGAAAAAAGTAGAAAAGAAGGAAGAGCCAAAAGTAACGCCAAGTGTTATCCCAACACCGCGCGAAACTCCGACTCCTCCCCCACCCCCACCGCAGATGATGCCACCAAGCCCACCAAAGCAACCGGGTGAGTATCTACGTGATAACGGTGTCCTGTTCATGGACAAAGAATTCAATCAAGAAAACTGTATGCCACTGGTAAAGATGATCCTAGAATGGAACTTGATGCCAGAAGACAAGCGTCCAGAAATCATTCACTTGTATATCAACTCACCGGGCGGCTACGTAGCAAGTGCGTGGCATTTGATTGATACTATTAAGCAATCAAAAATCCCAGTATACACTTATGCGATGGGTATGGCAGCATCATGTGGTTGTCTACTACTAATGAGTGGCGAAAAAGGTCACCGTTATGTAACGCAAAACACAACAGTCATGTCACACGTTTATAGTGCGGGTTCTGGTGGTAAAGAATTTGATCTATATGCACGTGTTAAGAGTTTTGAACAAACATCAAAGAACATGGTTGAGCATTACAAAAAATGCACTGGTAAGAGCGAAGAATACATTCGCAAAAATCTACTACCAGCAGAAGATGTTTGGCTATCACCAGAAGAAGCAGTCAAGCATGGTGTAGTAGATCACATCATCCAAACTTACTAATTGACAATCATCAACAATTTTGATATAGTATAAGAATGTCCGAAATAAAAGATTATAACATTGATGTCCAAAGACTGTTCGTACAGTTTATGTTAACTGATCCCGAACTCTATACAAGGGTTCGGGGCATTGTAAAACCAGAATATTTTGATAGAGGTATTCGTAACGTTGTTACAATGCTTGTTGAGCATAGTGAAAAGTATGCTACACTCCCTACGATTGAAATGATCAAGGCCGAGACCGGGCAGACAGTTGAACTACTGGCAAATACGGCCCAACATAGCGATTGGTTTGTGGACGAGTTTGAATCTTTTTGTAGACATAAAGCACTTGAGAAGGCTATCATCGAAAGTGCCGATCTTCTGGAAGTTGGAAAATACGGCGAAGTGGAGTTGAGGATCAAAGAAGCAGTACAGATTGGTCTAGCGAGATCATTGGGTACTGACTACTTTGAAGATCCGAGGTCGCGGCTTGAAAAGCTAAAGGACGGAAACGGTCAGATCAGCACTGGCTGGAAAGGTCTAGACGACAAATTGTATGGGGGCATCAATCGTGGGGAGATCACGATTTTTGCAGGTGGTTCCGGCGCAGGTAAATCTCTATTCATGCAGAATATGTCACTGAACTGGGCACAGTTGGGCCTGAACTGCGTCTATTTTACACTAGAACTTTCGGAAGAACTCTCTGCGATGCGTATGGATGCGATGTTAACAGATCGTAGTACAAAACGCATTTTCAAGGAGTTGGATGATGTTGAACTAGAAGTTAAAACAAAAGGCAAAAAATCTGGTATGCTAAGGGTTAAATATCTCCCTTCTGGTTCAACAATCAACGATTTGCGTTCGTATCTAAAAGAATTGCAAATTCAAACAGGTAAGAAGGTCGATTGTATGTGTATCGACTATCTCGACCTTCTTATGCCAGCAACAAAGAAAGTACCAGCAAGCGACTTGTTCATCAAAGACAAATTTGTGACAGAAGAAGTTCGCAACTTTGCAATGGAAATGCAAACAGTGGTTGTTACTGCGTCACAGTTGAACCGTAGCGCAGTCGAAGAAATCGAATTCGATCACTCTCACATCGCAGGTGGTATTTCTAAGATTCAGACTGCGGATAACGTGATCGGTATCTTTACATCAAACGCAATGCGTGAGCGTGGTCAATATCAGCTACAGCTACTAAAGACACGTTCATCAAGTGGTGTTGGATCAAAAGTAAATCTAATTTTCAATCGTGACAGTCTTAAAATTATGGATGACACTTCCGAAGACGGTAGTGTAGATTCTAGCGCAACTACTATGAGTGTAGTAGATACACTTAGAAAGAAAACTATTGTGAACAAAACTGAAAAGTCAGAAGAACCAGCAGAGAAAAATGACTCTGCCGCAAGTCTTCGTGCAATGTTAAAGTCAAAAACGCGTTCTGCATTTGACGAGATTTGATAAATACATTAACGGAGATTTTTCTTATGACTAGAAACAGAAAGAGCCTTTTTGAAGAACTAAACTCGCTGGCTATGACAGGCGAGAAGGATCGTCTTATTGAACAAAAAGGTGAACATATCATCACTGGCGCAATCAACCTTATCGAATATATTCAACGTGAATATGACGAGGAAACTGCGAATGACCTTGTGAAGCGTTTAGTCAATAGTATTAAATCACAAGACCCACGCAAGTTTAAACGCGGTTGTGGCAGTTTGAAGAAATGATATGGATTTTGCAGAACAGTTAAAGAAACTTAAAGTACTAGCTGGAATTTATCAACCATATAAGATTGATAATACACAAGAAAATATGTCTGATACTGGTATGGAAAAAGGCGAGTATCAGCGTAAGCATAATATTCAGCCTGGAACTCCGGAATGGTTTAAACTGTGGTTCGCTCGTCCAACAATGACGGGTGAAGATCCATATGGGAAGAAAAAATGAAGATTAGCGAAATTATACTAGGTGCAGGATTAGAGCGTAGATTTAGAGGCCCACGTAAGCCTCGCCTAAAGCAAGTAGGCTTTCACAGTAGATTGAAAGCAAAAGGTCTATTAGACGCAGACTTAAACGAAGCAGATGGCAAGAACACACACCTAGATCATGCCGAAGAACTTGTATTCATGTATGGTACTGATGGTATCAAGCGTGTTGTTACAACGTTTGCGGGCTTACTAGATTCTCTTGATGGTGCAGGTGGTGGCGATGCTGTTACTACAAAGTGGGATGGTTCACCTGCGGTGTTTGCTGGCACTGATCCGGCAGATGGACAATTCTTTGTTGGTACAAAGGGCGTATTCGCAAAGAATGCAAAGCTAAACAAGACACAAGACGATATCGAACGAAATCACCCTGACACCACAAATAAAGGTGAAGCAGTAAGTAAGCAAGGCCTGCGTGATAAGCTAAGTGTGTCACTTGAAAATTTAAAAAATCTAGGTATCAAGGGTGTGCTACAAGGCGATCTACTGTTTACTAAAGGTGATCTAAAGCAAGTAACAGTTGATGGCGAAAAGTATATCGCATTTAAGCCAAACACTATTACATACATGGTACCTGCAAATAGTCAGACTGCAAGAGAAATGCTTGCGGCAGATATGGGTATTGTATTCCACACAGCATATAACGGTGACAGCATTGAGGACATGGAAGCGACTTTTGGCTTCGATGCAAGTTCTCTGCGTAAAAACCCAAAAGTGTGGTTTACAGATGCTAGAATTAAAGACGTATCGGGTCAAGTAAATCTTTCAAAACAAGAAAGTGCAGCAATTCGCGCAGCAATTAAAGATTTGGCAAGTATGTCAGTTGATGCAAAAGCATTCAAAATTCTAGACAATCAACTTCCAATTAATCTAGTACAAGAACTAAAAGCACACGCAAACTTGCCAATTCGTTCTGGCCAAGCACTAGAACCTGATGCAGATAAATTTGCAGCAGATTTTATACAGCGTTTGGGTGACAAGTTTGACGCAGATGTTGCTAAACTGAAAACTGGTCCTGAAGGTAAAGCTGGACAAGCGAAACTAGCAGCAAAGCAGCAAACACTAGATTTCCTAGAACAAAATAAACAAAACATTGCACAAATGTATCGTGCATATATTAAAACAGAAGCAATCAAAATGATGTTCCAGCGTCAAATGAAGCACATCAAAGCGATTGATAGTTTCATTGAACAGCCAGATGGCTCATTCAAAGTTACTGATCCTGAGGGATTTGTAATTGTAGATCATCTAGGTCGTGCAATTAAGATTGTAGATAGATTAGAATTTAGCGCAGCAAACTTCGCGCCGAGAGATTAATATGTTTAGTAAAAAGTGTAGACAACATTATAAAGATAACAACATGACATGCTGGGAACATTTTCGTTTTGCATGGTGGTTCTTAATTCAATTAAAGAAAGCGGAACTGGCGTTGTTTATACATTCGTTTGCACCACAGTACTTTCAAACATATGCGAGTGACAAAGTTAAAGAATTAGCAAAACTGTTGGAGAATCATAATGGAAGAAAATAAAAAGCTACAATTGATCAATACTCTAACAGAGAGTAGATTGTTTAGAAACAAAAATATCGCAAGTGAAGTAAACGTAGATGACGCGGCAGAATTAGCGTTTGTATATTTGATGACACTGAATATGTGGAATAAAGACTATGATTTTGCTCCTCTTGCAAAAGAGTATGCAGCACGTACAGCCGCATTTGGTAACTTCAATACTTTCAGAACTAGTGGTACAGATTTGTATATTGCATTGAACAGACTTCTAGGTACTGATCAATCGTATGATAATGACAAAGACAAGGTTGCTATAGACAGAATTAAAGTGTCACAGCAGGAACTTAAAAAATATCTACAGCATATTGCAACGAATAGTGTTGATCCTGCGTTTGAACAACGTATGCTTTTACGTTTTCAAAAAGGACTTAATATTCAAGATGCAATGCTAAAGTCAATTCGTAGACTAGTAGGTGATTGGGATAATCTAAATCAACATCAACGTGCGCTAGTTGTAACACGCTTAACACAGTACACACGTAGTAAAGCAATGCGCAGTGAAATGATGCAGCCTCTATTAAAGTTTCAAAAGCGCGGAAATTATATTGTAGACGACAGCGCAGATACTAAAAAGAGTTTGTGGGACAAGCCGATTGTGAAAGCAGCGGCGGCAGCCGGCGCGATTTATGGTGCAGGTAAATTGGGTAAGCAATTAGCAAAATCCACATACAAAACACAGCGTACAGGTCTTGCTCATAGATTTGGCGCAACAGATAAAAGTAATAAACCAAAATAACCCTTTAGGGTACAAAAAAGATAAATAAAAGTATAGAGATACAATATCTCAACAGACATTATGGAGAAATAAAATGGTAGCAAAAGTACACGAATCATTCGACGCAGGTCAGTTCCTAACAGGTTCACTAGTTCACTTCGGTATCGCATATGACGATGGTGCAGGTGACACAACAGTAAACATGAAAACACTAGTTGAAACAGTTGGTACACGTGCAACTGTTGTAATCCTAGGCGCAGACGGCGCACGTATCGCAGTTGAAAACAACGGCGCATGGGATGCAGCAGGTCTAGAAGCAGCACTAGGTGCAGACTGGACAGTAACAGACTTCGCATACTAATCTTTTAGCGAAAGCTAGATTAAAAAGACCCAGCAATTGCTGGGTCTTTCCTTTTGTAATTAACGTATAAATACTTCTATATAAGATCATGGAGAACTATCATGGCAAGAATTCATGGCGCAGCCCGCGCAGGCGAAAATCTTTCAGGTAATATTAATTTTTATACACTTTACGTAAACGGTGGTCTGGATATCACTGCGACAGGCAGCATTGCAGATCAAACACAGCAAAACTTTGATGACGTTATTAACTTAATCAATCTAGTAGCACAGCCGGTGATTATGAATAACCCAATCGGTGTAGATTTGACTGGTATAGCACCTTCACTAGTAGGTCCGGGTTTCATCTTCAAGTTTGCAGTTGAACACGGTCGTATCTTTGAACGTAATGGCGACCCGGTTGCAGTACTGGGTGAGCTATTTGATGGTGTCACAATTGATGGTATTCTGCTATCAATTGTGACAAATATCGAATTTGCAATGTCAGACCTACTATAATGCCACGCGTTATTGTGGAATAACTCCCTTTTTAATAGTAAGCTAAATCAATAATGCCCCCCAGAGGCCTACGGGCTTCTGGGCTTTATTTTGTGCGAAGATAAATAGACACGTTCTAAATGATAAATACAAGTATCGGCAACAGTTAAATTAAGTGCCTTCGGAGTATATAATGGATATCGACCCAAGACTAGCGCAGTTGGAAACAGAAAGTCTAGAAACGCATGTAGCAGTAAACCATGAACGTTTCAAAGCACTGGATGCAAGTATTGTTCGTGTAGAACATTCAGTTGAAAAACTTGCGAGTGACACAAAAGAACAGTTTAACGAATTAAAGAAAATTGTAGTATGGTCAGCATCAACATTGTTTGGTACACTTCTAATCGCACTACTAACATCAGTATTTAAGGTAATCTAATGCTTATAGAAGAAATCATATCAGAAGAAGAACTAGAGGAAGCGAAACTTGTTTATGCACGTAAGGGTAAAACAATTGTTCGTAAGTACCGTTGTTCTGCTGGTAGATTAAAAGGTAAGACAGTTGCAACTCCGACAGCATGTTTTAAGCCAGTTGATATTAAGAAACGTTTTACACTTGCACGTACAAAAGCGAAAATGGGTTCACGTATTGCAAGAAAGTCAAAGATGACACGAAAGATGAACCCAGCAAGTAGAAGACTAAAGAGTCTAAACAAGTGAGATAAAAAATGAGTTTGAGAAAAGATATTGAAAAAAGTATGTTTGTTGAAATGAAGGGCACCCGCATTGAAAGTATTGCGGAACTAATCGGTGCAGACATTCAAACAACTCAGGCTCGAATGAAAGAATTGGGGTTCAAAGAGTATGTTGATCTTATGAGAGCATTGCGCGACCAAGACGAATACACTGCGAAACAAATCATGGGCATGAGTGATGATGTTGAAGAAGCATACAACATGGGTGGAACAGTAGCACCAGGTCAGATGCGCCAACAGCAACAAGCGGATGCAGAAGACGAAGAATCTTCGATGCTAAGTAAACAAAAGAAAACAATGGCAATGCAACGTTTAGGTCGTAAAAACTTGGGAGGTTCAACTGCACAGCAAGCAGCGGCAGCAGTTGACCAAGCACAACAAGGAAAAGCACTTACCCCAATTCAACGTAAGGCGATGGCAGCACAAGCAGCAAACATGGACGCACTTGCAAGCGACCCACGTACTGCACAGCAATTTAGAAATTTGTTAAACAAGTTAAATCGTTAACTTAGGAGTCCTATTTAATGCGACTAACAGAAGTTTTAGGTGGTCTATATGTTATGATCACAGAAGAAGAAAACGACCTAGTTGTTAAATTCTTCGCTGAAAACGAATATGTGAATGAATCACAACTGTCAGAGCGCGAAGCTCTATTAGCGGACAGCCTTGTGCGCAAGGGTGTTCTTGTACCTACACTACGTGGGTTCAGAATAAACTAACGAAGAGGAAACAAAATGACTGCACCAAGCAGAAAAGACGTAGATGCAATGGCAAACATTCTGAAGGCGCTTAATGGTAATTCTTCAGGTGTCAAAGCAGAAGCAGAAGCAACCCGTTCTGCACAAGCGGCATCTGGTGAAATTGATCTAACTCCGGGCATAGGTGCTACGGACATTAAAGCTATGGAAAACATTCTAAAGAGTTTTCACGGCGCGTCACAGAACGTAGCAAGTAAAGTAGCAACAACAATAAACGAGTCAAAGAGAACTCAAACAGGCGTAGATATCGGACTATACTCAGTGGAGAAAAATGCCGATGAATATTACGACATACGTGATAATCGTACTAACGATACCTTGTTTGAAGATGTACGTCTATATGAAACTGCTTTCATACTTGCAAAACACCTCAATGAAGGTAAAAAAATCAATTCGCCTGAAATCACGAAAATAATTTCTTCTAATGCGATTTTTGAGCAATATTATCATGATGCGATACAACACAAGCGTACATACAATACTGCAAAAACGCGTGGCGATTTTGCAAAGATGGATATTGCAGAAGCAAGATTTGACAAAGCAAAACAAGATGCTTCAATCACAAAGCGTCATATTAAGTCAATATACGAATCCCTAAACAAGTAATAATTAACAAAAAGATAAATACATAATATAAATTTATGTATTGGGGCTAATACCATGAAAAATTCATTTTTTAAAACAAACACAGTTATGATTTCATCACGTATGAATGAGTATCTAAAGAATAACTTCGGTTATGAAATCGAAGGCGACCTCGCTTCCCTACGTGAAGCGAAAGCGAGTCTAGAAGCACAGAAGCGTGACATGAGAGCAGATCATCAGGATCGTGCGTATGTCGAAAACATGCTAATGCTTGAAACAATAAAATCATTACTTAAAGCGCATGTTGCTGAAGGTGAACTGCCGCCAGGACTTAAGGCTTACCAAGATAAGAAAAAAGGTAAGAAAAAAGGTCCGCTAGATGCAGGCAAAGTAGAAGATAAAGTCGAAGAAGGCACAAAACTTGATGAAGTTTCAAATGCAGTTAAAGATCAGTTGGCCAACATTGACTTGTCAATTCGTGATTGGACAAGACGTTGGAAAAATAAGAGTGCTGGCAATCCAAATGATATGAAAGCACCTCAGAAAATCAAGGATCTGAAAGCTCAAAAAGCTGCACTTATGAAAAAGCACGGCATCACAGAAGAAAATGTATCAGAAGCAGCGGAACGTCCTTATGTTTGCGTACATGCTAAAAAAGGTAAACATAGCTGCACAGCAGGATCATCATACGAAGCAGCAAAGAAAGCAGCTAAAGCATGGGGTCTAAAATCAACAGCAGGTATCGATGCTCACCTAGCAGATGTTAAGCATACTGCAACTGAATCAGTACAGCCTAAGGTTGATACAAATAAGAAGAATTATGAAAATTCTTATAAAGCACCAAAGGAATATAAGATGAAAAAGACAAAACTAGAAGAAGGTCTACTAGCACAACTAAATGCGCTTCTAGAAGGTGATGCAGCGGAAGCAGAAATCATAATGGCAGCGCGTGGTATCGTAGACGAACTACAAGACATCATCGAAAAGCTAGGTAAAATTCAAAACGATCAACTTGGTCCTCTAGCAGATGAAATGAGCTATACACACGGTCCTGAACAGGCAGATGCGTTCAAAGCGTCAACTGATGCAGCAATCTCAACACTACTTGATACAGCGCGTCAAACAAAAGACGAAGTAAACAACGCAGTACTAGTTCTAAACGGTCAAGCACCAGCAACAGACATGACAGCGGGTGAGCCTGAACTAGGTGGCGACATGGGCGATGATTTTGAATCAGATATCGAAGTTGATGCAATGGGCGGCGATGAAGCAACATCAGGTCCAGTTGATGACCCACTAGGTCGTGCAAAGAGATAATCATGAAAATTAAAACACTTTTAAGCGAAAACTCAAACTATGATGCGCAGTTACGCAATGACATAAATGCGTATCTTGTTCGCTTAAAGGCGAACGGTATCCCATCAATTGATACCGAGATAATTACACGTGAACTAGAAGATATGGGGTACAGTGTTACCCCAGAATCTTTAGTTGACATTTTGGCTAATAGTAAATACATTCAAAAAGTTACAATAGACACAATTGACCTTGCAGGAGCCCCAAACTCGCAAGGCCAAGATGCGGAGAAGGGCAAAGAGCAAGTTAGAAAGCTCGCTGTTAAGACAGCAAAAAATAGGATGAAATAAATGGCACTAGTCGTTAAAGGTCAAACAAACATTATCTCTAAAAAAGATATGCGTAAAGCAGATGCAGAACGTGCAGCAAAAGCACTAGCAACAAAAGAAGCAAACGCAAAAGCAGCAGCTAAACCAAGAGGAAAATAATATGCCACTGATTGTCAAAGGTCAAACTAACATTATTTCAAAAAAAGAAATGGAAGAAAAGTTAGCAATTGAGAATGACAAAAAGGATCCACTTGAAGGACTTTCTGAATCTCAAAAAGAAATACGAAAAGAAATTCAAGCCGCAAAGCGTCACAGAGAATTCATGGAGCGCGTTGCAAAGAACGAAGTAGAAACTATTGCAACAAGCGAAATCGTAACAGTTGCAAATCAAGAAATTGTAAAATTTTCACTTTCTGACATGCCGCGCGTTGCACTACCAGAATTCGAAACGATGACAAAAGCACAGATCGGTACGTGGGCAGAAGAAAATCTTGGATTAGTGCTTGATCTTAGAAAGTTAAAAGCATCTTTGATCGAAGAACTAAAAAATCACTTGTAATATTCTTTCATTTATAGTATACTTTACGTATGCTAAAAAATGTTTACAAATACGACCCCCTGAGTAGAGTAGTAATCGACGGAAGCCGACACTACCAGACACCGGGGGGTCAACCATTACCAAGCGTCACTACAATTCTAGATGCGCTTAAAGATAAAACTGCACTACTTGAATGGAAAAAACGTGTTGGCGACGAAGAAGCCGCCCGCATAACTAAACTTGCGACAAACATTGGTACGCAAGTTCACTTACACATTGAAAAATACATTCTTGAAGAAAATCGTCCATCTGGGTCGAACCTTATTCATGAAATGGCGAAAGAGTTGTCAGACATTGTTATTAATGAAGGACTTTCCAATGTAAACGAAATGTGGGGGACAGAAGTTCCGCTATATTATCCCGGTCTATATGCTGGTACAACTGACTGTGTTGGTGTATGGAAGGGTAAACAAGCGATTATTGACTTTAAGACTACGCGTAAACCCAAGAAACGCGAATGGATCGAAGACTATTTTCTTCAAGGCGCAGCATATGCGGCAGCCCACAATGAAGTATATGGTACTGATATTAAGACAATTGTTATCATGATGATTGGGTGGGACGCGGAAGCAGATAATCTAGGAAATTATCAAGAATTTGTTGTAGAAGGTGACGAATTTGAACACTATTCCCGTGAGTGGGCATTAAAAGTTCAAGCGTACTTTGATAAATACATGTAATTCAGGAGTTACATGAAATGGCAACAGAAAACGTAAAAATTCTACTAAGACGCGGATTGCGGTCAGAACTAACAAGTGCAGCATTAGACCCATCAGAAATGGGCGTTACATCCGATACAAACCAAGTGTATGTTGGTACAGAAAATGCGATTGATGAAATCATATTTGATCCATTTGCTAATGCACATGCGGTTGTACAGTCTTGGTTGGATTCACCGGATAACCCAGAGCCGGGTCTGTTTATTGAAGAGGACCTAGTTATCAGAAACGTAGAAGACGTTGATGCACTGTTGCTTGCGATGTTCGAAACTGGTCCGTTTAACGTGTCGGAATATGGCAGACCTAGAAAACACGTTGAAGTCTTAACTGAAAACTCCTATACACAATTGTTTACAGAACAGCATTTGACATCACGTGACGCAATTACAGGTCGCCGCCCTAGTCTTTACATGAAAACTCTAGACACGACCGCTGGAACATTTCTAACATATGATAGAGACATATGCACTACATATTTTGTGGACTATTCACTAAAGCAAACAGATGGTGTAGTTACATATGTTCGTGTGGGTACGTTACAGATAATCAATGGTGCACCTCATGGAATAGAACAAGTCAAATTAACAGACAACAACACTGAAATTTGGCAAGATGATAGTGACGGTATCGCAGAGGCAGACGAATTTTCTAACATTTCATTCTTTGCGACACTTGATGCTGACAACATGTATGTAAGTTATACACAGGATGCTGATTTTACAACAGAAATTAGCTATACAATTAAACGCTGGTCAATGTAAGGAAACCAAATGAAAGATACTGCTACTCTATTGTATGAATGGCGGCAACACAGACTAAAATTAAAAGATAATTTTAATGAAGAAAACTTACAGAATGCGATGGATTGGTGGAATGCGTTAAATCCTCGCGCACACGGCTTCGACTTTGATCACTTGGACACTTGGCCTGATGTTTGGGAATATATAACGGAAGGGTTCTATACTGTATCGGGAAACGGACTCGGTATGTTCTACACTGTTTTACATGCAGATGAAACGAAAGACGTAGAAATATGGGCAATACACGATTTGCTAAACACTGATATGTATCTTATCGCAGTAGTTGACGGATATGTACTAAACCGTACGAGTGGTAAGGTTGAAAAGCTAGAAGATGTAAAAAGTGACCTAAACATTTTAGCAAAGCACACAAAAGACGAAGTAATAACAGAATTAAAATACAGCAGAGGCGAATAATGTTAACAGAAACAAAATATAAAGCAAACGATATAGTTACAGTTGCACTAATTACAGGGCAAGAACTTATTGGTAAGTTTGTAAGCGAAAACGAAAAAGAAATAAAAGTCAAAAAGCCACTATCATTGATAGTAGGCCCTCAGGGCGCAGCATTCCAGCCATTCACAATGACAGGTGACAGTGATAACGAAGTATCAGTTCGTATTACTACCGTGGTTTCGGTATTAAAATCGCGCAGTGACGTTGCAACTGCATATTCCGGTGCAACATCAGGTCTAGTAGTACCAGAACAACAAGGATTAATTCTCTAATGGGCAAGCCAGCAGCACGAACAACAGATCCAATCTCCGCACACTCACCTTGCGGTCCTGGCCAATGTGGTGTTGGCTCCCCAACTGTTTTTATTGAAAACAAAATGGCATATTGTGTGGGAGATACTACGTTCCCACACGATTTTCCAGAGCCAGCTGCATTTGGTACATCATGCCGACCGCACACAAGCACTCTAGTAGCTGGGTCGTCTAAGGTTTTCGTCGGCGGCAAGGCTCTAGGTAGAGTTGGAGATGCACACGGCTGCGGCGCCTCTATCACGGCAGGTGCGTCTAAGGTAATAGTAGGTTAAAAATGGCAAGCGAAGCAGAATATGAACGATTATATCAGGAATTTGTTTTAAGAAACGGTGGTACGTATACATTTGATGGCGCAAGTATGACGCCAGCAGAGTACTACAATCTCACTAGCGAGAGCGATTTAACTCCTGAGCAGGTCGCACAGCTAGAAGCGGCACAAGAACAATTTAATAGACAGCAGGCGTTGAATACAATCGCAGCAGAATTAGCAGCAGCATCTTCTGGTAGTGGTGCGACTGCATTCACTAATCCGTACATTTCTGTTTCAACCGTGGGCATTGCAAACTACACTACACTGCAATCTGATCCGGGTTATATCGCGTTGTCAGATGCAACTGCTAATTTGCAGTCATTGGGTAGACTTGATGTTCTGCACCCAACAGTAAGCACTGATGGTTCATTCACTCCAAGTGAACACGGTGCTTATTATTTGTTAGAACAGCCAGATCCTACGATTGCAATGTACAATCAGCTAAGAACTCACACTGATGCACAAATTGCCGATCTTCCAAAGATAATGCAAGATGCAACAAACTTAGCAAACATGAATAAGCAGTTTAGTGAACAAGGTGCAGGTAACAGTTGTGATTTGTTTAATCAGATATTGGGCATTCTAGCGGGTAAGTTTAATATATCATTTGACTTTCTTAATGATATCACCAAAGTAATTAAAGATTTACTTGCGCCAATTACCGATGTACTGAATCAACTTGCATCTGCGGTTGCAGGTGCGATTGATGCTATTCTTGCACCAGTAAAAGCCATGTTTGACAAGATTATGGCAACTATTGGAAACATAGCTGGACAAATTGCAGGATTAGTAAAAGGGATTACAGATCAAATTTTAGGTGAATTGTCGGGATTGCTCAATCTTGCAAATGATCTACTTGCAAAAGCACAAGCATTGATTATGGCTGCGTCTGCATTTGACCCATGCCAACTAGCGGTACTATTGGCTACCGGTAATTCTAATATCACGGGTGCGTTGAATACGTTACTAACACCACTGTCATCCCCTCGACCGGCAGTACCTACAAGCACTGATAGCCGTGCAGATCCATCGACAGTCATGTCAACTGTTGCTGCCGCAGGCAGAGCAGCATTTGCAGCACCTGGCGTACCACAATCTCCAATGACCGCAGCGGCAAAATTATATCAACCTATGAGTGCATACTTACACGCCGCCGCAGCAGAAGTTTCTGGATTCTTGAATAATGCGCTTGGTGATTTACAATCAAATCTCAATATCGGAAATATCATCGGTGGCGCACTTAGCGGAGTGACTGGAAGTAGCACATCTACATCTGGAAAATCATCGGTTGTCACCAACGCAAAAGTAGAAAGTGCGGCATATAGAGATTTTGAAATTGTATTCTTGAACGATTTGCTTTCTAGTAGAAATAAATTAAAAACTCTTAGACTTGAAATGTCTTCTGGCATTAACAACGTGCGTGAAGAAAATTATAGAGACGTACAGGTATTGATGGAATCTTTGCAGAATGAAGAAACAACGATAACAAATCAATTGTCTTATGCACGTGAAAACTTAATTTATACAGCACCTAGTAACGCAAACAAAGACGAAACAAAAGAATCTAAGTGCAAAGAAATATACAATGCACGTATCAAACCAAACGCAACGGCTACAGTTGCACGTTCGGCACAGTTGTTATCTAATACCACAGCGACATGGAATGGTCTTAAAGGTGTATAACGCAAAATAAAATAATTACTCCCAATGATAAATACATATAACATTGGGAGTAATAACAAATGCGTATCGAAGAAATCTTATCACCCGTAGAAGAAGGTGTAAATGATCCCCACATTTTTAAAGCAGTATTCATGGCTGGTGGTCCCGGCTCTGGTAAATCTTTTATTGCCAGCAAACTACTTGTCGGCACAGGTCTAAAAACTGTAAACAGTGATGAAATTTATGAATGGCTAATGCAAAAAGCAGACATGCCACTTGATCCAGAGACAATTGCAAGTCCAAAAGGTCAAGAAACACGTAATCGTGCAAAAGAACTTACAAAGAAGCGTGAAAATCATTATCTTGATGTTCGTCTAGGATTAATCATCGACGGTACTGGTAAAGATGTAGCAAAAGTTTCAAAAGCAAATGAAAAGCTAAAAGAACTTGGCTACGATACAATGATGCTATTTGTAAACACAAGCGAAGAAGTAGCACAAGAGCGCAATCTTCAACGCGCAAGATCAATCCCAAAAGAAATGGTAGCAAAGATGTGGAATGCGGTTCAACAGAACCTTATGAAATTCCAGCAAGTCTTTGGTGCTGCAAACTTCCACGTTGTGGATAACTCAGGTGGTCTGGAAGATCCAGATCGCAAACAAAACTTCATGAATGTTGATAAATCAATCAATAGATTCTTATCAACTCCTCCAAAAATGCCAGCTGCAAAACAGTGGATACAATCACAAAAAAGATAATTGACTTTCTTAACAAAATATCGTATTCTTATATAGAGTGAAGGAGAAAACGATGGCGACAATTAAAGTTACAGATTCAAAAGGTAAAACTTGGAATTGCGATTTTGAAGTTGATGGTATTGTCATAGTAGTTAATCCAATTGGTTATAACAAACAATGGCCATTCAAACTAACAAAAGATAAAACGTTTGTAAATAACGTTAAAGAAGAATTTAAAAAGATGGGCATGACAAAGAATGTTCGTCAATATAATAAAGATAGCGAAGACAGTATTGGGTTCATTGGTGATGGTGTTAAAGAACTTGCCAATGTGTTCAAGAAAAAATCGAAACCGTCATTTAGGGACGTTTTCAAATATTAACAGGGTAGAACATGACAAATTTAATGGATCAACTTGCGTCTTATCGTAAGGAAATCGATCTAGATTTTATAAAGAACACACATGTACATTACTGCACACCATGTTATGGTGGACAAGTTACAGAGCCATTCTTCCGTTCGTGGAGCCGCGCCCATATGATGTACACAAAATACAACATTCCATACTCAGTAACAACTAGTGCCAACGAGTCTCTTATTTCAAGGGCTCGTTGTCACATGGTTGCATATTTCCTAGCAAATCCAAAAGCAACACACTTGATGTTCATCGATGCGGACATCAATTTTGATGCTTTGGACATTTTGCATATGCTACAACACGATAAAGATATTATTGTCGGTGCATACCCAAAGAAAGAATTGGATTGGCGAAATATCTATAAACGTGCAGATATGGGAATTAAAAATGGTGATGAACTAAAAGATGCAGGTGCAAACTATGCATTGAACTTTGAATGGAATTTCAAAGAAGATAATACTCGAAATCTAAAGATTGAAAACGGACTAGTCAAGCTGAAAGACGCAGCTACTGGTTTTATGTTAATCAAGCGTAGTGTATTCGACAGAATGATTGAAGCGTACCCAGAACTATACTTCAATAACGACTTGAACTTAGATGCAGAATTTGCAAAGTGGACATATCTATTTTTCGATTGTATGCACGAACAAGACACCAAGCGTTATCTCTCGGAAGACTATGCGTTTTGTCGTCGTTGGCAAAAAATCGGCGGTGAAGTATGGTTAGATCCACTAGTGAAACTAGATCACGTTGGTCATTACACTTTTAACGGTAATGTCAGTAAGATTTTTCTATCTTCTGATGATACTGATTTGAGTTGACACGAATCGCAAATACAAGTATTATTAAAACATCATAGAAAAGCGGAGAATATATTATATGGGCGTTCTAGAAAAGTTTACCAAAGTTTATGCTAGTAAGCAAGAAGATGAAATGTCAATTGCTGAATACTTAGAACTTTGTAAGACAGATCGGCTTGCATATGCTACAGCGGCGGAGCGTATGCTACAAGCAATCGGTGAACCTGAAATTGTTGACACAAGTTCAGATCCACGACTAAGCCGTATCTTCTTAAACCGTACTATTAAAGTTTATCCAGCATTCAAAGATTTCTTTGGAATGGAAGAAACAATTGAGCGCCTGGTCGCTTATTTCCGACATTCTGCACAAGGTCTAGAAGAAAAGAAACAAGTACTTTATCTTCTTGGTCCAGTTGGTGGTGGTAAATCATCACTCGCAGAGCGTTTAAAAGAACTAATGGAAGTACATCCAATCTATGTACTAAAAGCAGGCGACGAACTATCGCCAATATTTGAAACTCCTCTAGGATTGTTTGAACCAAAGCAGTTCGCAGCAGACCTAGAAGAAGAATATGGTATCTCAAAGCGTTATATCAACGGTCTACTTTCACCGTGGGCAGTAAAGCGTCTTGATGAATTTAGTGGTGATATTACAAAGTTCTCAGTAGTCAAGATGTACCCAAGTAAGTTGAAGCAAATTGGCATCATGAAAACTGAACCCGGTGATGATAACAACCAAGACATTTCATCACTAGTAGGCAAGACTGATATTCGTAAACTAGAATATTTCTCACAAAACGATCCGGACTCATACGCATTCTCCGGTGGTCTCTGCCGAGGCAACCAAGGTATGATGGAGTTCGTTGAAATGTTCAAAGCACCAATTAAAGTGCTTCACCCACTACTTACTGCAACGCAGGAAGGCAACTACATGGGGACAGAAGGCATTTCAGCTATTCCATTCAACGGTGTAGTAGTTGCACACTCTAACGAAAGCGAATGGGAAGCATTCCGCAACAACAAGAACAACGAAGCGTTCTTGGATCGTGTTTACATTGTTAAAGTTCCATACTGCTTGCGCACAGATGAAGAAACACACATCTATGCAAAGATGCTACAGTCTTCTGGTCTAGACAATTCGAAGTGCGCACCTCACACACTTGAAATGCTTGCACAGTTCACAGTTCTGTCACGTTTGAAAGAACACACAAACTCAAATCTTCCAGCGAAGATGCGAGTGTACAATGGCGAAAATCTACAAGATGTTGACCCAAGAGCAAAGACGATGCAAGAATATAAAGATGTTGCAGGTGTTGATGAAGGTATGAGTGGTATTTCTACTCGTTTCGCTTTCAAAATTCTGTCACAGACATTCAACTTTGACACAAATGAAGTTAGTGCAGACCCAGTACACTTGATGTATGTTCTAGAAACCGCAATCAAGCGTGAACAATTCCCAGAAGAAACGGAGCAACGTCTTCTTTCATACATCAAAGACTATCTAAGTGTTCGTTATGCAGAGCAAGTAGGTAATGAAATTCAGAAAGCATATCTAGAAAGTTATAACGAATATGGACAGAACTTGTTTGATCGTTATCTAGATTATGCGGATCACTGGATTCAAAATATTGATTACAAAGATCCCGATACCGGTAACCTCTTTGATCGTTCAATTCTAAATGAAGAACTTGAAAAGATTGAAAAACCAGCTGGCATCGCAAATCCAAAAGACTTCCGTAATGAAGTCGTTAATTGGGTTCTTCGTGCGCGAGTTAAATATGACGGTAACAACCCACCTTGGACTGCATACGAAAAGATGCGTGAAGTTATCGAAAACAAGATGTTCGCAGGAACAGAAGAACTACTTCCAGTTATTTCTTTCGGCAGCAAAAAGTCAAAAGAAGAAGAACAGAAGCACAACGACTTTGTTTCACGCATGATCGAAAAGGGTTATACCGGGCGTCAGGTAAAACGACTAGTAGAATGGTATATGCGCGTACAAAAGTCTAACTAAGGACTTATAATGGCAAACACTATCATTGATCGAAGAAAAAATCCTGGCGGAAAAAGTTCAGGTAATCGTCAAAAGTTCATTAAAAGAACTAAAGATGAAATTAGAAAAAGCATCCACGAGTCTTTAGGCAAACGCAGCATCAAAGGTTCGGGGGACGATCAAGAAGTGGTCATTACTCGTAAAGGTATAAGTGAACCGCAATTCAATCACAAGAGCGATAGCGGTTCACGTGATATTGTTCTCCCAGGAAACGAAGATTTCGTAGAAGGGGACTTGCTACAGAAACCAAAAGGTGGAGGCTCTGGTGGAGGCTCTGGTGAAGGGAAAGCAAGCAATGAGGGCGAAGGCGAAGACGAATTTGGTTTTGCTCTCAGCAATGACGAATTTATCAATATACTTTTCGAAGACCTAGAACTTCCTCACATGATTAGCAAAGAGAACAAAACAGTAGAACGTTTTGAAATGTCTCGCAGTGGCTATACCAATGAAGGTAACCCCGCACAGCTAAATCTAGAACAGAGTATGATTAATTCAATGGGTCGTAAGATCGCATTGAAAACGCCAAAGCTACGTAAGATACGTGAACTTGAAGCGATACTTGAAACTGAGGAAGACGAAGATAAGCGTTTAGAACTTGAAGAAGAAATTCGTAAACTACGAATTCGTGCAAATTCGGTAGCATTCGTTGATCCAGTAGATTTACGTTACAATAACTTTTCCAAGAAACCTAGACCTACTTCACAAGCTGTTGTGTTTTTTGTTATGGACGTTTCTGCGTCTATGACAGAGTTTCATAAAGAACTTGCAAAACGCTATTTCATGCTATTGAACTTGTTTATTTCTCGCAAGTATAAGCGAGTAGAATGTGTGTTCATTAGGCACCACATTACTGCACGTGAATGTTCCGAAGAAGAATTCTTCAATCTCAGGGAAAACGGTGGTACAACCGTAAGTAGTGCATTTGAACTTGCGAAAGATATTCTTAAAGATAGGTATTCGCCAAATGAGTGGAACATCTATTTCGCACAAGCAAGCGATGGTGACAACTGGAGTGAAGACAACGAAAAATTGAAGAATATTCTGTCAAAAGATATTCTACCAATCACACAGTATTTTAGTTATATTCAGGTTGGTGAAATGCGTAAAGGTAGCTATTACGCGTCTGGTAACCTAATTGACGAATACAAGAAGCTAGAAAGCACACACAAAAATCTCATATCTAAGTATATTGAGAATAGATCAGACATCTATCCAGTATTCCGAGAAATATTTAAGAAACAGGACGCAAAAGCTAAATGAGTAATCTACTATACACCGGTACACATTGGGACTTCGACAAACTTTATAGCGTCATGGATGCGTGTGAAGAAATCGCAGTCAACGATATGGGACTAGATTGCTTCCCAAACCAAATTGAAATTATCACAGTAGAACAGATGCTTGATGCTTACAGCAGTGTTGGCATGCCGCTAATGTATAATCATTGGAGTTTTGGTAAGAGTTTCATCGGAAACATGCAACAGTATCGCAAAGGCCACATGGGCCTTGCATACGAACTTGTTATTAATAGTAATCCTTGCATCAACTATTTGATGGAAGAAAACTCTATGACTACGCAGGCACTTGTTATTGCACATGCTGCATTCGGTCACAATCACTTCTTTAAGAACAACTATTTGTTCAAGCAGTGGACATCGCCTGATGCCATTGTAGATTATCTTGTATTTGCTAAAAATTATATTCGTGAATGCGAAGAACGTTACGGTGAAGCACTCGTTGAGGAAACTCTTGATGCTTGCCACGCAATTCAATATCAGAGTATTAACAAGTATAAGCGTCCTACGAAGTTGAACGCAAAACTTGAAGCAGAAAAACAACGTGAACGTAGTCAATATCTACAATCGCAGGTGAATGACCTTTGGAGAACAGTACCAAAGAAAGAAGAAGATAAGAAAGCAGAAAAACGAGTATGGCCAAGTGAACCAGAAGAAAATCTACTTTACTTCTTAGAAAAGCATTCTCCGGTACTTCGTCCATGGCAACGTGAGATTTGTCGCATTGTTAGACGTATTGCACAATACTTCTATCCGCAATATCAAACAAAAGTTATGAACGAAGGTTTTGCAAGTTTCACGCATCACTACATCTTCAATGAACTTTATAATCAAGGAAAAGTTGACGATGGTGCGATGATTGAATTCTTCAAATTGCACAGTGCGGTGTTGTATCAACCAAACTTCAATTCAAAGCATTACAGTGGATTCAATCCATATGCTCTTGGATTTGCAATTCTAAAAGATGTACAACGTGCATGTGAGACACCTGACAAAGAAGATGAAGAATGGTTCCCACATATTGTCGGAACTGATTGGCGCGAAACTATTCGTGACATTGTTGCGAATTATCGTGACGAAAGTGCAATTCGTCAATTCTTAGGTCCAAAAGTAATTCGTGATTGGAAATTGTTCACTCTGCACGATGAAGAATATTTTGACAACTATGTTGTTACAAGTATTCACAATGAAAAAGGATATCGTGATGTTCGTAAGAGTCTTAGCGCACAGTACGAAACAGCAGCGATGATTCCAGATATTCAGGTCACGGAAGCAGATATCACAGAAACACGTGAGTTGACACTTACTCACCACAGTTATCAAGGTCGCAGATTGAATAAGAAAGATGCAGATCAAGTTCTTATCAATATTCAAAAGCTGTGGGGATACGATGTTAGATTGTACAGTATGTACAACGATGAAACGTTAGATGTATATGAATGTAAACGTCTCATAAAATAATAATAAAAGCCGCTTCAAAGAGCGGCTTTTATTTTTATCCAAAAATTATGTTCTAGTACTGGTATGGCGAACAACCAAGGTTTTTTATTTGGTAATGAAATAAAATCCCATTCTTCATCATTATAAGGCCACATTAGTCTCTCAAACTTTTAACTTGCATCATGCAGTTTTTTGCTTCTGCATGATATCCTAGACGGGTTAGCTCACGTGCTGCACGTGCGTATCCTAGAATTTCAAATGCAATCTTTACTCTATGCCAAAATGATGGCTTATTGGAAATAGATGTCATAGTTTTACTCCAGATACTGGTTGTTTACCATTGATTAGTTGGTAGTAAGCATACTGCCAATCTTTACCATATTCTACTTTAGCAAGATTCATCAATTGATGTTCACGCATTTTACGGTCTTCTCTAATAAAACTCAAAAACTTTTTAAACATCATTATACCCACCCGTTTAAATTTTTATTTTGTTGTTGCCATGGGGCTTGTCCACGATCCATCTGACGCACACGGCGTTCAAGATCAACTAGGTCTGTCGATTCTGCCAAATATGCTTCTTTTATATCTTTATAATAATCACGGGCTGTAAACAGTCTTGAGAAAAATCTTTTAATCATTTGTATGCCTCCATTGCTACTGAACGGATCATACTGCGTGAAATGCCAATATCTGCAAGTTCACGGTCTGTTAGTTTGTTTAGTTCTTTAATAGCGATAGCAGTTGCACGGTCTGTGATAATTTTGTCGCGTAGTGACTTGTATGAGGATATGATTGGGTCGAACACTGAACCCAGATCAAGAATTGCTACCATTGCTGTAACGAATTGTGTCATTTTTTCTTCCTATATATATGTGTGTGTAAATAACGTATGCTGCATCGCAGCGTCTACTATTATTTATTACAATATAGCACTCCAAAACTCAATTTTCAACTGTTGTTAGCGCAATGCCGCCATGCGAGAAATGCATAGCACAATTAGTACTTGTAATACGTGTAGTGTTATGATATAATGTTTCTATTATTATGGAGGTAGACATGACTACAGTATTTTGCGCAAAGTACAAGCAAGAACTCCCCGCGCAATCAAAGGCGCCGTTCCCAGGTGCGGCAGGAGTGGAAATTCTGAATACAATTTCAGAGAAAGCATGGAATGAATGGCTATCATTTCAAACAATGGTGATCAACGAAGAACGTCTTAATATGATGGATCCCAACGCACGTGCGTTTTTGACGGAATTACGGTACAAGTTTTTCTATGAAGATGTTGAATTAGAAACACCAGAAGATTTTGTTGATCCTAACATTCCAAATTTGAGGTAATTGATGCAGCTAAAAGGTAAAGTACTAGTGACAGGCGGCGCCGGGTATATCGGTACGGAGTTAGTGTCACAGTTAATAAGAGATGGATATCAAGTTTCGGTTCTTGATAAAAAAGAAAAACCGCAAGGATGGGAGCATATCAAGTATATCAAAGGCGATATACAAAATGCAGCAAAATGCGTTATGGCTTGTGCCGGCCAAGACTATGTTATACACTTAGCCGCAAAGCCTCGTATCCCTGAAAGTTTCATCAACCCAGATGATTATTACGACAATAACGTGACTGGTACGAAAAATATGCTAACTGCCGCAGCCGCAGTTGGTGTGCGAAAGTTTGTTTATGCGAGTAGTTCAAGTGTATACGGTAACAATCCCGCCCCGCACAAACCGTACCACAAACCTGACCCATTGAATTATTATGCTATGACCAAGTTGTTTGGGGAGCATCTTTGTAAACAGTACAAGAATATGTTCGATTTGAACTACAATGTGCTTCGTTTCTTTACCGTATATTCAGAAGATCAGCCCAACACAAATGAAGGTGGTTTGATGATTGGTAAGTTTGCTCGACTAGCAAAAGAGGGTGAGCCTCTAACAATTCATGGTGAAGGGGATTACATGCGAGATTACGTACACGTGACCGATGTTGCACGTGCGTGTATTGCAAGTATGGAAAGCAAAGTAAAGAGTGAAATTTTCAACGTTGGTACTGGTACGAATATATCAGTGAATGCTGTTGTAGAAATTCTTCGAAAGTATGCGCCTAATCTAGAGACTATAAATATAGATAACCCAAAAGGGTATGCTAAAGAGACTTTAGCAGACATATCAAAAATTAAAAAACTACTAGATTGGCATCCGACTGTTTCAATCGCAGACGGAATAGACAGGACTTTTAAGAATCTATTACAATGAAACATGCAACATATCACACTAGAGAAAAACATAAATCAGAAACCGTATTGAAGTGGTCGATTGTACTACTTTCAATATTCATAATAATAGAAGTGTGGGGCTGGGTCATCACAAACTCACTTGCCCTACTAGGAGATGCTGGGCATTTGGCAACAGATGTACTTGCCTTGTGTGTTACTCTCTTCGGCTTCTATGTAGGCAAGAGGAAACCAACCGACGAATATTCTTATGGGTACAGACGTAGTGAAGTACTCGCTGCACTCTTTAATGCCATAGCGTGGTTTGTTCTATTCGGGTTTATTATATATGAATCAATACGGCGAATAGTCCATGTTGAGGCAGTTGATCCTCTACCGATGATTGGCATTGCGGTTATTGGTCTACTAGCAAATATTGTAGTATTTAAATTACTACATGCCGGGCATTCGCATGACAATATAAACATGCGTGGAGCAATATTACATGTTCTCATGGATATATTCGGAAGTGTTGCAGCTATTGTTGCAGGTATAATTATATATTTTACAGATTGGTATTATGCTGATCCTATCATGTCTGTCATACTAGCAGGTATTATTTTACGTAGTGGTTGGGAATTATTACGCGACAGTGTAAACATTCTTATGGAACGCAAACCGGATAACATAGATATTAAAAAACTCAAAGAAACATTAATGACATACGTAGACGATGTTATCGATGTTCATCATATACATATATGGGAAATATCAAGTGGTCAGGTTGCGGCAACACTACACATATCGCTAATTGATGGTGGTAGCTGCAATGATGCAATTTATAATGCAAAGAAAACATTACATAAAGAATTTGGAATAGTACATGCAACTATTCAAGCGGAGCATGGAAATTGCCCAGACGAGGAATTATTTTATGACGTATGAGTTAGTAAAAGAAACAGATCCAATATTGAAGCAGAAATGTCAAGAGCATATTATTTCAGAAGAAACTAAGGATTTAGTTTACAGTATGATTGTTACTATGCAAGAACACGATGGAATCGGTCTAGCGGCACCACAAGTTGGTGTAGCAGAACGCGTATTCGTTATTGGTCATCGTGACACTGGTTATGTTGTATGTATAAATCCAAAGTGGGAACCAACCGAAGACAGTGAGGAAGAACTATTCCTCGAAGGGTGTTTGAGTTTTCCACATTTGCAGATGAAAGTAAAGCGTCATAACAAAGTGCGTTGTGAGTTTACAGACGTTAACGGTGTTAGAAAGACTTCTGAGTTTGTAGGTGTATGGGCACAGGCAATCCAACATGAGTATGATCATCTTGAAGGAGTCACATTCGATGAACGTGCGGGTTCTACTGCACTTTCTATTGCAAAATCTAAACGCAGAGAAAAGTTGAAGCGAATTGGAAGAAAATCAAAAAAATGAATTGGGACGATTATACACTTTATAGTTTTGGGGATAGTTTTACATTTGGTCAGGGGTTAGTTGCCGAAAAATTTATTAACAGTGGTTTTTCTGAATTTGATGATTATGCGGCAGAAACTCATAAACTTGCTTATACCAACAAGTTGAAAAACAAACTTGGCTTTAAAGCTGCTTATAATTTTGGAATACCTGCAGGTTCGAACCAACGGACGTATCAAGAACTGTTAAGATTTGTGTATAACACTCCTTCGGTATCAGCCGATAACAGTTTTGTTCTTATTGCACTTACATATCCATTGACAAGAACAATGGTGGGGCACCAGTATGATGATAACCACTATTATGCAGATTTTACACAGACCGCATTTTTGCAAGGATTTCATCAATTATCAAAAATTGGTGATAATCGTATATCATTGTCGAAGAATGATTCATTTACAATATCTGAAATTTTATTTGACAAACTTGCCATGTTATATACATACGTACAAACTGTAATGTCTATAAAAGTTCTGTTAGAATCTAGGGGATTAAAATATTATATGTTTGACCTGATGAATGACTTCGGCGAACATGACTATATAGAAAAATATAAAAATCACAGCCTGCCTTCGAATTCATATCATAAGTATCAACATGATCGTGATACTTTGTTGAATACATTTAGTGATATGCTACAGCGAGGTGATTTTAAATATTACGATTGTTTCAAATACACACTACCAGACAAACCGGGTATATATAATTATTTGTATTACATGTTCGATTATGCATTGCAATCCGGAGATGATTTTGTGTCTAAATACACTGTACCTGACGGTCATTGGAATGAGTTAGGACATGAACTTGCAGCAAATATAATATGTGAACGTATGAATTTATACGATTACTCTTAGGAGACAGAATGAACCATATTTACGCACAGTATGCGGCATACGCAAAAAAAGCAGTAAAAGAAAAAAACCCAAACAGAGTGTTGGGTGGGCTACGTGGTAGTGGTACCGAATCACTGACGATGGTAGCAGAAGATGGCAGCGAACAAAAGTTACCGTCAATGAACTATGTCCGAGGCCTGGAATCAAAGCTACGTGAGCAAGATAAAAAAATTCAGCAGTTGGAACGACAGGTTCAAATGCTATTAAACGGAGAGAAACGATGATTACATCATTGATTACTAATTGGATAAAAGAGCGCCTAGCAGAGCGTTCAACTTTTTACGGTGCAGTAATGGTTGCAGTAGGTGCAGCGATTATCGTCTTTGGTCCACTAACGAAAATTCTTGCATATTGTGCTATTGCATATTGTGCTATTGCATATTGTGCTATTGCGTACGGTGCATACACAATGTGGCGTCAGGGATGAATTGGTTAGAAATAGATCGTATTATCCTTAACTATATGTCATTGCATACTGACAAAGATAAGTTGTATGCAGACATAAAAAAGAAGTTCAGTTGGACACAGCGACAAGCAGAAGTTGCAGTGGATCCACTATTGGTCAGATATGACTGGTTCAGCAAAAAAGTTGATAAAAAAGAAGCACCAAAAAAGAGCCATGTTCGCGCAAACAAACAGAAGTCTAAGTAAATATCTTTGTTAAACGGAGGTGAACAATGTCACCAGAAGAATTCAAAGAAGCAAACAGACTAATGTGGATAGTCAAAGGCCATCTAATACCAAAAGAATATAGCGAAAACGATATTGAATCTGTGCTTAGAAGTTATTTCGCAAGATTGTGGCATAACGAGGAAGCATATGTAAATGAAGAAGGGTTCGAAGAGGCCTGGGAGAAACGTTATGGTATCAAGCAAAATAAACAATCTGAGCGTAGAGGAACTAGAGTACCTAGACAAACTATTACACCGAGAACTACTGGAAACATATCCAAAGAACGCAGAAAAGATCAGACGGTTACTGTCAGCAGTACACAGTCAAAAGAATTTGCTGAACATCGGTAAGTGGTAAATCTGTTACATTTATACAACACAATAACTTATAAATCTTATTTTTGTAAACAAATCATTGAAATATAGGCTATAGTGTATTATATTAATATTAATGAAGATAAGTATATCTTCTAGAGAAGCCGAAAGGCTTCTCTTTATCATGTAATATTAAAGGAAATATAATGATTAAAACACTAATTACCGCATCAGCATTCGCACTCGCAGCAGGCGCAGCATCAGCAGCACCTCTTTCATTTGGTATTGAAACAGATTATTCAACAACCGGTGGTGTATCTTCAACTTCCGTAACTGCATCAGTAGACGGTAACGTTGATCGTTTCGTAGCAGGCGTAAAAGCAGATGTAGAAACACAAGACCTAACTGGTTGGTATGTAGGCGCGCACGTAGGCGAAGCAGTGCTAACATATGGCGACCAAGACGGTGTATTCTCATTCGGCGGTGGTCTAAACACTGTAGGTGGTTCAATTCTAGCAACTGCATCAACTTCTGACCGTACTCTAACTGTAGATGGTCTTTACGGTTTCGGCGTATCAGTAGGTCTAGACACTGGCACAGACGTACAAAACATCCAAGCGACAGCACAATACGCTGGCGTTGTTGTGGGCGTGGACTATGACGTTGATACGAAAGATTACATTCTAGCTGCATCATATGCACAGCTAGTAGCAGAAGACCTTTCAATCGGCGGTATCATTACTTATGACACTGACGTAGCAGTAGAACTAAACGCGTCATATGCGACACTCGGTGGTACTGTAAACGGTTTCACAACCGTAGATACAACTGGCTTTGATGCTCTAGGCGTTGGCTATGATCTTGAACTATCAGCAAATGCATCTGCGTATGTAGAAGGTGCACGTGATCTGAACACCGATGCGAACACTATCGCAGTAGGCGTTTCATTCGCATTCTAATTTATCGTTAAAGATAAAAACAGATATCAAAGTGCGCTTCGGCGCACTTTTTTATTGACATCTAATACTTTATATGCTATAAATAAACTGTTAGCGTTGAAGCAACGTGGACACATACTGGACTCGGGTGCGAATCCCGACAGCTCCACCACAAACACACTTTGAAAGCGTATGTTATACAGCAAAAGCAAGGTGGTCTAGGAACGGTAGTACGATGAGGAACCCTAGTACGATTACAGGTTCAAATCCTGTAAAGTGTGTTTTTGATGGGGCTGAATTAGGAATCGACAGGTGTGAAGATAGAGTGGAGTTAACCGTGGTGACCTACGTTATTCGGTCAAACTTTATAACTGCAAACACAAACGCAGCGCCAGCAATGGCAAAACTAGCGGCTTAATAGCACGTGGGGGTTGGCAACTTACCTAGCAACAGAAAAGTTGCAACTTAACGGAGTTTATATATGTCAGAAGAATTTGGTATTGGTCCAGATGAACTTAGAGGTCTAATTGGTGGTATTTTGATCATCGTTGATATTCGCGACGAGGATAATGTTGATGCCCAAGGACGCATTAAAGATGCGTTCGAAATAGAAGAATACGATCTTCCAAATCACGTTTCTGCGGTACCGATGTACTTTAGAACTGCAAACTGTGTTATCATTTGTGAAACCGGCGAGGTTGCACGTAAATGGGTAGAAACATATCGTAGTCAAGATGATGATGTTCAACTTCTTCGCTACTATATTGGTGGTTCTGCCGCACTCTTTGAGGAAGTACCGGAGTTAGTATCGTAATATGGAATTGATGGGTAAAGCCAATCGCAGAAGCCAAGCGAACTATTACGAGGCATGGTCTAAATCTAAAGGCAAGAAGTATGAGCCTACCGAAGAAGATTTAAAATGCGAAATGCAACTTGGCGCAATTGGTTCGTTTGAACCTTTGATGTGGAAATTCGATATTAATCAATTTAAACGAGAAATTGAACCTTGGAATAATAGTTGGGTTCCGTACTTACAGCGCGAAGGGTGGAGCAATAATCGTGAAGGTCTATGTCTTGTGGGTCTTGAAGGTGACAACCCCAACGACAGTTTGAGCATGCCAGAAGCGGTGTTCCGTGCAAAACGGAAATTAAAAGAAACAGACTTCAATGCGCCGACTGCACTATATAATGATTTGCCAGTATTGCATGATATGTTAGATTACTTTTCTCCTCTCGGTAGAACAATGCTAATCAAATCAAACGCTGGAGGTTGGTTCCCGCCACATAGAGATAACCCAAGTCTTACAAGAGAGACATTTAGAATTGTCGCATTTCTTTCAGATAATACTACTCATGAATCATACGAGTGGGAAATGGAAGGTCGCAAAATGAATATCGTTCCGGGCAGAGCGTACTATGTTGATACACGAAAAACACATAGAACATCTAGTTGGATGGATAACTCAATTCACTTGATAGTGAATGTTCCCAAAACATGGGAAAACGTTCTAAAGTTGATTAGTTCAACTGAGAACTATTAATACACACATACACAGGAGAAATATAATGTTTGATGTAAAACAAATGACAGAAATGGCAGAGAAATTTGCAGAACTATACACAACGACTGGTGTTCAACCGGAAGCATTTGCAGAAGCATTCACTAAGATGATGCCAAAAGCACCAGAAATGCCAAAAGTATCATTCAACAAGAATGGTTATGAAATTCGCGCACAGATGCTAGAAATGGCACAATCACAACTATGGCAAGATTATCATGCTAAAGTTGGCGAGTACGAAGCATCAGTTAAAAAAGAAGGTGGCGAAGTTGTAACTAAAGTTGCAATGCCAACCGTCCCAGGAACTGAGGCTGTTCTAGACGCAGCAGAGAAGTTCTACAACTTTGTAAACGGTAAAAAATAATAACAATAAATACTATAGGGTGGTTCGACCACCCTATTCTTATGGAGTAATAGTGAATGACATATGTAGTAACACAAGATTGTATTAAATGCAAATATACCGACTGCGTGGCTGTTTGCCCAGTTGATTGTTTTTATGAAGGCGAAGACATGCTAGTAATCAATCCTGATGAATGTATTGATTGCGGTGTTTGTGAACCGGAATGTCCTGCAAACGCTATCATTCCAGATACGGATCATAAGTTCACACAGCGACTATATGACATTAATAAAAAATGGTCTAATGTATGGGACGTTATCACAGAGCAAAAAGATCCACTTCCTGATGCAGATTCTTTGAATCCAGCAAAAGGTTATACAGAAGACAAAACAAATCTACTAGACGACTATGACTAATAAAGATAAATAACTTACTAAGTTATTATTAATTATTTCGTTCTGGACACTGCATTTCATTCCAGAATTTTATAAAGCACATTATATTAAAGAAAAGGCTTGTAGATCCTCTGCGAGTCTTTTCCATTATGATAAATACATCTATGAGATACAGCGAACTAACTGAAAAGAAACTAGAACGTAAAGACTTGTTAAAAAGTCAAGCAAGACTTGCCAAATTCATACAGAAGTATGAAGCAGGTGAAGCATTTGTTCTGGCAGGTCAAACAGAACCTTCAGTCCGCTTGAAGCGTGACGAAGATACACTTGCACGTTTAAAATCTGGTTATATTCCAGACACGTTTGAAACCGAAGATGGTCGCACCGTTCGCTTAACTTCACTAGAAAAAACTGGCGAATTCGGTGGTAAAGGCGCAGGCTTTTCAACACGCGACGAAGATGCTGCACTAAACGCACTTAATGAAATGTTCGCTAAAATGAAGGGCAATCGCCCAGAATTAGAAATTCAAATCGGTGATCGCACTGTATCAGTATCACAATTTGTCACAACTCCAGGACCCCCAAAATCAGATTTTCATGCAGTAGATGCAAACGGAAATGCAGTTGCTTGGATCTCACACAAAAAGGGTTCTAAAGCAACCGACTTCGGTCAATGGGGCGGTATGAGTGATAGAGAAATGAAGCAAGTATATGCATCATTCCCAGAAGCAAAAGAAGAAATTCTTGCATTTGCGCGTGATGTTATCGCAAAGTATCCAGATGGTGCAATACCAAATGCAACAACGCTTGCCCGCAAAATCAAAAATGGTAAACTTCGTGGTATCGCAGTTTACGGTAATGGCTTCGGTGGCGAACGCAGCGCACAAAACGTTGATCTAGTAATTCAGGGTGATCCAGTGTTTAAAGGTAATCAACTTGTAGCAACTGGCTCGGTACATGCAAATGGCGACCGTGTAGAACAGGCATTTGAACCAGTTCTAATGGCAATGTATAAAGGCGACCGTGACAACTTTGGTGTTAAAGGTGCGCGTTTCTCAATCTACCCGGCAGGTGGTAGAAAAATATCCGAATGGATATAATTTTTCCTTGACATAATGGACGAATCACTCTATACATATATATGTAAGTGATAAAGGACATGAAAATGAACACTGTTGTAGATACCGTCGCAGCCATCGCAGATTCATTCGAATACTGGGGCAAACAGCAATCCGCACTGGGTTATGAATCAATCTGGTCAATTTACGATGCTGGTAACGTAGACCTCGACTTTGAAATTTTCAATAACAAAATGCGTCAAGTGCGCTATGAATATATTCGTCCTGATGCAACGACCGAAGAATTAATGACAGACCTACGCGATGGTGGAAAGCGTTCATCAGCAGAAGTTACGATGTTTGCAACAGACGGTTCTGTTAAGTCTCTTTGGTTCGCTGCCGAATCTTGCATTCGTCAGAGCGGTACACATCATCGCTATATCGAAGATTTTGAAATGCAAGAAGATGGTTCTCTTATGCTAATCACAGGTTCGTAATGAAAATCATACATTACTATCGCTATGACTCATATGTTGCCGAAGTTTATGGTCTGCCATTAGCAGAGATTGAAACTCGGTATATTCGTGGTGATTATCCTATTGCAGATGATCTTAGTCGGATGGCGTCAATGAGTAAAATGTACAACGCAGGCAAAGTATGGCGAAAGATTGATAACGAACCTATAACAATAATTAAATCGCGTGATGGAAATAATGAGTTTGACGAACACGAATTCATTCAAATGCTATTCCTTGCAGAAATTGCAGGACCAGTAAGCCTAGGTGCATGATGGAAAAATGGCAGAAGCAACTTATCAACGGTATGTATGGTATAAAAAAAGGTGAGATGAATATTGTGTCATATGGTGGGCGTGGTTCTGGCAAGTCGTTATTATTACAAAAATTCATTGAATCATTTCAAGCACAAACCAAACTTATGGAACAATGTATCGAAAAAGGCTATACAACAGTTGTCATTAACCCATCCCAAATGACCACTGCAAATCGTAATGCAATGATTGAATGGTGCAAACAAAACTGTGAAAAAGATTTCAGTTCATTTGTAGCGGCTTATGGATTCTTCTTTTTTGAAAGCCAAAAGGATGCGGAGTTCTTTGCACTAGTTTGGTAGTTACGATTTTTTCTCCTAAAAATGATAAATACAGTTGAGGTCTGATATTATCAGAGGAGATTAAAAATGATATTTCCAATTATTACCTTTATGGTCGCAATTTGTATTGCGTTCATCGCAGGATGGTTTTCAATCGCTGGTCTTATGGCGATTTTTGCCGCCTCTGCAATACCAGTTGCCATCATGGCTGGCGCACTTGAAGTAGGTAAACTTGTTTCCGCTTCATGGGTATATCGTAATTGGAAGAGGGCACCGTTTCTACTGAAAAGCTACCTAACAATGGCTACAGTAGTTCTTATGTTCATTACATCTATGGGCATTTTTGGCTTTTTGTCAAGAGCGCACTTAGAACAAGCTGCACAGGGACAAGAAAATGCAGCACGTATTGAACGTAGTGAAAATGATATTCTCAGAAATGAAGAATTGATCACTCGCACAGAAGCAAAAATCGAAAAACTGGATAGTGAATCTGCAAATGATACAAGTGCAGTACAAGCACAAATCGATGCAGAACAAGCACGTATGGATCAAGCATATGCACGTATCCAACCAGCAATTGATGATCAAAATGCTATCATTGCAAGTGAAAACTCAAACGAAGATGTTCAAGTTTACATGGACCAAATCAAAAGAGTTGACGAAAAACTTGATTTAATTCAACAGTATGTTTCAAACAATCAAATTCGTGAACTTCAAGGTCTAGTTGGCGTTCCTCAAGATGGGAACTACGGTTCACAAACTGCATCCGCAGTTGATCGTTTCCGTACAAATCAACTTGCAGAAAAACAACGTCTACAAGGTGTAATTGAGCAACTACGCAATTCAGTTGATAGTGATGCAGTTATTGCAGCACGTGCGGAAATCGCACGTTTGCGTTCTATTGCAGAAGTTGAAGTTGCGACTTCACAGGAAACTATTAGTCGTTTGAGACAAGAGCTTGCATCAAGTGCAGAGATTGACAACACAGCAGAGATTGAACTTCTAATTGCTAAAATTGGCGAGACAGAAAGTGCTATTGGCGTTCTACAGGACGAAAAGTTTGCACTAGAAAGTGAAATTCGCAAACTTGAAGCAGAAGTTGGCCCAATCAAATACATCGCTGAATTAGTTTATGGTAATACAGAGCGTGATACTATTGATGCAGCCGTACGTTGGCTTATCATTGTGTTTATTTTTGTGTTCGACCCACTAGCTGTTCTTCTACTAATCGCAGCAAACTTTAGCTTCCAGAACCGCAATGAAGGCGGTAGACAGGAAGAAATTTTTGATGTTCTTTTTTCTAAAAATCATAATAACGATGAAAAATCACTTGACAAACCGACCTCAATGAGTGATAATATAGTTATTGAAACACCAAAAGAAACAGATGTGGTAGTGGAAAATAAAGATTTAGCAGAAGTTCGTGCAGGCAAAAAAGAGTATGTACTTCGTGAAAATGCTGCAAAGTCAGTAAATATCGAAGACGTAGTTGACAGTGCATCACCAGAAGCATTAGAAAAAATGCAGAAGGCGCTTGAACGAAAGCTAAATACAGAAGCAGTTAAGAAATCTGGTTGGCTAGACGACCTAAACAACTAATCGAGGAAAAATGTCAGAGAAAAAAGAGTACACGTGTTCGTTTTGTGGGAAACATAAAACAGACATTAAAACATTGATTGCAGGACCTGGAATATATATCTGTAATGAATGCGTCGATCTATGTTATGAGATTATACACGATACCAAATCTGATGTTGATACTACACACGTAGACGGCATCCCAACGCCTGAGCAAATTAAAGACCATTTGGACAAATACATTATTGGTCAAGATGAAGCTAAGGAAGTGTTGAGCGTTGCCGTCTACAACCATTATAAGCGTATCAACTCAAAGTCAAAAGATGTCGAACTAGAAAAATCAAACGTGATGGTTATGGGACCGTCTGGTACTGGTAAGACTCTTATTGCAAAATCAATCGCAAAATTGCTGGATGTGCCGTTCGCACAGGTGGACGCAACTACTCTAACAGAGAGTGGTTATGTGGGCGAGGACGTTGAAAACGTTATTCAACGTCTACTTATGGCAAGTGACTTTGATGTAAAGAAAGCAGAGCGCGGAATTGTGTATATCGATGAAGTCGATAAGAAAGCAAAAAAAGGCGAAAACATTTCAATCAGTAAGGATGTATCCGGAGAAGGTGTACAGCAAGCATTGCTAAAGATTGTCGAAGGTACTACTGTGCGCGTCCCACCTGGCGGTGGGCGTAAGCATCCGGGGCAAGATATGATTGAAGTCAAGACTGACGAAATTCTGTTCATTGTCGGTGGGGCTTTTGTTGGTATCGATAAAGTGATTGAAAAGAGACTAGCCACTGGGGCGTCTATTGGTTTCGGTGCAGATGTTAAAACTCCATCAGACAGTAAAGTCAACATTCGTGAAAATGTAACTCCACAAGATGTTATCAAATATGGTATGATTCCAGAATTCATGGGACGTTTCCCAATCGTAGTTGGACTTGATCCACTCAACGCAGAACAACTTGTTCGGGTTCTAACTGAGCCAAAGAACAATCTAGTAAGTCAGTTTAAACGTCTTTTTGATCTAGACAATGTTGAACTAGAATTTACACCAGAATCACTACAAGCAATCGCAGACAATGCTGTCGAAAACAAAACTGGCGCCAGAGGACTTCGTAGTGTAATTGAGAAGGCGCTACTTAAAATTCAATTTAAACTTCCGACACTAGCCAAAGATGGTCTAGAAAAAGTCGTAGTCACACAGGAATTCATTCAACATGGTGGTGATCCTGTGCTAGTATTCAAGCAAGAAAAGGAAATGCAAAAATAATTACTATGGATAAGTACAATCGTGGATCGCGCGGCAATGATCAACCCATTGCAAACGAGCGCATTAGATACAATGAGTTAAGAGTTGTCGGTGATGATAATGAACAACTTGGGATTATGTCAAAGCGTGACGCGCTTGATCTAGCGATGCAACAGGACAAAGACTTGGTAATAATTACCGAAAAAAGTAGTCCTCCCGTAGCAAGAATTGTTGATTTGAATAAATATAACTACGAACTTAAAAAGCGTGAAAAGGAAGCCGCTAAAAAGGCAAGAGAGAACGCTATTGAGATTAAGGAAGTAAAATTCAGACCCGGCATCGGTGAACATGATTTGGATATTAAAGTAAAACAAATCGCTAAGTTTATTGAGAAGGGTGCAAAAGTAAAAATAACAGTCCAGCTTAGAGGCAGAGAAATCACCAAAGGAAATGAGGTTAAAGCTAATCTCGTGTCAGAGTTTTCTGTACGTCTAACTGGATTTAAGTATGAGCAAGTACTAACTCAAGCAGGCAATAGAATAACAGGTGTAATTATAAAAGATGTCTAAACACTATCAAAAAGGTAACGACGAAGATCGTTTCGCGAAGTCAGGCACCACAGTAAGTGTTCGTGGTGGTAATATAGAAAAAGCAATCAGACGCTTTAAGAAAAAATGCGTCGAAGAAAATATCGTGATGGAATATCGCGAAAGACAGCATTATGTTGGTGGTTCAGAGAAACGCCGCACAGCAAAGGAAGCTGGCCGTCAACGCTGGTTGCGTACATTACGTGAAATGTCACGCTGGTAAAAAATAAGAGGGCGGTGCCCTCTTATTTAATTTAACGATGGGAAGATTTTATTACAAATCTTCTTTGGTTATGTAAATTGCGACATTATCCACATCGCTAAACACTGGATCTCCGTGCAACTCGTTTTCTGCTTCCAAACCATCTTGCCTAGTATTGTAGATTACTTCTGTGATTAAGCATAACTTGTCGTCAGATAGTTTTATGTTATACGCAATACCTCTACGTATGCTAAGATCATGTAAAAACTGGTAATAGTTTCTGAGACCGTTATTGTCGATAAAATCGTCGGCTGATGAATGTTCTCTGATTAATCGTGGATAATATTTAAGTGTTTGCTTGTACATATTTTACTCCATGGTGTATTATATAATATATTTATCTAAAATTAAAAGGATTGCGTAATGACAATTGATGTTGAAACACTAGACTTGCGAACACTACAGCGTGAAGCAACTAGAGCATTAATGACAATGGATAGTACCAGTCATGGTATTTCAAAGTTTAACAAAATGGCACATCATAATTCTCAGTTATGGTATAAAGCAGTAGTACAGCATTATATTGATGAACATGGTGGATTACCAAAAGATATTGGTCCAGCAAAAAATATTGTACTTTTTTCTGAAAAACTTGGTGTATGATACTTGACATTTTGAGATAAATACACTATATTAAAATTCAAAGGAGTAATTTGAATGGCACAAGTACAAGAAGCATCATTGTCACGTGTTTGGCAACATGCCAAGTCAGACAGACCTATCGCACTACTGACTGCGTTCCGTGGCGAGTATGGTCGTGAAGAAAATATACAACGTAACAAAGCACTAGCAGCGACTATTCGCAAACTAGGTTACGGCTTCTTCTTCGTAGATGGTTACTGGATTGAAAATCAAGGCACCGACAATGAAGTACATGTGTCAGAGGATTCACTTTTCGTTATTGCTCCAGAGGGAACAGACGAAAAGTTTCGTCAACAGATGATTGAACTTGGTGGTAAGTACAATCAAGACGGCGTGCTAGTCAAAGATAAAGATGGTGCAAAAGTCTATGATAAATCTGGTGGCGTAATGTTTGACGTGGGTACACTATCACCAGGCAAAGCGGGTGAAATGTACACCAAGTTGCGTAACAACAAAAAGTCAAACACTTTTGTTTTTGAAGGCGAACGTGATGATACAGGCTTCATCGGTCGTCTACAAAAACTTGCAGGTGTTGCTAAGGATCAGTGACACTTGACAATTATGTGCAGCAACCAAAAGTTTGATGCACACGGGTTGCCAAATGGGACCCATCATTCTTGCTTATTAAAGGAGAAACAACATGACAAGAATTACAACACTAAACCTTCCTGATTTTCACCGCTCACTAGTAGGATTTGATCGTCTAGTTGAGGATTTCACAAATCTTAACAACAGTGGATACCCTCCATATAATGTTGAGACAGTGGGTGAAACACAATATCAAATTACATTGGCACTTGCAGGATTCAAACGTGATGAATTGAACATCACTGTAAAAGAAGGCCTGTTGACAATCGAAGGCAACAAAGCAGAAGTCGAGTCAGAAGACCGCAAGTATTTGCATCGCGGCATCGCAAATCGTAACTTCACACGTTCTTGGAAACTTGCAGAGTACGTAGAAGTTCTAGATGCAACTATGGAAGATGGTATGCTTTATGTACTTCTAGAGCGTAAAGTTCCAGAAGCAAAAATGCCTAAACGTATTGACATTCGCTAAATGTTTTGATATACTACAGGGAGAGGAGAGCAATTCTCCTCTCTTTTTGATAAATATGTTACCAACACGAAACGGATTAAATTCAAACATGTCAATTATAGACTCACAAAGCGAATCAAAGGTATCAGTAAGCAGCCATTCGCTAATTTCAATCGATGAACCAAAGCGTTATTATGTATTCATGCATAATGATGATAAAACACCTTTTGATTTTGTTATTGATGTTCTGATTGAATTGTATAGACACGATGAACAAACTGCCGCAGATTTGGCAAATAAAATTCACGTAGAACAACGTGCAATTGTTGGTATGTACAATCTCGAAATCGCAGAACAAAAAGTTGAAGAAACAGTTAGAGTTGCAAGAGCAAACAACTATCCATTAGCAGTTACATTGGAACTCGCAGACTAACGAGGTATAAATGACAGTAGGTGTAATCTCGGCTATTCCCGAGGAATACTCAAAACTAGAGTGGGATTCCCCACCGCGCACAGAAACAATCAATACAAAAATATTTCAATTTGGATCCATTAATGGAGTCGAGGTTGTAGCAGCAGAAAGTGGCATTGGTAAAGTAAATGCCTCCATGACTACTAGCCTGCTATTGGGGCACTTTAATTGCACTAGTATTGCATTTAGTGGTGTTGCAGGTGGAGTTAATCCAAAATATAAAATTGGCGATGTCATTGTTGCAGAACAACTTATTCAACACGACTACGGTGCAATTGTCGAAGGGCAATTGATCAGTGCCATTCCTGGAAGTTTCCCATCACTGACAGATGATGATACAGATGTTGCATATAAAATGTCTCCAGAATTACGCGCAGCAATCAAGTCACAAGTTGGCGATCTAGTACACTTTGGTAGAGTTATCACTGGTGATACATATCTTGCGTGTAGCGACACACGTTCTATGTTCTTTAAACAATTCAAAGCAGATGCAGTCGAAATGGAAGGTGCTGCAATCGCACAAGTGTGTTGCAACTGGCACAAGCCATTCGTAGTTGTTCGCGTATTGAGTGATCTTGCGGGTGATGAATCACATATTGACTTTGACGATTTCGTTGATGACAGTAGTAAGAAAGCAGCAAACATTGTGAAGCGTTTGCTACCGGTACTTGACGCATGGGAATAGACAAACCAAATATAGAACGCTTCGAAAACTCTCCGTTTGAAACTAGCGGACAAGAGAAAGTAGAAGAAAATTTCTACTATGCAGTGTTCAATGACAGATGGCCAGTATGTGACGGTCATCTGTTGTTTGTACCAAAAGAAAATAATATTAAATTTATAACAATGGCACTTGAAGCAACTGTTGAATATGGTGACAGACTTCGAAGTGAAGGAAAAATAGACGGATACCATTTTGGAATGAATATCGGTGGTTGCGCAGGACAAACAGTGATGTGGCCACATATTCATTTTATTCCAAGATATCACGGAGATGTTGATGGATTCCCGGGAAGTGTAAGACTTGCACATCGAAATGGTCGCGGTGCAAAATACTACATGGAACATCCTGATTACAAAGACGAATATATTGAAAAGCATAAAGAACACACAACCATAAAAGGATTTAAGGAATGAGCTACGAAACAAACTCTGCGATTGTTGTGCTATACGATTCGAAAGAATTTAAAGCACTTGATAAGAAAACTTCTGGTCAGCTATCAAGTGTTGCAAAGATGAAGAAGTTTGATGAAAATGAAACTGCGGAAGTTACAATTTCATTCCCATCAAAAGTAAATGTTGATAGCATTACTGTTGTAAAAACTAATGCAACATCGGACCAAGACTGGCGAGATTTCGGCGGTAAGTATGCAAAAGCATATAAAGGAAAAGCAGACAATCTTTACTTTGATATCGACGGTTCTCACAATGAAAGCATTTATGAAGGCGCAATGCTGGCACTTTATACTTTCAACAAATACAAAACTGTAAAGAAGGATGATGCAAACCTTGCAGTGCATATTGATGCAGTCGAGGAACACTCAATTCACGAAAGTGTTTATTTTGCACGTGATCTAATTACAGAACCCGGTAATGTATTATATCCGGCAGAATACGCGCAACGTATTAATGACACTCTTACTCCGCTAGGTGTAAATGTTCGCATCTTCCACCAGTCACAATTGGAATCTATGGGTTTTGATTTGCTACTAAGCGTTGGCCAAGGATCGACAAAAGACAGTTATGTAGTTGTGATGGAATGGCTAAATGGTGGCGATGAACGCCCAACTGCACTTGTTGGTAAAGGTGTATGTTTTGACACTGGCGGTATCAGCATCAAGCCTAGTGCAGGTATGGGTGATATGAAATATGACATGGGTGGTTCTGGTGCAGTAGTTGGCGCAATGCACGCCATTGCATCGCACGACATTCAGTCAAACGTAGTTGGTATTGTAGGTCTTGTTGAAAACATGCCAGACGGTAATGCAGTGAAGCCGGGTGACGTTGTGACTTCTCTATCGGGTATGACTGTAGAAAATCTAAACACCGATGCAGAAGGTCGCCTAGTTCTTGCAGACATTCTAACATACATTCAACGCGAATACGATCCTAGCCGAATTGTTGATCTAGCAACACTAACTGGTGCGATTGTAGTTTCACTTGGTGAGGAAGCGGCTGGCTTGTTCACAAACTCAACCTCATGGGGCGAAGCAGTTAAATCAGCAGGTAAAAAATCTGGCGAAGATTACTGGCGTATGCCAATGGGTAAAAACTGGAACGCGATGATTGATAGTGATATCGCAGATATGAAAAACATCGGCGGTGGGCGTAACGGTGGTTCAACAACTGCGGCAGAGTTCTTATATCGTTTCGTAGATAAAGAACGTGCCTGGGCGCACCTAGACATTGCAGGTGTGTGCTGGGATGCAAAGGGTAAAGTAACTGTTCCTGCTGGTGCAGTGGGATTCGGCGTTCGCACGTTATTCAATCTTGTGCAAGACACAACAGAACATTCAATTGACGAAGATATGAAGTATTAATGGGTGCTAGGTTCTACAAAGAAAATCAATACATTGATCAGTTTATCAGTACCTTTGATTTTGTTGTAGACCTAGAAACATCTGGTATATCAAGTACAATTGTAGACTATTGTGATGAAACATATGGAAGTGCCAATCCCAATTGGCACTTCAAACATTTAGACAAAGACACATCGAAAGTATTTGTAAGTTTTAAAAATGAAAATGATGCTTTTGAGTTTTGGTGGTGGTATCAAATAAATGGAAACGAAAATATATTCAACATGCCAACGTAGAGGATATGAATTGACTGACATTCAAATCTGGGAAGTTACTAAAGGCAGAGAACACTTGGGGTACGAGCGGTTCGGAGAACCATGTGATCCGCCCCAATACATACAAACTGACCCAACTGAACATGAACGAATTCTTCCAAAAGGTGCAACAGTAATTGCGCAAAGGTTTACTAAAGTGACAAAAACTACAGGTAATATTGTCGAACAAGTAGCAGCACTCGTAGAAGAAAATGAAAGATTAAAAGCACAAGTAGCAGAACTAAAGAAACAACCAAAAGGGCCAGATGTTGAATTATTTGACAGATGGCGACTTGAATACAGTTGGAAAGGATCTGCTGGAGACATTGTGCAAGAATGGGGATTTCATAGTTCTAAATCAGCAACAGAACGAATGGAACGAATACAAGAAATGTGCAAAGATTTCAAGTTCGATGACGTAAGAGCAGTCCCATATAAAACTAACGAATCATAACACACACACACGGAGAAATATTATGACTAAAGTAGGAACTCACGTCCCAAACGTGACATTCAAAACACGTGTCCGCGATGAAAGTATTGCAGGGCCAAACCCATATCGTTGGCAAGATGTAACAACAGCAGACTATTTTGCTGGTAAACGTGTGGTAGTATTTTCACTACCTGGCGCATTTACACCAACTTGTTCAACATATCAGCTACCTGGCTTTGAATCTATGCAGCCAGAATTTAAAGAAAAAGGCATTGACGAAATCTATTGTGTAAGTGTTAATGATGCATTCGTTATGAACAAATGGGCAAAAGATCAGTGCGTAGAGCGTGTAAAAGTTATCCCAGACGGCAACGGTGAATTCACTGAAGGCTTGGATATGCTTGTAAACAAAAAGCACCTTGGCTTTGGCTACCGTAGCTGGCGATATGCAATGATTGTTGATGATGGTGTAATCACACATTGGTTCGAAGAACCCGGCAAGAATCAAACTGGTGCAGACACGGATCCATATGGCGAAACATCACCTGAGAATGTAATCGCTGTACTATAATAATTGAAATATAAGATACAAAGCGGGGCAATGCTCCGCTTTTTCCATATGCAGATAAATACCACAGAGTTGAGGAGGTACTGCTATGGTATGGTTAATACAATACTTGTTGCGGTGGTTTGTGCAAGGATGGATTATTGCACAACTTGCAAAAGCGGCGCGGAGATGGCTGGTAGGTAAATACGCACTAGACGAAACATTTCAGCAGAGTTTCACAAAAGACCATGAACCTGATTGGAATACAATACGATGGTTTGCAGAGTTCGCGAGATACGCATACAAACGAGACCATTCAGTTATTAAACAACAGTATCAAGGTTATGACATTGTTTACGTTAATACGATAAACAAAATACAATATATCCTTCTAGCGGATCAAAGTAACAAAGTTTACTATATTGCTATTCGTGGAACGGATAATTCGCATAACGCGTTACAAGACATTCATTTTCTAAAAGACAAAAGTTTCAGATTGGGCATAGAATTGCACACTGGATTTCACAGAACTGCGGAAATGATTGCAGACGATTTATTAAGTCGTATGGATAAAACATGGACTTCATATATCACTGGTCATAGTTTGGGCGGCGCATCTGCATTAATCGTTGCATGGTATCTAGATTACAGTGGACATAATATTTCTGAATGTATAACTTTTGGTCAACCTAAAGTTACTGACTCGCATGGTGTTCGTAAAATGCGCGGAAAAATTAAGTTGACACGTGTAGTCAATGAAACTGACGTTGTTGCTCTTATACCGCCAGCTGGTACGCATATGAACAGATATGCACATAATGGTGAATTGATAAAGTTGCTTGATCATGGAAAGTATTGCTTCTTGGAAGAACCAGATAGTTTGAACTTTGGTGTAAACAGTTTCTGGTTGTGGAGTGCAAGAGAAAGTTTCTCATTCTATGAAATGGGAAAAGAATTACCAGATCACTACATGGACAGTTATCTAGAAAATATTGATAAAATCACCGAAAACGGAGAAGAAGTTCCGTGGGCAGATAGATTGCAATATATTGAAGATGGTGGCATTCTGGGTGAATGGGAATACAAAAAATATAAGTGAGATAATTTATGTATGAGTATAAATGTAAAATTCTTCGTGTAGTAGACGGAGATACAATTGATGTGGACATTGATCTAGGTTTTGGTATTTGGAAGCGAGGAGAACGCGTCCGCGTCATAGGTATTGATACTCCAGAAAGTAGAACTAAAGATTTAACTGAAAAGAAATTCGGTATCGCAGCAAAGGACTTTGTAAAAGGACTGCTTCCGATCGGCAGTGCGCAAATAATTAAGACACATAAAGACGAAACTGGTAAGTTCGGAAGAATACTCGGAGACTTTGTGTTACCAAACGATAAGCTACTTTCCGCTCATATGATAGAAAATTATCACGCAGTTGCATATAATGGTGAAAATAAAGAAGACGTAAAAGAGTTACATATGCTAAATAGAAACAAGCTACTGGAAAGTGGCATAGTCAAATTGGAGGACTAAAATGGCGTACAAATTAAGCAAGCGCAGCCTTGCAAGATTAGAGGGCGTAGATGAAAGACTAGTTCGTGTTGTGAAACGTGCGATTGAACTTACAACTGTTGATTTTGGGGTAGTTCAGGGTTTAAGAACCGTCGAAGAACAGCGTGAACTTGTTGCAAAAGGCGCATCACAGACTATGAAGTCAAAACATATTGACGGCATTGCCGTAGATTTAATGGCATATGTTGGCGGCAAGGCATCATGGGAACTGTCACTATATGACAACATCGCAGACGCGATGAAACTTGCAGCTATGGAAGAGGGAGTTGCAATACGTTGGGGCGCGGCATGGCAAGTATCCGATATCAGAGAATGGGACGGCACCATGCAAGATGCATCTAACGCGTATATCGACCTAAGAAGAAGTCAAGGAAAAAGACCATTCATTGATGGCCCGCATTTTGAATTGATGTGATAAAAATTACAAATAGAATACTAAAAAGGGAGCAATGCTCCCTTTTCTTTTATGGTCTGATATTTTGTTTTCGTGGGTTACCCCAAATTTCACGTGCATTGACCCGAATGAACTTACGATTGGTTTCATTCTTGTTTGGGTTCTCAATAGTTAGAACAACGTTCTTGCCTTTTGCCCAAGCCGCACGTTGATTAACAATGCGTGTACCTGGAGTACGAATACTAGTCTTCATTGATCCGCCATGAACACCCTGTGATGTTTGCGTAGCTCTTTGCTTTTTCTTGCCCATTTTGATTTCCTCTTTTAGAATTTTTTATTGTTTGGGATTATTTTTTGTTCTTTATTTATTTCTTCTGGTTCGTTGCATTTGTCACAACTACAGTGGTTACATACTTGTATTTCTCGTAACGCACCACCGTCTACCGAATAGTCTCTTACCGTCATAGTAGTGGGCCCACCACAATGTGATGGGTGCCCGCATATTTCACAGTGAGTAGCAGTTTGCTTTGTTGATAGTGGGGTTATGGTCATTTCTTACCCATAAGATTTTTTTCAACCCACTTGATTGCTTTACGGTACATGCCATCATAGCCTGAACCACTAACATCGACACCATCCTCAAAATCTAGATTTTCTAAATGGTCCACAAATTTCGCAATGTCTTCTTTTGAATACTGTGACCAATTTACTTTTGGTAGATTGTTGAAGTCGTAGTCGATTCCGTTTGGTAGATCACCACCTAGAATATCATGCCAACTTGCACTTTCTTCTTTAACAGGAATATCTCGTTCATCTTTCATGCCACTGTAGTCTGTATCCATCTGACGAAATTCTTCATATGAAAGATACATGTCGCGGTCTTTGTCGTAATACTTTCCTTCTTTTGGATCGTAATAAACAACTGCACCGTTTAGTGTGCGGAACGGACCTTCTAGTCCATTGATTTCAGGATACTTGTCGTTGTCGATTTGTGGAAGAATTTTGTAACCTTCCTGTAGGTCTTCGCCATCCATATAGTCTGCAACAGCCTGAAGATAATCTTCAGCCATTGTAATCTTTGATGCTACCCAACCTTCGAGGCCTTCTTCTTCGCTTAGATTTTTTAGATGCTTTGCAATACGTGTTGCACTCTTTACTGTTGACAGTAGTTGCGACTTTGCCATAGATACTTCGTGATCAGTGTAGTCTGTGTCTTCTACTGGATTTTCAACGATAGCTTTGCTTGCACTTTCTATAAGCTGTTTCCATTTTTTCATATCTGACATGGTGAATTCCTTTACAAAATATTTTATGTATTTATCTATATGAAGCGAAAATACTCAATCCGGTCTTTTCCATTATGCCATTCCTAGTAAACGCGCTTGCACAATGTATTCTAGCGCAATCAAAAACAATAACATCGCCGGGAACCCAGTTGCAAGTCTTTTCTATACTGAATCCTTCTAGCCAACGTTTTTGCATAAGATGCTTGAAGTTTCCTTCTGGCTTTCTGCAATCTTCGTGTATACCATATATGTCTGAATAATCGTATAGTGGAATGTTAAACGGTGAGTCCATTTCTGGTCCACCTTTGTAGCATTTCACTGGACCTTCAACGTACATTTGATCGAATACATAAAACTGTGCATCGTCATCTCTGTGTTCCCAGTCATCTCTGTATATCTTTTCCAGTGGTATTACAATGCACTTTGCTGGAATAGTAGAATGATCATCTTTTGGTACATCGTTATGAATGCCATGTGGGACTTTGACGTTGAAATAGTTACCACCAAATATTTCAAGTTCGACATTCATATCTGTGCATACACGATCAACTATACTTTTGAATACTGCATCGTCCCAAGGAGGGATACCATTGACAGGTCCACTCGACTTGAAAATCTTTTCATTATCTCGTTTGAAGATGCCGAGCAAATGTGACACTTCGTCGGCGGTCAGATACTTTTCAAACACAACTGTTTCGCCAGTCCGTGAGATTATTTCATCAATTTGTTCTTGTGATCTTTTCATAATATTTTCCTTGACACGATGCTATTTATTTCATATAATGATTGCATATAAAATATTGGAGTATGCCATGACACATGAATTTAAGTTTGCGTTCACTTCCCGTGATCAGTTTTATGCTGTTGTTAAGTTTCTTAATTATGAATGTGGAAAGGGAAACTGGACCATCAAAGGGAAAGTTTTGAAGGGATTGAAACGTATTGAACAATATAGTCAATATTACAAGAGTTACCACAATTCAGTTGAAAAAGTGGTTGTAATTCCGGAAGATAAGAGCTATGTTGAAGCTATGATTCGTTTTGTACATGGTGGAGAATAATATGACAGTACGCAAAGTGGGTTTTGCATGTAAGTACATGCACGCCGATCGTTCCCTACAAGCAAAAGTTCTAAAGGAAACAGAGCAACCACTTAACTTTCGCGGTACCACTATCAAGTGGCTACGCGAAAATCAAGACGAAGCAGAGCGCCGTGTCTATGAGATTGTTGAACATAATTTGAATGCTACTGAGCGTTTGGTGGATTATGTTAGCACTCTTCCGCTAGAACAGCGTATGCTTCGTCTTGGTAGCGACATGCTCCCTGCTTACACTGAAAAGCAGTTTGGTAATTTGACTAAAACTAAATATATCACCGATCTTATCGAACGGCGTCTTGCATCAATCGGCGATAAAGCACGGTTGAATGATGTCAGACTATCAATGCATCCCGGACAGTTTTGTGTGCTTGCATCAGATAATCCAGACATTGTTCAAAACAGCATTGAGGAATTTGAATATCATGTTGATATCGCAAGATGGATGGGCTACGGCAAGCAATTTCAAGACTTCAAAATCAATGTCCACATCAGTGGCCGCCAAGGTCCAGCCGGTATCAAAGCCGCGCTTAAACGTCTCTCACCAGAGGCAAGAAACACTATTACAATCGAAAACGACGAAAACAAATGGGGAATTGGAGACAGTCTTGAGCTTGCAAACGATCTCGCTCTGGTGCTAGACATTCACCATCATTGGTGTCATTCAGGAGGCGAATATATTGAAGCAACGGACGATAGGGTTAAACGAGTTATTGATAGCTGGCGCGGTGTGCGTCCCGTTATTCACTACAGCGTATCTAGAGAAGATTTACTTACCGAGCATTCGACAACAGACCGTCCAGACTTTGGATCCCTGTTTGATCGAGGATTTAAAAAGGCAAAACTTCGCGCACACAGCGACTACATGTGGAACA